TCTCAGAAAAATCTATAGCCTCGCAAGGGTTAACGGGATCGGCAGATTCTGGTAGATATAATATGAGGAGAGTAGTTCAAACCCGCAGCTCAAGGAGTGGTACACCTAAAAAACCGGCACTGTTAGAATAGAGATCAAAAGTCTCTGGATAAGTAGGGAAACAATAATCCTATGTAAAGATCTAACGTTAAAACGTATAATCTCAGCGTTTTTTTACTTTCCAACAATCACATCTTGAAAATATTATATCGCGGGGTAGAGCAGCCGGTAGCTCGTTGGGCTCATAACCCAAAGGTCGTCAGTTCGAGTCTGGCCCCCGCTACTAAAAAGAAAAAGCCGCAATTAGCGGCTTTCTGTGTTTATCTAGTTTATTATAAGTTATGCAATAGTTGATGCATAGTCTAGTGCTCTTGCATAACCTCTTGCACTATGGCCGGCACGAATATCTGTACCCCATCCAGCATTGGCTTGAACATAGTCAGTAACAGCAGATTCTAAATTATTGTAGGAGTTTAGGTCTTTACCCTTTCCTTTAAAACTATTAATAAAGTACAACATTGCAAATTCAGCTGCAATATTTGGATCTTCTAGTAATTCAGGTTCCTCAACAATATTAATTTCAGTACCAGCTTTAAGCTTACCCATTTTATCAAATAGGTCTTGCAGTTTTTTATAGTTAGCCTTAAATGTTATTTGGTTAAATCCACGACCTCTATATCTAGCCCCATCGCCAGGTTGAGTATTGCCGTATTTTACACCACGACCAGTTGGATCGTCTACTCCATATACTCTATCCCAAAATTTAGTAGGCTCTTCTTTTAGTGCAGTAAGTTGACTATCGGAAAGATCTGCTACTCTTGCACCATATACTTCTCTGATTCTTGAATTTGAAGTATTACTATAGTCCCCTTCTGGAGTTAAGTTTGAACTTTCTTTTGAAATTACACCAAGAATTGCTTTTCTTGCAAAGTCATTTGTAATTCCATGTCTTTCCATTGCAGCCTCAAGCGCTAAGACGTTTTCTGCTGGAATTTTCTTGTCAAACTTTTTAAATTTAGTAGACGACTTAGCAGAATCTGATTTAGATTTTTCTTTATCATCAGCTTTAGTATCAGTCTTTATACCTAGGGCAGAAGCAGTCTTATCTATAACTGCAGCTGCGGTTGATCCAGGTTCTGCAATTGAAGTTACTGAACTTGGTGCAGGCTCAACTGCCTTTCCGGTAAATGCCGATGTTGCAAGATCGCCAATCCATCCTAAAAATGAAGTGTCTTCATTTAATCTTTGCCATGACTTAAAGTCTCTAATGTTTTGTCCCATTAATAATTAGTTATTTCTATAAATATTTATCTAAGGAAGATAACCCAGTTAACAAACGTAGTATAATAACTTAGTTATGCCGACGTGATGAAACAGGTAGACATGAGAGACTTAAAATCTCTTGGGCAGTAATGCCCGTGCCGGTTCGATTCCGGCCGTCGGTACCAAAAATAACCTCAACTAAATGTCAGAGGAGCTTACTAAAGAAGAGCGAGGAAAAATCCTTGCTGAAATGATGCGATTAGACCAAGAGGCTGGTTTATATGATGAACCGGTTGAAAATCCACTAGTCAAAGAAAAATTAAAGGACACTAATTATTATAAATTTGCTGGCACTACGCCAGACGGATTTGTCCTGATTCCAACCGAAGTTATCGATATGCTAGATGATTTTGAAGAGTGGAAGGATTTTAAATATAGAAAGTTTGAATGGATAGAAGAAAAATCCAAACAGGTTTTAAGAGTAAAATAAAATAAAGAAAACGATGATTAATGTAATTTATTTCTCAGCGCCATGGTGTGGACCATGTAGAACATTTGGTCCAGTTATGGAAAAAGTAGCTGAACAGTTTAACGAAAACGATTTAGTTGAAATCACTAAAGTAAATGCGGATGAAGATCCAGATACAGCAGCCCTACATGGAATTAGATCAATTCCTGCCCTGGTATACTTAAAGGCAGGCGAAACTGTACACCAATCGGTTGGCGTAAAATCCCAAGCAGATATTATTGAAAAAATTAATGAGCTATTAGCTTAATAAATTATGAATGAACCTATATTAGGAGTACATGCATTCTACTCAGGAGATGTAGATGAAGGAATATTTAAATCAGTTAATTTACTATGTCAATTAACGTCAGCTCTGTATTGGAGAAAAAACTTTGGCCCAATTGGTCTCTATATTAGTCCCGAACGAGAGGCTCAGCTATTTCACTATGGTCTGCACAATGCCTATTCGTTTGTTGATACTATCCACCATGAACAGGTGTTAATGCGAAGTGATGATAGATTTTGGGCATATCCTAAAATGCTAATTGCAAAACACGTTTCACTAGACTTTAATAAATTTTGCATGATCGATACCGATCTCTATATTAAATCTAGAGATTTTTTTAATATTGATGCACAAATATTAACTTTCCATGGTGAAATAACCGATGCTGACAAATATCCAGAAGTTGGTTATGTAAATGGCGATGACCTATACAAAGTTGCAGAGTTAGAGAGTCCAGTTGAAAAATGGTCGCCTAGAGCAGTTAACACGGCAATGCTGTATTGTAATGGAGCTAGCGAATTTATCCATGAGTGGATGTATCATGCAGAAATGATCGTTGAAAATAGCGATAAGTGGAAACCTATTATTGGAGCAGGCGATCAGATTTTTATAGAACAATACCTATTGTCTAATTTAGCTGAAGCCCGAGGAATTAATATTGAAACTTATCTTAAATCAGACTGGATTCCTGGCAAAAAGATTAATGTGACCCACCTAGATCCAGAAATGGAAGGTTGGATTCACACCGAACCTCTTGATACAGTTAAACAGAAATTTAATAATGTTTTACATATATGGGGTCTAAAGCATAACTTAAATTATGCAATCGTTAGGCTTCAACTTTTAGGTAAAATTCTTGAAGATTTAGATAGAGATTTTCCAGGAATTGACCAGTCATATCCAGTTCTGTTAGCTGAGGCTAGGGAATTGTACAAAGACCAAACTGACTATAATCTAGGTATATTGACTAAAGATACACCTAAACAAATAAAGAATGGAAAATCAAAAAAACTTCGCCCAACACCTAACAGAAAAAGCAACAGCCCTTCTTAAAAGAATTGGAACAGTTGCAGTTTTAGCCAGTGCACTAATCGCAGGATTTTGTATTGGTTATTATTACGAATTAGCCTTAAACAAAGTTAAAGGTGAAGCTTGGAGAGAAGCTAGATCTCTTAAAAGTACGTCGATTGCAGTAAATGAAAAGGAAGAGCTATTGATTATCGATAGAAAGACTGGAGTTTATACAATTTACTCAGACTCAATCGGACGTGTTATTTTTAACATATATGCACAAAAAGCATATGTAAATGCTACTGGCCACTAAAATTAAAATTATGGGAGTAAATTCATTTAAAACTCTCATTGTATTGGCTGGAATATTAGCATTTGGTTTTCTTTGGAGACTATTTAATACTGAACCAACTAAAGAGCTAAGCAGCGGAACAATCAATGAGAAGTCACCGCCAAGTTTAGCTCTTTATTATTATCTAGAGAAATATTCAGATGAATATAATGTTCCATTCCATATTGCAATGGGAGTGGCAAGGGAAGAAACAGGTTACCATGGTCCATTTGATTGGAAATACAATCCAAAGCTAACTTCATCTGCTGCAGCGTATGGTGCAATGCAGATACAGGTACCAACTGCAAATTTTATTTGGGATGAGCCGATAACCAAGAAACAATTACTAAATAACCTTGAACTAAATGTTCAAATTTCAATGAAACTTTTGGCATATCTGTATAAAAGATATGATAGTTGGCCATTGGCGGTTGGCTGTTATAATACAGGTAGACCAATGGTTAACGATTACGCTAGACGTATAGTTAAATAAAATAAAGCAACATGGAAAACTGGGATCCGAACGAATATCAAGGTCGTAGCAAAAAACAAGTTGAAGGCAATGAATCAATAGTGACAGCCGTATTATTTACTGGTGCAGTTATTGCAATAATTGTCATTACAATCAAAATACTATTTTAATGAAAGAAAACTCTAAAGAAAAACTGCACTCAATCCTAAACCTTATATTCTATGTAATGGTGGTGGTAAATTTTATTTTTCCAATCTCACTAGTAACTCTATGTACTATTGCGCTAGACCACTTGGAAAATGTACACTGGTCAATTTATTGGGCTATTAGAGTTTCGCTGTGTCTTGCAGTTGTAGAAACCTGTGCCCAGCTAATCCGAACTGTGAAACTTTTTAAAAATAAGAAGTAAATAATATTGAAGAAGAGAGATTAGAGCCTCTCCTTGTTCGCCTCGGGTTAATAGCCCTTGAATGATCGCATGGTCATAAAGAGGTAAGCAAAAATATAAATCTAAAATGTATACACTACAAGAACAAAAGCGTTGTTCGGTGAATATCACCAGCAACAAAAACCGTATTAAACAATACGAAGACTCTGTCTACCTAAATGACGGACAACAATTTGAACTGGAAATTTTTAATCCCCATCAGTTCAAAGTACTAGCAAAAATTTCAATTAACAGTAAAGAGATTTCTCAAGCTGGTCTAGTTATTAGACCCGGCCAAAGAATTTACCTTGAGCGTTATCTTGATGTTGCTAAAAAATTTAAGTTTGAAACATATGAAGTTGAAGACTCTACAGAATCCAAAGAAGCTATTGCTAAAAATGGACAAGTTAAAGTTGAATTTTTCTATGAGCTGAACTTAAGAGGAAATTACTGGTATGGTAATTCAATGACAATTAATTCAAATAATTGGGCTGGAACAACTATAACTACTAATACTCCAAGTATCTATTGTACAGGAACCAGTACAGGTTCGCTTGGCTCAGGTATAAGTTATACTAGCTCAAGTGCAGTAGGTAATTTAAGTTATGGTGGAACCACTCTCAACAATGTTTCAATGCCAGTAGCTGGATCAATTGAAACAGGTAGAATTGAAAAGGGTTCTAATTCAAAACAAAAATTCTCTGAAGAAAACGGATCTTATAATTGGTGGGTTAACGAAACTTTAATTATAAAACTCCTACCACTTTCAAAAAAACCATTAGAAGTTGCTGAGATACGTAACTACTGTGGCGGATGCGGCTCACGTATCAAAAAATCTAGTTGGAAGTTTTGCCCTAGTTGCGGCGAATCTTTAGACTAAAATAAGAACAGAGAGGCTCTAACTCAATTCTTTTTAGTATAATAACTCTATACACAATAAAGATGGAAAATTTATTAAATGAAGCACTAGGCTTTTCGGGTCGAATGATTTCGGCAAGCAAGAGCGGTTATCGAGATCGCAACCCAAACAACTTTGCAATATTTAATGCAAACGTATGCACTGACGCTGGAAAACTTTGGTGGGGAGATATTGATCTTACCCTTAGCAAAGATGCACTTATTCAAGCGGCAGTCGCTGAAGGTCAAACTATCTATGTTCTATATGAAATGGATGGTAGATTTGAAAATGAAGACTCTCCTAAAATACATGAGGCAGTGGTTCGATTTTTACCAGACGGCACAGTTAAAATACGAGAAGACCTGCAACAATATTACACACTTTAAAAAATATGAAACTATACTTACTTAGAGGATTACCAGGAAGTGGTAAATCAACCCTAGCCAAAGAATTAGGCGGCAGGCACTATGAAGCAGATATGTTCTTTGTAGATAAGGATTCTAATTATAACTTTGATGCAACTAAATTGAGTGAAGCTCATGCTTGGTGTCGTCATTCAGTAATGGCAGAAATGAAAGCTGGCGAACCTATTATTGTAGTATCAAATACCTTTACTCAAGCTTGGGAAATGTCAGCCTACTTTGATTTGGCTGAAGAACTTGGATATCAAGTATTTTCTCTAATAGTTGAAAATCGTCATGGCGGTAAAAATTTACATGGCGTACCCGATGATAAGTTGGAACAAATGAAAAATAGATTTGAATTACAACTACTTCCAGTAAAAGAAATTAAAATGGAAGATGTATTCAATGATGAGAAAAAAGAAGATCTTAAAAAATTTATAAACGAACACAAAAATGGAAAATAATAATTCAGTGTGCTTTGTTGCAACAGTTAAGGAAATTAAACCAATTGAAGGTGCTGATAAAATTGAATTAGCTGTAGTTGGTGGATGGAACTGCATTGTGCAAAAAGGTCAATATAAAGTTGATGATTGGGTAGTTACTGCAACAACCGATGCAGTAATTCCAATTAAGCTTTCTGATGAACTTAATGTTACAAACTATCTTAGAAAAGGTGGTAGGGTCCGTACTGTAAAATTACGTGGTGTTTATTCTGAATGTCTAGTGATTCCGTTAAAGCATATTCCATTCATGGAAAACTACTATGAAGGTAAGGACATGATGTATGCAATGGATATTTGGAAATACGAACCTCCAGTTAAACAGGTTCAATTGGCTAGCGGTAAAAAGATTAGGTATTCCGAAAATCCAAACTTTCATATCTACTATAAATTTCCAAATGCAAAAAATGTACCAGGAATGTTTACCGAAGAAGATTGGGTTGAGATTTCTCGTAAGATCCATGGTACTAATGCAAGATACGGTATTGTAAAGAAAAACAAACTTTCCTTATTTGATAAAGTAAAGAAATTATTTGGTGTTAAATGGGTCGATTATGAATTTGTAGCAGGTTCACACAATGTTGAAAAGGGTTCTGACTCTCAGGGTTTCTATGATACTAATGTGTGGTATGATGTTGCCGATAAATATAACATTAAGGAAGTTTTATGGAAGTTTGCCAAGGACACCGAAAGATTCCCAGACGGTATTGGTATAGGCGTAGTTTTATACGGCGAAATTTATGGAGCAGGTATTCAAAAGAACTATGATTATGGACTAAAGGAAATTGAATTTGCAGGGTTTGACTTGGAAATCAATGGCAAATACTGTTCAACTGATGAATCTTTTAATTTTGTTGGAATTGAAATGGATTTACCTTATGTTGATGTGTTATATGTTGGAGAGTGGAATAAAGAAATTGAAGATATGTATGTCTTTAAGAATTTTATCCCTGGAACTAAAGTGCCACACGAAGGAGTTGTTGTAAAACACCACACCGGTGATCGTCATAAAGTTGCAAAGGTAATTAATCCAGACTACTTAATATATGCAGAAAACTGGGAAGTTGGTGACAGCCATTAACAAAATAATTGGGTATAATATTATTATGAAAAACACATTTAATAGAAAGGATGCGATCATATATTTGATCATAGCTCTTTGGTTAGGTGGAATTATTTGGGGAATCGCATATTCAAGCTAATTATATGAATCTATACATTTATCCTGGCGTTAGACAAGTAGAAGACGCCCAATTTTTAGTAGTAACCGAAGAAGGAGAAGTTCTCTATTCTCACATTTGTTCAAGTTATCTCTTTGCAAAAGGAGATTTAGTTGATAACAAGCCTGACCGAATAGATGAGCTTAACCAAAAGTATGGCGATGGTGGATGGACTCTAAGATTTATCGACGAAGAGGGTCAACTCGATATTACAGATGACCAGTTGTGGGAGCGTAATCAAGCATTCTATAAACCAAGTGCACCACCAATCGAGGGTCCTCTATCAGAGGATGCAGACTGTGGTTGCGGCCAATAATTTAATATGAATCCAGCAAATTTAAAACGATATATGCAAGTAAGTAGAACGGTAAAGGTATCTGATCAATTCAGAACAAATAATTTAAGCTTGACTCCAGGTGGGTCTGAAATTTCAATTACACTTAACACTGGACAAACCTTAGTTTACGATAAGATTAAGAGTCCCAAGAAATATATTCAAAGTCTATCTAACTACAAGGATATTGTTGCAGTTACAGTAAATGGCGAACCTTTTAATTTTTAAGAAATGAAAACATTTGAAGATTTAGAATTTAAAGATCACCCAAACCATGAGGGTGGCGTGCATGCCAAAATCAAATTTAGTAATGGATTTGGCGCAAGTATAGTTAAAAGCCCGTATTCGTATGGTGGAAAAAACGGGCTATACGAATTGGCAGTATTTGGACAAGACGGAGATATTACCTATGATACTCCAATTACTAGTGATGTATTAGGTTATTTATGTGAAGCTGAAGTAACCGCAACCCTAGCTCAAATTCAAGCTCTATAATATGGCAAAGAAGAAATCTCCAGAAGAAGTAGCACAGGTTCTCATTGATAAAATGTTTGAGCTAGCCGGTCATGAAGTTAAATACGCAGATATCGTTGAGCGCAAAGACAATTGGTTTTGGGATTGGACTATGACAATGGAACAGCGAAATCAATGGATGGAATGGGGTGTTGACTACTTACGTAAAAACAATAGATATACAACCAAAAAGCAGGCTGAGATCAATATGAGCTGGGTTGATATGCAATGGGGTCTTAAAGTATCAGATTATGAGCACGCTAACAATTAATACAGATTCAAGTCACTTGACCATGCAAGGTTCAGGTAAAGTTACTATTAAGAGTAGTATTAAGATTGCTGGCAGCGGGACTCATTTACCAATTGAGTGTACTGCAGATTTTAGTACTATTCCAACTCATTTGCACCAAGTATATTTTGATGCATTTAAGTATCAATACAATAGCCAAGTAAATGTTCATAATAATACTGAGCCTTTAACAATCAAAGAACAAAAAAGTGAATGGCGCTTGAATAGGATAACTAATATTATTCTTAATGCAATTAAATCAAAGAGGTAATGAGCAGATACACCAAAAAACTGGATAGTGGACAAACTATCATATACGGCTGGGACCATGCGCTTGGATATTTTTATGATGTCTGGGAAAATTATGGTACCAAAGAAGAAAAATGTATTAAGGATCGATGTTCCCTCTTCGGCATGTCTAAAAATGAATTAGTTGCTGCAATTAGCGAAATCAAGGCAAATCCAAATTTTATGCAAGCCCTTGCATTGGACCTGCCAGATTAATTTAATGTTATTTTTAAAGAAATCTCACATTTTTAAAAACTTATAGTGGACTTGTTGTTAAATAACTAAAATTAACAACTGTTATTATGTCTATACTACTAAAATCACCAATTACCATTGACGATACCTATATCGGCAAAAGTTTTACTATGGTAAATTCTAGAGGTGAAGAGGTAGAAGACACTGTCAAAGAGTTTGTAACTATTTGGATGGCAAAAACTCATAGGAAAACCAACACTAGAGTTTATCGACCGCAGTTAACAGTTAAAAGCCCCAGTGAAAAACTCTATCCACTGGCTGAGATCTATTTTCATCTCGATTAATCCATTTCTTATTTAGTAGTATAAGACCATTGTAGCTAAGACACAAAATAATCTAAAAACAATGGAATTAACTTCATTCGCTTTAGGTATGCTAACGATGGTTGCTATTGCATTTGCAGTAGTAGTTGTTATTGGTTTGCTTAAGGTTAACAGACAAGCAAAGCAGATTGAAAATCTGCACCAAGGAATCGATCAAATGAATCGAAATTTTCAACAAGATCTTCAAATATGGAGAACAGATTTAGAGTTAGAATTAAAGAGAGTCGAATTAGAGTGCAAATCCTACACTGATTCAAGACTTGATAAAAAATTAGGATTGACAGGTTCAAAGTCACAAACAGAGAATACGCTAATTACTAGTTAATTAGTATATTAGTCTTAGCTACTCGGGATGTAGCGTAGCTCGGTTATCGCGCCTGCTTTGGGAGCAGGAGGTCGCAAGTTCGAATCTTGCCATCCCGACAAATATAGTTTTTAATAAAATTGTTAAATGAGTAAAGTTGATTTAATAGAAGAGGATCTTTGGGATCACTATAGCGGATTACCGAATCCATCTTGGTATCAATATAAAAAGAAGCTAACTGATGAGAAAACTGATACAAATAATAGTACTGATTTGGGAAATTCTAAAGAAACACCTCAGCCGCAAACGGAAAAGCATATGGAATTTATAAACAAGAACCAATTAAAGTAAAATGAATAATTTAATAATAATAGCGCACCCTAACCGCAAATCTTTTTGCTATAATGGAATTTTTAAAACAATTGAAAATACCCTAATTAAAAACAATGAATCTGTCAAAGTATTAGATCTGTACAATGACGATTACGCAAGACCAAGAACCGATTTGATACAATCATATAAAGAAGCGGTAACATGGTCAGACCGAATTTATATTATTTCTCCGGTATGGTGGTTTAGATTAACTCCAAGAATGGAAACTTTCTTCGATGAAGTATTTACACCAGGATTTGCATATAACTTTGTACCCTTAACTAAATTATACGGCTATCCAAAGCCACTATTAAGTGATAAAAAAGTTAGAACTTATTTAACACATGGAGCTCCGGCACTACCAGTTCAAACCCTATATTTAAACTCTGTTAAACTAAGATTAGTTATGGGAGTTTATTCATTTGTCTTTGGTTGGTTTAAAACAAAAACCAGACAATTTTGGAGCGTACCTTTTGTATCTCAAGAAAAAAGAATAAAGTATTTAAGAAGAGTAGAAAAAGATGTTAACTGCGATTTAGGCTGGAATACTCACGGATATTTTTATAAAAAATAGGTATATTATAATTATGAAGAAGATCAGTAAGTTTTTTGTTTGGGCACAGTTAATTATCAACTTGTTATTAATGGTTGTATTATGCTTTGCCGCATTTGATAAAACAATCCTAGATGTGATTGATGTCAGATGGTGGACCCTTTTTATTTTAGTTAATTTGTACAGCGATAAGTTATACAAGGAATTAGATAAAGAATAATAAAACGCGGTCCTGTAGTTCAACGGATAGAACAACTGCCTTCTAAGCAGTGGATCCAAGTTCGATTCTTGGCGGGACTACCACAAAATTTAAATATGAAAAAAGTATATTTTATAATTGGAACAATTTTTACACTAGCTGCACTTGGCTGTGAATCGCCTAAGGTTGCTGAAGTTATTGAAAAGGATTGTGTTATAACGGAAGTTGAATACTTCCAAATTGGACAAAAGCATACATTACAGCTTGATCCTGAATGGAGAGTCAAAACTGACTGTGGAACAACCTATACTATGCGAAAGGCAATGCGAGTAGGTGATACTGTTCAGATTAAAATTGTAAAGTATAAGAAACATTAGTATAATAAATTAAAATCAATACAATGAAAGCACATTTAGCAAATATGCTGAAATCCGCAGCTGAAGCAGATAGACAAAGGGCTCTTTTAACTCTTGAACTATTAAGTAATCATGCAGTAGGAATTGGCGACCATTCGACTGGAGATTTCTATAAAAATGCTGAAGAAGCTATTACAATGTTAGTAGATGCAGACGATCGCATCGCTGCCGTTGAAAAGTATCTAAGTAAGTAATAAATCCAAGCCCTTTTGGTGGAATTGGTAGACACGCTAGACTTAGGATCTAGTGCCGCAGGGTGTGAGAGTTCGAGTCTCTCAGAGGGTACCACAGGACTGAAGCAATTCAGTCCTTTTTTCGTTTAGATAAATAACCTTATGAAGAATCAAGTTAAACAGTTTAGCGAATTTATCAATGAGGCTAAAGCACCTACTGACAATCTCAAAAAGAAATTTATTGAGTTTGACGAGTCCCGATTAATGGGAGCAACTAAAATTGCAGAAAATGCAAAGGAACGCGGCGGTAACGCAATGTTAACGTATAACCACTTTGTTGTTAAGTTACCATATTACAAAAAAGCAAAAAAGGGCTGGACGGTTGAAGATCGCGACTCTGCAATAAAAGAATACAATACTTTAATTGATGAACTTGCCTCAACTAAAGACACTGTTAAAATTAAGCAAACTGACTTTCAAAAGTTAGTTGGAAAAATCGAAGTTCTTGGAGAACTTATTATTAAGTACAATGAAATATATTAAGCTATACGAAGATTTTGATCTTGATAAATTTATGAAAGATCCTGAAGCAGAGTTTCAGAAAAACGAGGAAAATCCTGATATTGAGCCTGGTGACTATGTAACTAGTTATAGAGGACCTGGCCAAGTAATTGATATGGATGATGACTTTATTAAAATTGAACTATTGGATTCTAGCAAAAGGATTGTTAGAGTTCCAAAGGATCTTGTTACTAAAACTAAAAAGAAAGACGTTTACCAAGATAACAAATCGCACGCTGAAGAAATTGCAGAGATTGGCGAAGAGGTTAGACAGTATGCTGAAATTATTTCTCCAGATGGAGAGGATCCAATGAATGTCAATGTTGAAGCCATTGCAGGTTTTATTGAAGATACCCTAATTGATGTATTAAGTATGTACAAAAAGGATAAAAATGTTACATATCTTCCAGGTTATGATAGTATTGTAAATGGTATTGCACTAATTGCAGATATCGCTGAAACCGCTGATCCATCAATATCGGACAGAATACAAGCTGCTCTTGAAAAATTTTATGAATTGGGATAATCTAATTAAATATAGAATGTATAAGAAAGAGCAGCTAATCACTGCTCTTTTTTTGTATAATAGTATTAATCAACACAAATAAACTATAGGATGAGAATAACGTTAATTTCTGACACGCACACAAAACACCATGAGGTAACCAATGATTTACCGGGTGGAGACTTACTAATCCATGCTGGAGATATCATGAATTCAGGACGTAATCCTGGTGATATTACCAGTTTCTGTAAATGGTTTGATGGACTAGATCAATATGACCATAAAATTTTTATTGCAGGTAATCATGACCGCATGTTTGAAGATTTTCCAGAGAAATCAATGGAAATTGTTAATTCTTATAAGTGGATTGATTATTTGCAAGATAGTACAATTGAAGTCGGAGATGATAATGAAACAGCTAAAATCTACGGTAGTCCTTGGCAACCAGAATTTCACAATTGGGCATTCAATCTTCCTCGTCAAGGAGAAGAGTTAGCTGCTAAATGGGCTGCAATTCCAACTAATACTGATATTTTAGTTACACACGGGCCAGCTCAAGGTCATTTAGATACAAGCGGTCCTCCATATAACGAACCAAATTTAGGTTGTCCACTATTGAGAAATCATATCGATCAATCTAAAGTTAAACCTAAAATTCATGTATGTGGACATATTCACGGTGGATCTGGTTATAAGTTTGATGGAACCACTCACTGGTTTAATGTATCAATCCTAAATGAATACTATGAATATGTTAATAAACCGGTAACATTCGATTGGGACCCTATTACTAATGAAATAACCTTTGTTAAATTTACAGATAATGAATAAGACTGCTCTTACATATGATGATATCCAATTGGTACCAGGTTATTCTGAAGTATCAAGTCGTCAAACTATTAAATTAGATACACTAGTGAGCCGTCGATATGGCTTGATGCGACCTCTAGTTGCTTCACCGATGGATACGGTATGCGAATTAGAAATGGCATTTAGGCTATTTCTCCTAGGCGGAGTTGGCTGTATTCACAGATTTATGTCAATTGAAGAGCAGGCCAATCAGGTTAAATTGTTGAGCTATAAAATATATGGTGATGGATTCGGCGGTCCATATGAAGATTGGGGAATTATGTATGATGATTGGCACGCTGAAATTAAACAGGTTCCAATTATGGCGGCAATTGGTGTAATGGCAAGTGATATGGATAGAGCAAAGGCCCTAGTTGAAGCAGGCGCAAATATCCTCTTAATTGATGTTGCACACGGCCATCACATAAATGTAAAGGTCATGATCGAATGGTGTAAGGCAAATTTACCTGAACACGTTGATATTATTGCAGGAAATATTGCAACGGCCGAGGCAGCTCAAGACTTAGAATCATGGGGAGCAGACGGCTTACGAGTTGGAATTGGTGGAGGTTCTCTTTGCACAACCAGAATTAAGACTGGCTTTGGTATTCCAAACGTAACCTGTATCAGTGATATTGTTTCAGTTGCAAAAACTCCAGTAATGGCAGATGGCGGAATTAAAACAAGCGGCGATATTGCAAAAGCCCTAGCACTAGGAGCAAGTTCAGTAATGCTAGGTTCACTCTTAGCTGGAACACATGAGAGTCCTGGTCAAATTGTTGAAAAGTCAACTGGTTTGTATAAGAGATATAGAGGCGCAGCTTCTTTAGAAACTAAAACCGTTCATGGTCAAGCTCAACGAAATGTTGAAGGCGAATCAACAATTATTCCATACAAAGGCGGAGTTAAATTTATAGTAGAGGGCCTTATTGATGGAGTTAAATCTGCTCTGTCCTATGCTGGAGCTGACTCTCTTGCAAAATACCACCCAAAATGGGTACAAATAACTAATGCTGGTCAAACAGAAGCAAAACCACACTTACTATGAAGAATATAATTAATAAGATTAAAAAAATCTGCAAAGAGATTCTATTAGGCTTTAAGATAGCTGAAGAAAATCGTCACCGCAGTGGATGGGGTAAATTTTAAACTATGGCAGACTTTTGTGATAAATGCGCCCCTGAAATGTGGGGAGAAGATATTCCAGCCGATATTGATACAGATCAAATCTTTGGAAGCCTGATGGACGAACACTATCAAGATGGATTTATTTGTGAAGGCTGCGGCCTAAAGGCAGTAGGTCGAGTTGGAGATGAAAAGATTCTAATCTATGATAACACAGATCTTCATAAGTTGCACGAGAAAATAGTAAACCGGCTAACCTAAATTAAATAAAATACACAATATGGCAGATTATCAACAACGACCAAATCGAGGAAAAGACGAATTTGCTAGAGAATTTGATCGAACCGATCAAACTTTATCACTTAGGGACCAATTAAAAAAATGGGGAACTGCTGAAGAAAAGCTGTGGATTGCTAAACTCGAGAAAAGAGAATCTGATTCAGCCGAACGAAAAAAAATGCAGGGTATTGAAACCCAAGAAAAGTACAATATTGTACCTAATTTTTCAAAACACGACGTTAAGCGAGATTGGTAAAATATACACTGGAAGATTGGCAGAGTGGTCGATCGCGGCAGTCTTGAAAACTGTTGTACTGCAAGGTACCGTAGGTTCGAATCCTACATCTTCCGCAAAGGAGAGCTGAAAAGTTCTCCTTTTTTATTTTAGATAAATAATAAAAATTAATAGAGAAATTATGGCAGACAAAAACGGAGACGGAATAGTATATCATCGCTCAGATTGCGGAGATAACAATGTAAGATGGTATGGCTTTGGTGGAGATGCACCTTGTTCAACATGCGAATCATGGGGACTTACCGACAAAGCAATACGATATATTCACGACCATCCTGAAATAAATCATAGAATTGAAGATGTGACTGGTAGAGAATGGGAAGAAGAAGTAGTACCAGTACTTATTAATATTGGAAATCAAATAGAGTCTGGAGTTAAAGAAGGTTATGAAGTAGTAAAAGATGGTGCTGTAATGGCATACCACTGGGCGGATGAAAACGCATGTAATATAGCAATAACCGCAGCAATCTCTGCAGGTGTAGTTGCAGCATTTACGCCAGCTCAACCGGCTGGAGCAGCAACATCAACCACATTATCGTTAATGGCAACGCCTGTTCTCTATATTGCAGATATGGCGGCTAAGGCTGCAGCAGTAGCGGCAATGAGCGCAATTGTGACAGAGGCATTTTTACAAATACCAGGTGTTAGCGATAGTGTTGACCACGAAATATTAAAAAATGTAATTTCAAATTGTTTAGCTAAAAGTTTAGATTCTGCAGCGTTATGGGCAACACCAGCTGGTGTCGGTATTGCAATCGGAGCGGCAGTCGCACCGGTTATTGCAGATTTAATATGTACAAAAACTTGTCCTCAAGGCTTTACTAAAGCCTTTGGCGCATAATAAAAATTAATAAAGAACTAATGCACATTAAACCTTTTAGCCAATACATTAATGAATCAAATGAAGACTATACGCCAGAACAATTAGGTGTAGACTTTAGCAATAAATTTAATGTTAGAGCCTATTCTGATACATATGCGAACAGCGGTCAAATTACTATTCAGGTACGGGGCGATATTCATCCAGAAGAATTTTCTAACATGATGAAATGGGTTGAAGACCAAGGATATTCAGTAGACACTGAGCAATCTTATCCAGACTTTGACAGTGATGACGATCGTTACTGGTACCCTAGAATTAGATTTAAGAAATCAGTTAGTGACGAGGAAATGGAAAGAATGACTAAAATTCAAATGGATCACGATGAAGCTCAATTACGTCGTGAACAAGGCTTTTAATTAATCGACTATTGAAATTTTTAAAGGGCCCCTTGGCCCTTTTTCTTTTTTCCAGGCGTATAAATAATAAAAAATAAAACTGAAATGATGGACAATCGTATTATGAGTTTCGATGAGTTTGTAGCTAAAGATCAACCTGCTGTTGATGCAATGCCAGCTATGCAACCAGAGATGCCAATTGCTCAAGAACAACCAATGGAAGAGCCAATGATGCCTCAAGCTGAACCGGCTATGATGCCAAATATGGAACAGCCTGCAGTTGAGCCTGAAGAAGGTCTTCAACTACTAGAAGAACCAACCGCTTAATAAAAAAATTAGAACAAACTCAATGGGAGACCAGCCTATTAAACGTAGAACAAGCAATACAGCCGGGGTTAGCCAAATGATGGACGAAATCCTTGGTGCACTGGATCATATTCGTAAGCATATGCCCAATGGTGAACTAAAGATTATTCAAGAAAAGGTTGAGGCAGCTGAGGAATCACATGAAAAATTGCATGATGACATTAGTCAAATTAAAAAACTTTTGCTTGATCCCGAAACAGGAGTTATTGTTCGAGTAAATAAAAACACTCAATTTAGAGAAGACAATGAAAAAAATATGCGCGAAAAATTCGAGATGCTTAATGAAGTTAGTAAGTGGAAAGACGGTATTAACAAAGCAATGTGGATTATTTTTGCTGCACTTTTTGGACTCATCTTTGAATTATTCCTTAAAAAATAAATCTTAACAAAATGTCAGTACTTAAAGTCGGTTCTACCGGAGACTTAGTTAAAAAACTTCAAGAAAAATTAGGAGCGGGTTCAGACGGATCGTTTGGCCCTGGTACAGAGGCAAAATTAAAAGCATGGCAAACCGCAAATGGTCTTACTGCTGATGGTATTGCTGGCCCTACTACACTTGCAAAATTAGGAATTAGCGAATCAGTTGCAGCACCAGCTGTGGCAATCCCAGCTTCTGCTTTTAAATTAGCTGCGCTTAAAGGTCATATTCCTGATTCAGTTATTGCACAAATTCCAGATACAGCTGCTAAATTCAATATTACTAATAATTTACGTCTAGCTCACTTCTTATCACAATGTGGTCATGAAAGTGGCGGATTTAAAGCAGTTAGCGAAAACGTTAATTACTCAGCAGATGGTCTTAAAAAAATCTTTGGTAAATATTTCCCTGGTAACTTAAACGAATCTTATGCTCGTCAACCAGAGAAGATTGCTTCAAGAGTTTATGCAGATCGTATGGGTAATGGTAATGAAGCTTCTAAAGAAGGTTTCAAATTCCGTGGTAGAGGTTATATCCAATTAACAGGAAAATCAAATTACACTAACTTTGCTAAATTTATTGGTGAAGATACAGTTGTTAATCCAGATCTAGTTGCAACTAAATATCCTTTAGCTTCTGCAGCTTTCTTTTTTGATTCAAATAAACTTTGGTCAATTTGTGATAAAGGCGCAGATACTGCAACTGTTACAGCGGTAACCAAAAGAGTTAATGGTGGAACAATCGGTCTTGATGATCGTATTAAACACTTTAACGAATATTACAATTTATTAAAATAATTTAGAGGGATTTTAAAATGTTCACCCCTAATCATCTTCATCTTTTAGTAAGAGGCTATATTCAAAACCCTCCAAAAGATGAAACTATTTTAAATCAGTGGTTAACTGATCTTGTTAAAAAGGTAAGAATGGTAGTTGTTGCTGGTCCATCTTCAATTTATGTAGATGAACCTGGAAATGAAGGTATTACTGGTACAGTTACCTTAGCTACATCACATGCAGCAATTCACGTTTGGGATAAACCCAATCCAGCGTTTTTTCAATTTGATATTTACTCATGTTCTGAATTTTCAGCGGACGAAGTTTTAGACCACATTGACGAATTTGGCTTAGTATCATGTGAATACATGTATATTGACAGAAATGATGGACTAAAGGTAGTTCATGAAGGAAAAAGATAAAATCATAATGGCAGAACCTAAAACACCAATTGGCGGATTTACCGATACGTTCTTTTCTAAACTTAAAGAGCAATCTTTTACAATAGTACTTATGGTAGGAATTATCTGGTATCAGGGTAAAATGATGGAAGAGCGGGTTGCTTATTGGCAAAAGCTATATGAAGAACAAAAAGCCTATATCCAGCAAACGGATAAGGAGGATAAACAAATTCTGTTAGATAGAATTGAGTATCTTCAACAACAAAGAGATAAGTATGTTGAAGCTGCAGTTAGCGAATTACAAACAAAATAAAAAACAAAATAAATTATGTCAACAGAAACAAACTCAAATTTTGAGAACAACAATTCAGCCGAAGTACATTCAGATGGAACTTCAGGCGGTGCATCAATTGATACTACAACAACTGCATCTGCAGGAGTATCAACAGGAGATGAAAATGCCTCGATAGGTATTGAAGTATCTGTTAAAACTGGAACTGAAGCATCAGTTGAAGGTGGATTAGATGGAAATAACGTTTACGTAGAAGCAAATTATTCAGATACAACTGAAGCTCATATCACAGTAGAAGGTCAAGCCAATGCTGAAGGATTTGGTGCTAGTGGTACAGTAGATGCCTATGTTAAAACCGGAAACGAAGCTAGCCTTGAAGTAAGAGCAGGTGATGAAGGTGTAGTAGCAAATGGAAGCGTATCAGCAGGAACATCAGTAGGAGTAGATGGAGAAGGAACAGTTGATTTAAGAGAAGGCTCAGTTACAGCTGGTGCAGGAGTATCGGTTGGAGAACAAGTTGGAATCGGTGGAGGTGGCGAAGCTACTTATGTAGATGGAGTTGCAACAATCGGAGTTAGCGGTGAAGTAGCAGTTTTAGTTGGTCTTGATGTTGACTTAAGTGTAAGTATTGATACAAATCAAATAGCAGAAGACGCTGCACTAGTAGCAGCCGAATCGCAAAAGGCAGCAGAAGAAGCTCATAGACAAGCTGAGATCGCAGCAGCTGAAGCACAAAGAGCAGCAGCAGTTGCAGCAGCTGAGGCACAAAGAGCAGCAGAAGAAGCTGATCGTATTGCAAAGGCCGCAGCTGAAGAAGCTAGAAAAGTAGCTGAAGATGCTAAGCGTATTGCCGATGAGCAAGCAGCAGCCGCAGCTAGAGAATTAGAAAGACAAGCCGCTGAAACTAAGAGATTAGCAGATGAAGCAGCTAGAGCAACTGCAGCAGAGGCACAACGAGTAGCAGAAGAAACTAAACGTGCAGCTGAACAAGCAGCAAGAGAAGCAGAAGATTTAGCAAATAGAGCAGCTAACGAATTGAAAAAAGCTGCAAAGAAAGCTGATCCAAGAAATTGGTTCTAATCAAAAAATTTTTTAAATAATTATGTCATATACAAGAGAACAAATAGAAGCCGCTGTTAAAGCAAAAGGCTATGCGTGGTTTGAAGGTGCAAAAGATTTTGATGTTAATATCGTAGGCGTTAGAAATTCTGCAACTGGCCAGAAGGTTACAAACGCTTTCGATGATCAGCTTACTGTATCATATAAAGAAGGTGGTGCTTGGAAATTTCACCAATGGCCATGTACAACAGATCCTGGTAAAAAGGGAGTTATGGAATACCATAATGCAGCGGGAGTTGCACGACTAGTTGAAGGTCAATATAGAGGTTCACATACCCTAGGTTTACACCAAGGTAAATATGAAGCTCTTAAACAAGCAAAACCAGTTAAAGTATATCGTGATGCTGATAAAGACATGGAATACGATGAAAACAAAATCCAAGAAGGAATTTTTGGAATTAATATTCATAAAGCTGGTGCAGATTCAACTTATGTTGAAAACTGGTCAGAAGGTTGTCAAGTATTTAAAAAAGCTGCAGACTTTGAGTCTTTTATGGTAATTTGCCGTAAGGCCGCTGCAGTTCATGGTAAATCATTTACCTATACACTAATTGAGTCTAAGGACTTAGTATAATAGGATTCCTTTGGAACCTAGAGCTCCAACTCAGAAAAAGCTGCTATTACTGGCAGCTTTTTTTATGAATAAACTTTAGTAATTGACTATAGTAAAATATCTTAAACCTATTAATATGGAAAATCAAGAAAATCTAGAGCCAATTGGCGAACTTAAATTAGTACAACCAGAATATCTTTTTACAATCAATGATGCTGGCGAAAAATTAATTGAAATTGATAAAACTGGTAATATTACCTATATGAAAGACGAAGAGGCTCTTAATGAAGCAAGCCGAGTTTTTTGGAATAGTCTTCAAGGAAATTTTCTAGTAATTCAAACCCATCTACTTGATGAAAATCCAAATGATATGGAATTAGGTAAGTTAGTTAGACAGCTATACAATCAGAAAACTTCAGAAACAAAATGGATGTAATTGATATTGGACTTAAAGTATTTGACAGACTAGTCGATAAGTATGGAGAAGATCCTGAAAGTCGGCTTTTATTTTTAGCTGGTTGTATGACTGGATATAAATGGTTTGTTATTAATTCAGATAAGACTGTATTAGTTTCAGATAGCGGTATTTCAGCAAGCTGGGAAGATGAAGTATTTACTCAAATTAATGCTGATCTACGGGCGGATCTACGTAAAATAGAAGAAGCCGCTGCCAAGAAAGTTACAGATGAAATAGCAAGTGGTCAAAATAAGTTTAAAGATGGCGATACTTATGAATTTTGGAGTGACACCTCAAATAATATAAACATTAATTTAAAATTTTAAATATGAGCTACGTAATTGTAAAAATGATAAAATCCAATGAAAACTCTTCGCATCTTCCAGTTATATTATTGGACAGCACTAGTGAAGTAATGGAATTTGAAACTGAGCAAGCAGCAGAGGAAATGAGAAGAAGATTTCAGGTAAACTCTGATTCAGGGTACTCTTATCAAATTAAAAAAATAGGATCTAATGCAGACTAAAGTTTTTTTAATCGATATAGATGGAACAATCTGCGAAGATATTAAAAACGAAGAGTCTCATTTATACTCAACGGCTAAGGTTTATCCAGATTCGTTAGCAATTATTAATCAATGGTATGGTGAAGGTCATATTATTACATTTTTTACTGCTCGTGAAGGCAAGGACCGGGAAGTTACTGAAAATTGGTTAAAGACTAATGGTTTTAATTATCATGGATTAGTAATGGATAAGCCAAGAATCAAGGACGACCAAGAATATGTTTGGATTGACAATAGAAAGGTTAGAGCAGTAACCTATCTTGGAACCTGGTCAGAATTAACAGAAGTTGACGCTAAAATTAAAGTATTTAAATAATATGAACAAGCTAGATACACAATACACGGATTTGCTTAAGACAATCCTAACACATGGAGCTGAAAAGAGCGACCGAACTGGTACTGGAACCTTAAGTATTTTTGGTTACACAGTTCGACACAATATGAAAGATGGGTTTCCTCTCTTAACGACCAAGAAAATGGCATGGAAAACCATGGTTACTGAGTTAATTTGGTTCCTACGAGGAGATACTAATATTAAGTACCTGGTTGACAATAATTGCAACATCTGGAACGGTGATGCTTACCAAGCCTATATTAAAAGATATAATAAAGGTGAATATGTTGGTAAAACCAAATTATTAGAGAATTCTAAGAAAAATAGAACATTAACTGAACCATTTACAATGGAAGAATTCATTGACAAAATCAAAACCGATGATGAGTTTGCTAAGAAATGGGGTGAGTTAGGTCCAATCTATGGTAAGCAATGGAGAAAATGGGTTAGAAAAACTACACGAGACGAAAAGATTGTTGAACCTGGAGTATATGAAACAAGTATAGACCAAATCGCAAACCTAATCAACGAACTTAAAACAAATCCAGACTCAAGACGATTAATGGTTAATGCTTGGAATGTAGGTGAATTAGACCAAATGGTTCTTCCACCTTGTCATTATGGATTTCAAGTTTACACAAAGGAATTAACTATTGCGGAAAGAATTAAATGGGTAATGGAGAACACTGATGTTGAGTTAGAGAATCTTGCTATTACAGAAAGAGCTTTTCATGAATCAACTCCACAAAGATCAATCTCTTTAATGTGGAATCAACGTTCAGTTGATACGTTCTTAGGTTTACCTTTTAATATTGCCTCATATGGATTGCTATTGGAGATTATTGCAAAGATGGTTAACATGGTGCCTGATCAATTAGTAGGAAGTCTTGGTGATACACATCTCTACTTAAATCACCTAAACGCAGCAAACGAGCAAATTGGATATCAATATAGTCTAGACGAAAGACGCAAGATGGTTACCCAAGAAATGTTTAATGAAATCTATAATGGAGGAGATCCTAGTACCCTATCGCATTCAGAAATCGACCAGTGGGGTATTCCAAGAGTTAAAGATCGTGAGGCCTTCTATCTACCTAAATTAGAAATAAATTCAGGAAATGAAAATTGGCACTTACTAGAATTGGATGAAATTATTAATACGTTTGACCCGGATATTACATTTAAAGTAAAAGGATATAAATCTCACCCATCAATTAAAGCACCCTTAAGTAATTAAAGATTAACTTTCGAGTTAAATAATCTTGAATGCATATATTAATATCACCAGGCGAATTTGAACCAGAATTTAGGGACAGCTGGAAAGCGGGAGTAATCACTCAGCCGTCGATCGATTATGCAACAAATGCAATTCATGTTTGGTTTGAGGGTAAGGACTGTATCTTATTTAAGTTTAAGGATTATGGCTGGATCCATGATAATAGATTTAATACATATAATATCTCAGCAGGTCAAGCTGGCATCCTAATTGAAATAGTTAAATCAGGGGAATAAATATTCCTATGAAACGTATATTTTATATTTTGCTATTTTTGTTACCGGCGGTAGCATCAGCACAGACCCAAATTAAATTTGCTACTACTGATACAGTTAGACTAAAGCATACAAACTACACAGCAGTTTTTTCAAAATCGCTAAAGTACCCTGTTATTATAGAATGGTGGACAACTAAAGCAATGGTAACTTGCCCTACTCCACTTAAGAGAAAGGATGTATTTAAACCAGATCCGCTTCTTCCAAATGAAACTAATATTGCAGCAGATTTTGTTGGATCAGGAACTGACCGGGGTCATATGATGCCAGCTGCAGATAATCTTTGCCAAAGTCAAGCTGTACAGGACGAATGTTTCTATTTTTCAAATATGGCAGCACAATACCATTCGCTAAACGCTGGAGACTGGAAATCGCTAGAGACCTATACTCGTCAAACTGCAGCTGTTGCAGATTCAGTTAAAGTATGGTGCGGCAATATTGGAGTTGCAAAAACTATTGGTAAAGGCACAGCTGTTCCTACACATTGCTGGAAAGTTATCTACATTAAATCTAAAAAAGAATGGCATGCTTACCTATTTGCAAACACCACTGACAAATCAGATGGTATGCAGAATAATGAAGTTACTGTAGCCCGAATCGAAAAAATCACCGGATTTAAGTTCAAAGTTAAGTAAATTAAGTATAATATCCTAAATACTTATTATTATGGATATTAACTTTGCAGATAGTTTTTCAAAAAGCTTAAAGAGATTAATGTGGCACGAAAGTCGTGTCTATAAATTTTATGATTTTTTCAGGAGAGACATTGGTCGTTTTGTAAAAAATGTTTGGCGTTTTAGAAAGGCCTTAGCTAATCATTATTGGTGGGATCATCATGGAACCCTAATGTTTTTGGAAACTGGTTTGACTCATATGTCTGATAACTTAGCCGTTAAAGGAATGGAAGTCGAAGAGCCAAGAATGAAAAAGGTAGCAGCTATGCGTAGAGCAATTGAAATCATTAAGAATTATAATGAGAGCAATTATATTGAGATGGCTGAAGCTGAACTTGGCCCAATTTATCACCATGATTGGGAATTTGAACCAGTTCCAGATAAACCTGGTTTTAGTCGATTAGTCGATAACGAAGTGCCAGCCGAAAAGAAGCACAATCGTAAAGTATTCGATCGATCTCGTGAAATTGAAGAGCAAGAGTGGAAAGAATTATTTACAATTCTACACGGCCAAAATCACAAAGAATTTAAAAAGATTGTAAAAAATGCAACCGAAGAAGAAAAGAACGGTCAGGATCTTTGGAATAACTGGTTTAATGGTACTGGCTTAAAAGGCTGGTGGGACTAAAATTTAGTATAATATTATTATGGAACAGAAACCCAACTTTAAAGTATTTGTTAGAGAATATTGTAAAACACACGGCATTCTCTTATCGCAAGTTATCTTAGATAGAAAGCTTGCCGAATCAATTCACAAAATTTATAAAAAAACATATGGAATCAAAGTTAAAGAAATTGCCTAGTGGCGATATTACCGAGTTTGCAAAGGAAACTGCTCAAGCAATGATGCAGGCAATGGGTCAAGCTAAATTAATGGGATTTTTAAAAACGGATGATGATATGCTAGATTTGTTAGCAGTCGGAATCGAAGAATCCTTTAGTCAGCTAATTGAAAAAATGGAGGAACCAGAGGAGGGTACTGGCTCTAAAATTATCCTATAGTGCGACAGAAACCTGCTCTCGATTTGGTCTTTAAAAAGACACCAAAAAGTTTTTCGGTAAAACCTGCTCATCAAGAAGATGAGGTTAAGTTTAGCTATGAATCTTACGAGATTCTTAGTGAAGTTGCCTTTGACAAATTAATAAATCCACAAGCTATTATTAAAACCCCAAGTTTTATAAAAAAAATGATTCGTAAACTTTCATTTAAATTTAAAAGATATTTGGTTAGCCAGAGACTAAAAAAATTATATAGCTCACGACCTGGCATTGCCATCGATGATCGAGCTGCATTAGCAATTAAAGCGCTTGAAGTTTCGCTTAAAGACCCTAAGAATACTCTATTAATTGCACCAACTAGTGGTGCTCGCTATGTGCAAACTCCAAACGCGCAAGTCTTTATTATTCTTAAATATCAAACGATTATTCTATCTAATCACCAATATTATTATGAAATTGCAGTTTCGACTGGAGTATCTGATTATTTAAATAATAGATTTGACCGAATGATTGAAAGTCGCCGTCGTCAAATGGAGAGAAACCTTTTAGAAAATTCCAAGTCAACACTAGAACAAGCTGTTGCTAGTTTGGAAAGTAAGATGCTTAAAAATACAAATAGAACTAAATAATATATGACAAAAGGAAACGCACGAACACCAGTCCTAGATAATTTCGGAAAGGACCTTACTCAACTTGCACTAGAAGGAAAAATGGACCCAGTAATTGGTCGTCTTTCTGAAGTTAAACGCTGTAGTCAAATTTTATCTAGACGCAAGAAAAATAACCCTATCTTAATAGGGGAACCTGGTGTTGGTAAAACTGCAATCGTTGAAGGTATTGCAAAAATGATTGTTGACAAAACTTGTCCTAGAATTTTGTTTGACAAAAGAATTGTTTCTCTTGAAATTAGTTCTCTTGTTGCTGGAACCAAATATCGTGGCCAGTTTGAAGAACGAATGGAGTCTATTATTAATGAGGTAAGTGCCAATCCAAATATTATCTTATTCATTGATGAGATCCATACAATGGTTGGAGCCGGTTCAGCAAGCGGTTCACTAGATGCAGCAAATATCCTAAAGCCTGCACTCTCACGTGGAGAAATTCAGTGTATTGGCGCAACTACGTTAGATGAATATAGAGAATCTATTGAAAAGGATGGAGCACTAAATCGTAGATTTCAACAGGTAATGGTTGAACCATCTACTCCAGAACAAACTCGGCAAATACTTGAAAATATTAAAGAATATTACGAAAGTCACCACTCTGTTACATATAGCTCAAAGGCACTGGATGCATGTGTAAAACTTGCAGATCGATACTTAACTGAAAGATTTTTTCCAGACAAGGCAATTGACCTATTAGACGAAGCTGGCGCAAATGTACATATCGATGGCATAGTTGTTCCACAAATAATAAGAGAATTAGAAGATGCTCTTGGAGAAATCTCAAAAAATAAAAGAACTGCCGTAGAGTCACAAAAATATGAAGCCGCTGCAAAATTAAGAGATGCTGAACGCGATCAACTTGCTAAAATTGATGAAGCTAAAGTTGAGTGGGAAAAAACACTAAAAGACAATCGACTTGAAGTAGACGATCGTAAAATTGCTGAAGTTGTTGCAACAATGACTGGCATTCCAGTATCAAAACTTACACAAACTGATCTTGAGAAAATTGCTTTGCTTGAATCAGACCTGGGTAAAAGAGTTATTGGTCAAGAAGAGGCTATTAAGAAACTGGCTAGAGCAATTAAGAGAAGTAGAGCAAATATTGCCTCCAGGAAAAAACCAATTGGAACATTTATGTTTTTAGGACCAACTGGTGTTGGTAAAACCGAATTAGCTAAAGCCCTAGCACATGAAATGTTTGATTCTGAAGAAAATATGATCAGGGTCGATATGAATGAATATGGAGAGAAATTTACGGCTTCTAAAATGATGGGAGCGCCTCCAGGATACGTTGGATACGAAGATGGCGGCCAATTAACTGAAAAAGTTCGCAGAAAGCCATATTCGGTAGTCTTATTAGATGAAATTGAAAAAGCTCATCCAGATATCTTTAATAGTTTACTTCAAATTCTTGACGAAGGCTATGCAGTTGATGGAAGAGGCCGAAAAATCAATTTTAGAAACACTGTTATTATTATGACGTCTAATGTTGGAGTAAGGGATCTGCAAGATCGCGGAGTCGGCATTGGATTTGCAACAGCAAACAATATTGAAAAGGAAAGGGCACTTGCAAAGAGTGTTTTAGACAAAGCTCTTAAAAATAAGTTCCAACCGGAATTCTTAAACCGAGTAGACGATATTATTATCTTTGATTCACTAGAAAAAGCGGAAATTCGTCAAATTTTAGAGATTGAACTTAAAAATTTGCTTGAAAGATCACTTGAAAACGGTTATACATTTGAATTAGACCAATTAGCTAAGGACTTTATTATTGAACACGGTTATGATGAGAAATACGGAGCCAGGCCAATTAAAAGAATGGTTCAAAACCACGTTGAGGACCTCTTAGCTGAACTTTGGATTGATGGAAAGCTTAAAGACAATGGCCATGTTAATATTACGACATCGGCAGATAGCACAGGTCTAGCTGAGTCAAGTATAGAGGACCGCCATAGATAAATAATCATGAAATAATTAGTTAAAATGGGAAAATTTTCTAACAAAGACTTACCTTCTTTTTTAAAGAAGCCAAATTACTACTCAGAGGACGAACAGTTTGATAATGAAGCTGGCCGTAATCCAGAAGTAACCGAAGATTGCGAAACATGTGGACAAGAACCACAAATCGCAGAAAACAAAGTATTAAGATTTGCAGATTTCTTAAATGAAAAGAAACAGCTTAACGCGGGTTTACAGGCATATCTAGATAAGAAAGCTGGTAAAAAGCCAGCCGGTAAAAAGGCTGCACCTGGTAAATCAGGCAAACCTGATTTTTTAGATTTAGATAAGGACGGAGATAAAAAGGAGTCTATGAAGAAAGCGGCAGCCGACGCTAAATCTGGTGCCCCTAAAAAGAAAGCTGTTGCTATTAAAGAAGGCGCAATGTCTGAAATTGATCTACTTGCTCAAGAATCTAAAACTTTTAGAAGTTTTGTTAGAGCATTCAAAAAAGAATATTCTAACCTAGATGCAGGTGATAATAAAGAACTTGAATCATGGTTAAAAACTATTTATGATGGCGCTAAGTCACGTACAAATGAATCATGGGATCCTAGAGATGCGTACGAGTATGGAGTATCTTCAGACTGTTGCGGAGCTGCTGTTATGATGGGAGATATTTGCTCTGATTGCGGAGAACACTGTGATACGTATAGTGATGATGAGGAAGCTGACGAAATTCCAAACGAATTAGGTCACAATTCAAATAACTTTGAATATGGAATCGGAAAGGACCGTGTAACACTTCCCAATGGAAGAATAATGAATAACCCAGGAAATTCTGAGTATATGGCAGAAGGCCTAGGTCATACTTGCCATGATGGTAGTAAATCAATGTTATCTGAAGCTGCACATCACCTAATTGAATCAATATGCGAATCTACTTGTTCAGATGCTTCAATGTATGAAGATGATGAAGACCCTGAACATAAGTTCGATGGTTATGTTAATGAAGCCTGTGCATATATGGAAAAATGTATGTATGAAATGGTAGATGACGGTATTACGGTTAATGAATATGCAAATTACGAGTCGGCTTGTTATGAATCTACTTGCGAATCAATTTATGAGGTTTGCGAAAAACTTTGTAATGAAGCTCTAGAAATACATAACGACGATTCTGCGATAGAATATAATGATTACGTTAAAGAGGCACTTGGTTGTTATAGAAATGGTTTAATGGAATCTGCTGTGTACGAATCTGTATCTCCAGAGGTAATGACTAAAGTTACACAATGGTTGGCTAACGCAGATAATCAACAAAGATCATTGACTATGTCTCCAGACCAGCAAGCAAGCGAAATTGGAGTAACTATGGAAGAATACAAAGAAGCAGTCGAGTCAATACAGACTGAATTATAAGGATCTTACCATTTGGAAGAAACTGTTCAAATAACGCAAGGCCTCGAAGCTTTGCGTTTTTTGCTTTTATTGAGCCAGGATTAGTATATTTACATTGATATACTGGCTAAATAAATAATAAAAAATAATGGCCAGTGCAAACAGTAAACGAAATGGCATTTTCTAGAGACAATTCAATTATCGTATTTGATTTGGATGACACGCTAGTTGTTACCAATGCAAAGATCCTTGTTAAGGATGCCTTGACTGGCGAGAAATTTGATCTTACTCCACAGGAGTTTAACGATTATGAAAAGGAACCTCATCATGAGGTTAACTATACCCAATTCAATGATGCTAATATTTTAAAGGCTGGAAGATTAGTTGAATGGGTACTTAACATATTACGTTCTGCATACGAATCCGGGACTGCTGTCGGGATTATTACAGCTAGAGATAATAAGAAACTAGTCAGAGAATTTCTATTATCCCACGGTATAGATATTCACCCCAACCTAATTTATGCAGTAAGTGATCCAGAATTTGGATTCGACGGCACTATTGCAGAAAAGAAAAAAGAAGCCTTTCGTAAACTAATGGCAAAAGGCTTTACTCATTTTACTTTTTATGATGATGATCGCAAAAACCTAGCACTTGCAAAGAGTCTAGAGACTGAGTTTGCAGAAATTACAATGAAGACCAGAAAAATTGGTCGTACTCAAGTTCCAAAATTAAATATTAAAACCGTCGGAATATTTAGTGGTAAATTTAAACCACCACATGCCGGTCACTATGATGCAATTGCAAAAATTGCAGAAGAAAACGACGAGGTACATGTGTTTATTTCCAAGACAGAAATGGCTGGAATTAGCGGCAAATCTGCAATGGATGTATTAGATTACTATTTAGAAGACTTTGATAATGTTGAATTGCACCTATCAAACGTTACTCCAGTCAGAAGTGGATATGAATTTGTTGAAGCTCTTGGCCAAACACAATATGCACCAAATACGGTAGTTAATCTTTATGCTACAGATGAGGATATGCCCAGATGGGCTGCTATGGAAAAATGGCAAGGCTCAATTTCTAAAATTAATAGAATAGAAACTGAACGCCCTGAATTTGGAGGAAACTCTGGTGCAGACGGAGATGAAGATGGCGTATCTGGCACTCTAATGAGAGAGTTTTGGTTAGCACAAGACTTTGATAGCTTTTCACAGGGGATCCCTGAAGGAAAGGACCCTAAAAAGGTATGGATGATATTAGGTGGAAAGATTGAAGAGGACCTGCTAACACCAGAGTTATTCAGAGACCGCACGAAAAGCAATCCAGATATGGATGACCTGCAACCGGAAAGAAATCCACAACGAGTTTCCGGAACTATTCGCGTACCATCTCAATGGGGTTCATATAAAGCAAGTCGTCAAGAACTTGGAGCAAATCCTGGTTCTGGCACAACCCGTATAAAAACTTTTTCGGACTATATTTCCGATAAATAACAAAAAGAACTACAATAAAATGATTAAGTCATTTCAAAACTACTTTGGTCTAAATGAAGATGCTTCAGCAGACCTAGTTGCGTTAAACCAACAAGAAGCAACTGCTATGCAAAAGGTACTAGATTCTCAAAAAGAACTTGATGCAATTAAATTAAAAATTGCTGATGCTACTGCTGCAAAAACCGAAGAGGATAAAAAGAAAGCAGAAGCTGCTAAAATGGCTGCTGCACAGGCACCAACTGCCTAATTAAAATAACGCAAACTGCGTGACTAGACAAGAATTAATATCAGATATTATTGATGAAGTAACTTTTTCAGGAGCCCTTCCCTATCAACTTCCAACCAAAGAAGTAGAAAGGGTTATAAAGAATGCTGAGGTTTTCTTCTATGATAATTGGCAATATGCTCTAGATAAAGCGTATTTGCAAATTCCAATTGATGTGTTTAGTGCTGCTCAATTTAAAGCAAGCCGTACTATTACTTTACCAGATTGCGTACAATTTGTTCACAAAGCAGTTGAGCCGACTGGAGCTTCAGTATTTTCAACAGTGGATAGAGACTTTGGCGAAAACAAATTTATTGGAGCCGAAACTTTCTTAACACCGTTTGTTGGAGAATCTTTAATGTATAGAACAGTAATGTTTTCATTCCTGGATTTAACTAAAGCCTTTCTGTTAGATACAATTGCATATGATTATAACAAAAACACTAAACAAATAACTGTTCTTGGCAGAACCCCTAAGAGAGGCGCTGTGCTAGAAGTTGCTAAGAAAATTGATCCATCTAATCTATATGAAGATGAAATGTTTCAACGCTATTGCAGAGCAAAGTCTAAACAGAGACTTGGGGAAATGATTACTACATTTGACTATGTACTACCTGGAGATGTTAAAATAAATTACACCAACCTAGTAACAAAGGCTGATACTGAAATGGCAGCTGTTTTGGAAGCAATTAAAGGCGAAAACTCTGCCGGTTGGATGTATACAATGAGATTCTAATATGATTACTGATATTTACTTAAAACACGAAAACGATCCAGGATACGAAGAACTTTCATTTATTGAAAGGGAAGAATTACAGGTGTTATTGGCTCAAATTAAAATGACGCTATTAACTCCAACTAAAACTGTACTCGGTGGGTCCGATTATGGAGTAGATGAAGAGTCGTTCTTATTTGATTTTTCAGACTCAGTAGATTTAGCTGGATTAGAAATCGGCGTACGCTACCAATTAAAACAATATTGTTCACTATTAAAGAATAGAAACTTTGAAGTTAAGGCTTATCTTGTACCAGACGGAATAGATCAATTTAAAGATTCTATACACCTATTATTAACAATTGATGGTAAGGCTAGATTTGTTATTGCATACAAATAACGGACTCGATATAAAAAGAAAAAGCCGCAAATTGCGGCTTTTTTTATGAAAAATTGTTAGTTATTATAGAGCTCCAGGCGCGCCTAATTCAGATGCAGTTTCTTTGCCAGCTGCGGCTTCAGCGCCAGCTCCACCTTCCGGTGCAGTACCTGCTTCAGGAGCAGCTCCAGGTGCGGCTGCTTCTCCAGCTTCGCCTTCTCCAGTTGGAGTTTGATTCATATAGTCTCTATTCTTTTGAAGATCTTCATCACTCATACGTAAATACTCTTTAACCAAGTATTCAGTAGAGAAGTATGGTTTGCCTTCATCATCAACAACTCCTTTAAGAGCGTTAATTGTTGCAAGACGTTTATTAAGTAAGTCCTGTTGTTTAATTTCTTCAAAGACGTTATCATCATGCCAGTTAATACCAACTGCATTTTTAAAACGATAATCATCTTTTAAGTCTTTAAAATCAAGACACATTTGTAAATATAGAGGCTTAGTTAAAAGTTCCTTAAATGCAGAGCGCAAACGCGTTACAAATTTATTATAACGAATCTCTTCTCGACGAATACCTTCAGCATTCATTGTATATTGACCTGAGCCATTTGCTGAATCCCATCGTGAATAAGGGATTTTTGAATCCATCTTTAACTTTTCTTTAAAGTAGTTAAGAAGTTCAGAGCCAGACATATTAGGACCTGCGTATTCTAGTGGTGCAATTTCAATTGACTGGTTTTGGTCATTAACTGGTAAAATATAATTCTTGTAGAATAGTAGATTTGGACGACCGTCTACCTGAATTTCACCAGTATTAGTATCAAAGAAAATATCTTCTTTTAATTGGTTTGCAAATTCACGAACATCTTCTTTTGCTTTGTTTAGTGACTTACTTCCAATTGGAACTTTAGTTGTTAAACGAATCGGAGCGTTCATTGTATGCCAAATAACTTTAGAGTGTTCAATAACACGCATTAAGTTAAATGATCTAACCATTCTTTCAACAAACGAGATACGTTTTGTTCTAAAGTGGTTTGAATATGATAGGTATAAAACCTGAGAATCAGTAAGTGTTCTTACTTTAGATTCGCCAGGAACTTTTTGTGCCCATTCTAAAAAGATCTTTCCAGCTGCATCCTTTTTAATTTGTGGATATAGTGTAGAAGGGTCAATCTCCTTAAATCCAATAATTTCTCTTGGATTTTGTAAGTCATCATAGAGAATTTCAAATGCTAAGTGACCTTCAATTAACCATTGAAAGAAATACTGCCATGCTGAAATTCCTTCGTTGAAACCCCATGCATTGTAGATTTTTTCAAAGTTTTCATTGTATTTGTCAATAACTTTCTCTTGATATTTAAGACGCTGCTCTTTGTTTTTACCTTTGTAGAGCATTTCGCCAACTAGGTCATTTGGATAAGCAAATCTGTTATCTTCATCAAATACAATAACGTCGTCTGTAATAGACTCAATTACAAATTCAATTTCACCATTTGATGCAAGGTCTCTAAGTCTTTCGCGTTTTGTTGCATAATCCAATTGGAAAAATGCAATAGCTTTAGTTCTAAGAGCAGATGTTGTATCTGAGATTGCCATAGTTGCTCTTGCTAAAGAGTCAGTCTGACCTCCTGGTAAAACACTGCCTCGAGCTTGCATTAATTGACTTTCAATAAAACCTATCGATTGTGAGTTCTTAATTAAAAGATCCTCGTACTTCATACCAACTCGGCTTAAATCTGATAGTCTTGATTTAAGTCCTCCTAAGCCGATATTGTCTAGAAATCCTGCCATAATTATGCGTTAAATTGTGATATTACTGATTCCATGCTTATTGATCTTGTCTGAATGCCGTCAAAAATATTAGTTTGAGCAATTCTGGGTACCAGGTGAAAGGGTATAAGCTTTGGATTGGTAATAGCTTCTTTTTGATATTTATTTACTGCGTAACGCACGTTAAATTTTCCGCCGCTCGCGTTTTGAAAAAGATCCACCATTGCAAATGGATTTGAATTAAATCCCATAAGTGGGGCATATTCAGGAAGTTGATATAACTTTCGGGTATCATTGATGAATTGTCCTTTATCATCATATGATTTACGTATGATACTATTAAGAGTCTGCCAGAGTATATTCAGGATAACTTGGGTAGCCCCTAATGGCATTATTTTAAGATTTAATATGGTAACAGACTCTGCGTCATTTGCTAAACAGATGCCGATTGGTCTCTGGTCATAATAAGGTCGCTTAATTGAATAGTTAGTCATTGCCTTTGCATCAAGATATTGATCAGCCGTTGGGATTTGTTGATCGTCAACTGGTAAGGCAAAGAAAGTATAGATATGAGCTGGAATAAAAACTGAGTCTGGTAATGGCGAAAGTTCGCTAAAGAAAGGATCCTCTAGTTTTTCACCTTTACTTCTAAAATCGTCTATTTGGGAACTAAATGTTGTTTTTATCATCTTTATATTCTACAAACTTTTAAACAAGAAGTTTTCGGTAATAATTCCAAACTTAATTCCTTTTTGTGCAGCATAGTCTCTGGCTGCTTCAAATTTTGCCTGATTTGTAATAAACTGCTTTGCTGCATAGACATAACTTGCAGTTTGCTTATCTGTCATGCGTTTAGGTTTAGTTGGTGGCGAAACATATTTGTTTGGCTTAACTTCAATTAACCAATTTTCTTCGTTACCGGTTGGCCCAGCTAATTTAACAAAAAAATCAATATAGTAAATATGACCGCGCTTGTCCATTGGATTATAGTATGGAATACCAAATGGTTCAGACGAATACTTAAGAACTGACGGGCTTGAATCTAACCATTTTAGAAATTTATATTCCCAACTGGATCGATAGATAATTTGACCCGGATCGCCCATATAACGATCTGGCTGTTGAGGTCTAAAATACCCCTGTTTAACAGATCCGCCGATTCTAGGTTTAAGAAATGTTTTTATATTCTTTTTTTGATTGGGATCTTTCATATTAATATTTATAGGTAGACTATATCATATACTGAATTACTAAAGTGCTTACCTATTAAGTCTTGAAATTGAGAAATTGTAAATGATGGATCCTGTTTATTTAGGAAAAGAAATAGGTCATTAATATCTTTAATTTTTGAAAGCTTAATAATTTGAGTTGGAAACTTTTTCTTTAATTCATCCATTAAACTATTCCATAAAAATACAGAATATCCATCTTTAATAAAAGCTAGCATTGAATCTTTACCGGCTTTGTCTCGGTCAAATATAATTTTAATATCGACTGCACCCATTGCTTTTAAGATAGATTTAGCTTTGGAAACACCAGATGTTGCTAAACCGTTCTTTAAAAACATTGAGTCAATTTGACCTTCTGCAACCATTAGCGGCTGCGTAAAATCAACATTTAGGATATTAAAATAGTTATTAAGATAATTGGCATCATCAATAATTTCTGGAGTATCTCCATTTGTAAAGATTTTAGAAACCTCATTATAGGATTTAATCAGGTATTTTCTATCGGTAAATGGGTCTAAACTTCTAGTTGCAAGGCCTAGAATTTTACCAGAACGGTGATCAAAGTTAAAAATATAAACTTTATTATCCATTGCATCAGCATACATAATATCGCCAAAGTTTTTAACTTTAGTTAAGCCTCTAGATTGAGCAAAGCTATATGCAGCAGAATTTTCTGAAATTTGGTCTAATCTCTTTAGCGAAAAACGGTTAATTACATCACTAATTGAAATCATACCTTTTCTGTTAGATGTTAAGAATCTAACAAGGTGATTTTCAGTAGTTTTTTTGTAATTAATATCAAGATCAGCTTCGTCTAAGAACAGAGACGATATAATTCCATATTGATTGCTTAGGCTTGCAACAAATTCAGCAAGACTCATCCATGCCATGCAACCATCGTTAAAACACTTATAGGTTTTAGTTTCCATATAGAGGTGTCCTCTTTTTTTGGAAGCTTTAACCTTAGAGTCTCCGCAAAATGGACATGCAAAATTTAATTTGCCATCGCTCTCATCAATAGTCTGTTTATCGTGAATGCCAGGAAATCTGGCGCTCATGACACTTTTTACAAACTTTGAAACTTCAGTTATCTCCATTTAATTAGTCTTCTACTTCCTCCATCTCATCTTCTTCGACAACAACGGCTTTTGTAGCTTTCTTTTTCTTAATTTTATCAATATATTTTGCAAGTTCAGCATCTGGGACAACCACTGTATTTAAACCATATTTAGATACAATACTTAAGTATTGTGGCATCAATTGAGGTGGAATTGCTGAATCTGGATTTGCAATAAACTCTTGAAGAGACTCTGGAACTAGGGTATTTTCAAATGTCTCAGAGTCGACGATATGAATCGGAAAAGACTGTATATCTTGACCTTTTTTAGGTCTGTGTTTAACTACTTCAATTGCACGACGTAATTGTGGATTAATTTGAGGTAATCCCATTGCAAGAAGCAGCTTATTTAAAGGTTCACAAATTAAACGAAAGAACTGCTGATCTTTATCCATCGGTAGAGCAAATTCAGTTGGATAAACTCCTGGAGAAAATGCAAAAATATCAAATTCGTATGGATTGGGCGCAGCATAGTAAAATTTAACTTTACCGCTTAGCACACGATTATATTTTATATTACCTGTTTCTTTTAACATGAAATTATGATAAGCTGCAGCTCTAGTATAAATTGGAACACCTTTATCTAATTTTAAAGGATGTTCACTCTTAACATACTTATCATAGGTACGAACAGAAAACGAGAAACAAATATCATCGGGCGAAAGAGTTTCCATTTCAGCACGTAGGGCCTGTAATTTAGGAATAAGCTCATCTTCAAGATCTAAGTCATAACCGCGATCTAAAAAGAAGTCGTATAGTTTTTCAAGATGGGTTCTTGCCCAAATAGGATATGATGATTGAACTTTTTCAAGACCTTTTACTACTTGACTTTCTTTTTCTGATAACTCTTCAGCTGGATTGTCTTCATAACTTACTTTAAGAACGTATTTCTTTTTAGCACACCAAATTGCGGCTCTAGAAAGATTTTCCATTTCAAACTCTTGGCAATTATCAGTATTAAATGCAGTTGCATATTTTTGAAAGGCTGCTTTGAAATAGGCACTTAGTCTTTCGCGATTGATTGCCAAGCAAAACTTAAGAGCTTCTGTATCATTTAAAGGAAAACCTTCGATTGAGTTAATCGCTGGATGAAAACTAACATAACATGAGTCTGTGTCAGTATAAATTGCAGATTCTTCTTTAACTTGATTAATCTTTAGATTGGATATGCCAAGCTTTTCATGTAATTCTGTATCAAGGTGCCACTTTTCTGTAAAGTAGTGATTAATTGCTTTAATTGAAAATTTAATAAGGTCTTGTCCTTGTAGGGTGATCGATTGTGCAATATCTGTATCGTGAAAATAGAAATACTTATTACCGAAGGCTCCGTAAAACGAGTTAATCAAGATTTTTAGAGCGTTTTGCTCTAGATTAAGACGTTTAATCTCTTTGTCTAATTGTTCTTTTGTTTGCATACTTAAGTGTTTTACTCGGTTGGTGTTCTTAGTTTAACCTACTAGTATAATACTAATAAATAATAAAAATTAGCATGGCATTGGTAGCACAAGACAGAACTCTATCTAAAGTTTACGCAAATTATCCTTTTTTGCGAAACTTTCCATTCCAAGACTTCCAGATTGAAGCCGAGGAGCTAAAAAGACCTCAGGCCGATGACGGGGAGTTTGTAATTACAGCAAATTCAATGACAAATCCTTTTGTTATTAACTTTGTCTATTCTAGAGAAAAGCAAACTACTGCAATTTCAGTTTTTGACAGAGAACTGGACTGGTTAAGTACTAGGGCAGACCTAATTACTGAGCTTGATGATATTGTTCATATAATAAATGAGGCTTTACCCGCTGGGGACATTATTAAAAAACGTGATGCTGTCCTGGTAATTGAACACTGGCTAAAAAAGATCGCGGACGAGCGCTCTACCCTAAATTACAGTACGTTTAATGATATTTTGATGCGTCTAATTGGCGTAACTCAACTCAAAGAGACTGTACAATTAATAAATAACATTAATAAATTATCTTCTGGCGCAAACGTAATAAAAATGGATAAAAAGCAATACGATATTATTATGACGTATTACGATTTCCAAATGATTTATTGCAAATTGGTGCTTGGGATAATTATTGCTGCAAAAATATCTCTTTAAATATGTCGCAAATCGACCAGTTTTTAACCTATTTGTCTACAATTAACGAATCAACGACTCAGATAACTAAACGGGACTATCAAAAAATTTGTGCGATTAGAGACAAGGTTACAGAATTAGCGGTTAAGGTGTCTCAAGGTCAAACTACACAAATTAAATCTACTGCGGTTAAAGAAAAAACCAAAACCTTAGCTTACCAACCAGTTAATGAATCTTCAATACTTCTTTTTGAAGAATTTACAAATAAAGCAGAGGGCAGAGATACCCTAGCTGAATTAAATGAAATGACATTTGGCCAACTTGAAAGAATTGCAGACTATGCAAATATGATTAAAGACCGAATGGCTAAAGGCGAGCAACTAGAGTCTTGGATGTATTCTCAATTAACTACATCCCTGGACAATTTAAATTCAGTGCATGATGCAATGGATGGAAATGATGGTCGAGTAGAATAACATGAAACATATTAAACTATTTGAAAATTTTAGTAGAGAATACGTAAAGGCAAATAATAATTCGCTAGTTGCCTTTTATACAGAGCAGCTTGGAGATTTTTGGTTGGAAAAGGACTTACTTGAAAAACTAGAATTATTTGAGGCCAAGATCGATTCGATATTTTCAGATGGTTGGAATCTAAACAGAGGTCGTAATCAATACAATGGAGACTTTTTTGCCCTAAACGTAAAGGTTTATAATTCGCCAGATAATGAAGAGGTTTTGGCAAAGGTTGGCATAGAGCTGGACGAAGAAAGACTCTCTGATATTTGGTATAGATGGCTACAGGACCAAGCCGAAATGTTCCAAGAAGACATTGAACAATCTTATGATTGGGTTGGACATGTTGGTTGGGGCGGCAATAGCGGCGGTTGGATTCACCTTTCACCAGATAATGGAGCAGATCGTCTATTAGAATACGCTGAAGAAACCATTCAGGAATATTTAGATACTAAAGAATATTACGATGAAGAAACTATTGCAGACGTTGCTAATGCAATTAATAGTGCTGAATGGAAACGTCTTGCTGAACTTGGTTTAGTTGAAGATGAAGACGCAGTAAAGGATATTACTGATAAATTAACTGAATCTATTAAATGGTTTAAGGCAGAATACTCTAAACTTGAACAGATTGAAGATGATCTTAAGTCAATCCAACGTCAACACAGAGAATTTGAGCAAAATGCAAAGCAGTATTTTCTAGATTTTTTAGAAGAGGAAGTTGCAGACGGTCATATTAATTAATCCTTAAGAAATTTACTTAAATCGTAGCTGTGTTTAGACACAATCCACTGTTCCTTTTCATAAATTTTCTCACGAACTTTACCGTGCTTTACAATATAACCACTTAGATCATCAACTAGATCGTAAATTGTTACCTTGCTTTTTCCAGCCAACTTTCGCATTCCACGACCGACTGCTTGTCGAATAGTAATTTCAGATTTATAGCTTTCTGCAAAAATAATATTTTGCACATTCTTTAAGTCAATACCAGTCGCAAAGGTTGCATAGCTTGCAACTAGGGCCACATTAGACCCAGCTTCCATTGCATCTTTATATTCGGCTCGATGATCTCCACTTACTTCACCATCAATATAGAATGAATTTGGATTCCATTCTAAAATTCTTTCTTTAATACGTTGACCATATTTGTCCTTCACATTAATGAATAGTATCAGTGAGTTGCCGCCTAGTTTTTGGACTAGTGACGAAATAAAATCTACACGCGGTTCATATGAAATAATAAAATCCTTTTCCATTTGAAACATGTTTTTGCCATAGTCTTCAATACGATGAAATTGACTTTTACCGTGCTCCTGCATATACTTATAGTTTTGGATAAAAGGTTCAGTTTCAGGATATTTTAAGAAAAGCATCTTGATGTAAACATCAGGCGAATGTTTGTTTTCAATTAAAAAGCTTGATTTAAGAGTCATGCTTAGAGGGCCAATGTATTCTTGGATTTTATAGAAATCAGAAAAATCTTCATCTACTTGAATTGTTCCAGATAGACCCAGCTTATATTCAACATTGGTTGAGGCTAGAAGAATATCTTTAATTGTATCGCCTCTTGAAGTATGGCACTCATCAATACACAGTACGGTAAATTTCTTAAAAAAATCTCCATCGCGTTTTGCTAAACTTTGATATGTTGAAATAACCAGGTCAGCATCTTCAAATTTCTTGTCTGAGTATTTGTTTTTACCACCAACTTCAAGGATATTCCAGTTAATTAGACCAGTATGATAGTCTTTCATAAATTTTTCTGCAGTTTGGCCAACTAGTGAGATATTAGGCACTACGATTAGAGCCTTTTTATCTTTACCATTAATAATTCCCTTACGTTTAAGGAAACTTAGATATAAAAATAGGATTAGGGTTTTACCGGCTGATGTTGCTAATTCCTGAGCGCTAAACTTAAATTTAAGTGCACGGTAGGCAGCTTCCATTTGGTAATCGTATGGAGTAAGATCAACTCCATCTAATAGGACGCTTGCAAATTTATCAAGTTGATCCTTTGTAAATTCAAGATTAAGCAGAGAATCTAAGCCATCTAACTCAATTTCATGACCATAAATTTGGCTAAACTGTTTGATTTGATACCATAACCCTACGCCAATTCGGTTTTCACGATCAATAAATTTATCGTAACCGTCCCAAAGGCGACGCTGAAATAGCGGACTGAAGTGATAGCCTTTAGCTCGTTTTTTAAAAAAGTTCTTAAGATCAACCAGTTCTTTTTTAAGGTCATTATGTATTAATTGAAAATATCTTTTATCTGGTGTTAACTTAAACTTTAGCAAACTCTTTGGATGTTTTTACACACCCAGCATCTTTTCAATATCAAGTCTAGTTTTTGTACCAAAAAGCGCGGCGTCTACTGTCTTGATTGTGTCTTGATAAAATTGAATTTGGCTTTCGATCTGGTCGATCGTTTCTTTGATAATAGACGTTTTTCCGTCGACAATAGTAGTCTTTTCGTTAGAATTGTATCTTAGCTGGGATGTTCTGGAGACTGCTTCCCACTCGTCTCCTTTTTGTTCTCTATATTTCTTTTTGTAGCGATTGAAGTGTTCAATTAGGGTATGGTTTTCCTCAAGCAATCGTTGACGCAAGCTTAAAAAGTAGACTTGGGCATCAGCGAGTCGCTTTATATTACTCATATAACCAATTCCTTCCTGTACCTCTTCAGACACAGCTTTACGCTTTGCTGAAAAAACATCAGATAAACTCTTTTTAACTTCTGGTGATTGTTGTTCGAATTCCATATCTTCTTTTACTTGGTACTGGCCCTAAGGTTTAAACAAAGGTGTAACAAGTACTCTCAACCTTAAAATAATATGTATCAAATTCTTGTGGATTGAGTGAAGTGTAGATATCTGTTCCAATGGAGTGCCTGTCTCCATTTTTATAATAGGAACTAATTTGACCTGCATAGAGACAAATTATAGAATCGATATGGTACTGTTTTAAACTGCCTAGCATCATATTTTTAAAGTCTTGATCAGATACGGCTGATCCAACATTAGTTATAAAGATGCTTGGATAGATGATAGGATAGCCTCCCATTTGATGATTTGTCATAAATGTTTGACGAACATACGGCAAGGTTGCAAATTTGGATAAATCTGTTAAAAATTGACGATAAATCTTTGGGTTGCTGAAAGTAAAGATGGAAAATGGCTGTTTTCTTTGGATAGTTTCCCTAACCAAGTTAACTCTGTTACCTTCGTACTCCCCTTTTATAAACTCTAAGTTCAATTTTAGTATAATATTATTTCAAAGTTATTTATTTCATATGGAGAAAGTTTTAAACGTCGTAGATTTTGATGAAACCTTATTTAGGGTTCCCCCATTTACCCATGCTGGTACAGAGTTCAAAAAACCATATGAGTGGTTCGATAATCCAAAATCCCTAAATACCAATCTATATAGATTGCAACTAATCGAGTCGGTTTTTAACAAACTGGATAAGGATCACACTACAATAATTCTAAGCCACCGGGTAGCTGCAACCAGAAAGGCAATGGAGGCAGTTTTAGATAATTTTGGAATTACCAAAACATTTAACCAAATTATTCTATGCGAGCGTAATACAGATAAGCCGCAAATGCTACTTGAATATTTAGATACAGTCGGGCCGTCTTTTGATAAAATCCGAATATTTGAAGATTCTCTAGTTCAAATAGACAAATACACTAAAGATCCATACCTAAGTAAGATTACAAAATCAATTGAATATTGGTTTGTTGATAAGACCGAATTGCTCCAAATTAATGGAAATATTGGTATATTATCAAGAGAAAGAATACAACTTAAATACTCATGATAATTTTTATTGAAGGTACCCGTCACTCAGGCAAAACCCATTTACTTAATCAACTGGTTAAGCTACACGGTGATGAATTAAATCTATTTTATTATAAATTTTACCTAGCTGATGAATATTCAGCAATAGTTAAAGAATGGGATAAATCTGATTCTGGTATTCACTATTTTAGTATGGGTAATATTATGACAATACTTGATCTACATGAGCATTTTCCCGATAAGATTTTTGTATTTGATAGAGCTCATATTACCGCAGCTACTTGGGCAACCATTTGGAATCGCTTGGAATTTAGTCAAGCTCAATCTGAGCTATATGGCTTAATTAAAAGACCGGGCTACCAAAACTGCAAAACTATTATGATTGATGCACCAGATGAATTTAAACAGGATCAGGCTCGCAAAAAAGACCTATGGGATGGATTAGTTTCAGCAAAAGAAGAAAAGCGACTTATGCTAAAATTGATTGAAGATGCGCCATTTAGATTTAAAGATGCTCGTGAAGGTAATTCCTTTGACCATTTTACAAATAATTTTAGTCAAGACTCAGTTGATGAGTTTTGCGAGTTAATCCAAAGATTAGTTCGGGATAAATAATCAGAAATAGGCAACTATAAAATGACAAAACGCACTATTGGAAACTTTAAGCAGTTCCTAAACGAAGCAGAAGAATCTGAGGCACTTAAAGGATTACCATTTCAGGAACTTATGGACCAACTAGTTAAATTGACTGATATTACATCAGATAGTTTAAGCATTGGAACACCAGCTGATATCTATGGCCACTCGACTTCATATAAAACTGATCTTTCTGAAGTTCAAGCCAGACTTGCAGATGTTGACCGTTACTATACAACAAAAATGAAAGAAGAAGTTAGATTTTATTGTTGGAATCTTAACTGGAAAGACTATTCATCTGGTAGAGAATTAGAAAAAAAACTACCAGAAGGAACAATTCAACCATATCAAAATGTTAACCTAGCTAGCTTAATTACCTATTTTGAAGAGAACCCAGAGGATGCTGGTTTACTAAAAGGCATTAGCCTTAGCGTTTCTTCAAAGGCTGGCAAAGATTTTGCAAAGGATATGGGAGCAGGAAAATACGGATCTTTGGACTAATACTAATTTAAATTTATGGCAGGACTAAACCACTTAAAGGACATTTACGAAAAAAAGGGCAAAGAATTTTTAGAGGCTCTTCTTAATAAAGAAGTTATTGTTAACGAAAAAATGGACGGTGCATTTTTTGGTGCACAAAGAAATTGTGGAAATTCCGAAGAACCATTTGAATTTTTTAAACGTAATACTAAATTAACAGGTGTAGATCGTGTCCTAAGTTCATACTATAACCCTGCACTTAAACACTTCGATGAATTATCGGCTGACTCAATTGAAAAACTTCCATGTAACTATCATTTTGGAATGGAGTATTTTAGTTCACCGACTGCTCAATCAATACAATACGATAGATTACCTAAAAACCACTTGATCCTAAGTTATATTCATATATTGGATAAAGCTGGCGAACAGGCTGAGACTATCCAAGATAAGGCAGAATTAGACAAATGGGCGGATATTTTAGATATCGAGCGCCCACCAATTATTTTTCAAGGAAAACTAACAGATGATCAAAAAGAGAAAATTTTAGATTTTGTCTATACTCCGCTTGATGAGTTAGTTGGAAAATTTAAAACTGCATCTTTTACCAAATACATTATTAATGTTCTTAATCCTGAACTTAGAACCTCTTTTTTAAGAGACACCGCTGACAAAGATATCGAAGGTATTGTTTTTAGATTCTATGAACCAGGCGGAGAAGATTCAGTATTTTTAGCAAAATTAGTTGACCCGGTTTTCCAAGCAAGAGCAAAGGAAAAGGCACAAGACAGAGTAGCTGCACCAAAGACTGATGATTACATTTGGATTATGACAGCTGACTTAATGAATTTTATTGAAACCTATTCACAAGCAGACCTTGATGCAATTAAGCCAGATGGTACAACATTTGAAAGACGTTATATTCAAATTATAAATGCAATATTTAAAGATTTTATACAGGAGCACGGTAGCAAATATCGCGGTCTTGAAATAACAACTCCAGAATTCCTAAATAAGCCGGAGTTTGATGTTAATCGTGTCTTGATCAATGATGATATGGTAATTAGATTAATCGATTCAGATAAAACTCTTAAGGAATTGTACAGAGTTTTCTTAAATACATTTAGAAAGAAAAATATTAGAGTTAGCTCAACCTTTTTTAATAAAACTATGAAAGAAACTCTAAAATCCCAAATTGCTAAAGTTCAACTTGCAGCAGAGGATAAATTAAACGAGGCATTTTTTCCAACATTTAATCAATTTTTTGGTACAGATGAGGATGCCTCAGATTTTTTTAGTCAATTTCAAGCAAATCAAACTAAAAAAAAAGATATTGAAATCGTTATTTACCTAGATAAATTTCAACCTCTAAGTAAAGAACACGAAAAAATCGCAGCTAATATTAAAGGAAAGTATGATGTTCCTTGTTTAATGGTAGCGTATCACCCTGGACAAAGAAGTTCAGCTTTTCCAATGTCTTCGGAAACAGTCAAAAATTCAATTGACCGATTATCAAAAACTTCAGATTATGTAGTAGGCGGTTCAACTGTAGATTCAGTTGGAATAGATGAATTAATTGGTGCAATTGGCCAAGGTTATTCAATTAAAGCAATTGCAACCAACTTAGAGTTTGTGCCAGATTTAGTAATTGACCTAAATCGTATTAATAAGAGAGCTCCATACGCAAAAATTCCATCTCAGTTAAAGGTAGTAGAAGTACCTAAAATTGAACTAGAAGCAGAGCTTGTTAATTCAGTTAAAAACCAAGATTTTGTTTTGTATAAAAACATAACCAGTAAGCCTCTACACTCAGAGTTTTATAATATGACAAAGGAGATTGAAGAATCCCTTTTAACTGAGTCGATTTCAGTTGCAGAGCTTGATAAAAAGAAAAGTGACCTGCTTGATTTAATTATTGATGCACCATATAATGAGGCTCTCTATAAAAAGATTGAAAAACTATTAAAGAGAACCCATAACGACGTAAATAAAGAGTTATTTGATATTCTCGGCACAGGTAAAGGCTATAAAGATTTAGCAAAAACCATTGTTTCAATTGCGGACGATCTTGATCAAGACGATGACCTATTGGTGTATTTAGATAATCCAACTATTACATTTGAAGATATTACAAATAGCCCAAACGGCAATCTAAAAACCTTATTTGATACGACAGGTCTTAGCCCAGCACTATATGATCAGCTTTTTAATTTAATTGGGTCAGTTGGTAATGTAAACATTGGTCGCGGCGAAATTTTAATGTCAATCTTAATTAAGGATGCGGTAAACGCTGGAAATAGAGATAAGGGCGATATTAAAATTAAGACAGATTTAATTGAAATTAAATCAAGCGGAGATAATTTTAGATTAACTGGACAAAGCGGTACTGGTATGGGAGCAGATACTGGAAACTATATTAGAAAAGGTTTAGCCGATCTATTTACTGCAGCTAAACAGGAAGTGCCAGAGTATTTTGAAAACTCTACGGCATTTACACCATCAGCTTCTGCTACTCCAAGAAAAGAATATTTTAGCCAAGGAATTACAGCTGCTGTTCAAGCTTCAACTAAAGAAGAGGTTGTTGAAATTTTAGCAGCCGGATTCAACCTAATCTATAAGAACTACAAAGATGAGTTGACTGCTGTATTTAACGGTGCAATCGCAGAAGACGGTACATTTAATACTGGTGTCTATTTAAATGGAGTATTAAAGATTGAGTTTGATCGATATTTACAGGACGGCACATATTTTATGGCAGTTAGTAAACACACAGGAGACTATGTTTTAATTAACGGAAAGATTACAGATGATCAGCTTAAATACTTTAAGATTGAACAGGCTAATAATATTAGACCTAAATCTACTTCATCTGACTCTCTATTGGGAATAGATCTTAACATGGATTCATTCTCAACTGCTCCTCAAGAATAAGTCTAGCCTTGCTCTAATAAATATCCTAAAAGGGCGAAACTTGTGAATTCTTCTCAGAAAAACTACAAAGCTTATCTTCAGGGTAAAGCCAGATTGGAAAATGCAGTTATGCAGCATCCAAGTGGAGACAATAAGATTATGGATCTTTTACAAAAGGAAACTAATCGGACCTTTTGGATTAAACCATTCGCCGATTGGAAAAAACATACTACAAAGAAATGATTCCATTTGAATTACAAAGCGGGTTAGACGAGCCACAGACTGATGCCATGGATGTATCTACATTTATGTTAAGTCTACTGCAAATTAGAGACCAGGCTCATATTTTACATTGGCAAACTACAAACGAAGCTCAACACAATGCATTTGGTGCATTTTATGATGATTTCTTAGGATTAGTTGATGAAATTGCTGAACAGATCATTGGTAAATTTGGCAGATTTAAAGTTGGAGGCTGCGCAATTCTAGTTATGGACTACGATCAAGCAATGCCAATTTTTATTCAAAATATCGAAAGAGTATTTCAACAAGATTTTTGTGAAATATTTGATCAAGAAACAAACACTGAATTATACAATGTAAGAGACGAGTTTTTATCATTAAAGAATAAACTTGCATACAGATTAACCCTAGACTAATGCTGAAATTTAAACACATACATATCCTCGAACAGCTTCTATTAGAATCTGAATTAATTATTATTGGAAATGAAATTTCTGATATTATCACATTTGCCAAAGGCTCCAATAAAAAGGAGGAGGATATCATGAAGAAGGTCGATGAGTTTTTATCAAGACTTATCGAAAATGATATTTTAAATAAGGCAAAGACTGATCCTCAGGTTCTTCAGCAATTAAGCCAAGCTTTTCTTAATAAAGAATGGATTGATATTTTAAATAAGTATATTGATTTTATTTCTCAAACTTTAAAAATTGAAACCGAAGTTCTTGATCAAATGATTAAAGATGGCGAAGACATTGAATTACAGTTAGAGAGAATACGAGCATACAAAGGTCGAATGGCTATTGTATGGGAAGCATATCAAACCATTGAGGAGAGCAATTGGACAGCCGAGGTTAATGACCTGCTTGATAAAATTAAAATTTCATTTACTGATCAAAAGAAAACTGAAGCTGAGGTTACTAAAACATTAGTTAGCTCTGCCAAGGAAAAAATGGATGGTACGACTGCAGATTCTGAAGACTTTAGAAAAACAGCAGAAGACTCGGTAAAGGTAGCCTATATTATTTCAGACTTTTCAAATAAAGATGAGGATAAAAAGAAGCCTGAACCAGATATTATTGATGTTGAATGGGAAGAAGTTCAAACGGAAATGGATAATGATGTTGACGACTTCAAGAAATCGTCAGAGGATTTTAATAAGCGAACTGGCGGTAAGGCTGAGAAATTAGTTAAACGTGACGTTATTATTAGAAATGCAATCGAAGAACTTAGAAATTGGCCAGACCTAAATACATTAGAGTCTCAATTTGTAAAAGTTCGTATTATGATTATGACGGATGAGCGAGGCGAAATTGATGCTATTACAAAACGTCGAACTATGTTACAGACTCTCGACGATTCGGCCAAGAAACAATATATGGTTGAGGCAATTGAGGCATACTTAGAGGCAAGGACTCGTCTTGGAAAATATAAAACTGACCTTGACATAAGTCGTTATAAGGGAGTTGCCTATTCTCCAGAAATTAAGCTTCCTCTATTTGAAAGAACTAAAATTGCAATTACGTCTAAACAAATGTTAGACTCCAGCCGAATTAATTATCTACTAAAGATTGGAACCTATCTTGGTACGCTATCGGCAACTGTCGAATATCAAGGAGAAGAGCAAAAGAATCTTGGAGCTCAACTCGCAAGATTTAGACAAGCAACTTTACCTATTATTGGAAGAACCATTTCAAGAACTGCCAAGGTGACTGGTGGTAAAGAGGCTCAATTAAAAGCTGAAAAGTGGACACGCTTCTTATTTACAAGTGCAGAAAGCGGACTAGATGCACCACAAAGTAAAATTAAAGGAGCAACTAAAGTTGGATCCGGTCAAGTTAAAGAGGATGTTGCATCACCAGGTGTAGCAATGCAAACACCAGCAAGTATCGGCGGCATGGGTAATCCAATTGCGCCAACTCAAACTTCACCAGGTTCTGGTGATAATTTTCAACCAAAGAAATCTAAAAAAGCTAATAGAAATATTTTAGACTTTACTAGCTTTTATAAAAATTTAAATAAAAAGTAAAATGCAAAAAATTAAAACTTTCGAATCATTTTCACAAGAAGATTTCGAGCCAACTCAAATTCAACTAGCAGCTGAACCAATACACAGCAAAGAAGATTCACATGAAGCTGAATATGAAAATTATATGTTTTTTGGAAATCTTAAAACAATTAAAAGATGTGTTGATCTTTTATTAGAAATGGACGAGTCTAGTGTTGATGAAATTTTGAAAAACGGACACGCATGGGCAGCTGACCATATTGCTACATCAAAAGATGACGTAGAAGAGGTATTTAACTTTTTAATTAATGAAGTTAACGATTCTCAAGATAAGGAACTAATTCAAGAAGACCCAAAGGAATACTAAAATCTAATTATTAAATGTCGCCTAATCTACAGTATCATTTAAATGAAAATATATGTATTGCCGAATCCGCCTTTAGGCCGGGCAGTGATGCACATATTTCGTTATTAACTGAGGCTAGGTTTTATTTTGAAAATGGGGTTACATTTGATTCTATTACAGAGGAATTATTCATAAAAACTGATTTAGGTTTTATTGGAGAATATTTAGGGGAGCCAGTGCCACTAGATTTTCCAATTGAAGAACTTAATGAGGCTGAATATAAAGGTCGAGAAGTTGACCTAAACTATCCAAAACGAGGTGGTGCTAAAAAGTATCATGTCTACGTTAAAAATCCAAAAACTGGCAAAATCATTAAAATTGCATTCGGCGATATCCATGGAGGCCTTACCGCAAAGGTAAGCAATCCAAAGGCTAGAGCATCATTTGCAGCTAGACATCAATGTCACCTAAAGAAAGACAAAACCAAAGCTGGATATTGGGCTTGCCGAATAAATCGATATGCTCATCTTTGGGGCGGTAAAACTTATCCGGGGTACTGGTAATTATATGAATAATATACTTACATACACAGAATTTATTACAGAGGCAAGAAAAACCAAAAACTCACCAGATTGGCACGATTCAAATGCCCCTGATGCAAATGGTAGATTTAAAAGCCTTGGAATCAAAGCCTTAGCTTCATGGTTAATTAAAACTAGAGGCGGCGATATGAGAAAAATTACAGGTAGCCTTAACCAGCAAATTGTATTTAATCGTAATGATAATCCAGCCTATGCTAAAAAGATGGAAAAGGTTAGAGCCGAGGTAAAGCGCCAACTAAATAAAAAGTCATAAACGATGTACGTAAAACCATTTAATGAATACATAAGTTTACTTGAGAAAAAGTCGACTCTTGAAAATCCAGCTCAATATAAAGCCCCAGAAGGAAGTTCTAGAGATAAAAAGCTAGATAAAGCGAAGAGTTTATTAGATAGCGGTAAAAAGGATGCTGCATATAAACTTAGAGATGAGATGGAGGCCGCTGAACGAAAGAAATCTGGTTGGAAAAATACGCCAAGACCTGATTCAAAGGTAACTGAGGCGGATAAGAAAAAATCTTCTAACCTTAGCAAAGAAACCCTAGCTAAAATTAGGGCAGTTGCTACTAAAAAGGGTTATTCGTTTGCTGATTTAAAACGAGAATATTCCAAAGGTCTAGGTGCATTCTACTCTTCTGGTTCCAGACCAGGAATGACTGCTCATCAATGGGCAATGGCTAGAGTAAATGCGGCAGGTCCAAGTAAATCTTGGGCAGATGTCAAAAAGACTAGGTAACATGCATCCATATAAAGATATAGCATCTGGTGATAACTGGGTAATACGAAAATTCACCCAAGCAGTGGATCCAATTGAACTATTATGGCATAGGGATGATGAAGATCGTGCTCTTGAATTGATTGAGGGTAATGGCTGGAAAATCCAATTAGATAACTCACTACCTATAGAGTTAAATCAAACCAATCGAATAAATATTAAAAAGCACGATTGGCATCGACTAATTAAAGGCGATGGTAATTTGGTTGTAAAAATCTATAAATCATAAAATGGCATTTGAAATCGGCGATAAAGTTAAGCTTAGATTATCTAAAGATACAATGGACCGTCTCAATCTGGTAGGCGCCCCAATTGATAATAAAATTGTTACTATTGGCAAAGTCTATAGATTAGACTATGCACCAGATCAAACTTTATACATGGTCGATTTAGAAGAACCTATTGAGTTCGAAGGTACAACCTTTGACGAGATTTACGATCTTCGCGATGCAGATCTAGACCTAATTGATGTAAATGAGCCGTTGCCTGAAAGTAGAGTACTAACCTTTTCTTCTTTTTTAAATGAAGCAAAGAAGCCAGCTAGTTGGTACTTTGGTATTGCAGATTGTCATGGTGTAGAATCTTTTACTAAAGAAAATATTGATCATAATTACCTAAATCAATTAGATAGAATCCATGATTTAGGTCTTGCTGATGAAACTGCCCCGACCCGAAAGAGCGTAATGCAAGCATACAATGGTCAGCTAAATATGATGATGATGCGCTGCAGCTTTAATCAACAGCGCCATCCAGTTGTTTATAGAGTTTCTTTAACTGATGATGTTGCTGACTATGTTCAATCGTTTGTTGATCGACGTGATTATATTGGTGCACTAAATGCAATTAAAGATCACTCAACAGAGATTCAATTAGCTAGAGGCCAAGGCATGAACCTAGAAAGACGCTGGAAAATGATTCCTAATCCAGATCTCGATCCGTTTCACGGATAATCCATTACCTCCGCATACGAACTCTTTTATTGTCACAAATAGATAATAAAAAGGATTAACTAAATGGCAACAGGCAGTAAAGGACAAGAAGTTCCAGTTATAGATACCAAAACCGGTGCTCCACAGTCATCGGGCGGAGCCACTTCTCTATTTAATGCATTTTATGTGTTTAAGTATAGTGGTGGAGTTGATATAATTGATGAATCAACCTATTCATCCAATAATCAAAGTTCAAGACATGGGGCCGCGCCTCATATTATTAGTAATCCAACTGCATCTGCTATTGTTGACTGGGCTAAAACTATTCCAGTCAATCAAGATAATAGTAAGTATGGCATAAAAAACTCGCCATACACATGGTCAGATTTCCTATTTTGTAAATGGTATGGAATTGTGCCAAACAACCGACTTATAACCCTTAGAAAATTTCCGTTAGCATCAAATGACGATGCTGCAATTAAAAGAGCAAAACCGGTTCAAAATATACCAGTCGCACAGGCTGTAACTTGGTTTGGGGCTGGAACGGGTAATGACCTAAACAAAATTTGGCAAAGTACATGGTCGCTGGCTTGGACAAAAAAGGACACTGCGCCTAAGGAAGTTGCGGGAAATAATGTTACTAATTTTACACAATCCCTAGTTAAAGGTTTAAGTGCAAGCGGCGCGAATAAAGCTCTCATAGCAGCGGTAGAAAATCTAGCAAATCAGGCAGATGGAATAGCTGGTGGCGGAACCGCTGACCAATACGGTAGGGCTAAAATTGAAGAAAATGAACAAATTTATTTAAAGGGATTATGGGCAGATAATGGCGCCTTTTTTAATCAAATACAAGGTCCAGTTAATGTTAAAAAAGATTTTTTAATTAGGGATAGAGGGCTTTCGACTACTGCTCAAGATGCCAATTGGGTAATTATATTTGAATATAAAACTGATTCGTATTTTGGGATGAGTCAAAAAAGAGTTGCACTAGACATTATTGCAAACATGCTAGCTTTAACCTATTCTGATGGAGAATGGTTGCAGTCACTAAACGTCTACTATAAAAAACTAGGACTTGCACTTGCACCAACTGAACAGGCTCTACTAGAAAGTGCCTTTGTTTCAGGCGGATTAAATCCAGATAAGTTACTTGCTGCATTTACCGATATCGCCAAGGCCAGGGCAGGTTCAATTTTAAAATTGGCAGGCAAATTAGCGCCGGCTTTGGCAAAGACTGCTACCAATGTAGTAGTGGGTACTGCTAAATCTGTATTAAGTGGTGATTTTAATGTTAACCCATATGAAGGTATGTCAGCAGCAGACAAAGCTTCCATGGAGGCAGCTCTTAATGTTGAAATAACAAAGGCACTAGCCGACAGTTTTCCTGCATTTGTTCAACAGAGAGCAAATGTTCCAGACATGCCAACTGGGAACTGGCACTTAACAATAGGCAACCCAATGAATCCAATTATGAGAATTGGAGATGTTATTGTTAGAAGCTGTTCATTGGATTTTGGCGAAGAATTGGGTCCAGAAGATTTTCCAATTGATTTAAAATTTACAGTAACTCTTTCTCCAACCAGACCAAGAGATAGTGCTGATATTAGACAAACGTTTAACTTAGGTCGAACCGATTATGTTGAAACATTTGTAGGACACACATATGATCAGGCTAATACATACGGAATAGAAAATAAAGGTCAGGAATTAGCTAGTAGAGGAACCACGGAGGAGCCGAAAAAGCAGAGCGCAAGCGACGCCAGACAAGGACAAGTTGCAAATTGGTTAAATAATCGATATGGCGCAGGCACAGCGGACGGAGAAGGCGCAGTATTTCTAAAGGACGTATACTTCTATGTGCCGCCTGAAGTTGGTACAGTCGGCGGATCTAGATAAAAATATAAAGTAAACCATGTTATTATTTAAAACTATATCAAATAAACCATTTTTTTCAGGAAGTTTTACTCAAAAAATCCTTAGCAAAGGTACAGTTAGGTTTGATAGTAAGCAGTTAACTAGCGACTATACTTTACATAAAGTTGATCCTATTGAAGAAATGCGACCAGATTTAATATCAATTCTATATTATGGAACTGAAAACTATGCAGATATCTTGTGTAAATATAATGGTATATCAAATCCATTTAGTTTGGTTAGAGATCAATTAATTAGGGTTCCAAATACACCTGATGCATATTTCGTTAAAACCGAAGATATTATAGATAAGGGCACAGTTAAAGCTTTGCCGAACGTAATTTTAGCTACAAAAAGGGATTCAACTAGACTTTCATATTTAAAGAAGCTTGGAACAAGTTTGACGCAGCCAAATTTGACTCTGCCTAACGATAAAAATATTAAAGTTCAAAATGGAAAGGTTATATTTGGTGCAGATGTTACAAAGGTTAATAAACAGGACTGTCCTACCCCAATTTCAAGATCAAATGTGTTAAAAAACCTAATTGAATCAAAAATATTTAAATAATGGCACTGGATCCAAATTCAATATTAGCGATTACTCAACCTAATTTAGAAATTAGAAGGATTTCTCATATAAATCCAGAAAGTTTTGAGTCAGAGTCAGAAGTAACCACCGAGCGCGCAAATAACGCAAATATTCAAACTGTAACTGGGTTGATTGCACCCTATGTTGAAATTGATAACTATGTTGTTCCACAAAATAGGCTAGTGTCTCTTTCTATAAATCAAAATGGATTTTTGCCAGAGCTGACGCTAAGTGTTATTGATAATACTGGAGTATTTTCTGGAATGTATTTTCCAAGAACCAACCCTATTTTAAAACTATACATAAAGTCCCTTTCGCCAGCAATAAAACCAATTAGATCTGATTATTTAATTACTAATATTGTAAGCTCTGAGTTAAGTACACTTTACACTGGAGCAGGCCGCATTGAAAGTATCTATACAATTACTGCAAAGCTATATGTTCCTGGAATATATGGAAATACTGTACAAAGTATTCCAAAAAAGAAATCATGGGAGGCACTAAAAAGTTTGGCCGATCACCTAAAATTAGGTTTTGCAACAAACGAAACTTCAACTGATGATCTAATGACTTGGATTAATCCAAACGGAACGATTGAAACTTTCATACAAGATATTTGTGCTAGAGCCTATAAAAACGAAAAGAGCTTTTTTGGATGTTTTATCGACACTAATTATATTTTAAATTTTGTTAATTATGAAAAAGCCCTTAGCAAAGAAACTAAAGTTATGCAAACAGCCGGCGATGGAATGGAGTCTCAATATAGTGCAGTCAATAGTGTAAGTAAGACTGAATCAAAAGACGATAAACCTAAAGACACAGAGTTAATCGATGTACTATTATCTTCGTCAATCACGGACACCCATTCTGGATTCAACATTGCACACTATGCAATGTATTCTAACCACGGCGAGGTTTTATCAAAACAAAGCTTTAGGAAAAGTATTACGTGGCACGATAGAAAGTTTTATTTAGAAAATAAGCTGCCAATCAATCACTATATTGAGCCATTGAGCGAAAAAACAATTGAGAATAAAAATGCTACTTATCAAAAACCCAAGCTTGCTACATTTTCAAAGGAACAAACTAGTAGGTGGGTTGGAGTTGACTATAATAACGGCCATGCAAACTATAAATTTGCTAGATTACTAAATAGCCATAATACTGATGAACTTGGAAAAAATTATTTGGTTGTTAAGCTGCCTGGAGTAACTCAAGCTATCTATCGAGGTGGTAAAGTTGATGTGTTAATTAAGAGACAATTATCAGGTGAAGCAGATGCAATTGCGCCAGATTCAAACTTTGAACAACCCGTCACCTCAATCAAAGGATCAGGGGAAGTAATTGATTTATACTTGACTGGACCATATATTGTAAAAGATATAATATATGAATTTAATGGAAGCCCAGAAGCGTCTGAATTTAAATATTCAACTGAACTTATTTTAGTTAGACGCGAATGGCTTGAAATTAGTGATGATAATAAATTAGACTCGGAAAAAAATATTTAAATACAATGTCATTACCAGATTTTGAACCACAACCAGATCCATATGTTAATAGCAGTGCCTTGGGTGCTGACGCAACAGCTGGTGATAAAAGAAGCTCTTGGGTAGCATCTGTTGTAAATGATAAAGATACTAGATCATTACCTAATATTATTCAATCATTTAGAAATTCTAGGCTTTCGACTGGATATGATGAACCTACCTATTTTGGATTTGCACTAGACATACATAGTCAATTAAGTGAAGCTAAAGGAACTATAAACCCATACACTGGGCTTAAAGCAAATCCACTGTTCTATTTGCCAGACTGGGCAAAAATGTCATCAGATGGAAGCGGTATTACTGAAGTAAACACTGGAACAAATTTTCCTGACCTACTTGCAAATGCCAGCGAAGCCTGTGCAATTCAATACTTGAATAGTTTTTCTCTTAAACTTAGTGAAACTAACGACGAAATTTTACCTAAAAATCTACTATTGAATTCGGCAGCAGCCTCTACTATCACAAATAGACCGGCTGGCGAATTAAACCGAGGTTTCTATTTAATGGAATTTATTAAAACTTTAAATCATATTCAAGAAAAATCTCCATGGGCATTTAAAGAACTAGATGGAATACCTAACCTATGGAAAGCTTGCCAAGCAGGCTACAAATTTGAACCAATTACACTTACAATAACTGGAGATGAGACAGTAGATCTTAGATTAACCCGCCTTGCCGAAGCATATCGTCTATTGAGTTATGATTCGTTTAATGGTAGAAAGGTATTGCCTCCGAATCTTGAAAAGTTCTCAATGGATATCTATTTTATGGATTTACGTTTCCTAAAAAATGGTGAAAATGTTGGACTTAATATTAATTTAGGCTTTGGCGGACCCAGTGCACAATACGATGAAACGTTCAGTGGCCAGGTAAACTTTGGTGGAATTGCATTTAGATGCATGGGCTGCAAATTTGATTTTTCAGACTTTTTAGAAAATGCAGGAACTCAAACTAAATCGTCGACTGGCGAATCTTCCAGTAACCTACAACCTAAAATTAAAATTATTGTTGATCGAGTAATGCCAGCCACATATTTTGGCGATAAAGCATTTGGCACAGCTGGTTTCTTTGATGATGAAGCTGGCTTAAATCCACTATTTGGAGGATTGGGCGGTGCTCTTGATCTTGGTCCTTTTACTGGAGGAATAACTAGAGTGTTATCCGCGGGCCGTCGAGCTCTAACTAATATATTAGGAGCTCCTCAACGAGCCCTAAATGATGCTCTACTTGGTCTAGAAAGACAGTTTGATGCAGCCGTTGATGGTGCACTATCAAATGGTCCTCTTAATTCTAGGCCATTTGAAAAGTTTTCGCCAACAGATTTAACCGCAGTTACCAAAGAAAGAGGAGCTGCTCCAATTAATGATGACTTATATGATGGATCGCTAGTACAGATATTAACTGAACGAAAGGCCGGTGGTACAATTACAAAAGACACTTTCCCAGGCAAAGACATTAGAACTGTTTTACCAATTAAAAATGATATATTTCCAGGTAAAGACACCAGAACAGCTTCACCAATCAAGAATGATATGTTTCCTGGAAAGGAGATTACCCAAATTGGAAAAATTAATACTGATATTTTCCCAGGAGACGTTCCAATTATGAAAGCGGTAAACCAAAGGAAAGTTGGAGGTAAAATAACTAGTCAAAATCCACTTAAGCCATAATGATTGTAAACAGAGACCTAGATATTAAACGCTCGTCAGACACAACGATTGACTATATTTTAAAAAAGTATATGGGTACAGTTGTTGATGCAAACGATCCTCTTAAACAGGGTCGATGTAAAATTTTAGTGCATGGAGTATTTGATACACTAAAAACTGAGGATCTTCCTTGGGCAAATCCAATGGCAAAACCTACATTTTTTGGTAAAGAGGGTGCTGCCAGTATTTCTATTCCAAAAAACGGAGCCCTTGTAGTTGTAACATTTGATCAAGGCGACATTTATTCGCCTGAGTATTCTCAGTTACAGGAACTTGCGGCAGACTTACAGGAAGAATTAAAAAAGGATGGTGAATATTTAGGTTCGCATTTTATCCTATGGGATGGCGATGAACAGCTTAAATTGTGGTTTACTGTAGGCAAAGGCTTAACATTCGAAAATAAAAAATCCCGAATTAATATTGCTCAGGATTCAACTATTACAATTGAGCATAAAGACACTGAGTCTATTATTGAACTAGAGGGTCCTACTATTAAAATTATTGCAAATTCAACTGTTGATATTACAGCAACCTCTGAGGTTAGGGTAACATCTGAGCAAGTATGGCTTAGAGGAGACTTTACTAGACTTGGAGCAAGCGGCTTAACTGAGCCAGCTGTTATGGGAGATGCACTTATGGCAACAATTGAGTCCCTTGCATCAATGATCGATGGCAAAATGCCGTCGACCCCAGGCCTAGCTAAAGGCGTTGTAAGTTTAGCAAAACCATTAATTTTATCAGATACAGTTACCGTGGGTAAGTAATTTAGGTATATTAATTATAGTGAAAGACTATTATAATATACTAGAAGTTGAGCGCGGATGCAATCAGGCAGATATTAAAAAGGCATATCGAAAACTTGCCATTAAATATCACCCTGATAAAAATCCTGACGGTGATTCCAAATTTAAGGAAATCGCCGAAGCTTATGGTGTATTAGGAGATGTAGAAAAGCGTAAAGGTTACGATAAAGGCGGTGCTAACTTTGAGGACCTTCGTGACATGTTTAGCGGATTTGGCTCAACCGATATTTTTACCCAAAATTGGGGTATTGATCTTGATATAGTAGTTAATCAAAAAATCGATCTTAAAGACCTTTTAACTGGTAAGACTATTGAAGTAGTCTATAATAAAAAGGGCGAGTCTACCCCAAATCGTTTTAGTGTAGAGCTTAGCCCAGACAAAACCAAACACCAATTAATTTTTGATGGTAATCGAGCATTTTCTAGATTAACTTTCCAAAATATGGGAAATACTGGTAAACTTGGTGGAGGTGCAATGTTTAATCGCACATTTATTGGTAATCTATATGTCCTATTAGAAATAGTAATACCATCTGGTATTGTTATGGATGCAGCCGGTAATATTATAGATAACAGAGAAGTAGACTTAACCGAGTTAATTAATATTGAAAATCTAATCTTTAAATCTGTGTCTGGCACAAAATTTAAGATAAAATCTCTTAGCGCTAAGTCCTTTAGCGATATTCAAATAACCATTCCAGGCCGAGGATTAGCTACTGGGTTTCAAAATAAAGGTGCATATGTCTTTAAAATTCATACAAGGGTACCTAATTTTGATAAACTAACTGATCTCGAGAAGCAGGACCTACTACGCTTAATAAATAAAACTATATAGATGACAAGTTGTCATCTGTTATAAATTATTTGTACTGATACGATATAAATAATAAAAAAAATCAGGCAACGTGGTCCTTACAGACGTAAACGAAATTACAAATACCTCAGATATGCTCTTCATTATTGAAAGAGTAAATGAAGGTCTAAACACAGTTAAGTCAGAGAATGGTGACATTGTTATGGAAGGGGTTTGTGCAGTATTTGACACAAAGAATAACAACAACCGAATCTACGAAAAAGCTGAGTATCTTCCACACCTAGAATACCTAAACGAGAAAATCGAAAAGGGTCAACTATTTGGTGAGTTAGATCATCCACAAAATTTTGATGTTTCACTTAAGAATGTTTCTCACGTAATTGAGAAATTATGGTACGATCAAGATTCTAATAACGTAAAAATTAAAGTACGTCTGCTAAATACACCGGCTGGTCAGATTGCAAAAACTCTAGTTGAGTCAGGCTGTACAATTTCAACCTCTTCAAGAGCTGCTGGTCAAGTAGCAAATGAGGGTAAAGTAAAAATCCAAAGAATATTCACATACGACTTAGTCGCTGAGCCTGGTTTTAGCGAAGCAGTTCTTAGAAGATCAGTTAACGAAAGTTTCCAAAGCAATTATTCTATGCTTTTCGAATCTTTGGATAATATTAAATCAAGCTCAATTATAAACAAATTGGTAGATATTTCTGAAAGCTTAAACCTCGCAGAATCGATCAAAGTTTATAAGATAAATAATGAAGAGATAGTAAAACCTATGGAAAATAATAACAAACACATGACTAATGAGTTTGTAACGAAAGAAGCGTTCAACCAATATTCTGAACTTGTTAAAGGCAAGTTTGATTCTCTTAAGGAGAGTGTAGATAAAATGGTTGATAACTTCGCAGTTACCGAAGAAGACCAAACAGATGAAGATCCGAATTTGGTTACAGATCTAAATGCTGAAGAAGAAAACACACCTGCAACTAATAACCAATTAGTTGAGTACGTTAACTATCTTTCAAGCGAGCTTGGCAAAGTAATTGAATATAACAATTACCTTTCTGGCATGTTAAACAAATCAATTGACTATTCTGAGCATGTTGCTGAGAAAGTTAATAAGGTAATCGATTACTCGGATTATCTTGCTGAAAAAGTTGAACAAGGTATCGGTTACTCTGAATACGTTGGCGAAAACTTAAATAATGCAATTGATTACTCTGAGCATATCGCAGAAAACGTAAACAAAAATATTAAGTACACAGAATACTTAGCAGAAAACCTTGATAAAGGAATTCAATACACTGAGTATGTTGCTGAAAAATCAGAACAAGGTATCAGATACACTGAATACGTTGCTGAAAACTTAAAGCACTCAGTTGGTTACGCTAATTATCTTGCTGAAAACCTTGAAAAAGGAATTAAATATTCTGAGTATATTGCAGAATCACTAAATGACGGTAAATCTGGTCTTTCTACCAAATCTGCCTCTGCATTTAGCCAAATCGAAAAATTAGACGAATCAGTAAACTACCAAGTTGCTGAAGGTTCTAAAGTTAACGATATAGTTGGTTCAGTAAATGCAATTGTTAAGCATATTAAAGATAACTCAGCTAAATCTGTATTAGAAAGCAGATATCCATTCCTAAAACTTCTTAACGAAGATAATAAATCAAGATTCTTTAATTTAGATCAAACACAAAAAACTGCTATTATAGAAGCTCTTTCTGGAGCAGTTTATTTTAAAGAAGAAGACGTTATCCAAATTATTGAGTCAGTTCTTAACAAACAACAAGAAAACGTTCCTACCTTAATCAAATTCATGCCTACTAAATTCAAAGATATTTTTGAAAGCATGACCCCTGCAGAAAAGAGCCGCTTAGAAGCACAAGCTTCCCTAACTGTTCTTAACACTCCTTACCAAGTTAAAAACTTCTGGGAGAGCAGAGATCTAAGAGGAATTAATGAAAGAATTTATTTCGAAAAACAAAATAAAAATGCGCAACACATCAACGAAAGCCAAGGTAGAGAAGGTTTTATCTCGATTGAGAAAGTTGCGGAACATCAAAGAGGCTATGGTAACACATACCTCGACGCTCTAAAAAGAAGAGCACAAAACTAAAAAATTTTTAAAACAAAATGTCTACAAAAGTATTTAAAAGACTAAACGATTCTTCGATTAAGTCAACTTGGGCTCCAGTTTTAGAAAGCTATGGTGTAAACGCAGATTCACGTCCTTGGTTAGTAGATTATTGCCACTATCACGCAATGTTCGAAAACGCAGGTTCAATCAATGAAGCTACAGTTGCTCCAGGCTTATTCTATCAACAACCAGGTTCTATCAGTGGAATCGGTAACCCATTAGCTCCTACAACAGGTGCAAACGGTTCAGGTGATAAATTCCCAAGTTTATTGCCAGTTGCTATTCAAGTAGCAGCAAAAACAATTGGTTTCGACCTAGTTGGTGTAGTTCCTATGGACTCTCCAGTTGGTTTCCTTCCTTACCTAGATTATGTTTACCAAGGTGGTAACTTAGGTACTGAATTCGAACCATATTTGATCAAAATCGCTGATTTCACTACAGGTGAAAAGGCTACATTCACAGCTGGTACTGAGTACACAGTTGATGGTGATGGAGCTGGAACAGCTGCAGTACTTACACTACAATTCGTAGGTGCTTCACGTATTGACGGTCAATTGATCTTCAAAGTAGTTACTTCTGATGATTCTATCACTTTAGCTACTTACTTAGGTGCTGGTAAAGTGTTAAACAGTGTAACTTTAGATGCGGCTAACAAAGTTGATTTAGTATCTGCTTTAGAAAACCACATCTCTGGATTCACTTCGACTTCAACTGAAGCTCACACAGATTTCTCTGGTCCTTTCCTTTCTGGAAATGAGTATACTCAATCTATGGATAGAGCAGCTGGTGAAGGTTCTAAATTCCGTCAAATGGGTCTTAAAATGTTTACTAAGTTCGTTGAGGCTAAAACTTCTCAAGTTTCTATCTCTGCAACTGTTGAACAAATCCAAGATCTTAACAGAGTTTGGAATTTCGATGCAATCTCTATGTTGGAGAACGTTGCTGTTAATGAGCTTGCTCAAACAATCAACAAAGAAATCGTTTCTAAAGTTAAAAACTTAGCTACAACTAATGCTACACTTGCTAACGCAACTGAAGGTTATGTTGCTAACGTTAACGTTCAACCAGGTTCTGGTACTTTTGAAAACGTAACGACTTCTCAAAGAAAATTAGTTACTAAGATTCTTGAATCTGCTAACTTAATTTATCACAGAGCTCGTTTCGGAGCTGGTACTTTCGCAGTAGTTTCTGCTAAAGTTGCATCTGCTATGGCTGATGCTGCTGGTTATTCAATCGCTCCATTCAACAATGATTTAGGTTCTACTGCTGGAACTCTTTACCCTGCTGGTAAAGTTCACGGTTTAACTATCTATGTTGATCCAAACTTACGTTTTGATAACAACACTGTTCTTATCGGACGTAAAGGTGCTGACGAAGAGCCAGGACTTAAATTCATGCCTTACATCATGGCTGAATCTCTTCAAACTATTTCAGAGGGTACATTCTCTCCGAAAATCGGAATGAAGTCAAGATATGCTCTAGTTGAAGCTGGATGGCATCCACAAACTCAGTACGTACAATTTAATATTGTTGACGGTGCTAATGCAACGGGTGTTAAACACTTAACTGGTGAGTATGTTGCTTAGTCTTTAATAGATTAATATCTCAATAAAGTAAAGCCCTCTTCGGAGGGCTTTCTTATTTTAAGAGGTCAGATAAATAACTAAAATAATTGTCTAATTAGGTAATTATAACAACTATTTAATCTGAGACCCTCTAACGGCCTTAACTTATTTTTAATATGAATACTCATATTACAGGATTGGAGAGACCAGGAGTGATCAGAGAAGATCGAGTAATTAAAAAAATGAAACAATGAAATGGCAAACCAAGTATTGTCTTACACAGAATTCCTAACTGAAAAAGTTAACCAAAACTTAGCATCTATGCCTGCTGCAGGTTCTAGATTAGGAAAAAGCGTTGATCCTAAAATGGCTAAATTAGATATGCCTAAAGGTTCTAGCATTAAAAAATCAGTTGACACTAAAATGACTGATCTTAAAGCCGCTAAAGGTGCTAAAATCACTAAGTCTGTTAACCAAAACTTAGCAGAAGCTGCGCCTAAAGGTAAAGCTATCACTAAGTCAGTTGATCCAGCATTTGGCAAATTAGTTATTAAAGGTACAGCTATCACTAAGTCAGTTGATCCTAAGATGGCTAGCAAACAAAAATAATTAAAAACTCGATGAGGATTACACTAAGCGTACCTCCTAGCATAATTCAATATATGGATGAAGCAGGTATTCCTATGCAGGAAAGAGCAGATCTTTATGAAAGATTTGTTATGTATGCAACTGGTCTAATGACTGGCGACGAGCTTGATCGATTTGAATCATATGCAGCTGACCATGAGTCAGCATATGCTGAAGACTCAAGATCAATGACGTTTGAGTCTTTTATTCAACTAAATGAAAAGAAAAGAAATTCTCTTAAAGAATTAGTTGGTAAAGATGACGAAGAAGAATTAGATCTTGACGATGCTCGACGTATTGGAAGAAAAGTTTCCAAGATGACTGGCGATGATCGTAAGAAATTTGTCGGCATTATTAATTTTATGGGAGCAAGCTGTCGAATATACAATGAAATTTGGGCAAACTATAAAACAGTTGATCCAGAAAGAAAAGATTCCAATAAAGGTAAAGCCTTTAGAGGAGAAAAACCACAAGCATAATTAAATGGGAGTAATCTGCGAAATTTTTCAAAGTCACGAACTTAAATGGCAAGTTAAAGACTGCGAGCCAGTTTGGAACCAAAACGATCAAAAAACCGTTTTGCACAACTTTAATGTGTACCCTGACCTAGATTTTGTAGATGCCTATGGAAATTCTACCTATGTAAAGTATACAGGTGCAGATAAAATACGTGACCTTTTACTTGCAATACACAAAGTTATTTGTGGTTATGTTAATGAAAAGAAGAGCAAGTCTACTAAAAACGAAGCTCTTGAGCTTCCAGCCGGAGGATCTAATCTACCTGCTGTTCAAGGAAGTAAGGAACTTGCGACTATTCAGAAACCTGGATTGCCTGCAGTTACTCAAAAACCAGGACTACCTGCTGTTATACAAAAACCAGGCTTGCCTGCAACTATTCCATATGATGCAGCTCAATATACAAAAGAAGATCCAGAAGATCAAAAATTGCTACCGGCTCCGGCCGAATCTCTTTTTTATTGTTTAACAATGGAAGACGAGAATAAAGTAATACATACAATCGAGGTTAAGTCTGGCGAAACTGCTCCAACTATAGAATCTTTAATTGGAACTGATATTGAAGCTAAGGGTAAGATAAAACTTGCGTCTGGCCCATACAAAACGCTAGAGGAAGTTGAAAAAGAGTGTACAATTGAAGAAAAACCAGAAGAAGACTGCTGTAATTATTATGTAACTATTAAAACAAATAAGTTACGAATGATTGAAGAAGGTTCTGGCGAAAAAAACATTAAATTTAGATATTTAATGTCAAATAACATGTTAAAGGAATTAGGCGGCGATAAAATAGCAAACGCCGATAAATTTACTATTTCAATTACACCAGCTTCTACTAGATTAACTAAATTATTTGGTGCAAGCTTTGATATGAAGCTTGAAGATTTTCAAAGCGATGATCCAGTCTATGCTGGAAACTTAATTGTTGCAGTTATTCCAACGTTAGATTTAGATATTGTTGGAAACGAATCTCTACCATCAACTCAAACCGCAAAGACTTATAACGAAGTTAGTGCAAGAGAGTTAAAGCGTAGAATAAATGAGTTAGAGTTCAATAGAACAAAAACCATGACTCCAGAACAAAAAGAAGCTGAGTTTAAAAAGCTTCTTACCAAATGGGAGGAAGACGAGCGTAGAGATAATGCATAACTCAAAGAATAAATAAACAAAAAGGTCCAATATAAATGGCAGGTTTACCACATTTTAAAAATTCAACAGTAGGTCGTAATCTATTTGAACCGTTATACCTTAACCAGTTCACGGTAATTATTACCCCTCCTGCATCAATCAACAATAATACAATTACCCCATTATTGGTTGAGCACGTAAAATCAATTAAAGGTTTACCAGAACAAGCTGGTACCGGTACATTGGCTGAACAAAAGTACAGATTCTCTAAAAGATATTTCGCGGCAGCAGCTCCTAAGGAAACTGGTGCAAAACTTACAATTGAGTTTGAAGTCAACTTAAATGACGCAAATGAAATGTATATTTACAATCAATTTAGAGCATGGGGTAACCTAGTATACGATCCATTAACTGGTCGTCAAGGTCTTAAAAAGGACTATGCTCCAAACGGTGCCAACATTTATGTAGGTATACACAACAGAGCCGGCGATATCTATAGAGAATTCACATTCTCTCCAGTATTTGTTTACGGAGATAATTTAACTGGTGAAATGGATTTGAAATACGAAGGTGATGCAATCTATACAACAGCATTCCAATTCGTTGCAGATAGCTATACTGAAACCAGAAACGGACAATTCTAAAAATTAAAAACCTAAAGCTAAATGGATATTTTTAACCTAAAAAGCAGCGCTGTTAAAGACTTTAAAAGATTTATGGATATAAAGGCTCCGTCGTTTGGTGGACCTAACGAAACTGAGTCATTTGATAAATCTAAAAGAAAGTCTTTAAAAGAATGGACTAATATTGCAAAAAGAGACGCTAACTTTGAAAATGGCGGAAAGAATCATAATAACGATAGTTATTGGAAAGCTTTTAATAGTGATGTACCAAGTCGTGCAGCTAAGATTAAAATCGAAGAACCTTTAAATACGACTCCAGCAATGGGCGTTACAATAGTAAAAGAAAGTCATGTTCCTCAATTTGAAAACTATATGTTTGAAGAAGACGAAGAAATTAAAGACACTGAAATAGAAGAAACTCCAGAAATCGACGAAGAAGCTCTTGAAATGTTTATGGAAGAGTTTAGTGATGAACTAAAAGAAATTTTAGAAATTGCTTGCGAAAAAATGGAAATCGAAAAAGACGAATGTGTTGAAATATTTAAAGCAGCTATTCAAAGAGTTGCAGAAATGCCAGAAGAGGACGAGTCGGAAGAATTAACTGACGAAGACGAAGAATAATATTAAATTTACTTAAATAGAAAAGGAGATCAATGATCTCCTTTTTTTATGTCTTTTAGAACGGCTTGAAATTCTTGGTCTGGATCAATTACGGTAAAATCAAACTCGACCCAAGTATATGTGGTCTTTAAGAAATTAATTGAATTCAAGATGCCAGTTGGCGAAAGCTCAGTATTTAGATAAATTAGCCTGGAATATTTCTGGTTCTTTATCTTAATAACTTTATCAATCAATTTAGAAATTTCATAATTTAATAGAAACGCTTGGACTTTATTTGGAATAAAGATTTCAGTTTGAAATTTTTCCTTTACGATCTTATTAATATTAAGAACATAGTCGCTTTTACTTTTTTTAGAAAAGCGCTCAACGAATGTTTTATAATCTCTTACGAAAACAATAGTTAATTCTCTGGTTGCAATATCTTCTGTCAAAATGTGGATAACTTTTTTTATTCAGACTCGGTTAGAATCTGAACTACATCAACCCCTGCCTTTTTTAATAAGTCGAGACCGGCAGAGTCTCTGTATGTTTCTGAATAAACTACTCGGTTAATTCCAGCTTGTAGAATTAATTTGCTACATTCTCTACACGGAGACATTGTAACATAAAGAGTAGATCCCTCAGAAGATTGTGTGGATTTTGCAACTTTAGCTAATGCATTTGATTCAGCATGCAAAACGTACCACTTAGTTTCATAGTCTAAAAAGTTATTATCTTTATCAAAGATTGGAGTTTCGCACTCGTTTTCAAATCCAGAAGGGGTTCCATTATAACCATCTGCAATAATAGTATTGTTTTTTACCAATAGAGCTCCAACCTTTTTACGACGAGCATTGGATAACTGGCCCCATTGTGACGCCATTTTCATGTATACTATATCATATCTAGTTATCATACTTCAAATTGGTTTACAATCCAGGTTAAAAGATCGTCTTTTTCTTGTAGAATTAAAATATCATCTTGGTCCTGTTCAACAAATTCAAAAATATCTGTAAAATCTTGAGTTGGATGGCCAGACATTGATACTAGATTAGTTTTAACTGATGGTAGTCTAGTTGGGATAAACTCGCCAAGCAGCATTTTACTAACTAACTCATAGTGTCTATCATATATGTGATATGAATTTGCATGGTGAGTGTATGTACCAAGTTCCAATTCTGGATAAAATTCTTTTAGATGTGCTAGGGCTTGCATTTGAAGAGAACAGAAAAATGCAACATCAGTTGGAGTACCCCAAATTGCATCATTGGATCTCATATAGACACTGAAATTTAGTTTATTATGTCTAATATGAAAAATTCCATACATTGTACAAACAAAATCTTTATTTCCGTTATATTGATGTTCTGGCGTATTAAAGTGAAGTATCGCCTGTCGACTGTCCTTATCTTTTGCTAAGGAAGCAACTGCCCATTCATATTGAGTAAGACCGCCTAGCGACTTTGGCTTAAATATTAAGTTACCGTATGCTGAGTTTACAGTTCCATTTGGATTTTGTATCTGTTCCCAAAATTTAGCATACTTTGAAATAAACGCAACGTCATTACGTCCGGCATAATACCATAATAATTCAGCTGCAATATATTTGGTCTGGGTTGACCTGGTCATATTAGTATACATACACTGACTTGGATCAGTAATTTCTAATGAAACATTTAGTAATTCTTTACTGGTAGTTCCTCGGGTTTCACACAAGTCGCCATTATCAAATAAATCAATTAGTGATTTTTGGTAAGCTTCTGCGAATGATGTTCCTTTGTAAGTATGCATAGGTCTATATTAATTTACTCTTATATCAGAAAAATGGTCTTTGTTTTCGACAAACACCTTAATATCAAAAAACTCTTCCGGTAATGGATCATGCGAGATTACAAACACTGTCATATTGTGCTTCTTAGCAAAAGTTTTTAACAAATCAACTACTTTGTAAATACTTACAGAATCTAGAGAAGAAAATATTTCATCTAGAAAAAGTAGATTAATTTTATTATTTTTCATTTTAATTAATTCTAATATACACAATAGTACAATTAGATTCATTTTCTTTTGTTCGCCGGCTGATAGTGACTCTGGCGAAATTTGCATTCCAAGGTGTGTAATAATAGGATTAAATTCCAAATCAAATTCAAATGCAAACTTAAACTCAAGCATTTTAGAAGTTCTTAGAATATTCTTATTAAGTAGAGGAATAATTTGATTCATTAGGATACGTTTCATTCCGTTATCTGAAAGAATTACTTCAAGCTCTTGATTAACTGAAAGTTCCTTATCTAATTCGCCTAGATCGGTGTTAGTCGATTCAATATCTTCGTTTAACTGATCAATAATCTTTTGTAGATATTGAGTTTGTTTTTCTGAGTCTTGCGATTGCGTTAGCGAATCCAATTCTATTTTTGCAGAATCGATTGCTGACGAAAGTTTTGCATGGTCGTTTCTAAATTTTTCTTGAGATGCTTCAAGATCCCTAGCTCCAGTTTCTATTTCTGAAATCTTAGTTGCTATTGGCAAAAGTTCTTCTTGAAAATTGGCTTTATTATCTTCCAGTTGCTGCTTAATTCCAATATGAACAGTATCAGTTAAATCGCTTAAGCAGTGTGGACACTTGTTTTTTGCATATATTGCTAATTTTTTATCGATCTCAGCAATATTAAATGTGCACGAAGATTTAGATTCTCTGGCAGCCTTTAACTTATTCTTAGTAGCGTCCAATTCGGTTTTAAGATCAGCATATGATAGCTTAACTTCGTCTTGTTTAGACTTGGCTCTAGTTAAAATATCGTTTAGTTGAATAATTCTGCTTTCCTTTTCTTGAGTTAAGTCTTGTTGCAGAGCTAATAATTGTTGCACTGCTTGCTCTAATAGATGTTGATTTTTAGTAAGAGCAGTTTGACTAGCGAATTGCTTGCCCTTTACTGTTTTTGCGTCTTCTTTAACCAATTGATTCATATCATTAACTAGATCTAATCCAAAGATCTTATCAATAATTTTTCGTTTATCAGCTGGGCTCAATTTAACAAAACTCTTAAAGTCATTTACTGAAAGAGAAATCGTATTTGAAAAAACATTAAATGGAATTTTAACAAGTTCTTCTTCAATAAATTCATCAACTCTTCTTTTATCAGGTAAATTATAGTCATTTCCGTTAATTAGAATTTTAGAGAAATTTGGTTCAAGTCCTCTTTCTATTTCAACTTCATCACCATTGTTTGCGGTAAACTTTACTAAAGTATAGGCATTTTTATTGATTCTATTTGGAATCTCTTTGATTTTTCTAATACCAGATTTTCCATATATAGAAACAGTCAAGGCATCCGATATACTGGATTTACCAGACCCGTTTGTTCCTTGAACAAGAATTAAATTTGGCTCATCTGAAAATTTAAAAGTTTGTATCTTATTTCCATACGAGCAAATATTTTTAAATGCAAATTCCTTTATTTTCATAAGTCTTTTGGTTTAGGCAAGCTTATTACCTGATCTGTCAAAATTTCAGTAGAAGCAATAACTTGCCAAGTTTTAATTTGATCATTCCATTCAATACTAGCGTTTGGATAGTCTGATACAGTATAGCTTGAAATATTACCTGTTAAAAAGTCCAGCCAGTGATATGCATGTAATTTATCAACCAATCGTGGATCATCTTGAATATTTTTAAGATCTTCTGGCGTAGCATCGGAGTTTGACTCAAGTAATTCATTTCTTAAATCATTAACTAACTTATCCATCTCAGAATTTAATTGCTTTAATTTGATTGGATTGGTCTGAATTGTATTTGAAAATGCTGGTGCTAAACTAAATACAAGTTTTGCCTGAATCATATTTAAATCGTGTGCACAAACTGTTTCAATAGGTTCACCTTGTAAAATTCTATTGGTAGCTATAATCTTAGGAAAACCTTCGACCGGGTCAAGCTGTATTTTAACTTTATTTGTAATTCCAATATTAAACATAGTCTTTATCTTGTTTTGCTCTTTCCTGTATTTCAAAGAATTTTGTAATAAGATCCTTTTTCATAACTGGAGTGTATTGTTTTGAATTTAAGTAGGTTTTAAAAATTTCAAACGCATCAAACTTATCTGAACTTGATAGGTCTAACAAAATATCAGCCGGCTTAGCTTCGGATGAATCACTACTTGTATAGGTAAAAAATTCAATTTTTCTATATTTTATCTGCTCTAATACAGCTAAGAACTGACTAAGCGGAATTTTATTGGATAAATTAATCTCAATCATAACATCAACAAAATTATTGGTTAATAATCCTTTTAGCTGATCAATATTCATATCTAATAACTCGCATATATCGTATTTGACATAATTTGGCGATGTTAGGTTTTCAATAAAGGTTTCTGTATAATTGTTTTTAGCATCTATTATGTAATACCCCTTAGCGTTCCCTCGATCACCACGGTCCATCTGGTAGGGCGTTCCGGTATACAATATATTATCTTGTTCTTGTCTGTGATGGATGTGGCCAGAGTAAACCCTGTTATACTGGGATAGGGCGGTAATTTCTAATCCATGTTCAACTTTGGTCCATCTATTAAATTTAAGACCCTTAATATCTGCATGACATACAATACGATTACACATACCTGCATAGTCTGCAACATGGCCTCCTAGAGTTTTAGTATCTTCAACCCAAGGTAGCATTAGCCAATTCTCAGTTTCGTTAATTGTTAAAATCTCTGGGCTCTCAAATACATGGATATTTTCAGCAAGGTGTTTTAGGTGGCGAACTGAGTTAACTTGATTTGAATCTTTGTAATAGACATCATGATTACCTAATATAATAAAGACACCTCTTTTAAATACTTTAGCCAGATTTTCAAAAATTTCCATTGAATCATTTTGAATTCTAACATTAATAGATTCTCTAGAATGAAAAATATCGCCCTCTAAAATAAGAATATCTGTTTCTGGATTAAATCCATTGTCAGCTGCCGTTTTTGGTAAAACTTCTAATAAAAATTCTTTTTGAATATCTGCCCACTCTACAGAATTGTTTCTAATTCCAAGATGGAGATCACCTACTAAAAAGATTTTGTCTATATTGTTTAACTTCATTAAAATAACTTTTTAAATCGAACCTTACCGTCTAGTATTCCAAATTTATTATTAAGTTCTAATAAAAGAACCTCTTTATGTTCGTATTCCATTGATTCAAACAGTCGTTTAAAATCTAGTTGAGAAATCATTGACACGAAATCTAATACATCGATTGGTCCAATGAATGTTGTTTTTCTATTAGTTCTAACCAGTTCGCATAGTCTAGCAAACGCTAGATTTAATTCAGGTTTAGTAAATTTGCGACCCTGTGACGATATTTCCATTAAGCCAATCATAACTTCATCTGCTAGTGCAATATTATTTAGGTCTCGTTCGATAATCATCTTATCAGTATATCGATCAAATGATGCTGCATCCAGTAGATGACTATCAGTATGACTTGGATCTAACCTAATTCCATTGTTTTGATAAATCTCATCGCTACCTCCATCTCCACTATTCCAAGAGTTATTGAAGATTTTATCTTCTCTCTTTAATTTTAAGTGTTGTTGATACCTTGCTTCATCGCCATCATCAATTTCAGAGTCTTCAGCTAAATCAATTTCTTCAGAATCGTCGTGACTAGAGACTTCACTATCTTCTCCATCTAAGGCTGACCAATTGTCGCCTTCGTTTGTAAATAGTTCTTCCTCTTTAACTTTTTTCTTCCACATAACTTATTGTAGTTTTTTTATAAATTTTCTAAAATGTCGCTATGTTCTCCAAACTGCTTGATAGTAGGCGCAATGGTCAACTGCGGTTTAGGTTGGACATTTGCATACTGTAGACGTAAATCATCTTCGATTGCAGAAATATCATCGTCATCCGAGTAGTATTCGCTAGCTGGATCAGTTTCTTCGACAAGTCTAGAGAAATCGTAATTCATTCGATACATTTTAAAGCTTTCCGTATAGCCTTCATCACGGTTAGCAATAACCTTAATTTTAATTCGTTTTTCCATTGGACCTCGCATCAATCCATAAAGAGAGTCAACTGTATGGACAAGACCAAATGATTCTGCAATATCTGACATTCCAATATTTTGATCGTCTACTGCATCACGTTTAATTTGAGTTGCAGTAATAATAGTCCATTCATTTCGTTGAGCTACTGCTCTTAATTCTTCAGAAATTACTTTGATTTTCTCGTAAGTATTTCCCTGCTCACGCATAGGTCTCATTAAATTAATATAGTCAACTATTATAATTTGCATGTGTTGACCTGTACTTTCCTGTACCTTTAGGAAATAGTTCTCAATATCAACTGCGGTTGCGCTACCGGTTGCAAACTCTTTAATCCAAAGTTCTCCAGGATTGGAGCCGCTTTGTTTAAATTGTTCAATTTTAGCTTCAATTAACTGGGTACGATCCGCTGAAGTAATATCATTATAGTGATTAGATTGAATATTTAAGATATTCGAACCTAGTCTCTTCATATATTTAGTATCGGATAATTCTAGTGTTGCAACTCCAGTTTGACAACCTGTCATAAATGCACGAGCTGCAATATTAGAAAGAACCATGGATTTACCAACTTTAGGTCTACCTTGGAAAACAACTAGGGTTTTAGGGTTCCAGCCGCCGCCCTGCGTTTTATCAAGAAACGGAAAGCCAGTTGGAGTACCTATTTTAGAAACTTGAACGTGATCTACTGCATTAAAAAAGTTTAGACCAGATTCAGCATTACTAAAAGAAACATTTAGGTTTGTATTTAGCTTAGTCCTAACTTGATCTGTAATAATATTAACATTCTCTGGACTAATTTCAGTAGTCTTTAAAAATGATAAAATATCAATAATCGAAGAGTTAAGATTCTTAATTAAAATAAACGACTTTGTATATTTAGTTAAGAATTCATAATTGTATTCTCCTAAGTTTACACTCAATAGAGTATCAAAATGCTCGTCAGATATTTCATAACTAGCTAGGTTAAGTAGTTGACGAATTTCTGTTTTAGACGGAACTTTATGATATTCTTTATAATAGTTTTTTACTACTTTAAAAATATTACCAAGATCATCATTATTGAAGTACTGGGTCTTCATTTTAGGAATTACTTCCCGTATATCAAGAGCCTCCACATTCTTTGGGCGAATTAGTGTTTCGTTATTATCATCCATTAGAATGAAGTTAAGAATAACTTTCTCCAGTAACTCAATATTTTCTTTAAAGTCTATCATATTTTTTAGTTATACAGTTCGTTAAATACTGCTTTATTAATATACAAAAATTCTCCTCTTTTAATCAGAGTTTCTGCATCCATTAATTTTTTAATTACAATTCGTAGTTTATCTTTGAAACCTGGAGTTACCTCGTTTTCATTAAATACATACTTAAGGGTTTTTGCTGAAAATTTCAAATCAGCTGGATTGAAGTTTTTATCCTTTATTTCACAAACCTTAATAATATATTGAATAATATCAACCATAAAATCAGTTTCGGTTGGATATGACGGAAGCACTCTGTGTAAACCTAACTCATATTTAATTGGAAGCTCCGACTTAAGTTTAAAACTAATCTTCGGCTCCATCTAAATCTGTAATTTCTGTTAGTTCATCAGTTTCCATATCGACAATACCGTCTTGAGTTTCAGGGAATTTAAAGGTTGGCTTAATAATGTTTTCATCAAGTTCATGTAGAACCTCATTTGTAAAAAGCCTAGCTGAGAAAAATTCTTTAACTGGAACGGCATCTCCATTGTGTCTTACAATATAAGTTTTTCCAAGTTTTTTAGGATAAAAATAGACAGTCTCTCCATTTAATTCAAATGGTGAAACAATTTCTTGCTCCTCTGGCTTCATCTTATCAAACTCTTTTTGAGTTATAATTACGCCTCTGCCAACTCCACAGTTTTCCCAATTTACATATTGTTCTAATCCAACAAATGGATTCATACCTTTATGAAAAGAGATATGGAATTCAATATCAAGCGGACGAGCTAAACGATTCTTTTTGGTTTTACTGCGAACAATAATTCCAGTTGTAGTTTTGTTTTCGTCACGAAGTGTTCCTTTGCTTAGCATTAAAATAATTGAAGCTGAAAACTCTGGACCACCACCGCCTGACATACCCTTTGGCGTATACTGATCCATTGACGCATAGGTGTGATTTGTAAAAATGAAGGGAACTTTATAATTCGAAAGATCTAGTGTTAAAGATTTAAAAAGGGATCGCATTTCCTTTGCACGAAGACCCATATCTGAAGCATTTTTACCTGCATCCATATCTCGTTTGCTCTTGTCTGTGTCTAACATTCCAACTGAGTCAACAAATAGCGCGATTTTAAGACCTGGATTTTCTTTGATTGTGTCAATTAGGTCATTAATATAGAATTTTACCTCGCTAATAAGACCCATACGTAGATATTTTAATTTAGAAAGGTCTACTCCAAATTTTACATAGTCATGTGAATCGATTGCGCCTTCGGTATCAATGTAGATAACCATGTAATCTTTTTTCTGTAATTCACGAACTGCATTTAAGCAGAGGAAGGTTTTACCAGCACCAGAGTCTCCAGCAATTCCAATACTTCGAGTATTTGGATAACCTCCAAACAAGGAGCCTGACATTTGTGCGTTTAGTAAAAAGTTGCCTGTTGGAATATACTCCTCGATATCGGAGAAGCCACGAATTTCAATTTTAGATTTTACTTTCTTTTCAAGTAAATCATTAAATTTTGCGAATGCATCTAGTGTAGATTTTGCCATAAATATTTAATCCTTTTGTTATATCCTCTTTTACACAGAAGGGGATAAAGGATCTTAGGCAAAGTATGATATAGTTAGGAAGCTTGCAGCAAGTAATTTTGAATTTGAATGCTCGCCTTGCATTACTTTATAGAAAGGTACTCTGGTTAAATCTGAGTCAGCTTTTAGCCCGCTAACATTAACAGCAAAACACAGGTCCTTGTCTATTTTTCCTAATTTAAATATTCTAGATTGTTCTAAGTCTTCTACCCCAATCTCTTGATACATGCGTTTAATTGCAGAAAAACTCGACGCATCTTTAGCATGATCAATTTTTATTGTAACTGGTTCGCCATCTGGCTTACAGTAAATTGCTCGTATTTTTTCTGAATCCGAGACTTCAATTGGTAAAATAATTAGCTCCACTATTTAGAATCAAGTTTTTTCAGCAAGGCATCTTTAATATGATCTGCTGTTATTTGATTATTTATATGGTTTGCTAACTCTGTTAAAAATTCTGACTTGTTCTGTGAGTTCTTGTACATCATCTTCAATAAGTTAAGTGAAGGCAAGTTTACTCTTAAATTTAGGTTTAGTAAAGACTCCTCAGTCGCAAACATTTCAAATATACCTGCAGATTTTAACGTAGCTTGGACCTCAGCTTGAACAGGTTGACTAACTTTAGGCAAGGCTTCTGCGTTAGTTATATTTGGATCAATTACTGGCCCTCTAATAGACATACATTCGGCTCTAGTTAAAGCTTCTTGTCCATCCATAATTGCCATTAATTTAGTATTAAGTTCTTCTAAACTTATACTAGAGCCATCAGCTAATTTTACAGCCATTAGGCCTCCTCTACTAAATACGTCAACTACCTTGGTAATTGTTGACATTTTGGTATTATCTGGGGTATTTACCCATTGGTAATCTTTGCCCATAATAAAATCTCTAGTTTGGGCGAGTGCATCAATATCGTACATATATTTGTTTATTTTGTTTTTTAACCATTTTATCATTAGTGTGCGGCTTTTTTCGCTGCTTGTTTTAATTCAGTGATATGCCCTTTAATACCCATACGTCGATCGTACATTGATTTTAGTATAACTCGAGCAGCTGAGTCTTTCTTCTTAGTAAAAAGGGTACCATTTTTTGTATAAATTTCATCCTCTTTAAGAATATGACCAGGTTTCATTTTACCTAAGTATGTATCAGGAGAAATATTAAACTGGATTTGAACGTTAGGGTACATTGACGAAAAGTCAAAGCATGAAACATATTTATGGTGACCTGGAATAGGCTTACTTACATAGGCACCTTCGTATGTTACCTGTTCGGCTAAATCTCTTTTGTCTGATGCCATTTTCTTACCATCTCGTAAAAAGTGGCGACACATTAGGGATTCTGTAATAAACACTGCACTAAAGACTTTCGATACATCAACTTGTGCAGTTTTGGAAATAGCGAAGGCTACATCAAGTAGACTTAGCTTATCTTCAATTAATTTAACAAGCATTACGTCAATTGCGTTATACTTTACGAAGTTTTCAACATCTTGTTGAGCTTCCATCATTGAACCATATTCGTGATGTAATTTACTTACTCCAAGCACTAATTGAGAAATGTAATCAAGCTTGTAATTTTCAACAACTTTAATTGGTTTAAGGTTCATAAATACTTCAAGATAATCGAGTAGACCTAAATGAACTGGCGCTTGACCTTTACCGATTAGCCTATCACAAACCATAGATTCCATTGGTTTAATATTAAGGCGCTTGCATCGATTAATTAGATATTTCCAGTCAAATTCAATTACATTCCAACCTGTAATAAATGGAAGCTTTGGAAGTATTCGATGGAAGAAGGTTGACATTAAGTCTTCTTCTTTCTCAAAAAACATATATTTAAGTGTAAATACCTGGCCTTGTGCACTTAGGTATTCATTAATCTCTGCTTCCATTTTAGAAATAGCTTCGTTATCTAGCTTTTTCATTGTGGATAAAATATAGGTTACATTATCTGGACCACAAAATGAAATTAAGTTTACTGGCATGGCAGCTTTGGCTGGATCGGGGAACTCGTTTGAAGTTAACTGAATCTCAATATCGAGAAAATATTTCTTTGGAGTATATTCAGAATAGATTTGATCAAGCTCTTCTTTAGTAAAGCTGGTTTGAATAAGTTCTTCGATTCGGAAGCGACTTAGCCATTTGCTTTTACTTTTATCAACAAATTTATTATCCCAATTTCGATACTCCGAAGGGCGACCCGTCAGCTTCCAATTAAATTGATCAGCATCGTGGATATGCTTTACTGCATATGCAATATTACCAGCTTCATCATAATATGAAACTACTAGTTTAGAATCTTCTTGTTTAAATTCAGAGCTTATTATCATTTTATCTTACTTTGGGTTAATATACCAATTAATTTGTTCCAGTGGAACCAAATCCGCCAGAACCTCTATCAGATTGTGTTGGAAATACCTCAGACTCATTTTCACACTCAATTAATTTTGCTTTAATAATTGGGGTAAGAATAAACTGTACAATTTTATCTCCTGGAGAAACTAACGCATCGATTGTTCCACAATTATAGTGATGTAGATGGATTTCCCCTTGGTAATCACAATCTACTACTTGGGCACCAACTTGGAGTCTCTTCTTTGTAGCAACCCCGCTTTTATTGAATGCAATTAGAGCTGTATGTAGAGGAAGCCTTGCACGAATACCGCTTGGAATTAAAATGGCTTCACCTGGTTCAAGTATTGCGCCTTTAAAATCATTTGGAACAAAAAAGTCTATTCCAGCTGAACCGGGAGTTCCGTATTCGGGCGACTTAACGTCTCTAATCTTAATAAATCTAATTAATTCTCCTCTAGATAGAGGTTTTGGGGTTCTTTTCATTGAATTCATGGTGAGTAATTTGATTTTTCGTAATTTCTTATACTGTCTTAGATATACTAAGATCTTTGCGATGATAAATAATGATAGCAAAGGACAATCTAGACAAAATCTTGAGTCCGAAGTTAAATAAATAACTTAAAAATAGTAGGACCGAAATGGCACAAAAATTAAATCTCAATCGCTTTAAATCAAGTGGTGTTTACACAGTTGAAATCGATGAGAGTCAAAACATTGCATTACCTTTAGGAACCGGCCGATTAGTTATCGGATCGAGTAAAAGAGGACCAATCAATACTGTTGTGGCTTTAAGCGACTTAAACAGCGCGCTAGCAGTTTATGGTGAAAGAGACACTAAACTTGAAAGCAAGGGTAGTTATTTTCATAGAACTTTAGAAGTAGCTCTAAGAAAAGGCCCAGTTTATGCTTTGAACGTATTGCCAACTGACGATACATTAGACAAAGTAACATTTGCAACATTCAACACTGAATCTGCATCATTTAATTCAGATTTTAATGCATCTGCATTCGAGCAACCACTTTCTAGCTTCTTTAATACTCAGAAGTTATGGTATGCTGACGAAGACCAGTTCAACAGAACTAAAAATAACGCGTTAAGTTCAGAAGATGACAATAAGATTTTTTCTATTGTTAACTTAGGAAAACGCCCAGTTACTGTTTGGGCCAAGCTTGCAGACGTTAGCGGATACGATGTAACTGTTAAAGAATACTACAAGGTTACAGGCGGAGACAAAGTAACTATTCCAAGTTATCTTCACCCAGATGATATCGTTGCTGACTATATTATTGAATTAATTGCAGTAGAAGGCGACTGGTCAGATAATATGAGACTTTCAACTGACCCTGTTTATAAAACATACTTTAACGAAAAAGGTTTAATTATGTCTAAACTTAATGGTTTCTTAAATTTAAGAGAAGTTAAGAATATTGCAAGAGTAAACGGCTCAATTATTCCTCAATTTAAAGATGCAACTGGTTCAGATATTTCAATTGACAGAGTATTCAACAGATTATTTTCTCAAACCGAATTATTTTGTGCACTAGACGAAAACAAAATTGAATTGATTGACCTTGACACTGTTTTTGCAAATGCTTCAATGGATTCACACCGAATCGATTTAGCTGGTCATGGTTATACAGACCTTATTGCAGCAGATTTTCAAGATTACTTTATTGATAATGGTTTTATTGGAGACTACACCGACGCTAATGCTAAATTAGATGTACTTGGTTATAAAGCACCAGTTAAAAACACAGCAGTATTTGAAGTTACAACTGGAGTTTCAGATTCTAGTAGAGTCGTAACAGAAAACGGTAATCAAATTATTATTGCTCGTGAAGGTACTCAACTTTACAACGCATGGTATGATGGATTTATTGTAACTGGTAATGGTTTTATTACTACGCAAAACGGAACGGTTGCATCTAAATATCTTAAAGTTGAATCTGGATTTACTGAAGTTGTTAACTTAGTTACTAAAAGCTATATTAAAATTAAATGTTTTGATAACGTTGCTTTAACTAATCAAAGCGCAACTATTCCAGTAATTACTGTAGTTGATACATTTGTTAAGCTTTCACTAGATATTCATGGAACTAGCACAACAACAAAGGTATTTGATTTTGCAACTGAATTAACTGCAAACAATAATGGTCTTGAAATTACTACAACTAAGACTGCTCTTAATAAAATTGAGATGAAAGTTCTTAGCTCAACCTCAGTAACAATAGGAAGTGGTTCTCCAGCTGTAACAGCAAGTAATGCTGCTTATTTAGATAGCGTTACAGAATTTGTTAAGCCTAATCACTATGTGAAAGCTAAAGCAAATGGAGCAAAACGTTCAAGATTCTTAAAAATTGTTTCAGTTGCTGGAGCAGACGAAATTTCTTCGGCATCAGTTGTTACAGCAGCTGTCCCAGCTGTTAACGAAACTGCAATTGCAGTTAACTCATTTATCACAGGCGCAACTACAATTACCTTAACTGCAGCAAATGCAAATATTGTAATTGGATGCACAGTAGCTGGTACAGGAATTGCAGCTAATACTACGGTAACTAATAAAGTAGGAAATGTCTTAACTTTATCTGCGGCAACAACAGCAGGAAGCGGTGGAACTTATACTTTTACTAAAGCTTTAGTTGCAGCGTTTACTACTGTTACAACAAAAACTTACAAAAAGTTTACAGTTACAACATTAGTACCAAGCGATTCAACTATAATTGGAGTTGACATTGATACTGATATTATTTTCCATAAAGGTATTAGAAACTATATTACTTCATCTAAAGGCGTTAAGCTAAGCGGATTTGTAATGAGAGATGCTCAACTTCCTAATGGAACTGCTACTAGACAAGCTGATATTTTAGGTTGGTTATATGAAAACACAAATATTGCAAGCACATTGGCTGAAGGTCAAGCTGTAGATTTTAGATATATTATTGATACTTACGAAGGTGATATCTCTGGTTCATCTAAATATTATTTAGCAAAACTTGCAGCAGACAATGGTCAGTGTTTAGCAATCTTAAATGCTCCATCTTACAGACAATTAGAGCTTTCAGTTGAACCATCATTCTCTGATTTAACTACAAAATTAGTTTCTGCTAAACATATTGCAGATGGAGGTAATTTGGATCTTAATCCAACTACTACATTTAAATTTGTAGATGAAGAAGTTAATGGAGTTCCAATGGCATCTTACGCAGCATACTTTATGCCTAACTTAATTGTAAATGATAATGGTAGAAACAAGTCAGTTCCGCCGGCAGCATACGTTGCAAATGCATTTATGAATAAGTACGAAGCAGGCAGACCTTTCTCAATTGTAGCTGGTAAAAATGGTATCTTAGGAGATCCTGAAATTGTTAATGTTGAATATGAATTATCTCAAGAAGATAGAGATTACTTAGAGCCAGTTGGTTATAACTTAATCGTTCGTCGTAGAGGATTTGGTATCATGGTATTTACAAATAATACTGCATATCAAAAAATTAATTCAGCTCTTAATAATACTCACGTTAGAGAAGCTCTTGCAACAATCGAAAAAGATATCGAAAGAATCCTATTCAACTTCTTATTTGATTTTAACGATGAAATTACTCGTTTAAGAATTAAAACATTAGTTGAAGGTTATTTAGATAGAGCTAAAAATGCACAAGGTGTTGCAAGTTATACAGTAGTATTTGACTCGACCAATAACGGTCCAGAAGTATTATCTGCAAACTCAGCGATTATCGATGTATTCTTAGATTTCCCAAGAGGTATTCACAAATTCATCAACCGTATTACAATTACAAGAGTTGGTGGAGGTCTTTCTTCAGAAGCAACTGGATTTATTCCTTCGTTCTAAGAACGACTCTTAATAAACAAGAAAAGCCGCTAATAGCGGCTTTTTTTATGTAGTATTAACTGGGATTATCTTTCGCCAGGTTCAAGAAAGGTTGGAGCAGAGTCTGCTACAATTTTTGCAACAATTTCATGTGCAAGAACCACTAAGTAAGTCTCGCCATTCCATTGCATATCCAATCCAGCATGACGCTGATAGATTACTTTATCTCCTGGTTCTAATGGAATAGGTCTTTCTGCTCCGCCGCCTACTGCAATAACTACCCCACTATTAGAGCGTTTTCTAGTATCAGGCGGCAGAATTATACCAGTTTCAGTTTTTTTGTTTTGTTCGTCTGGTTTAATAACCACTCGATCGTAAATTGGGATTATTGGTGAGCTCATTTTGAAGAATGATATTTTTTAAATGCGTTAATGTCAAATCTCTTTATTGAATTAAAATCAAACGACTCTCGGATTGAACCAGAGAGCTTCGCAGGGACATGATCTATTGATAGACATATGATCTTAATATTAAAGTCTAAAGTCTTTCTGAATTGATCCTGTAACTCTTGGGAAGCTAACTTAAGCTCCTTAACACTAGCTTCAGTTATCATGTCTTTTACATATGGATCGTTTGTTCTTAACTTATGGACTAACATTGACCAATCGCCTTGGTTTTGTTTTAGGGTAGAAATTACAGCTTCAATCTTAGACTTTGTCATCTTTGGATGGACTCTAGGAATTGTATCAGATGGATCACCGCCTAATATTTTTAACATTAATTCCTCAGCTGGGTCAACTTCATACTTAACAAAACTTCTGTGTGTAAATTCTTTAAGAAGTTCATCAAGATTAGAATTGTCAACAGCTGATTCAAAATTAAAAATATCGGCAGGTTTCTCTTCCTGTTTGTTATGTGCAACAATTACCCGTTTATTTTTAGTCATCATTTTCGGAGTAACTAAAATAACTGAGCGCTTGCCGCTTTCCAACAATTGGATTAGATCTTTATCTACTGACCAAATACAAATATCTCCATTAAAATTATCAACAATATGGGCTATTAAATCGTCGCCCTCTGCTCCAAGAATTCTGGCAGAAACTGCGCCCATTTCCTTTAGTTCAGACATAATCTCATTTTGAAAAAGTTCAAAAAATAGATAAATCTTATCGTCGTATTTACGGGTTCCTTTGTATTCAAATTGGCCTTCTTGTTTATCATCTTCTTTAAAAAACTGCTTAATATATTCTTTTCGCCAGCTTTTAGAATCAAAAACGAAGAAAACAGCTCCAGTGCTGCCCTTAAAAGGAGAGACAATGGAGCTGAAGTAGTTGATAACAAATGTCCTAAATGAAACAGCAGCTTGTTGTTTTAATAAAAACTTGCTGTCATCAAACAAATCATTGACAAAGTACTTTTCGCCGATGCGCTTGTCTTGTTGTAACATATTCTTGACAATCGAGGCAGAGACATTAAGAAAAGCATTTCCATCAATTACTATATTCATTATTTAGGATTTTTAGCAGAAGCCTTTGCTTTTTTAGGAGCAGCCTCTTCAGCAGGGGTTTCTTCTTGTGCAGAGTTTGGAGTAATTGTACGAATTGCCTTTGCAATAAGTTCAGCTTCATCCAAATTATATGCACCCTTAAGTTGGCCGTGATTAGCGGCAGAAATTAGCACGATTAGTGCATGTTCAGGAGATAGGTTTTCTAAAAACTTATTATAATCAGCTTTATCTGTGTAAGAAATAGTTGACAATAGATAAGTCTTGGGAGCTTCTTGCTGAACAGTTTCCTCTGTATTTACTTGTTCTTTTGACATGTATTTAAATTATTTTAAAGATTAAAGATCTGCTAATAGATCGTCAAAGTCATTTGATGGAGCAGCTTTCACTGGAGCAGCTGGTGCTTGTGTTGGAGCATCAAAATCATCAAACGCATTGTTTGCAATTGGTTTAGCTGGCGCAGCAAAATCTAAATCATCTGCTACTACTCTGTTTACGGGTTGAGCTGATTTAATCGCTGAGAAATAAGGTTTAATTCTCTCATCTCTTGTGTTTGCTAAAACTTGATCAAGAATAGATTTATGAGGAATAATTGCTTTAATAAATTCTGCAACTTTCTCATAGTCTGAATCTGACCACTCTTTGTAGAAGTACTGACTCAAATCTGGAGAGTTTTTCTCCAAGAATCCTTTTACGTAGGTTTGAACCTTTTCTTCGCCATTTACTGGAAGTTCGCGACCATCATCTAATTTTAAGATTAATGGGCTTGTTTCTGACATAAATTTAGAAGAAGAGTAATCTCTCCAGCTCTTAGTTTTACGTTTTACTACAAGTACCATGTCTTTTCCTTCAAGCATAGAATAAGGATTGATTTTTCTAATGTTCATCAATTCTGCTTCTGGGTTTAACTCTTGTTGGATCAAATTATCAATATTGTAGCCAAAGCTATACACTTTAATTTTGCCTTCAAGTTGTGGAAACTGAGGGTCTTTCTTAATGTAAACAAGAGAGTAATAATTGTAAGCTCTCATGAAATTCTTTTGAATCTCTTTTACGATTTCAGGTTCTTCGTTTGCTAATTTACGAAGCTCTAAATCAAGCGTCCATAAGATAGACGGTTTGCCTAGTGAAGATGGGCAGTCTAGTGTAAATCTTTCGCCTGTCAACGGGTTTGTTAGTCGAGCATAATACTTCTTGTATTTACTCTTAGCTGGATCCCCGATCCAAGGAATAAATCTGATTACTGAACGGTAAACTCCATTTTGAGCTTGATCTGGTCCAGGGTTGTAGAGGTTTTCATCTACGCTACGTGCGGTGCCGGCTTTCGGCGCGGTAAAGTCATCGGTGTTTAAATTGAATAAATCCATTGTTTCTTTGGTTTTTTAAGTTTATTATAGATATTTTACCCAATAAACTGCCAAAGTTTTACTCGAATTTAATATTATGTTGAGATGCCCAGGCTTGCCATGTAGTAAGAACCATTTCAATTTCTTTCTGGGTAATAAATCCTAATTCTAGGAATGGGGTTAGGTATTCAATTGCACACTCTTTTACAGTTTGGCCAGATAGCTGAGCCTCTTCTGCAAGTCCTCTAACCTGTGCAGGTATTTCGTCGCTTAGGATAAAATATCGATAGTTGGATTTTGCAAGTTCCCTAGTTATGGGTCTAGGTATTTTAACTTTGTGATCTAGTGAAAAGTTAGGACCTCTTTGTAAAATGTGTTCAACTTCGTGTCGAGCAACATCAAGAATTCGGGCTTTAAGTTTAGGTGAATTAATTTGGGTTTGGTCAACTGCAACTGAAATTTCAATCTCGGCTCCATCTTCATTATCTCCACCAAATGAATCTCCATCTATTGCAAATCCAAACTTTTCAAATTTTAAGACCTCAGACGGAACTGTTTTAAAATATAGGTCCTTAGTTGGATGCAGAGTATCAGTAATCTTAATATTGACCTTTAAGTCAAAATAAATTGGATCTTTGTATTCTAAATCAAAAGAACGATATCTTTCGGGTTTTCCAACATTTTGCTGAATTAACCGAAAGATATCGTTAGTTATATTTTGTGAAAGTTCACTTAGCTGCATTATGCTAAAAATATTAAGTTAATGTCTTTGGTAGTAGGTTCGCCTTCTTTAGTAAAATCTATATCAATTACAGTTTGAGCTTTTCCAAATTCGTCAGCTTGTACAGCTTTCGTGAATTTTTTATGGGCGTCTTTAACTTCAATATCTTTTCCTGATAAGTAGTCTAAAATTTCTTGTTCTGACTCCTTTGCATTTTTAGTAATCCATTCTTTAACTCTATCGAGGTCTAGAACATATTCGTTAAATTGCTTAGTTGACATATCGCCAGGCATATCGACTGAACCAATTGGATTTGATATTAAAATTGCTCTAATTTGAGCAGGTTTGCCAGGTGCCACCGGCACGGCCGGAGCAGCAACCGCTGGATCCATTGACATTGGGTCAGTTTGTTCGGTTAACCAGGAATTAAAATTCTTAAGCATAGTATTGGCCTCTTTATTCTATTTATTAAGAAGAACAGGCAATACAATCGTCTGGATTGTCAATCGAACAAGTTAAATCACTTTGAATTTGCTCAGCAGTTAGGGTAGACTTTTTTAGTGCAGCTGAATCAACCCCAAGACCCGCTATTGCATCAACGGCAGATTCGGTTCTTAGGTAGTACATTCCAGTTTTAAGACCCTTTCTCCAAGAGTGGAAATGTGCAGACGTTAATTTAGCAGCATTTGCATCTTTAATAAAAAGGTTAAGCGACTGTGACTGACATATAAATTTACCACGGTCAGCTGACATATCAATAATGTCTTTCTGTTTTAATTCCCAAACTGTTTTATAGATTTCTCTAATTTCAACGGGAATTTCTGCAATATTTTGAACAGAGCCCTTTTCAGTAATAATTCTATTCTTTATATTGTCTGACCATAGATCCAATTCAACTAGGTCTCTAACTAGGTGCTTGTTAACAATAACAAATTCTCCAGATAGGGTTCGTCTAGTATACAAATTTGATGTAAATGCCTCAAACGCTTCGTTATTACCCATAATTTGAGCAGTTGACGCAGTTGGCATTGGTGCTAATAATAATGAATTGCGTGCACCAGTTTTTATAACCTGCTTTCTTAATGCAGACCAATCCCATCTTCCAGAAAATTTGGACTCGTCGGCTTGCCATAGATTAAACTGAAATTGGCCTTGACTTAAAGGACTGCCTTCAAACGATTCGTATGCACCAAGTTTCTTAGCAAGATCGGCTGAAGCTTTCATTGAAGCAAAATAAATTGTTTCAAAAATGTCTTCATTTAGAGATTTAGCTTCATCTGAAGTAAAAGGTAAGCCTAAGATTGCAAATGTATCGGCCAATCCCTGAATACCGATTCCAATTGGACGGTGTTTCATATTAGAGGCTTTGGTCTCTGGTGTTGGATAGAAATTAATATCAATTACCTTATTAAGATTTAGGGTAGTTTGATAAGTAACATCGTATAGTGCTTGATGATCGTATTCTGCATGAGCTCTACGCTGCTTTAACGATCTTTTCTCTGGAAACTTGATAAATTGATTAACTGCAATTGAAGCAAGATTACAAACAGCTTGCTCGTCCTTGCTTGTGTATTCCATAATCTCTGTACATAAGTTTGAAGACTTAATTGTACCTAGATTTTTTTGATTAGATTTCTCATTAGCTGCATCTTTATAAAGAATATAAGGCGTGCCTGTTTCAATTTGAGATTCTAATACCTTTTGCCAAAGAGCTCTTGCTTTTATTGTGCGACGACCCTTTCCTTCACTTTCAAGTCTTTCGTAATTTTCTTTAAATTCTTGGCCGTGCATTTCCCAAAGTTCAACACCAATTTCAGCTGGACAAAATAGAGTCCAATCTGCATCGGCTTCAACTCTTTCCATAAATAAATCAGGAGTCCATAGTGCTAAGAAAAGATCCCTAGCTCGGCGTTCTTCTTTACCGTGGTTTTTACGAAGATCTAACCAATCCTCGACGTCAGCATGCCAAGGTTCAAGGTAAATTGCAAATGAGCCTTTACGCTTTCCGCCACCTTGATCAACATATCTAGCTGTTTCGTTAAATACTTTAAGCATTGGAACAATTCCATTAGAGGATCCATTTGTTCCTTTAATATAGGAACCTGTTGCTCTAATATTATGTATAGATAACCCAATTCCACCTGCATTTTGTGAAATCGCTGCAACATCAGAAAGGGTTTTATAAATTCCTTGAATTGAATCTTCCTGCATAGTTAATAGAAAGCATGAAGATAATTGAGGGCGTCTTGTTCCAGCGTTGAATAACGTAGGAGTTGCATGTGTCATTTTGTGAGTAGACAATAATTCATATGTCTTTAACACATTTTGAATATCTTCTCCCCAAATACCAACTGCTACTCTCATGTACATATGTTGAGGAGCCTCTGCAGTTTCACCGTTTATTTTTAATAGGTAACTCTTTTCAAGGGTCTTAAATCCAAAATAGTCAAAATTAAAATCTCTATCGTGTAGGATAGATTCATTTAGGGTATCAGCATGCTTACGAACAGCTTTAATTACGTCATCGTTAATTAAGCCAGCTGGTAATAATGTTTTAGGATCAATATATGAATACAAAGATTCAATAACATCTGAAAACTTTTTACTAACGGTTTTATGTAAACGCGTAATTGCAATTCTTGCAGCAAGGTATGAATAATCTGGGTGGGCATGATTTAAAGAAGCAGCGGTTTCTGCTGCTAAATTATCAAGCTCAGCTGTAGTAATTCCATCATAAATACCAGAAACTACTTTAGTAGCAACCTCTAACGCATCTACGAAATCTGAATTTAAACCATATGTTTGTTTTTTAATACGGTTGGTAATCTTATCTAGTCTAAGGGTCTCTAACGAGCCATCTCTTTTGGTAACCTTCATGTTCTTATCTCTTATTTTTTAAAAATCCTCGTCGGTAGAAAAATCTTGAATACTCGCAGAGTTTACGCCGGCCTTTTGGTATTCCCCAACTCTTTTTTCAAAGAAGTTAGTTTTTCCTTTAAGTGCAATATTAGTCATAAAGTCAAATGGGTTTTTAACATTAAACTCTTTACTGCAACCTAAGTCAAGTAGCAATCTATCTGTAACAAATTCCAGATATTGCTTCATTAAGTCAGCATTCATACCGATGAGTCTAACTGGAAGAGACTCTGTAATGAATTCTTTTTCAATTTCCAAAGCAGAAAGAATAATCTCTTTGATTTTTTCTTCGGAAACTTTATTTACAATATGATTATTATGTAGGTGTACTGCAAAATCTGTATGCATACCCTCATCTCTTGAAATAAGTTCATTTGAAAAACTTAGTCCTGGCATAAGGCCTCTTTTCTTTAACCAAAATATTGAACAAAAAGAGCCAGAAAAAAAGATACCTTCGACTGCAGCAAATGCAACTAGTCTCTCAGCAAATGAATCACTTTTAATCCATTTTAATGCCCATTCTGCCTTTTTCTTAACTGCATCAATTGTATCAATCGCGTTAAATAAGTTGGCTTTTTCTTCTTCATCACTAATATAAGTATCAATAAGAAGGGAATATGTTTCAGAATGGATATTCTCCATCATAATTTGAAAACCATAGAAAAATTTAGCTTCTGGGTATTGCACCTCTCTAACAAAATTTTCAGCTAAGTTCTCGTTTACAATGCCATCTGATGCGGCAAAGAAAGCTAGTATGTTTTTAACAAAATAACGCTCGTCGTCGTTAAGTTTAGTTCGCCAGTCAGTTAAGTCCGCCGCTAAGTCAATTTCTTCGGCTGTCCAAAAAGACGCCTCTGACCTTTTATAAAAGTCCCACAGATCATGATGCTGAATAGGGAAGATGACGAATCTGTGCGGATTCTCGGTTAGAATCGGTTCCATTTTTAATTTATTTTTTTAAATGTGAATAAAGATTGACTCGGTTGTGCTTTAAAAATGGATGTTGATTTGTGATAAGCTGCGCTGTTTTCTGTAGTTTGACGTGCTTTCAACTTAACATCTAGTGTACTTTTACCGTGTGTCATATAAGGATATTTATCTTAATATACTTAATCTAACAGTACTTCGAACCCTAAATTTTGTTTTATTACATCAACTTTTTGTATTAATACTCGACCATCAACGTTGTGATCTTGCATTACAGTAGCAGATACTGAAACAGAAATAGTTTGCTCATCAGGTAGAGTCATTGTCATAGACCCTTTACTATATGAATAGTTTAAAATTTGGTTCTCAATGCCGTCCTTAAGGCTTTGCCAGCTTTTCTTAACTGGATCAATTGAGTCTGGCTTGGTGGTAAGTATAATTCTGTACTCTCCTTTCTTCTGCACGACGTCTTTAACCCAGAAGTCAATTTGATTGCCTGAACGTAAACCTTTTGAGAATTCCTTAAAGGCTGCGTCATTTTCAAAATCTGACTTGTGTATAAGTCCGGTGTAGTAGTTTTGGAATTCAACAAATATTCCAAAGTCATAAGGATTATTGGTAAGAGTTCCAGTATATTTCTGGCTAAATGATAGATCAGATACTTTTTGTGGAAGGGTTTCTTTAATATATTTCTTGTATGAAACAATGAATAGGTTATTAACTGAATCATAATTTTCAACCATAACTGGAATTTCTTTGTGTAGATACTCAGAGAAATCTCTAATTACGTTGGCTGCAGCGTGCGAACCTGGTAAGAAACATTTAATTTGGTTTTTATAGATTGCAAGGTAACCTCCTTTAATAAGCTCAACCACTTTAACATAGAACCATTTATTATTCTTAGTAAAGTATTCAACGTCTTCTCTAAGAGTAAGGGCTGCACATTTTTTCTCTGATCCAAGAATTTCGCTCATGTTAGATTTATAGACCATAACTTTATATTTACGATCTTTATCTTCATTTAGGAGACTTAACGAAGGTTCCTGAGAAAATTCTCTAAATGGTACAAAAATACTAGTCATTGATGAAACGTCTTCCATTTCAACCATTGACATAGCAAAGTCAATTTTCTTAAGGCTAACTGTTCGGATTTCTCCTACTGGAATATCTTTACTTGCAGTTGGTAGTCGGTGACCAGCTTCTGATCCAAAATATTTATCGTATAGGTCCTGAGCATAAGGCTCCTTACAGAAAATTTTAACATTAGCTTTTCGATCGGCTTCTGATAATTTAACTGATTTGTTAATTTTTGAATTTCCTTGTGAAAAAAGAATTTCAAGTTCCTCGTTGGTATAAGTCATATTTTTATATTTGAATAATCTAAAATATTATACAGATAAAGGGCTAGTAGTTTTGATTATGGAGTAGGAACATACACTGGGGTACCTAAAAAATCTTGGCCTAAAATCGTACCGGTTGCTGCCTTTGCTTTATGCGCTAAATCATCCAAAAACATAACATATAAAGGGTTCTTCATAGTTAACCTATCCCAAGTTGGAAGGTCATCTTGATTTAGGATTGGGTGCACGCCTGCTCGTAGAATATTTCCAAGACCTAGTGATTGGCCAGCCGCGATCGGTAAATATACGGCAATTTCTGGTAAATTCTTAGCAGCTTTGTCCATTACTTTTAAAATTTCTAATTGAGCTAACAAGATTAATTGGTTAACCGTTTTAATAAAAGCTGGAGTTGGGAGAGATCTTTCCAGAGCCTCTTTAATCATTTTATAGATTTTAAGAAAAGGATTGGTCATATCAAAAAGAGCTGTAAATGCACCCTTAACCCCTTTTAATAGGTTAATTAATTTAAATAAGGATTGTAACGGCGCTAGTAAAGTTTCTATTAGTTCAGTAATTGCCATTTTAATTGCAACCTTAATTCCTCTATATAGAGCAGAAATCCAGGCAGTTGAAATTGCAGTAATTGGTAAATCACATATTCTAATAGGTAATAGGCTTAATATTTTATCCATTAACACCTGAATACCTGCTTTTAATAACGGTTTAATTAATGAATCTAAGTTGATCGTTAATTGTGGCACACCTAATATTCTAGGAAGAGGCCCTAGCGGAATTCTTAACAGAGGTAAGAATGGCTTTAATATACTTAAAAGGAGTTGCAGAGCGGCTGCGCCATTTAGCGGAATATCTATATTTGGAATAGATTTAGCTATAAGATTTGTTATTGATTGGATAATTTCCTTTGTTACACTAAATACTTCGCCAAATATAGATTTGATTAAGTCAGTTGTTAGTGCATCAATTGCAGTATGAGCCAATTGTCTAAAAGACATAATAATTGCAAGAACCAGAGGATCAATAAATTGGGGTATTGCTAGATCGCTTGGGCAACACTTAGGTTTTACAATTTGTGTAAAATTACCCAGTGCATCTTTAATTGGTTTAGTAAATCCAGCAACAGAGTGACCCAGTAATTCAGCAAAACGTTTTCTTTTTTTAATCTCGGCCTCATAAACAAAGTTTGCAACAGTCAGTTTATCAATTGAAAGTGCCCTTGGAGTTTCTTGACCAATCTTTTTTTCATAGGATTGTACGCGAGCTGCTTGTTTAGGGTGATTTGCATCATACTCAGCATTTCTTTCGTTAAATCTTTTTCTTTTTGCAATTTCAGCATCAACCTTTCGTTGAAATTCTGGAGAATCTCTTTTTACCTTTAGGTTTTTTCCAGAAAAAACATCACATATTTGATCAACGTAACCTTTTGCAGTTTTCTTAAATGCGGTTACACTTTCGACTTTAGTTATATCAACTTTAGCTGCGGCTGCATCAATTGCGGCATTTAAATCTAAATCTCGCATTGCTTTTCTAAACTTCTTATTAAAGTTGATAGATTTGGCTTTTCCAAAGTTTGTTCTTGACATATACTCCATAACAGAATCAATTACTCCATCAAGCATGGCTTCAGGTTTAATTGATTTGCCCTTGTCTTTTGGAATGGTATAGGTTCCAAGTTTAAGTTTATCTAAAAATTTATCTAAATCTAGCGAAAGAGATAATACCATTTCTTTACATTCATTAGAATCAATATTTAAGTTTGAGTGTGAGAAGTTAGATGGAATATTTGAATAAAGATTACCTGGATCGCAGTTTAGCCAGGCTTGATCAAAATTATACGGAAGGCCGGCTAGCGTAGTTTGTCGATTTTTAGCAGAGTCTTGGGCGCTTTTTAATGCGATTGAAAAATTAGGTAATTCAAAATCTCCAAGTTCATCTATTTTAACGCAAATTGTGCGATTAATATTTTTAACAAATACGGTAAAATCATTTAAGGAAGCAGTTGCAGTATCTAAAAAATCTTCATCTCCAGTTTTCCAGTCTGGTTTTTCGCCTGGTTTAAATGGAATATTAAAACCGTTTGGCATTAATTTACCAGGATCCGCTAATTCCAATAAGGCTTGCGCTTGTGCTGCAACTTTTGCTACTTTTTGCAATTTAGCATTTACCATGATATTACCAAACGTAATTGTCTTTGCGCCAGTTCCGCTAGGTTTTCCAATTGATGTTTGGTTTATTCCTAATGGAGAAACGCTGGCTTCATCTAGTGTATATCCAACTGGATCAAATTGACCTTGTAGTGCTCTAAAACTTAATAGGATAATCTTTTTTCCATCTGGTCCAATGTACATAACAATTGGTGATGGAACGATTCCACACTGTACATACCAAATAACTAGAGTACCAAATGGTAAGTTTAAGGTTACTATATGAAACCAAATTTGAGGTAGTGGAATTCTAATTGGATATGGAGTTGGGATAATTAATCCAACTGGCCAATATCTTAATGCGGGTAGGCGCATAATATCTGGAATAGGTAATAGGTTTAGCTTATTTAGGTGTTTAGTTACCTCTTTCCAATAACAGCCACATGTATAATCTGGATTAGCTTCAGTTGGCTGCACGGTCATTGATTTGTAACCCAATGGGTCAGAGCCGGCTTTTGCTAATTTTTTACAGGGGCCTTCATCAGGCGGAACACAGCCAGTTGCCGCAAGAGCTTTGGCTAAATCGTCTGGTTTTGGCGAATTTGCCTCCTTTATCTTAGCGATTCGGGTTTCAATGTCTTTAATTAAACCTAATACTTCAGCTGAGCTGTTTTTAATTGCAGTTCTAGCATTTTGCCCATATTCGCTTGGTAAAACCTCTACTCCATTTACAATAAGTTTTTCAGTAGGTTTTGCCTCTATATTACCATTATTAACAACATCAAATACCTGTTTTTTGGCAAGATTTGATAATTTTAAAAATTTACCAGAGCTAACTAAGTCTTTTCTAAATTTCTGACGCTCTACTTCAATACGAGCTTCAATCTTAGGCTCAAGATTTTCATAAAACTGCTGATACTTTTCAGTATTTTCAATATAGAACTGTTCCTCTGTACCATTTGATCTTTTTTCTTTAACTATTCCGTCAAGGCCTTCTTTTTTTAATTTTTTATCAACGTTAGCTGAACTTGTGGTTAAACCTTTTTCCTGTAGCGTAAATAATTTTAAAGGATCCTCAATCTTTTTATAAAATTCGGCAAGTGAGCCAGTAAATGGATATAAAATATCAGTTGCTGCTGTATCAGTATATAGCTGTGATGCAAATTTAACAACTTCTAACTTTCTTTTTTGAAAAACTTTAGCTTGTGTTTCATACACAGCATCCTCAGGCGATATTTTAATATTAACTGTAACCTGTTTAGTTTCAGAATTACCAAATTGATCGACTTTGCCGGTTTTTTGATTTTCTGAAGATTTAACCGTGAACCCAGATTTTCCCGGTAAAGTTATTAAAAAGGTTGGGTTTGTTGAATTATAAGAATATGCAATTGGAGAGATTCTGCCGATTGAACCTACGCCCGTTGGTTTTTTACTAAAATATGCTTCAATTTGGTCTTTAATATCTGCATTTAGTTTGTCTATTTCAGATATTGTAGTTGTGGTTGCAGCAACGTTAAATTTATAGGAGTTATATTCAAATTTATTTAGGACTGTAGTAAAAGATGGAGCAGCGGCAGGAACCGTAAATCTAGCATCAAGTTCTTTAACGACTAAATTAAAAAATTCTTGACGTGTTTTATAAAAATACTCAGCTGGATATAGAAGATCCCGTAATTCGTTTAATCTTGAAATTACATATTTAGACTTAACTGCTGCTTTTAGTTTAGCATCATTTTTTTCTAATTCCGCATTTACCGCATCGATTGTCTTTTTAGCGCAAGGGTCTTCAGTTACTAGTTGAGTAATTTCTTCCTTTTGAGCAGTTTCAATTTGATCTGACGTTGGGAGGCAATCGTCTAAAGCTGCAAGATCCCCTTCAGTAAAGAAGGGGTTTTCTCTTAGTTCGCAACGAATTTGGTCAATGAGAATGTCTATTTCTGACAAAGTAAGTCTTCTTTTTTTTATTTAACGAAGACTGCAGCATAATTTAATTACGCCTTAGTTTCTGTAGGTGGGTCTTGTACCATTAAGACCTCAGTTGTAAGCATCATAGATGCAATCGAAACTGCATTTTCAATAGCTACTCTGGCTACTTTAGCTGGATCAATAATACCTGAGTCAATAAAATTACAATATTCTCTGGTTTTTACATTATATTCCTGACCTCTATTCTTCATTTCTGAAAGAATTGCATCTGGTGACTCTCCTGCATTAGTTAAAATAACTCTAAATGGTGCTAGACATGATTCTAATAAGATTGTACGACCTAGTCTATGTTCAAAGTTTTGGGTTTGAGCAATAGTTGGTGTTAATTCTTCAGCAATTTTACAAAGTGCAACTCCACCGCCTACAACAATACCTTCTTCAACTGCCGCTCTGGTTGCACCTATTGCATCGTCAATGCGGTCAATTTTCTCACGCATTTCAATTTCAGAGTGGGCTCCTACTTTAATAATAGCAACTCCACCATCTATTCTAGCAATACGCTCTTTAAGAATTAGGGTTGCTGATTCGTTTGTGCTGTTTTCAATTTGAGCATTAATATCTGAAATACGCTCTTTAATCGAGTCTTGCAGGCCTTCTCCACCAATAATTGTAGTAGAGTCTGCTGTAACAATAACTTTAGTGGCTGAACCTAATACTTCAGAAGCAATGGTTTCAGCTAATGAATAACCCTCTCGTTCAGAGACGGTTTTGGCGCCAGTTAGGATTGCAATATCGTCTAGGTTTTCTTTACGTAATTCTCCAAAGCCTGGAGCTCTAACCGCTGCTGCTTTAATTGTTCCTCTTAATTTATTAAGAACCATTGTATTTAAAGCATCGCCGTCTACACTTTCAGAAATAACTAATAGTGGACGACCCTTTTGATTTGAATATTCTAAGAACTGTACAATATCATTTAGCACAGAAACTTTACCATCTACTAATAAGATTAGGGCGTTTTCAAATTCAACTTGAGGTTTTTCGTTAGAATTAATAAAATATGGTGATAGGTAGCCTGATTTAAATTGCATTCCTTCTACTATATCAACATAGGTTTCAGCTGATTTACTTTGCTCAACCGTAATAATTCCATCAAATCCAACTGCCTCCATACATTGAGTAATTAAAGCACCCATAGATTCATCGTTATTTGCAGAAATTGTTGCAACTTGATGAATGTGAGTAAGATCTTTAACTGGAATTGATGATTGGCTTAGCGCTGCAACTATTTCAGTTAAAGCAGCATCCATACCTCTTTTTAATTCGATTGGGTTGGCTCCTGTCGCAACTGCTTTTAATCCTCTATTGAAAATTTCTTGAGTTAATACTGTTGCCGTGGTTGTACCATCGCCGGCTAACTGCGCAACTTTGTGTGCAACCTGTTTTACCATTTGCGCACCAACATCAGCAATATGATCAGATAATACTACTTCTCTAGCAACGGAAACTCCGTCCTTTGTAACAGCTAAACCGCCATCTCTTGCGATAACGACATTACGTCCACCTGGACCCATTGTTACTTTTACTGAATTGGCTAATGTATCAACACCAACTTTTAATCGGTTTCTTGCATCAGCATCAAAAATTATTGTTTTTGACATTATGTTTAAATATTTTTATATAGTATTTCTTGTTATACTCTCTTCCTCGAACAAGTTTAGTCCAGAGACCTTTAATATAATACGGCCGAGGGCAATAACGTCCTCCATATTATAAGTAGCAATTTCAGTAAGTCGACCTTGCCAAAATGCAGCTGGCACTTCTTCGCCTCGCATAGCTCCTTTAGGTGACGGAATGTCTAAGACTCCACAGATAAGATCTAGTGAAGCAAATCCCTCTTGCCAAGCACCAAATGACCAAACGTCCATTGTATCTTGCATAGGGATTTCCCAAGGTTTTTTATTATGAAAGTGTAATTCATCAGGAATAGCAAGACCATTAATTAATAGTCGTTTACATAGATAAGGAATATCGAATCTTTTAATATTATGACCAACTAAGACTCCGCCTGTTGCAAATATTTTAGAAATAGATTTTTGTGCTTTAAGTAAAAGCTCTTCTTCGTTTTTTCCTGAAATAGCAGCTACACTAAAGGTAGGTTCGCCGTCTCTATAAACAATACGACCAAAACTGATACAGACTATTCGACCGAACTCTGCTTGAAGTGCAGCTTTCTGTGTAAAAAGATCCTCATCGCTTAGGGTCTTATTATCTGGATATTTTTGTGAAAGAGTATCACGAAGGTAGTCGGCTCGCTTATGCCACTGACTCTGTAGGGCGGGGCTTAATGAATCTACCGCTTGGGTAGTAGTTGAGGTCTCGATATCAAAAAAGACCATCTTGGAAATTTGCTGTTGTGTAAACATTGCTTAATAATTTAAAAACAATATACTAAAGATTCTTAAGTTTTGGTCAGATTGAGACTCTTAATTCTTTATTTTTAAAAATAAAGAGAATAGAGTCACTAAGTATCAGTCTGACACCCTCCCAAACCTTTCCCTTATTTTATAGTGATTTGGAATAAGGTTTTAGAAACCTTTTATAAATTTTTCAGTAAAGTATAGCAAATTACCTAAGTATGTGACTATTATAGGATTTGACTTCTCTATTAACTTCCCAGCTGCTTGTATCAGTCATGACTTCAAGACTTTTAAATGGGTTGCTGTCACAAACACCAAATTAAGTAAATCATATCTTCACTTCTTAGAAGGTATTAACCTAGAGTTTCCAGATATCCATATTGTTAATTTAGGAGAAAAGAATAATAAAGGAGCAAGCTATTCAGACACTGAACGTAAGAAATTACAAAATCAGATTATATTAGTCAATACTTTAATTGATACGGTTTTAACTAAAGTTATACAAAAGCCTATTATTGTAGGAATTGAAGGTTTTGCATATGGCGCTAAGGGTAATTCTTTAGTCGATATTGTTCAAACTACTGGAATCTTAAAGAAAACTATAGCAGACCGCCTTTTAGATAAGAATTTATCTGGACTTTTTATATTTTCACCTTCGGAACTAAAGAATGCAATAGGAGCAAAGGGTAATGCTAATAAATTTGATGTATTTAATCAATTTATCGAAGACCCCAAAATAGATGCAGCCAGAGACTCAGCTTTAGCTAAATGCTTAAATAAATATAGAACAGAACTAGTCACATCATCTGAGATTAAATCACCATTTCCCGATCTAGTTGATTCGTATTTAAGCGTATTAAAAATTTACCAAGCACTAACGTAATGGCAAGAATTAAAGACCCAAAGTTCTATATTAATAATAGAGACTTTACTAACGAAATTATCCGATGCAAACACGGGTACTTAAATGAAGAAACTGGCTACCAGCACACAAAGGGGGAGCTTTCTCCAAAAGCAATTGAATATTTTATCCTGTTGTCAAACCGTGCTATCCAAAAACTAGTATTTAAAAATCCGCTAGACCGCGAGGACTGTATTCAATCCGCGCAATTGGACCTTTTGCGATACTGGCGAAACTTTAATGAAGAGAAATCAAATAATGCATTTGCCTACTTTACACAAATCTCAAAAAACGGATATGCTAAAGAATATAAAAAGATCTATAAGCATATTGGAAAAGGCGAAAAGATAATTACGATTTCACTAAGCCACTCTGGCGAGAGCGAAATCTACACGATCTAACTTGCCATTTCCTGGCTAATAAATAACAAAAAGCCAAGTTGATGCAACTGACTAATCTCATATTTTTTGATAAGTTTGGTGAAAACTATAACCTTCAAACAACTAAGTTCAACCAGGAGACAGGTTCTTCTGATACTATCTCTTGGTGGTACGGCCGAGAATACATTAATTCAGTTTCAGTTGGATTATATGACAGCCGCCAGATTTTTTTAGTAGAAAAGGACTCTAACAGTTATAAATTTCCTAAACTTTCTCAAAATGAAAGAATTGTTGTTAAATGGGAAACAGCTGACTCAACCGACGAGGCATTCTTTTTATATTTAGTTAAACAGGATATAACCGGCAACAGTAATGTAGATACTCCTTATATTGAAAAGGTTAACCAGGTTATTATTAATCATTCGGATTATTCAAATGGATCTTCTTCTCAACTTGATATAAATTTACCCCTACAAATTAACGTTGCTTTTTCTCCAATTGAAGAATCGATTTACCAGAGAAAACTAATAGCCTACCATGAAACGCTTTCTAGTGGATCGGTTTTAAGCCGAACTAAAATCCTAGAACTTGACTATTATGGTGAGGGCGAAGACGAGGACTCTAGATATAGAATGTGGCTAGAAAATTTTGGAATATCTTTCCATAAAGACGACGCCCAATTACTAAAGGATTATGATATTAAAGAGGCCCTACCAGATTGGACTCAAATCGACCAAGCCAGAAAACAGCTTCTTGTAAATAGGGATCAGGTTTTTCCATATGTTGGAACCTACAAAGGCTTAAGCAATTTTATAAACCTATTTGGTTATAAAGATACACTAGACGTTAAGGAATTTTGGCAAAACACCAATAATTCGTCTGCTGCACTAAACCAATTTGCGCTAGTTAACATAACAGACTTTTTAGATGACGGCAAAATCGATGACATGGTATATGTTTCAACCGGTGGTGCGGTTTTAGATTCGGGTCAATTTAAAAAGACCTCATTTATTGCCCTATGCTATCAGTTTACTAAAGCCACAGATAATTACGATGAAGATGGCTTACCAGAAGTAATTGAAACCACTGACTTTACCCCAGCTGAAATTTTCTATAAATTAGACGGCCTTGCCAAAAAGGTAAAACGCGAAATTTTACCTATTCATGTAGTAGTTCGAGATATTATTGGCGAGTTTATATTTTTTGAAAAATTCAATATTAGATATTGGTCAGACGACGTACAATCAAGAAGTATTGATATTAATACTAAAATTAAAGCAGCGGTTGATTTTCCAGGTTCAACCATTGCGGTTCCTTATATTAGAGATATTCGACCAATATTTTATTCAGCTGAAGCTGATTCAACTGATCCAACTAAAATTTTAACAGGCTTTCCTAAATATTCGTTTAACACTGGTAAAAATAAAAGTGGAGTATTTTCTGCAATTGCTAATCCATACGATAACCAACAACACTATTCAGCAACTCAACAATTAGCATTAATTAGTGCGGTTGAGGTTTTCTATAATCAAGTACAAACCGAAGAGTGGAAAAAACACGGTAGGGCCTATTACTGGTCAAATGGAGAAGTTAACGTTAAAGAACAACTTGCATGTCCAATTATATTAACAGCAAACCTGCCTAAATATAAAATAATGGACTATGACGGAATCACATTTGCAGACTTAGAAACAGAAGGAGCTAAGGTTAGAGATATTATAACATATTTAAATTTAGTTGATGCTGAGTGGATTATTACCAAAAATGCACCTAACCCATATAAGTGGAGTTTCCGTGGATCAATCTATGATTTTAATCAAATTGTTCACTTTTTACCCTATGTTGGAGACTACTTAATTGAATTAAGAGTGTATGACCAATTTGCAGGTATTTCAGTAGACTTTATTAAGTTTACCGTAAAACCAACAATAGCATCAACTATTGGATTTACCAGAACTTCTGATAAATTTTCATATCAATTTAAAGATTTAACCAATGTTACAGTTGGAGATATGGGAGGCAGTTATATGTTTAACCCAAACGTAACAATTGCGTCATTTACACAAAAAATAGGGGCAATCGATTTAGAAAAGGAACTTTTTGATTGGGCATACTATTCCGCAAATTTTAGTAATAATACTTCACCAACTAGTGCCAAAATAAAGGATAAATTAACTGGTCAATACAAAGAATTGGGCGACTCTACCTTAACTTCAGATTACTCTTATAGTTGGGGAGTAGGCGACAACTCGCTAAAACCTAGAATGAGTGATCTGGCTGATGCTAAAATTGGAGACCTATTTCATACAAAATTCTATCAATTATCTTATCAATCTGATTTTTTACAAGGATTTTCAATTGCGGCTCCGACAATAGGTTACAAAATTAGATTGGGTCTACATGATCCATATACGGTGCCTAGCTATATTAGCGTTACCAATTTAGTTGATCAATTAAATATTTCAACGCATAGTGCAATTTCTAAATTTAGATATCGTGCGGTAAATAATCAAGTATATGCAACCGCAAAAGAAAGTTCAAATACAAATAATTTTACCGTAAAAGTAACTCAACTATAATATGTCAGTATTCGCTTTTTGTTATCAATTAACTATACCAGATTCAGTTGAAAGATTTGGAAAAACTTTAGTGTATACTCAACCTGGAGAACCACAACCAATTTCTATTCAATTGGACCAAATGTATATGGAAGCATCAATGGGCCCAGAAGGAAATACCTATTATTTTTGTGCATCTGGACAAAGTGAACCAGTTCTTTTAGTATCTGGTCAAATTTCAAATTTCTCAGAATACGGCATGACCTTAACTGGAGGTTCTTCTCCATGTACAGCGGATGATGATTGTTCTCCTGGATATATTGGCAATCAACCCGAGTCAATGTGTTATTCAATTGCAATTAACACAGTGGATAATTCACTATCGGATGTAGAATTTCGGTATACTCCAGTCGGCGACCAATTCACTTCTCAAGTATTTGCATCAAACTGGTCAATTTACACGACTTCAGGCAATGTCAGAACACTATATATGTGTTCATCAACTACACCAACTATATTATTATACGGTGAACCTATATTTGACCCAGGATCATATGGAATTATAGTAGCCGGCGGCACCTCAACCTGTACTAGCGATTCAGCATGTGCGCCAGCTTCGACGCCAGTAAATTGTGTGCTAAGTAATTGGGGTTATGGTGCAACTCAAGAAACTTGGGTGGCTGGCGCATTTTCTCCATGCCAACTAAGAAACGGATCATATCAAAGATTTCAAACGCGATATGTAATAACACCAGCGTCTGGAACAGGCACTCCATGTGGTGCAACGATTGAATATACAGCATGTACGCCGACATCAACCGGAACGGTTGCTACCTTAACTACACCAACGGTTAGTGCAATAACTGCAAGTACTGCAACTGTAACCACAACAATTTCAAATAACGGCGGCAGTGATGTAACAGCAGTAAGATTTAGGCTATATCAAAATTCAGTTTTAGTATCAAGTATAGCCATAACAAGCTTTAATCTTGGAATTTCTGTGCAGTTTACTGGATTAACTCCGCTTACTCAATATACAGTGGATGCAGTCGCAACTAACTCAACTGGAAATGGTACATCTCAAATTACGACATTTACTACCCTTAGTAATAATAGTAATATATCAACTCCAATTATAAGTAACCTAACTCAAACCGGCGCTACCCTAAGCTCAACATTTACTAATAGTTCCGGCGATATCTACACTAGATATGGTCTTTTATTTAAACTGGGTAACTCTACCAATTTAGTAGATGGCGCGGCTGGTGTAGTTAAAGTCGAAACAGGCGTTCTTGCACCAAATATTAGTCCAGCTGCCTTAATCAGTCAATTGGCCGGCCTTACTGCAAATACTCAGTATTATGCAAAAGCCTATGCTCAAAGAGACGATGGGCTCACCTTTTTATATTCAGCCGCAGTATCGGTCAACACAGCAGGTATTGCAGCTGGTACTAATTTAGCCCAATTAGGGTTAACAACAATTGCTTTATCTGAAAGTAATGAATCAGCTGAATCATATAGATTTATTACAAATTCTGCTGCAAATTCAAACCGATCTTATATTTCAACGTTTGACCCTACGAGCGAAGATCCGAGGCCTGGTGTATATCAGTTAACGACTACTCTACAACAGGTTAATTTAACTACTCTAACCTGGGCGGTAGAAAGAAAATATAGTCCAAGTGATACTATATGGAAACCGTTTGCAATAGTCAACGGAACAACTGACCTTGCATCAATTCAAGCTCCAGAAATGTGGACGTATTATCAATATGCAGCAGATTTAACCTCCCTTGCATTTAGGCCAAGTGTTCCTGGTTATTATCGAATAGTCTTGTCTGGTTTGTTTCAAGACGGATCTGAATTTAGCGTAAATAGAGAGCTGGTAATAGGTCGCCCAGTTTCCGATATAAATTTATCGTATACTCAATTAAGACAAGGAATAGCTTCGATGGTTCAAGTTACGACCCAGCCGGACTCACCAGAGTGGATTCCTGAATTTGCAACAGACGGTCTATATAGTGTTGCTGTTAGCCAAAGCGGCACAACACTTTCGGCTAGCTTTATACCAAACAATGTAAGTAGATCATTTACTGCAACATGGGTAATTGCCAATGACAATCAACAGGTTACACCAACCTTAACCGTGATCTATAATTCACCATTTAAAAATTATTCGCTACTAAATAGTTTTACTAAACAGATTCCAGTAACAGTATTGCCTCCTATGCCAGTTATAGATTTTGCAAATTTACAGATATTTGCAAATCCAATCAGCAGCGGCTCAAATATCACATTTAGTGCTGCTTCTGAATATGTTAATAATTATGTTATTACATCAAGTTTAGGGTCAGGTACAAATAATAATCCAATAACATATACTGCCGTTGCCGCTGGCACATATGATATTACTGTAACTGGAACAAACAATAGTACAGGTGTTATTCAAACAACATCTTCAACCAGATCGCTTATTATACAAGCTGCATCTCCAATTTTATCGCAGGTGCCTCAACAAACCGTAGGCAGAAACCTATATGTAGATATTAATACACTGTCTTTTGTTAATTTAAATGGGTCAATATTTAACGGACTTAATATAACAGCAAACCCAACCCAAGGAACAGTAACCTTTAATAATTACGTAATTAGATATATTCCAAACCAGGACTATACTGGAACTGATCTGTTTACATTTAGAGTACTTGGATCAAGCGGCACCTCATCAAATAGAGTCAATGTATCAATCTTAGTAGCTGCTCCAAGTTTTACCGTCGGATCCGCTAACGCCCCTATTGTTTTTAATTCAACTGAGGTTGGCGCAAGCAGAGACCTAACTATACCAATTACAAACACAGGCTCCTCTAGTAAACTTGCAATACAGACAATAACACTAGACCAAGACTCAGATGAATTTAAACTGGTATTAACATCTGGTCAAACTGAAACTGAGGTTAGCGCAATTAATAGTATTGATATTAACCCTAGCGATACATATAACGTAAAAATTAGAGTTCAACCAAACTCAATTGGAGTTAGATCTGCTAAATTAAAAATTAACCACAATTAATGCCAATCACCTACGTTAACATATCTGCAATTGGCTTACCTAGTGCCAATGTTGTATTTAGTTCAAATAATAAGTATTCTTATTATGAGCCGGTTGACACCTACTCTAAGGAGCAAATGTCAAATCTTGAGCAACTAAAATTGTATGGAATTATACCAGCGTTTGACGTCGAAAACCTTATGGTGTATGCCCCGCTTAACGATCAGATTTACGGAAGAAAGTTTATTGAAAATGGTGTTGAGGTACTTAGAAAGGTGCATGAACCAGAATATTGGAAAAATCTTGGGTATATTTCATATAAAGACGGAAAACAGGTAGGATTCATTCCTTCATTTTTTACTAAAAATTCACTAGATATTTCTGAATTAAAAATTGCGACAGATCGTCTAACTGTTCCCAAACATCTTCCAGTGTTTATCTCTGCAAGAGAAGTCATGGGAAAATCTACAGTGTTATGGAAACTTGTCAATGTTACATCGGGTTCTTCTCCGGTTACAATGGCAGAGGTTGAAGCAGGCTGGACTTTTATTTGGAGATTTGACGAAGTTGGTGAATATGAAATATCCGGAACCGTTATTGATCTTTGGGGAAATGAACACCCTCTTCCAGAAAGAAGATTCGTTAAAGTAATGGCCAAAGACGACTATATTGACTATATTGAAAGTAGTTTAAACTCTAGACCAATCACTTCAAGTTTAGCTAAAAACTCTCTACGAGCAGATGCCCAAATGATTGATATTAATTTTGATGATTACGAAATCTTAGCAGATGGTACTATTATTAACAGAAATAATGGAACAGAGATAAATTTAAGTACTATATAAGCCAGTTTCTGTTTTGTTAGTACAAGAAGGCTAATCGGCTATTATTTGCAAGCTAACACTCTGCTAATAAATAACAAAAAATAGAATAAAACAAATGGCTTTTGTTGCACTATCACTATCAACACAAGAAATTCTAGAAACTACGTATGTATCAGATATGCGTATTATCTCTAATAGCAATACCGGATTGCTTAAGAGTAAAGTAGAAGATCTAATTAACAACTTAAAAATCGACCTTTCTGATAAAAAGATCGGAGTTGACCCGGACACAACCTTAACTCCATTAACAGAGTTAAAAACTAAAGTACTAACCATTCAAAATGGCCAGTTGTATTTTAAAAATGCAAACGGTACTGCAGATTTAATTAAATTTGAAACTGATACAGTTAACAGTGCAACCGTTGGTAAAATTACAACAGGTCTACTTGTAGCAAATGCATCGATTTCATCAGCAGGTCTAGCAATCTCTGGTACATCAACCTTTACTGGTGCAATTACAACAAACGGCCAGTCCAATTTAGTTGGATCCGTAAATATCACAGGAAGTTTCTCTAATAGCCGAGAAGATGTTACCAAAACCCTGGTTGCGGTAGCTGGTGCAAACCGAGCAAAAGCCGAAGTTACTCTAACTGCAACTAGTAAATCATTAATTATATTAACTCTTGATGCAAGCTCATTCTATAGCGGATCTGCTTTCCAGAGTACAATTACAGACGGTATTGATATTGTTCTTATAAATGACGCCACTTCTCCGGTACGAAGCGGTCAAGAATTTACAATTATGGTAAGAGCTGTCACCTATACATCTGGTGGAACTGTTACACATGTAAGTGGAGTATACGAAACCTTTGCTACAACCAATTCAGCAACTCATAAAATTAGAGTAATTGGACAAAACTTTGCAGTGTTAGACCAAGATGCAGTTGGATTAGATTCAACTCATACTACACTAGCTTCACAATGGGCAGTTGGATTAAGTAGTAACCTATTTACATCTTCTGTTACCTTAATGAATGTTGGAACAGTTAAAAATAGTGCAAACCTTCCTGCAAGTTGGGGAGCAAATCAATCAAGACTTGTTGTAACTGGTGCTTCAAACGCCATCTATAACATTTAAAAATAAAACCCTGAGCGCAAAATGGCAGTTGCTCCTATTATAAAACCAATAACAACTAGAAAGGGTATATTTTACACTTTCCAGAGTTCATTAGAAGACTTAACTTTATCATTTAATAATAGTGGTAATCAATTTAAGTTTTCTAACTTTGTGCTTTTAAATTTACCTAATGTTGGAACACCAGATGGAACTCCTTCAGATAATAAGCTATTTTTTAAAGCTCAAGGTGAAACATTAATGACTGATCCTGGTCTTTATAACCAAAGCAATCAAAATTACAACTTAGCTCAAAGTTTTCAAAACTACGCTTTGAATCTAGAAGCCCTATTGATTTCTCAGGATTCATATAATAGAGAATTACCGCTTAACGTATCAGAGAGGGTTTTTTGGAAATGGTTAAAGGAAGCTGGCGCTATTCGTTGGAGAGGCGCTAATACGTTAGAAACCTCTACTACTGGAATTTTTACAGAAGAGGACGAAGCAGTTGGCTCATCATACAGCAAAGTCGTACAATATATTGGTGAAATCGATATTGTTAACTCATATAAAGGTAAAGAAAATTCATATAGCGAACTTTACCTACATGTTCCAAATAATGTAGGGTCAACTCCATATATTCTATTTAAATCAATAGATGACTCTAATTATAAGCCAAATATGACAGTTACACACAGTCCAGATTTACCTGAAGACCGTGAAACTATTGTTGGTCGTCACTATAGTGATACTCACCCACAAGGATTAAGCTTAAATGCATTTTATGATTTAGATGATTCAACTGTGCTTTTGGAGCAAGCTCCATACGCAGGTTCTACATATACCGCGCAAAACTGGTTTCAAGGAACCTTAAATAACTCATACTATACTGATGGTACTTATGATGCACCTTCTGCTACTTGGAAATATAATACAGCTGTTAATAAGAAAATCAAAAAGAGTAAAACTAATAGCGGCGTAACTACAACTATTAATTATACTAGATCAACGTTAGATGGAGTATGTGTAGACTTTTCGCTTACTGATTATTTAGTGGCAACACAAAACGCAAAAACAGCCTTCTCTGGACTTAATGACATTAATGTTCAAAATAAAAACTTTGATTTTAACACAGTTCTTGTTTATTATGATGTAATTGATCCAGTAACTAAAGTATTAAAAGCTAAGAATTTATATGGTGTACTTTTCTTAAATAAAATTCAACCAAACGGTTTAGAATTTGAAATACCAAGACTAGCTAAATACAAGCCAGATCCATTAAGTAAAATTAATGGTAACTCTTATGCATTTAAACTTAACGTAAAATTCGATACTTCAATTGAAGATGTTGCGGTAGAACCAATTAAAAATATTAATGCAAACGCTGGATTCAGTTTAGAGCTTTTTACAGACTTAATGAATCGTTTCCAAACAGTTGCAATTAATCAGGAGGCTAAATTAACCCAATTTACTCAATTACAAACTGACTGGGAAAAAGTTAAGTCAAGTCTATTAACTACTAGCAAAACTTCTGATATAGAATCAAGACTTTCGAGCTTAGAAAAAGCTCTACTTGCAAATAGCGCGCTATTTTTAAATACTAAAAACGTTATTGAGAAAATCACAAACGTCGAAGGTCAACTTACAAATTTTGTAGCAGGAAAGACTTCTCTTGAAGTTGCATATAATACAGATGTTGTAAAAAGCGGATCGGGGATAGGAATTAGCCGAGGAATCAGTAACCAAATCGTTGTCAACAATGAAACACCAGATTACAATTTTGAAACAAGCCCAATCTTTGATATTGCGCTAGCTCAATCAATTCCTCTAGTACCATTTAGTAATTATTATAGACATGAAAAATCTGGGAATTCACATACCCTAACTGGAAATCTGGTTTTAAAAATTAACGATACCTTAACTCAATGGAAAAAAGGCCAAGTGTTAAGATTAGTATTTGCAGATCCAGTTTTAACAAACGGATATAGTATTACACTATCAACTGATGCATTAGCTAGATCTACAAATTTAGATTTTTCTAGTGTTACTCAAGCATACAACACAAGAATAGGAATATTAACAGATTACGGCTGGTCCAGCGATAATCGACCTATTTTCGAAATCATTTGTATAAATTCTTTAACCTTGGACTTTAAAATAGATAGAATACGATAATGGCTGAAGGAACTAATTCTTTATCAGAGATCTTAAATTCGCTTGGCGTACAAACCGCTAACGCACAAGAGCTTATTTCAAAAATGAATCAGGCTCTAACTACAAATTCTAGCCAAGTTGAAGTTACTCGAATCGATGCAGATGATCCAACTTTAAGTACAACTATTCCAATTCCATCAATTGGATATATGAATGGTCGTATTGAAGAAATCGATACTAAATTTAAGACTCTTCTTAACGCAAACGGTAATACAATTGGAGTTAAGGACGATCAAGGCAACGTTAAACGATTTGAGCTTAACGACATAACTAAAACTATTTCAGATCTTGAAAAAATCGGAGATGCTAGTTTAGGTTTACCAACCAGATTTAAAACCAAAAATAACTGGTTTTTTGAGAGTTTCCTTAGCCCACTACTATATGTTCCAATTGACGTAACTAATTATGTATCAGATGATATTTCTAAGTTTGAAATTAGAAGAGTTATTGTAAATGTTGGAGAAGATACTGACTTAATTACATTTTTTAATAATAATTACAAAGGTAAAAATTCCGTTAATTACACAACTCTATTAAATGATTTAGTAAATGCTGGAATTTCTTATTTTGAAGATACCAATATTGTAGATTTACCTGGAGCAATTAACAGATATCGTGGAACGTTTAAAGTTCAAACTATTTCTGAAATAACTGTGCCTGAAACTATTAACGGCGAAATCCTAAGTTACAGTAAAGTAAAATACGTTCTTGATAAATTAGAATACACCGATGTAACTGGATCTACTCCAGCTGCACAGCGAAGAGAATTATCGGTTGGCGCTAGAGTAATAACTGAAGAAAATTCAGAATATCTAGTTGAGTCAGTTGATACTAAAGATAAATCAGTTATTTTAAAAAGAGTATTTGGATCAGATGGAATTGTTCTTTTTGAAAACTTAAGAATTAAACCTGAACTATATAGATCTCCAACCCTTGCTGTAAACATTGGATATAACGAACGCGAAGTAATTTTTATAAAACCAATAAGTTCAAAAATGGACTTAACTGTTGATTTTATTTCAAACGGATTTGGAATTTACACAAATGAATTGCAAATTACTCTACAAAGCGGTCAAAATTTAACGCTAAACGAATACTACAATAATTTTGTTGCAGACTTTGGCCTATTATTTTTATCATTCGCAAAGGAAAAGAAATTGCCGAATTCTCTAGGATTTCAGCCAAATGCACCAACGCTTAGTTCAGCAAATTTTAAAGTTTTACAAATAGATTCACACGTAACTAATACGGACTCTGCGTCTACGGTAAAAACTCTAGTTTCACAAAAGGAATCAATTAATTCTCAATTAAGAGAATTGGACAAATCTATTGATACTCTTAAAAAGACAATTAACTCATCAGGTAATCAAAATGATGCAATTCGACTTAAAGCACAATCTGATTTAAATAATAAAACTTCAGCAAGATCGCAGTCATTTTCTCAATTATCTACAGTAGTTAAAGAACTTTCCCTAAACGTAAAAACTTCACCAGAATTTAGCGTTTCCCCTAAATATCGAGTTAGAGGATTTTGGGAAATTCCAGCTGATATTGATTCGCCGTACGGCTTACAAAAAACAGTTCAGTTCAAAATTGCATATAGGTATCTAAGTTTAAACAAAGATGCAGCCGCTGCCGACCCTATTACATTTACAGATGCAGCTGGAACTCAAAGAACTGGCTATTTTTCTCCATGGACAGAGACTTTAACAAAGGCTAAGCAAAAGACATATAACTCAACAACTGGTCTTTACGAATGGACTGAGGAAAATGTTGCAGATCCGGAATCAGTTAATATTAATCAATTGGATATTGCAATTAGAAAAGGTGAATCTGTTGAAATTAAAATTAAATCTCTTTCTGAAGCAGGTTTTCCAGATAATCCAGTTGAATCAGAGTGGTCTGACGCTATTACAATAGACTTTCCATCAAATATTCAATCAGCAGAAGAAAATACCCTTATTGCTCAGCAGGCAATGGCAGACGAGAGCAGAATTTCCCTACAGGAAGAATTAAATGCTAGAGGATTAGATCTTCACCTATCTACCGCCTTTACTAGTAAAGATAAGTATTATTCACATACAACAGATGCGGTTGCGTCAGGATTCTTTTTAGCAGACGGCACCGCTATTTCTTTATACGATAAGTTAAAAGAAATATCAGAGTCTCTTTCAGCAATTCAAGCGTCTCTTTCTACCGCAACAGCTGAACTTATTATTAGCATAATTACCCCAGAGGGTAGCGAAGTACAGGTTACAAATGGTCAAACCGTTGATTTGTTTGCTGGATATTATGTAGACTCTGCTAAATTAACAGACGGTTCTTTAGATAAAGGTAAAGTTGTATCTAAAGAATATCAAGTTAAGATTAGAAATGCTTCACAAACCCCGCTTGAATTAATTTCAACCTTAGGCGGAGGAATTGGAGTGGCTGCACCAACATCTTTCCCAGGTGCAAATACTGATACTCAATACAATACATATTTAAGATACGATAAAGCTCCAATTAATTTAAATGGAGTTTCTAGAGCAGGCTTTGCTGCATTTACACAAAGAACCGGCTATCAATCATCCCAAGTAAAAAGCCAATATATTTATGCTAGATACTTTAACGCAGATAATAGTAAACGTCTCTATTTTGGAGATATGCTAGACCAATCTGCTTCAACGTCTAGTATCAATGTGTCATCTTATGCAACTAACCAAAACTATAAATTTACTGATACGGTAAACGTAGTCCCTGGAAAACCTAACTATATGGGTGGACACTATATTCCATCTATTCCTGGAGCAGCAGGAGCTCTTGATGTTTGGAATGGCAGCCTTAGCGGCGGCGTTCCGGCTGGAGGTGGAACCCTTACTGAATTCTGTATTCATAAAGATCACCCATTCCTTAAAAACTTAGGAAACGGTTCATTCAATGGTAATAATTTCTTAGGCCTTAGTGCAAGCGCACCATACGAAGTTTCAGGAAATGCTATCACAAATACAAGTCAAGTATATTTACCTTTTTCTCACGCGGTTCACTTTAACACAAGCGCAGAAGCAGGAACCAATGAATTTGGAGTTCCATACTATGCACAAGCGGAAAGGGTAACCCCAGAATCGCCTTATGCATATAGCGACGTATTATATTCAGCGCTAAATACTTTTCCAATTAAAATTGGATTTGGGACTGGCGATGATTATCTAATTGGTGCAAAAACCTGCGGATCGTACTTATTTATGATGCCGCAATCATATGCCTCTATTTCAGTAGATGGATCAAACTCAAGATCGTCAAAAAGAACGGTTTCTGCTGGATCTGCTGCTTCAATAACAGTTCCAATAGTTTTCCAATTTAGAACCACTGATAAAATCGGTGAAATTGGAGGTTGGTCAACCGGTCAAAAATTAACTAATATTACATATACAAAAATTATTGGACTTGATATTTACACTAAGAGTGGATTATTTGAGTTCGATATACAGGTTAGTGGTAAGCATCAGCGTGATACAATTATTACTTCGCCAACTATATTTACGCCACACGGCGGATCAGGCGGAGGCGGAGTTTACATATCAGATTTAACTGATATTCTTAGAAGCTCAGCATTTAATTTATCACTGAACTCTTCTCTAACTAATTTTATGTAATATAAAAATTAAGTAGAAACACGTGGCATTATCTTATAAAAAGATTACACCTTTTGACACATCATTTGGATTAGTTAGAACTAACCCTAAACTTACAGGGAATATTAAGTTAGTGGTAGATGCTAACCAAAATTTATATTTTGAATCAATTGAGGCAAGCTCTGAATTAGCAAATGATAAGTATAAAGCCTATCCAATTGACCCAACGTCTAATCATGATTCAAATCTATATAGATTTTTTAGTAATGGAAATACGCCAGAATCAATTGTATTTGGCGTAAAAACAAATGTCGCACTGGATTCAACATCATCAAATTTTGCTGACCAATACGATTTTTCTGAATATTTTTCAGGCGCGCGATACTGTATATCAAAGAATTATTCTGAAAAGTTCAAGTACTTTGCGCCAATATATTTAAATAAAGAGGTCCCAGAAAAATTTGTAATTTTTAAAATCCCCGGGGCAAGTCACTTGCCAATTTCGGAAACCAAAGCAAGCTATCCATATGCCAAGGCTGGACATTTAAAAAGCATACTGGATGGTGCTCAAATTATAAAAACCTTTGACTTAGGAGTAGACTCGCATATCGGTACGTATCTTAAAAAGATGCAGAGCAATCCGTTATTTCCGTCGACTACACTAAACTTTCCATTTAACAGAGGCTTGCTTGCATCATATTCGGGAGTTGCCTATAAAGTTGGCTGTTACACTGAAAAATTTGAAAACCTACAAGACTTAATTATAGGCGGTAAAACTATTACTGACTTTGAAGAATATGTAACTCTAGGTTATGAGAGAAACTCTGTAATTTATCCAAATATTCTAAATCTAGAATTTCTATTTGACGACACGTCAGACGACTTTGAATTTAATAGATATTTTGGAATTTACTGTAATACTGTAGAGTTAGCCGAGCTAGATTTTGACTTAAGCGATCATGCTGCGCTTGCATTAAATTCTCCAACCATTACTGATCCTAACACATATGAATATGCGCAAACACCATTTACCCAAACTAATGAAAATGGATTAGACTTAAAATTTCATGCAATTCCAGCGTCGGTTTCTTCTGCATTGTCTGAATTAGATGGAGCTGGTATTATCACACTTGAAGATAAGTTAGGTAACTTACATAAAGTTACGCAAGCAAATATTTTAGATTCAAAATTAAAGATTTCGAGTAAATCAATAGATTTGTCTCTACTACACGGTCCAACTGAAACATTTATGGAAGACTCTGCCGATTATACAGAAGGTGGAATCCAATCATTTATTGAAATTTCAATTGACGCAATCCCAAACCACCTAGATCAACTTAGAATTTATTATCCAAATGGAAAAGCGACTAATCAAAATTCTAAGAGATTTGAAACACTTACTGCGGTATCTAATTTTTCATATAATGGGTCGACTCTACTTGGAGCGCTTGCTCTATACAATGAATATGGGCCAGATCAATTTTACTATAGTATTAATGTTGTACAGCAGGAAGATCTAGCGACTCAATTACAAAAAATTGCAGAGTCGATAACCGAAGCAATTAACGCTATACAAAACAGTGGATTTAAAGCATTTTCTTATCAAAACCGAATATTTATTGTTGTAAATACCGAAGGTAATGTTTCATTAGAATATGCTGCCCAATATATTCCAGCCAGTAGTGACCTTAAGATAACTATATCAGACGAGCCAATTTTTAAGAAAACGGCAGCCGACCTACTTGGAACAAGTTCTAGTACAACTATCGATTTAACTAATAGCGATTATATTGTATATGGCGAAGCTTCACCCAGTATTAATCAAATTAACTACTTATTTGGTACTTTGATTGCAGAAGCTGGAGTAAAAACCCTAACGTTTGGTATAGGAAATTTAGACCAAACTGACATAATTGGATGTCAAGTAGTTAATTTTAAGCCTGGCTCAGCACTATCCTCGCATATTTCAGTTGAAGGCCAATATTTCAATAAATTACATACAAATAAGGCAGATATTCTAGTACAATCGCCTTCTGGTTGGGTTGAAATTGAAAATATTGTTAAGAGTATAGATTACATAAACACCAATACATTTACTAGCGAAGCTGATAAAATTAAAGCAGTAGACTATTACGATAATAATATAAACGTATTAACAGAAAACGGCACAGAAGCTCTTTTAAAATTTGGACTAGTTCAAATTAAAAAGAAATATAAACCAACAATTAGTGCATTATCAATTATCCCAATTAAAGATTTTGATTTTGACCATACTGATAGCCAATACGCGTCTACTCAATTAAGTGATGTCTGGAAATCTGCATTTATTCCAGAAGGAATTAATATGATTAACCTAGGAAAATCTGCATATCGAGTTTTAAATGGTAGTATTAAAATTGGAACGTCTACATATAGTGATGGAGATTTAATTGAAAAAACAGTACTACCAACGGTTGTTAAATTTGAAGCGATAAACGGAGATCCGTTTGTAATTCCAGCACTATCACTAACAACACCTACTTATGATGTTGAGCTTGCTGATAATACTCCAGATATTTTAGATTTTAAAGGATTTTTTACAATCACGTCAGACTATGCTGAAGTTTCTCCTTCTAAAACAGTATCATACATTTATCGAGATAGATTTACAAGCGGAAAAATTACATCAGAGTACGACTCAAATTACGAAAGATTTTTAATTGAAAATGCTGGAAAAAACCGATTGGTTAAGTACATCTGTAAATGGGGAGCAGACGGTTCCCTTGATTCAAGATCAAACCCGTATCGGTTAAATGCGGATTTAGTTTTTGGTGTAAATAATTTTTCACCCGAGCCAAATAAAGTTGAGCCAGATTCAAGTTTAATGACGCATGAGTGGTTTTATATTGAATCTCTATATGATTATATTAATGACATAACTGCCGCGTCTCAAAACAAACTATATTTTGATACGCCGTTTAACCCAACACTAGCTGTAACGCAAGCTGGATATTTTGAGGACTACTTTATTTTTACTCCAAGTTATTTAAATAATGGAGTTATGACGCCTTGTGCAAGAACGCAATATAGATTTTCCCAAATTAAAAAAGACTCTGTGTCTGGCATTGCTAAATCTATATTTAAAGGAATTAAGTTTGTATTTAAAGAGGTCGTGCAAGATACAGTGGAACAAGAATTATCCGGCGCTCTTAAATATGTTAGAGAATCCAATCGTTTTAATAATTATCGTTTTACGTCAATCCTAAAGGTAATAGAAGAGACACCATACTCTGGTGAAAATCCTATTCAATTTAAATTTATTGAATCACGAGACTTTAAATTTATTACGTTAATAGTTGAATTAAGAGTTAGCCGTAAATCAAATGCATTGGTGTCCAGTCCAACCGAATTACTTGTAACTAAAACCGGCGGCCTTTCTCAAAATGAACAGCATGTATTCAATAATATGCCAGCTTCATTTTCTGACTATAAACTTAATATAAATCAAATTAGTACGGCTAACGGGATTCTATCAATTTCTGATATTACGTTAGCCTTTATGTATTATGCAAAAAACAAAAAGTATAATACACTAGCTAACAGTTACAGTAGCATAAATCTAGTAAATAGTTTAGATTTATCAAGGCCGGCTGGATATGGAGACAGAGGGTTACCATTTGTATTTTCGTTAGATAAAGGCTCGGATATTCAAATAGCTGACGAGATTAATAAAGTTAGCGTTAATAGTATGTTATCGTATAAAGACTCCACTATAATTAAAGTATTTGGTACAGCTAATCCAGAAGAATTTACGCTAGATTTTCCAATTAATTCAAATGGACTCCTGTCAAGTGGAGAAGGTCAAGCCTTAACTACTATTACTCTTCCTGGAGGAACTTCACAAGGAATTACGACAACTGAAAATAATGCATATGGTGTAGCTGGACTAAGTTTATATCCATTTATTAAAAACCGAATTATTACATCAAACAGTATTAAAGAATCATTTGTTAACCAAACTACAATAATTGGAAGTGCTCTCAGTCCAGCTGTAACTGCTAGTGTAGAAGGAGGTTCTTCGATTATCACGCTAAGCTCAGCGCCAGCCACCTCAATTTTAATTGGATCTGAAGTTGAAATTGTTGGATGGAGTAAGCCTGGAACCAGAGTCAATTCAGTTAATGGCACAGCCGTAACCTTGTCCAAGGCAATTGTATCAAATATATCAAATCAAAGTCGGCCTGCCGCTATTACATCAGGTTCAGCTGACCTATATTTACAAGCCGATACAAATTTAGAATTAGCATCGTATGGTGATTCAACTGGTTTAAACTATAATGCGTCAAATAAAGTCTATGTAACAGGCACTGGTATTCCGGCCAATGCCTATGTAGTTAGCGTTAATAATGCTGCGCTTGATGCAAACGGCCAACTTATAACTAAAGTTACGTTATCGGCAGCTGCGACCTCAACTGGGTCAGCCGTTACTGTCAAATTTTTCCAAAAAAATTCGGCGGCGCCTATTAATTTTTATCAATCGGATATTAGCCATGCGCTTGCTACACAAAACCGGGTAGCTTATGCAGGTACTACTTTATTAAACGTTATTGATATTTTAGAATTAAAAAATACAGCTACTGGCGACACCGGATATACCTATCCAAATGCACAAGTACTGGCATCAGAAACAAATTCAGTCTTTAATATTTTAGCTTATCCAGGAGATGCAAACAAAAAACTTCTTAGAATAATTAAGCAAACTATCTATAGATTATCAAATGAATCTGGTATTTCGGAGATTTTGCCAAGTGGTGTTGTAATGAGATCTGACTCTGGAATTGGCGAACTTGCATTTACCGGTATTCCAACTGCACAAACTGTTTCAGGTGCAACAACCTTTAATATTGATAAAATTATTAAAAGAGAATCAACTATCCCTGCGTTTGATACTAGTTATTGGGAATCAGTAAACTTTGCCCTTTTGCTTGGAGGAGAATCTTATTACAAAGGATTATTTAAGAGATTAAGTTTCAATGAGTTTAAGCGATCAATTGATAGAGGCCGAGATAATGTAACCTATACTACCTATTCAAACGGAGTAAAAACAACAAATGAGTTTTATATTGAAATTGAAGAGGCTACCATTGTTGAAAAATTAAAGATACCAACTGTTTCACCAGTTAATCTACAATTAACGCAAGCCGAAACTACAAGTAAAAGACAGGCATCCAACTTAGTTGGCTATACTGCAACTGAATCGTATTTACAAAATCCGGTTTTCCTAAGAAGACACGGTTCAACCTATTCTCCTATTTTTAGAGAAGTTACCGCATTTATGCCAGATACAACTTTAAATTTAGAAATAGTTAAAGACGCAAATTGCAAATTTAATCCAAACGCAAATCGATTCTTTGAAGTAAAAGGATTTGAACATATCAAAGTTTCAGAAAAGAAAATTCTAGAGCTGGAAGGTAACGATAAGTATAAACCAATCTTTGAATTAATTGGAGAAACTCCAATCTCAAACGGTGACCTTTATTTACTTGCATCAAATTGGGACTATGGCTTCCATTTAGAATATATTAATAAAACTGATTCTATTCCAGCATACGGCACCCGACGTATAGCCGAAGATTCTTATTTTATGGCTAAACTTGCCTCGCTACCGACGTCTATTGAAATAGATTCACTTTCTTCTAGCGAAATACTGGAGTTTCCATCGATTTCGGCTGACTATATTAATAGAGAGGCTGACGTTTTATACAAAGTAAACACTAGCGACTCTCAAGTTGATATAAACTTAACTAATGTTTTTGCAGCAAAGGTCTTATCATTAGGCCTAGAATCTCAAATTTCAGGCAGCTTTGATATTGATACAACTGCTAGAAATCCAGAAATACTTGGATCATACGATTTTTCGTCATACGTTAAACAGTATGCAATCGAGAACATTTTACCTAACTATGCAATTGACCAACTTGTATTCTGGTACATAGAAGATAAGAGCCAGCCGACTGGCCTTGAAATTATTACCAAAACCGCGGCAGAGCGCTATGCGTTAGGGTACAAGAAACTAGAAGGAGTCCAAATAAATATTAAAGACGGACGATCTGTTCAATTAAGAATTCCCTTAAAAACAACCGGTCGATTAAGTTTAATAATTGAACCAAAAATGAAATTTATCTAAAGATGCCAGCACAATTAAATCTTAAAGAGGTTTTTACAACAGATAGCCAAGCCGTATTGTCAGACAAACTAAATTTTAACTTTACTAAGTTAATTGAATTAGGAATAGGCGATATTGGCCCAAGCGGCCCTGCCGGTGCGATAGGCGGAATCGGCCCAGCTGGTCAAGTTGGACCTAGAGGAGCAAAGGGCTCTAGAATATTTAGTGGATCAGACCAAACCACCAACACAACCGCAATAGTTGACGATATTTTTATTACAACCGGCGGTATATTTTATAATAAAACGGCAACCGCGTGGTCTCAAATATTTAACATAAACGATCTTTTAGCAGTATCGACTGAGTTCTTTTTAAATAAACAATTATTTACAATTAGTGACACTGATACTACCTTTACTGCAAGTACTAAAAAGAAAAATTATGGAATAGTAAGATTTTTAAAAAATGCTGGAGCAGACTTAGCTGTCGTCAACCCGGATGGAATAAATTATGGAAGTTCTGCATCAACTTATAATAACTCAACCCTATTTTTAAATAACTTTGATTTAGACAAATACCAAGCTAACTTTGTTGCAAACGGAAGTGTTGATGCACTAATTACTGATGTTAGTAAAGCAATTACAACAATATATTCAAATTTTGTAACTACCTCAGATGAATCTGCAAGTCGTTATCATATTCAATTAGGTTCGCTATACAAGTTACCAAACGGTCAGCACCAAATGAGTTTTTCTGAGAATAATCTTAGAATAAAACATGCGCTAATAAACAATACGTCAGCGAGTCCATCTGTTTCTTACTTTCTTTCAGAATTTAATGTAGGTGGAGATTCATCGTATACTAATTCAGTTAATGGTGCAACATCAGCCTTTAAGTTTAGAGCATCTCAAATGGACGGCTCAGCCCACAATGGAGTTACGCTATATACTGGAGGATCTTCTGCAATTAAAAGCTTTGCCGAAAACGACGCGGTATTTGATATAAATGGACTTTTGCTTGAACGCGCAACTGCTTCTGGTAAAACTCGTCTTTCGCTTGGAATAAATTCTTCAAATGCGTCATATCTTATTACAAAAGCTGCATTTGATATTTGTGCAACTGGTGATATTTCAATTGGAGTATTTGGAACCGCGTTAGGCGATACTAAGAAAATTATCGCTAAGCGATTTGGCGCAACTGAAAAAACAACTGCTCTTGGTGTTGGAGGTACCCCCAATTCATCATTAACTGTATATGGAACTAAGAGTATAGCATCGGCAGTTTCCGATACCCGATATTTGGCAGACCAAGTTAACCTTGGAACAATGACCAAAAATAGTTTACCTTTGTCTGGTAGCGGGCTAACCGAATTATTTGTACCAAGGCAGCCAAATTTAAGTGTTACTGGTAGTGCTGCAACAGCGGCTGGCCTCGCAAGTTATTTAGGATTTAATTCATATTTTGATGATAATGGAAATATGAACTTTACATATAGAGATGATAGTCCGGCAGGTACGTCTGGAACAGGTTCAGCTTTTATTACAACCCGAGATGGTAGCATGCACTTTGTTGCATATTCAAATGATCCAGCTCTAGTTGATACTAACTCCGGATCAAATTCAAACGAATCAGTATAAAATATACATAACACATGAAAACATTAAGTTTATCAAATATACTTAAAGCAGTTAAGTTTACCGTTACCAGAGATGGCAGAATGGCGGCTGGAAAATTTAACTATTATGAAGATGCAACCATGGATGCAGTTCTTTCTAATCCAACTTCGCACTTCATGCTTAATGGATCGCTAAGCTTACCGAATGTTGCATACTTCGGCAGTGAAAAATCAGGCCTATTAGAGTTAACTAACGGTCATTATGGAGTATATGTTGGATCAACTAGTGCAATTACTGGTATTACTTTACCATCGCCTACTGCAAGCGTTCTACACAGAACATATGTTTTGACTAACCAAAAAAGTTCGACCCTTGCTGTTAAATTTACAAGTGGAGGAACCGAAACAACTGTAGTTACACTATCGGCCCTGCCTTCAACTAGCGCGGCAATTACAACCGTTGCAAATTTACCAATTAATTCAGTGGTAGTTCAGTGTCAACGTACATCACGTGCCTTAGCTACTCCTCAGACCTATACTTGGAGAATTATTTCTGCAAACTATGCCCCAGCAGTTGGAGCATCTGCATCAGCTGCTACATATAATGGAGGTATTTTTAAAGTAAATCTGCTTAAAACAAACTTGTCGTCAATTTCATCGAGTACACTATCTCAATATATTACAATTACGCTAAACGGAGCTTCGGGTAGCCCGCAATCGGGTAACTCTAATCAAATTATTAGACAATTTACAAGTGGTCAAAATGTAAGTGTATCAATATCTTCATCTCTTCCTTCTGGATATTCGTTTTCATATTGGCAAAAGAAGTCGCCTTTACCAGTTAGTACAACTTCAACGAGTCAACCATTTACTCAAGAACTTGCAGATGCAATTAGTGTAGGCAACACAACTATTACTGAGATTGACTTAGTGTTTAGCTATACTGCACCTGTTACGAGCCAAACTTATACATACAGCGGCGGCAACAGTTACAGCAGTTACAGCAGTGGAGGTTCTGGTCAATACTCTGAATCTTCTGGCGGTGGTTACAATACCATGTTCCAATATTTCCAATAACAATTAAGTTAAGGATCTAAGCTTATACGGGATCACCTGGCCTCTTTCTAACATGGACTTAATATCCAATAAGATGTTTGAATTGAAGCCACTAGAGTGATTCAGAAGTTTATTAGCAACAATTGTAGCTAACGCTAGTTCAAATAGAGTTTCGTCTTTAATTTTCTTTACTGAAGATAATACCATGACATTTTTCTTAGCTGAAAAATCTGTAATTTCTGGCTTAACTTGACCTAATAGTTCGCTAAATTCGCCGTCTTCACATGAAAATTCGTTTATTTCAATTAGGTGATTTGCTTTAATCATAAAGGGTACACCTTTCTCTTTGGTAATTTTCCAAATGTGATTAAGTTTAGCTCTATTTTGTGTAGTTGCAACATAAATCGAATCTAACTTGTGAAATTTTGCTGAATTAAAGTAGAGTCGAGTATAGGCTAGTCGATCTAACATAATATCTAAATATTCAGTAAGAACTTCTGCTAGAATGGTTGAGGACATTCTTAAGATTTCTCCGCCATACTCTTCCCGGTTTCGGGTTAAAGATGCAATAATTTCCATTACGTGACGATCGTCCTTTTTAAAATTATAGGCAGAGTCGAAAACGCCCCTATCAACAATAACTGTATTTAAATTTAGGTAGTGAAATAGGATTTCGTGGAATCTAGTAAAAGATCCAGCTTTAAGATCCGCAAGATACTTTTGTTTAGCACCAAGCATAACGTAATTATAATATTCAAGGTCAACATATTTAGAATTTGCCAGCCATAGTGGATCCAGGACTGGCACATTTAGGTTAGTCTTCATGGTGCCGAATCTTTATTGATATTTATTTAAGTTAGCGACCAGGCTAAACTTGGATAAATAAAAAGAAAGCGCCATCTGTAATGCAGACAGTTACCCTAAAGCTTATTCCGGAGACTTCCAAATCAAGTCTGACATTCAGCAGTAACTATAGACTATTTTCAACAAAGGATCCTTTACCGGGAGCCTATTCGATTACAAGTTTTACTGACGATGTTGACTTAAATGGCAATAACCAAAACTATCTAAGTAAAAAATTTAGATATTCGACAGATCGTGGAAACTGGTCTCTGTGGTACGATATTGCAGACATTGCCGCACTTGCTTTTAATAATGCTGATCTATTTGTTGAATTAAAATATGAATACAATAATACAACTAGGAATCAGCTTACTAATCCAATTGTTGTAAATGAAATTAAATTTAAAATTGTTGCAGCAGATTCTGTTCCAAGCCTATTTACACCAAGCATAGTTTGTAGCGATGAGGTTTGTCCAGCTCTTATTTCAACTGGCACCATGTCGTTTAATCCATATGCTGCAGACCAGGCTGTAAATATTTTTAAACAATTAAGCTTTAATACTAACAAATTATTTGGACATGAGGTTGTTTACTTTAAAACCGAACCAGATAGAGACTCTGCGGACTACGTGTTCAAGGAGTGGACTCTATTCAAAACAATTAGCAGAAAATGCATTAAGGTGCTTGTACCCGGAAATAAATTTCCAGATAATAAGCCTACATACGCAGAGTTTGGTGTGGATTTTGAAATGCCATTCGAAATCCATATTGATAACCAATATTTCCAAACGATCTTTGGCGCAGCGTCGAATCCTCGCAAAAAGGATTTCCTCTATTTTCCATTAACTAACAGAATGTACGAGATTCAGGGTACATACCTATATCGTGGAATTATGCAGGAGCCAGTTTATTGGAAAATTCAATTGGTTAAGTTTCAGCCAAATATTGATATGATGATGAAAGCGGAAGACCGAACTTTCTTGGATAATATTATTACCAGCACAGATGAATTATTTGCAGATCAAATGATTGACGAAGTTAAGGATGCAACAATGCCTCAGCAATTTAAAACGATTTCAACCCGTTTTGATGAAACCCGTAAGGCACTACACCCAGATCTTAAAATCAAGCAATTGACCCTAACCTACAACTATTCTCCACTAATTCAATATTATTATGAAAGTAAGAGTGTGCCAAGTTTACCTATTACAGTTACACCAAAAACCTCAAATTTTACAAAGGATTCGGTTAAATATGAAGATGCTGCAACTAAATATACCTTAATTGCATATGAAGAATCTGAACTATTTTCCTTATGGGCTGGCTATAAATTAACAACATATGACTTAAGTAATGGCGCTCCAATTAAAATTAGAGGCCCATATAATTCAAACGATCCACTGCTTGGCCGATATATTAAAATTGACAGATATGCTGACTCTAATTTCTTTACACCAAACCAATTAGCGTTTGAGCCAGATACAAATGGCCGTGTACATATTTTAACCAGAGACTATAGTGTTGTCTATAATGAAATTGGAAAATTAGGAGAAGACAAATCTAATATGACTTACTTTGCGCTATTTAAAATTAATGCCCTAACCGATTCAATTAGTTTTATTGATGCATACGATAATAATTTATCACAAGGATTAAAGTTAGATGGTACTTCAATTGCAATTAATAATTCAACTGATAAAAACGTTTCAATTAGGCTTGAAATAAATTCGACCTTAACTCAATTTAATACAGTTAGATTAGAAATTGATAAGTGGTATGCAATATTTGTGCCAGTCTCTAGTCAATTTAAACAAACTGCCCTAACTATATATGGATTTAATCAGGATCCAGCGAATTTAAATAATTTTAATGATATTTCTCAAATCCATACTTCAGCGAAAACCTTGACTGGTGCAAGTTCATTTAGTTTTTCAATTAACGAAAACTTTAGACTAGTATCATCACCAATTGATATTGCAAATATAAGACTCTTTAATACAATGGTTCAAGAGGAGGACCATGATTTTGTAATTAGTCAGTTATTCATTAAAGATGAATCAATTTTACGTATAATTGATAACTGCCGTCCAAGATTAAATATTCCTTATATTGGTATAAACAGATAACATAAACTATGATACTAGACATTAAAAACAGGGAACAGGTAGAATCCGCACAATTTGTGCTTACAGTTGATTTCTTTTCAAATAAATCAATTCAGCAGCTTGCAGAAAAAGCCAAATCTGCACTACACAGAGAAATTGAGGTTGGCGCAACTAAAGATGCTTGGAAACCTTTACAGGAAAATGGAGCAAGACTAACCAATCTCTATAATAACGGATTTAAAATGAAGCGAATGACAATTGGCCCAGTCTATTATTATGAAGGAGTCAATGCTCTTCTTAAATCATTTAAGTTTATTGAAGATAACGGGTACACTAACGAATTGTGTAAAGTTAAAATTGATTTAGGTTTCTCTAAAATGAATGAAGGAGCAAGAATTCCTCAGCTAAATAAATTTAAATTTTTACTTAATTTTAATGAAGCTAAAGCCTTTGAATTATGGCCACAGGAGATTCGCTCAAGTAAAATCTATAAACACTCTATAAATTTAATATACCCAAAAAATAAATTTATAGCCGAGGCTGCGGTGCCGTCTGGCAGCTATTCTTCACAAATGGAATTTAGCTTTCCCAGATCAAAACAGTTTGGAATTAATTTCGACAGAATTAGTGAAGGTTTTGTAACTATAAAGTATATTGGTGGAAAGGATTACGAAAAGAGAAATACCCAAGCCGTTGAATTATTAAACCTGGTAATAGAGTCTCTTTTTTCAACCTTAAAATCAAATTCAATCTATTCAGATAGAGATCGCGAAAAAATTAAAGAGATCTTAACCGAACAAAAGTCACACTTAACTGCCTTGAAATCTTATGCAACCTTTGAAACTAAATTTCCACTTATTAAATTATCAATGGATCTAGATTCAAGGCCAGAAATACTTGGTGCTAAGTTTAATCTGGTTAGGGAAAAACTTTTTGACCTGGTAACATATGGCGGACTTGTTAGAGGCCGTGTAAATTATAATTCAGAAACAAATCAAGTTGAAGTTTTAGAAGGTCGAATAAAAAATGGTTTTAATCTATCAAATATTATTTTTATGGAGTCTTCAATTCAAGCTGAACTTTCTGACTGTACACTAGTCAACTGTAAAGTTAGAAGTTCTAGACTTTTAGAGTGTACAATTTTTGATAAAAATGATATTAGATACTCAACTCTATCTAATTGCAACTTTAACCAATCTGGCGTTAATACAATTCAGCAATCAACAATTAAAGGTCAACCAAACATGCAAGTTTCAGCGGATTTAACTGAGTGTCTTGTTGTAGGATCACCACTTTCATACCACGCAACTAAAGATTCTAAGACTGAGATTGCTCTTTAAGCAAATCCAGTTTGGGATAATAAATAACTAAAACAACTGGGCCTAGATGGGAGTCTATTCTAACTTAACAAACATTACCGATTTATCTGATTCAAGCTTAAGCTCGAGTATATCGACGTCTAACCAGAATTTTGATAACTTACAGGCGGCTATCCAAGCGTTTTTAACTGCAATCTCATTTGATGAGACCAATAACAATATTTCGGTTAACCAGATTGCAGCAGTTGGTATTACAGCAAGTTCTACTATCAGGGTCGTACAAAACGGCTCTATTAAAATGCAGGTCGATGCAGATGGCGTATTAACAACCCAATCTGCCCTTGCTAACCTATTTCAAACACCTTTACTTAGATTACAGGATAATACTGGTAAGCTCAGTGCAGCCGGTCTTATTGGAGATGTTATCTATGCAAATAATACCGCTCCAGCTGGAGAGGGATTTTATGGATATACTCAAAATAACGGTTGGGTAAAACTATCTAGCGGCCAAGCCGCAAGCGGCCCAGTCGGAACAGCTTTTACTGGAATTGCAAATTCTCAAGGAACTGTAATATTTGGTGCAAGTAGTGCAACTGATACCCTTGGTTTTGAGGGTCAGGGTGGAACCACAGTAAGTCTAGATGCCGTAACCAAGCGGGTTATAATTAGCTCAGCAAATGTTTCAACTAATTCGTTTAGTCAAATTGCAAATGCACTTGGTAATATTCAATTAAGTGCAAGCGGTCCACAAAGTACATTTAGAATTGAAGGTACTGGTGATACTACTGTTGCATTTAATGGTGCAACCAATAAGGTAACTATTAACTCGCCTGTTCAAACTCCAGGTTTTTCTAAAATTGCAAGCGCAAGCGGCGCAATTCAATTTGAAGCTGCTTCTATTAATGATATAATCAGAATTGCTGGAGAGGGTGGAATTAATATTAATTTTAATTCAACTACAAAACAGGTTTCAATTGGAATTGATACTGAGGCCCTTAATTCAGTTTCAGCCTTTACTATAAGTAATGATGGAACCGATATTGCATCAACCGAGCCTGCAACGATCTTAACTAAAATGGAGCAACTTGATTTCAAGGAAGGTCCAGCTAATTTAAGTTCATCAATTTTAGCAGTAGCTGATCCATCTAGCGATAAGGTAACTGTTTTTGTAAGACCGATTTCGCCACCTACATTTTCAGCAGACGTTTTTGTAAGTTTACCAAATGGTAAAACAGTTGGACGATTTATATCTGGCGACACAATTCCCGCAGCGGGTAAAACTGCTGAAGAGGTGTTTAACCTTATTGCACAGGAACCAATTGCTCCTACCGTGTCCCTAAGTTCCTCTACCAGTATCTTATTTAATCAAACTGCAATTTCAAACGTGCTAGTCTTTGCTAAAACCATTAATACACTTGGTGCAACTACGGCAACTGCTGTTTTACAGTGGAGACGTAATAATTCTGGTACATGGACTACCTTAACGTCAACTACGGGTGCAACTACATATACACACACTCTAACAGATTCGGCTTTTAATACTCAACCTTTTAATTATCAATATATCGTAACAGATAGTGCTGGAGCTACCGCAACTGCAACTTTAACAATTACTCCGCAATCTTATCAATCACCAAGTATTTCATTTAGCGCGCCAGCTTCGACTCTTTCACTATCAATTGAAAGTAATCAAATTAGAGAACGCGGTAATACCTCATCTGTTTTACAGGGATCTACTTCCAGAAACCGACTATATGTTCCAATTAGTGGATTCCAATATGCAGTTTCATTTAATGGTGGATCTTACACAAATATCGGAACAGCTGGATCCCTAGTGGCAGCCGGCGGATCATTTACTAACTTTACTGATACGTCAATTACATCATCAGCAACTAGCGCAATTTATCGAGTTTCTGTTACAGATTCTTATACAACTGCAACTGCTTCATATAACATAACTTACAAATACGTGGTATTCTATGGACCTAGTGCAAGCGCGCCATCTAATTCAGCTGGAGTTAGAGCCTTATCTGGCAAAAGATTTACTGATGCTGGTAATACATTTACCCTAAATACAGGAGCAGCTCAAACAATATTTACAGTAGCCATTCCTGCAACAATGTCCCTAACTCAAGTATTAGACCTAGATGCACTAAACGCAAATATCACAGCAAATTATACACTTTCAACATTTAATGTTAATGATGGAGGAGGAACACCGGTTGCATATAAAATATACACGCTGACCAATGCTATTCCATATAGTGCAGATCACCGTCACCAAATAACTATCGCATAACCATGAGTTTTACACCAGGACTTCAATTACCGTATGGTATTACACCAGTTAACCCGGTTCCAGTCGACGGGTACTCTGGGCCATATGCAACAACAACTGAAGCATTAGCTAATATTCCACAAGCTATTCGATTCCCAACCATGCAGGTCCGAATCGCCAATGGTGTTGATAACCAAATGTATTGGTTTAAGGACGGAGTATTGGATGCAGATCTTATTGAATTTTCACCAACCAATGCTAACTTATTAACTTTTGTTGCACATCTTCAAAATACTGCATGGTTAGTTAATGAAGCCGCTGATTTTAATAGTGGTAATAATGCAAATCCAACGATTTATGTTTTTAGAGGAAATATTTACAAATTTAAAGTTGCCTCAAGTATAGGTCACACTCTGCAAATCCGAAGTGCAAATGGCACAGCCTATTCAGTTGGCATGCCGACTAGCGGTGCCGGTACAAATACTCAAGGTAGCGGCGGCTATATCTTATGGACAGTTCCATTTGACGCGCCAGACGATCTTTTCTATGTATGTACAGCTCACCAAAGCGTAATGCGAGGCCATATTCGAGTTATTCCAAGTCTAGTTGCGCCAATTACTCCAAGTGCTGAACAAGGCAATGCTAATCAAGTGTCATATACTTCAAATACTGGCAGCTATTCACTAGCATCAAACTCTGCAATTACTAAAGCAATTCATATAGATTCAACTGTGTGTATAAGTATAAATGGAGTAAGACGACTCTTAACAGATTCAAATACGTCTCCTTTCTTTTTTAGCCGAACTGGTGGTATAAATCAATTATTATTAGCTCAAGTGCAGGCAGGAGATTCACTTTATACGAGGCCTGCATATTTAGAACATGGATTAGAAACCACTGATCTTATTCTGCTTGAATATTTTAGCGGAGGCACAGTTACGCTTGCATAAATTACTGAACAATCAACAAATAAATAACTTAAATAAAAAGACTTTATAAACAATGGCACTAATTAAAGGTAAACAACTACAAGATACGTCAGTTTCACTAACTAAGCTGAGCGGCGCAACTGGTTCAGTTACGTTAACTACTGGTACAATTACCACACCTGCTGCAAACTTAGTAATAAGTAGCTTACCAGTATCTGGAAGTCAAGCCGCAAACAAAGAATATGTCGATTCGGTTGCAACTGGATTAGATATAAAAAAATCAGTAGTGGCAGTTTATCGCACATACGTTGCAGCAGCAGGCGGTACTCCAGCGATAACTACTAACAGCCAGCTAGACGGGGTCGACGCAGATGACGGTAATGTGTATACAGCGATTACCACACAGGCTGTCATCGGGTTGCTTGTACTTGACGGTATTACCATTACTGACGGTGATCGTGTCCTAATTGCAATTCAACAAACCGGTGCTCGCCGTAAGGTAAACGGTATTTACGTATATCAAGCCGGTCAATTAATTAGATCCGAAGATGCTGATAACGTAACTGCAAATATTGGAGAAGTTTCTGGCGGATTATTTACCTTTGTTGAGCAAGGAACAGTATATGGCGACACAGGTTGGGTATTAAGTTCACCGAACGGAGCAATTAGCGGCCAGACTGGAGCTGCTGGTTTATATGACTTTACTAATAACCCAGCTGGACTGGTTGAACTTGAATTTACTCAATTCTCTGCAGCCGGTGTTGCTGAAGCTGGCGTAGGTTTAACAAGAACTGGTACCAAATTTAATGTAAACTACGACGACTCTTCAATTGGTATTGATGCCAATGATGCACTATACGTTAAAGCCAATGGTATTACCAATGCCATGATTTTAAATGAGTTTATTACCTTTGCTGGAGACTCTGGAAGTAGTAATATTGCACTAGGCGGAACTTTAACAATTGCAGGTGGAACAAACGGAATCGATACAGCATATAGCGCTGGAACCTTAACTATTAATTTAGATCTTTCTGAATTAAGTACAGTTTCTACAATTGCAGATTCTGATTTTATTGCTGGTGTAACCGCAAATGGTGCAACCAACCAAAAAATTACATTTGCTAATCTTAAAACCTTAATTGGAGCTGCTAGTCAGTTAAGTATCAGCGCCGAAGGTGCTACTGCGTCTAGTTTAGATTTAGATACAGATACTTTAGATTTTGCAACTGGTCAAGGTTTAACCTTTGCTGCAACCGGCGGTGCTGCTCCTGGTACAACAAATACACTTACCTTAACCGTTAGTAATAATGCACTAAACGTTCACCAAGCAACTTCATATACAACCGCAGCCTCAGGTAATACTGATATTACGATAACAGCTGCTGCCGAGGTATTTTCAGTTACAGTAAACGGAGTAATGTTAAAGAAAACTACAAACTGGGTATGGCCACAGGGCGCAAACACAGTAGTTCGAGTAACAGGATTACCTTATGCTCTAGAAGCATCTGATGAAATCGAAATTACTTATAGAGTAGCTTAATTTAACTACTAAATATTTTTTTAAATAAGAGCCTCCTTTATGGAGGCTTTTTTATTATTCAAAGTCAAAACTTGGAGTATAAATATCTATAGAAAAGATACAAACTCATAAATGGCTCAAGTTAAACTAAAACAAGTTAATATCAGTACTCACATGACGTATAACGAAACGTCTGGAGATATTAGTCATAATGGTAATTTTTCAGCTGTTACCAAGCAGTTCTTAATTGACCATCCAACCAAGCCAGGTTTTAAACTTGCGCACGGTAACTTAGAAGGCCCCGAACATGGCATCTACCTTAGAGGAAAGAGTGAAGCTAAACGTATCTTTTTTCCAGAATATTGGGCAAGCTTAGCAAATGCGGACTCAATCACAGTTACAATTACACCATTCGGTAAATCTCAATCGTTGTGGATTAAACATATTACTGATACTTATTTTGAAGTAGCAGGCTCGCACAAGCCAACTTTTTTTTATTTAGTGCAGGCTGAACGTAAAGATGTTAAACCATTACAAATTGAGATAGACATGAATAAATAATTCAAATAGTCTATTACATACGTGGCGCAAACGGTCAAGATAACTCCCGCATCCGGTTTATTAGAATTCATAGGTAATACTACGTCGAACAAACCGTATCTACAGCATGATGATAATGGCAATCTTACATTAACTCTACAGGCGACTAAAAAATTCACAGTTGCCGGCAATCTTAAGGTTAATGGTAAGGTTACAATGGCTCAGCAAACCCTGACTGATGGCGCAGCTATTACTTGGGACTTTAACTCTGGAGCAAATGCAAAGGTAACCCTCGCTGGAGCTAGAACGTTAGTACTTTCCAATATGGAAACTGGCGATACTGGTTTAATCTTGGTTAAACAAGATGCAGCTGGTAGCCGAACCCTAACCCTGCCAGGCTCAAGTTCAATTGTTGGCGGCGGTACCTATACTGCAAGTCCAGCTGCAAATGCAACTGATGTCTTAGGAGTTTACTATGATGGTACAACTTATTGGTGGACGATTGGTTATAATACAGTAACCCCGCCCTTAACTTCAGTTGGAATTACTGGTGCAGACTTTACAATTGCAAACTCACCATTAACAGCAAACGGCAATATAGGTTTAGCCCTAGCGACAGTTAACTCAAACGTTGGCCAATTTGGTTCAGCGACAGCAGTTCCTGTAATTACAGTTAATGCCAAAGGTTTGGTTACTGCCGTATCTGCAACTAATATTTCAATTCCAACAAACTTAGACAGCTTAACTGATGTTACAATAACATCGGCTGCTACTAATCAGCTATTACAATTTAATGGATCGCAATGGGTTAATTGGACTCCAAATTATATTACTTCCTATACAGAAACTGATCCGACTGTACCTTCTCATGTTAAGTCAATTACAACAACTGAAAAATCTAATTGGAATACAGCATACGGATGGGGTAATCACGCTACCGCAGGCTATTTAACTTCTGTTACAAATATTTCAGGATATGCTGGAACTTTAATTAGAGAAGATAACCGAACAATATCTCCCAGTGAACTGACAGCTGGCCAAATGAAATTTGGTTTTACGTCATGGACTAATGATAACAATTCTCCATACGCAGATTTTATACACATGCGTTCTTATACAGATTCGTCTGGTGGAACAGATAACCTTATCATGTTCAAGAAATCTGGTATTGGAATGCGCATTTGGCAACAAACTTGGGGTTCAACTAGTCCTTATTCTTCATATGTTGATGCATGGACAACCGGAAACTTTACACAAACCGATGTAAACAATTGGAATACAGCATACGGATGGGGTAATCACGCAACACAAGGTTATGCAACTCAAACCTATGTAAACACAGCTGTTTCTAATTTAGTAGCAAGCTCGCCAGCTGCATTAGATACTCTAAACGAACTTGCTGCAGCATTAGGAAACGACGCTTCATTCTCAACTACCGTATCTACCGCCTTGGGTAATAGACTAAGAGTTGATATTAATACACAAGGTCTTACTGCAACCCAAAAGGGTTACGGTAGAACTAACTTAGGAGTTGTAATTGGAACTGACGTTCAGGCATGGGACGGAGATTTAGATGCAATTGCTGCACTTGCAGCAACCAGCGGATTCTTAAAGAAAACTGCTGCAAATACTTGGTCACTAGATACAAATACATATATTACCGGAAACCAAACAATAACACTAAGCGGTGATATTACTGGATCTGGAACAACCTCAATTTCAACTGCATTATCAAATACTGGAGTTACTGCTTCTACTTATAAATCAGTAACAGTTGATGCAAAAGGCCGAGTTACAGCAGGATCTAATCCTACTACTCTTGCTGGATATGGTATTACTAATGCAGTTACATATGGCGATTATATTACCCAAAGTGTGTTCTCTGGAAAAACTATTACAGTTAACCCGGTAATTATAAAAGAGTTATTATTTGGTGGAAGTAACCGATATACACAAACTGATTCTTATACTGGAACTTATCCAAATGCCGGGAGTACTTGGGTTAGAACCTACCGATTAAATAATGGAGAAAATGCAGTTTATTCAAGTGGTAACGTTTATCTTGGATTCTGGGTAAACTATCCGCCCGCTAACGTTACGGTTAGAGTAAGAAATACAAGCGGTGTGTATTATGGCCCATTCACTGGATCTGACATAAGCATAACTGGTCAGTTTGCATTTTGGAAAATTCCATGTGGTGGAGCAAACTTCATTGATACATGGGAAATTACATTCACTCCTCAAGCTGGTTTAGGCGTCAATCTACAAACCGTTAATATCGCAATTGATAATGGCGAAGGTATTGATCAATTCCCTATTGTTCATAGAGATGGTTCAACCATGTACGGCCGGCTTAATTTTATGTCAGGCGGATCAGTTAGAGCATATGTTGATCCAAGTGGAGCTATTTATGGATCTGGTAATTTTACAGCAAATTCATTTGTAAAAGCTGGAGGAACCAGTACCCAATTCTTAAAAGCAGATGGTTCCGTTGATTCAAGCTCATATATTACTTTAACTTCTTTAAGTGGAAGCACAGGTATTAGTTATAACAATACAACTGGTGCTATTAGTTCTACAATAACACAATATACGGATGCTTTGGCTAGAGCTGCTCATAGCTTTACGGCAGGCAGTGGCGCATATAACGCTACAACTGGAGTTATAACAATACCTACTAATAACAATCAGTTAACAAACGGAGCAGGTTATATCACATCTTATGCAGAAACTGATACTCTTGCTAGTGTAACCGGACGTGGTGCAACCACAAATACTGCTTCTGTATTTGCAGGCGGATTATACGCTCGAAAAGCGCAAGGCGACGGCGATTATACAACAGCTGCTCTTTGGACTGAATCCTATAACAACACAACGACCGGTATAGCATTTCATATTAGTGGTGTGGTTGGTAAGTTCTTAGAAATGAGAGTAGACCAAAGGCTATATTGGGATAACTCACAAGTATGGACAGCTGGTAACTTAACTAACCTAAACCAATTAACCAATGGCCCAGCTTATATTACAACCTCCGCTCTTTCTGGATATGCAACTCAAACCTATGTAAACACAGCTGTTTCTAACTTAGTTGCATCGGCTCCTAGTACACTAGACACACTTAACGAATTAGCTACCGCATTAGGTAATGATGCTAATTTTGCTACCACAATTACCACATCAATAGGAAACAAAGTTTCTAAAAGTGGTGATACAATGACTGGTAATCTTGCCTTTGGTGCAACATCTGGATTAGGACTTACTTGGGGATTAAATACAGATGCCGCATTTATTAAATTTATATCAACCGGCAACCAGGCTGGAGGATCTTACCTTGAAATTGGTACACAAGATGACTCAAACGAAGAAATTAAGTTTACTCAATCTGGAGCTCTTAAATTTTATTTAGCAACTGATGGTAATTTAAAAACTGGTTCAGGTTACAATTACGTTTGGGAAAACGGCACTTGGGCAATTGGTATTTCTGGAAACGCTGCTACCGCTACGAATGTAGCATGGACTGGAGTAACAGGCAGACCTACTGCTCTTTCTCAATTCTCTAATGACTTAGGAAACTATGGCGGCTGGTTAACACAAGCAGCAGCTAATCCGCTATATGTTAATGTAACTGGCGACACAATGACTGGGCCTTTAGTAATTACTGGTTCAACCAGCGGCCAGGAATTATTTGCAGTAAACGGAGTTAATGGCAGACTGTTCACAGTAAGTGATGATCTTTCAAATTCTCTATTTTCAGTAAATACGGTAGCAGGTCTTCCTGTAATCGAAGCCTTTGCTAATAATACTGTTAATATTGGACCCTTTTCTGCGCCTATTGTAATTAATGCAAGTGGAATTTCTACGCCAAGTCATGGTACTTCAGCGAATTGGAATTCTGCATATAATGATACAATAACTTCAGCTGCAGTTAGTGGAACAACTTCAAAAACCCTAACTCTTACACAAAGAGATGGAGGCACAGTAACTGCAACTTGGACAGATATTGATACTGATACAAATACTGATGCACAAACGCTTAGTCTTTCTGGAAATACCTTAAGTATTTCAGGAGGTAACTCTGTAACGCTTGCATCAACTGGAATTTCTCAAGCAACAGCAGACGGGCTATATGTTAATATAGGTGGAGATGAAATGACAGGAAATCTGTACATTTCTCCAATTAGTGCTAACCCAGCACAAATTCAATTGGCTGGATCTAATCCAGAATTATATGTTAGCGCTAAAACAGGAACTGCCAGAGTATTCATTAGCCGACAAGGAACAGGGAATCAGGCAACACTAATGTTTATGACCGCCATGGGCACATATCAAGGAACTGCTTGGGATTACACAGGAGCACCAATGTGGTCGATGGGAATGACTAATAATGCTAACACAAATAGCTTTAAACTTGGATATGGTGATATCTATGATCCAACTGTAGTTGCGCTTGAAATAACTACTGCAAATACTGCATATTTTAAATATGTACCGTATGCAGCTGGAAACCTATTAGCAACTCAATCATGGGTAACTTCTCAAGGTTACATAACTGGATATACAGAAACCGATACTCTAGCGAGTGTAACAGGTAGAGGAGCAACCACGTCAACTCCAATAACAATAACCGGTAGTGAAGGAAGAGAGGTTGCTGTATACATTCCATCTTCGTACACCACAAATGACCTAGTCTCTGGTCATGAATATCAATGGTACAACGACCACTGGAGACTTGGTATGACTAGATCTGGTGGGGCGGCTGGTGCAGATTTTGTTATTCAATGGAACGCTGCTAGAAGATTATCTTTAACTAGTGGGGGTAACCTTTCTGTTACTGGCACCATAAGTGCAACTAACTTTAGTGGGTCATCTTCTGGTACAAATACAGGAGATCAAACTAATATTAGCGGCAATGCTGCTACTGCAACCACTGCCGGAGCTTTAACCTCAATGAATATTTCACAGTTTACTAATAACAGTGGATATTTAACAAGTATAACAAGCGGAAACGTTACTACTGCTCTTGGATATACGCCTTGGCATGCAGGAAATGATGGAGCTGGTTCTGGTTTAGACGCAGATTTATTGGATGGATATACTTCAGATACTGCAGCAAACGTAAATACAATTGTACGAAGAGACTCTAGCGGAAATATCTATTCAAACTATGTCTTAGGATCATATTTTAATGCTTCTGCTGGTAACTCAGAAAACCCAACTATTGGTCAAATTTGGACTCAAAATACAAGTGATAACTATTTAAGAAAATCTACGCCTGGTCACTTTAGGAGTCAGGTTACAGATAGCTACTACTTATCACTAAGTGGAGGTACCCTTAGTGGAAACTTAAATATCATCGGCGAACTTGCATTTAGAGACGGATCTGGCGGATTTTATAATATAATTCGAGCAGCAGCTTATCCAAGCGAAGGTTTTGCAGCAGGCTCTAATTATTGGCTAGAATACCAATCTAGAGGAGGTCACCATTTTGTGCTAAATACAGACGGTGGAGTCGGCGGTGGTGCAAATACAATGGATGATTTCGTTATATGGCAAGGTGCAATTGATGGAGACCGTTTACTTGAAGTAAGTAATACTGGAACCCTAACAATCGCAAATCGATTAATAGAATTATCATCTATTAGATATAAAACTCAAGTTGAGTCCCTAACTCCAGCTCTAGATAAAGTCTTACAACTAAGACCAGTTCACTATGTTAAAATTGGTGGAACTGGCGAAACTGAAATTGGTTTAATTGCGGAAGAGGTTGCTGAAATCTATCCTGAATTAGTTAAATATGATAGTGAAGGTCAAGTTGATGGTATTAACTATACTCGTATCGCGCCAATCTTGATTAAGACAATTCAAGAACAGCATGAAATAATTAAAAAATTAACCGAGAGAATTGAAAATCTTGAAAATAGATAACTAATATGGCACAATTAATATCAGGAACTACAATTGCTGGACACAGCGCGATCCATGCTGGAAACCTAGCGGCTCACAGCATTGCGACAACGTCTTATGTTACAACACAAATTAATAACTTAATTAATGGTGCCCCTGGCGCGCTAGATACTCTTAATGAGTTGGCAGCAGCTTTAGGAAATGATGCAAGTTTTTCATCAACACTTACGAGCTCACTTGCAGGTAAAGTTTCAAAGGCTGGCGATACAATAACTGGAAAAATAACATTTCCATCCGCGGTAGCAAATCGTCCACGATTTCCTGGCGGTATAGTTGGTTTAGATGTAGGCGATGGTAACTTTGATATTTGGGGTATCTCTGGAGATTATTATCCTTCGCACGCAACCGCTGCTAATGCCTGGGGTTTAAGATGGAATGGTGATAACAATGATTTTGAATTTGTTGGTGGAGGAACAAGCCGCGTAATTTTAGACATGGACGGTGGTAATTTAACTATTACTGGTACCATTTCTGCCTCTGGATATAATGCCTCAAATTGGAACACTGCATACGGATGGGGTAACCATGCAAGTGCGGGTTATTTAACAAGTCTTCCTTCGCATAACCACGATGGTAGATACTTATTACTTTCAGGCGGAACCCTAACTGGAGACCTACTTTCAACTCATCCATATTATCCTGGCTATAATAATGCAGCAGTTGGTTCACAGGGTTCGTATTACCTCTATGGCGATACCGGAAACTCTGGTATCAGAACCAATGGTAATTTCTTAGCAAATGGAGATATTTACTTGGGAACTAGAGGAAATTGGTTATCTACTTATCTAAATCAAAATGTTAGAACAGACAGTGCCCCTTCATTTAGCAGTGTATATCTAGGTGGATCTCAATTAACTGGGACTAAAGTTAACGGCCTATCTAATATGTTAGGCGTTACAACCTTACCATATTCTGTTGACATTACAGTTGATGGAGACCCTGACAGATTTTATGCTGTTCAGTTTTGGGGAGGAGATCAGGATGTTTGGCGTAGAATTATTATTAAGCGCGGATATGGTGAACCTGCTCCTTGGGATCCAATTGGAACAGGTGTTCACCATGGAGGTCTTCTCTTAGATTGGGAAGGTAATTTTGGTGGATGGGGCGGTGCTGAATATGCAGATCGTTTACGAGTATTTAACGAATCTTATACAAACGTATGCGCCGATATGTTCATATATAGCCACTCAATGGGGTATGTCTTTATGTTACGTGGAGGTGGCGCAGTTTATCACCTATTTTCTGATCAACCAATTAATGGTTTTTATCAAAGCGGTTCACCTGACATTTTATATAGTTCAAGTACATTATCTTATGATGATGCTTGGTCAGGTACAAATCAATATGATGTCCCTGCGCCTGCTCCATTAGGATTAGCTGCAGTCAATTCATCACGTATAGATGGTCTCCGAACTAAGAAACAATCTTTGTTAGATGGTAGATATGCAGCAATATCACATTCGCATACATTTGCTTCATTAACCAGTAAACCAACTACAATTTCAGGTTATGGCATTACTGACGCAATCACAACCGGTAATATTGGCTCTCAGTCTGTAAGCAATGCTACAACAGCAGGTGGGTTAGCAGTACACGGTGGTAGAAACAATGAAGTAAACAAAATTGTAAGAACAGATGCCAATGGATATATTCAAGCGGGATGGATTAACACAACTTCTGGAGCATTTTCAAGTGGTATAAATAAAATATATTGTTCTGATGATGACTATATGCGTTATCAAACTCCAGCAAACTTTATATCAAACTTAGGATTAATCACAACCGGTAATATTGGTTCTCAATCTGTTACTTACGCAACAAACTCTACACGATTATATGCTAGTGATGGAAGTTATGTTTACGGCGGAGCTGCTCCATACTATATGTACATGAACTATGATGGTGGTAGTTACTGGGAACTTAAAGTTTCTCCAGGTACTCCAGCTGGTGTACGAGTTGCCTATGCAAATATTGCAGGAACATCTTCACAAGTAACTATAAATTATGATAATAATTCAAACTCAACATATCAATTATTATGGGGTTCTGGTAATAATGTTTATGGGACAACCCACGTTTATGTAAATCCTAGCACAGATGTTATCTATGCAAAAGGCGGTTACATAAGTCCTGGAAATCCTTGGAACACTGCCGATTCTGCATTCTTTCCTAATGGTATTTCAACAGCGGGCGCTGATAACTGGATATATGGTCACACCTATATAGCGGCAGCCCCTTCTGGAGGCGCGGGTCATGAATATTGGAGTGATGGTTCTGAGTTTCATAGAAGTAACGTTGGTACAGCGAGCCATGGACAATCTGGAAAATGGATAACTTTACAATCAGCAACTGGAGACTTTATTCCATACAGTTTTGAATCTGATAGAGGTAATCACTCTTGGGGTATTGTAGCTAGATATAGAATAAATACTGCCGATTCTGATAGACCATCTATTCAATTTTCATATGGAGGTAATGATACTAGATGGAATGTAGGATATTGTTCTAATGATGATAACTTTCGTGTTACTCAAAACATGGGTTATAGAAATAATAACTCAACTTCAGATGGATGGGGTACAGAAAGATTTAAAATAGATACTTCTGGAAATACTTATGCTGCTATTGGCGGAACATTGTATGCGAACGGTAGTGCTGTAATAACTTCAGCAAACATTGGTTCACAAACTGTAGCTACAGCCGGCGCTCTAAGTTCAATGAATATTTCTCAGTTTACTAATAACAGTGGATATTTAACTAGTGTTACTAATATTTCAGGTAATGCCGGTTCTGTTACAAATGGAGTTTATACAAATATTACAAATACAATTGTAAATGGTGATGCTACTGCATTAATTCTATACGGAGCTAGCTCATATAGTGCTGCGGCAGCTTTACATCTTGGCGGTTGGTCGACTGATACAACATACGCTCGTATTAGAACTTCTAACGGTAATTTACATATAGACACAAGAGGTGGAGCAGGCAATGTTTATCAAATGTATTTTAATCATTACTCAAGTGGTGATATGTATTTTGGTAATGGCGGCGGAACCGTTTACATATATGGAGGTAGACTAAAACACTCAGACGGTACTGCCTATGTTTATAATAGTGGTACTTGGAGTATTAATGTATCGGGTACTGCAGCAAGAGCAACTCGAGCTAATGGTAATTTTTATATAGACGATAACTATGGTAATGGTATAGTTGGCCTGTATGCTTCCGATCGATACCAGGGTGTATTTGCAATGGGAGATGCTTACAAAGTATCTGCCGATGGTACTTCTCCCGGATCTCTTTATGGTATTGCATGGACACATACAAATGTAGGAGGACAATCTAAATCTGGATTAGGACACCAAGCACTATTTATGGCTAATGGCAGTACCCAAACAGCTATTGGTTATGGTATCTGGACGGTAGGAGTTATCACAGCAACAGGAGGAAATTCAACAAACTGGAATACTGCATATGATAAGAGACCTACTGCAATTTCATTTAGCGGCACTGGTACAAAAACCTTAACCTTAACTCAAGGTGATGGTTCAACCTTAACTGCTGCATTTAATGATATTGATACAGACACAAATACTGATGGTCAAACCTTAAGCCTTAGTGGAAATACCCTAAGTATTTCAGGCGGAAACTCTGTAACTTTGTCTTCAAGCGGATTATCACAAGCAACTGCAGATAATTTATATGTTAATGTAAGCGGAGACACTATGACCGGTGCCTTAACGATTAATAGCCCAAGCCAAGGAGCTGAAGCTTTTGCTGTAAATGGAATTAACGGTCGACTATTTACAGTAGTTGATGATCTTTCAGATTCTCTATATAGCGTAAATACCCTTGCAGGTTTACCTGTACTTGAAGTATTTGCAAACAATGTTGTACAAATTGGTAAGTTTGGAACAAATGCAATCTATGTAGGCCAAGACGGCCGGGTTGGATTTGGAACAACTGATTTTTCTTATACTGCCTCTGATAACTCTGGTGCAACTGGAGTTCCAACCAATAACCGACTTTATGTAAATGGCTCAATTCAATTATTAGGCAATAACGATGGTATTGTGTTTGGTCGAGGTACCTCAACTTACCTTAAAGATGAAGACCTATCCTTTGGCTGGGGCGGCGGCTGGTTTATGACTGACGGTACCTATCTAAGAGTACGCGGAAATAAAATGGTTTATAGCGGAGGTTCTGCTAGATTTGACTCAAATATTTATGTAGGTAATGAAACCTACTATTTCTATGGAGATGCGCCTAATGCAGGTATACGAACAAATGGCAGTTTCTTAGTAAATGGCGATATTTACTTTGGAACCAGAGGAACCTGGTTATCTAGTTATCTAAACCAAGCTCTCCTAACTTCATCATCTCCAACCTTTACTGACTTATACAATAACAGCTGGTTCCGAAATAATTCAAACAATACTGGTCTCTATAATCAGGCAAATGGAAATCACTTTTACTCAAGAGGAGGCTCTATATGGGGTATTACAGGTAATGGCGGATCAGTTGTGCACTTACAATTTAGACTTAACCATGAAAGTACTCTTAAAGGATCAGTGTATGGAGATGCTGCAGGGTTTGGACTATTAGATAGTACAGATAGCTGGAGAGTTAGAGTAGATACTGGAGGAGTTCAAGTTTATGGATCGCTAACCGTGGGTAATAGTACATCATCAGATATCTACATGACTGATACAGATGAAACTACAAGAAGAATACACTGTAATAGTGGAAGAATCGGTTTCTTAACTTCATCTAACAGTTGGGGAGCTTATGCTGATAATAGTGGTAACTGGTTTGCAGCTAATTTAAGCGGTACAAACACTGGTGATCAAACAAATATTTCAGGAAACGCTGCAACTGCAACCAATGTTGCATGGACCGGCGTTACAGGTAGACCAACTGCTCTTTCTCAATTCTCAAATGACTTAGGAAATTACGGAGGATGGGCCGCTTCTTCACATACACATGATGACAGATACTATACTGAGACTGAAATTAATAATTTTTCATATTTTAGAGATAACGAAGATCGAACTCTGCGTGTTCTAAGATTTACTGGAGTCGGTGGAGATTCTGGTAACACAAGTAATCACTCATATGCAATTTATCAAGGTGGAGGAGGCTGGAGTCACCCTTACCCAGATCTACATATAGGATATCACACTGGAATTAAGATCGGAGCAAATACTGGATATGGTGGAACTAGATTCTATGATGATTCTACTATGGCAACTGAATTATTTTCAGTCGGCAATGGAGATTCACACGTTAGAGCTGCTAATAATTTATATGCCGGGGCTCTGTTTGACGCTAGTTCCCGTGTAGCTATTTCAAGAGGAGAAGGTCGAAATTATGTTGATTACTCTAGATACGTTTATAATAATGGAGCATATTCAGGAAGTGGTTGGATTGAACCTTCTGATCTTGGTGTAAGATATGCAAATAGCGCAGGTTCCGCGCCAAACGCAAGTAATCAGAACTCCTTCTATAATGTGACACCAGGCGAAGGTAATGGTTTAAAGCTTTGGTCATCGGATTCTTATAAAATTAGTATGGGTTCATCTTCATTGTATCAGTATGGACCGGTTAATGATTATTCTATCAAAACACAAATGAATGATGGGGATGCAGGTAGAGGATTTACTTGGGGTAGAATATCTTATGCTCCAATAGCTGCAATAAACGCTACATCTGGTAATATGCAGATAGCTGGAACCTTTGCCTCATCAAACTTTAGCGGTTCCCATTCAGGTTCTTCTTCTGGTACAAATACTGGAGACCAAACAAATATTGGTGGTTATTCAACATATTTAGCTACAGCTTATGCTGGAGGTCAACAAACTAATCCTCAAGTATATTTTAATAATGGTATTGGATTAAAAGCTGCTATGACAGGAGCTTGGTCTGTATGGTCAGATACACTTTGGATTAATGGTTATTCTGGTGGTGATGTACTTCAAATGTGTGCTTTACATACATTAAGAAATGGTACACCAAGAATGGCAATAAGTGTTCAAGCTTCTACATCTACATCATATGGTACATTTTATGAATTTATTACAGCATACAATATTGCATCTCAAACAGTAGGTAATACTAACAGCATATCTAATTCATTAGGTAATGGTCATAGTTGGACAGGACAAAATTATTTTGTATCTAATAGAAATACAAGTACAGATTCAGCTCCTTTACAAGCATATTCAAATAATGGTGGTGGTGCAATAATGTCTTTTCATAGAGGGGGATATTATGCTGTAAACTTTGGTTTAGACTCAGATAATGTAATGCGCATTGGTGGTTGGTCAGCATCTACTAATAGATTGCAAATGGATATGTCTGGTAATCTTACAATGGCTGGAGATGTAACAGCATACTCAGATGCCAGAGTTAAAACCAATATACATACAATTGAAAATGCTCTAGCAAAAACCTTAGCACTACGTGGAGTTTCTTATAACCGAACTGATTCTGATGATACTCGAACTAAGATTGGAGTTATTGCACAAGAAACGCTAGAAGTTGTTCCAGAAGTTGTAAATCAAGATAACGCTGGAATGTATAATGTTTCTTATGGTAACATGACTGCACTCTTAATTGAGGCTATTAAAGAGCAACAGGCACAAATAGAAGATCTTAAATTAGAGGTTAAAAAATTAAGAGGCGAATAATATGGCACTAGGCGCGACTACGGTTTCAATGAGCCAAATCAATACAGAGCTTGGCCGTGCAGCTGGTACAAATATTAGTCTAGACTCAGCTGAGAATGGTAGTTATGCTGCGATTAATTCGTGCTCACCAAGCTTTCCTTCTTCAGCTAACCCAGCTTCAATATCTGAGTGGCGTAACTATAATCACACGTTTGCTTGCTGCAATGCTCCTAGTATTTCCAGTAATTCAGTTACATCAAGTTCAATTACAATTAATGTTAGCTATTCAAATTGTACAACTATGCACGTTGAATCTAGTGCAAACGACGGTTCGACCTGGAGCACAGATTCTGGAGGCTGCTCAGCAACCAGAACTATTAGTGGACTTGCCTCAAGCATGACCTATTTAATAAGAGTGCGAATAACCTGTACCTCAACCGGTGGTTATTCGGGTTATTCAAATATTTTAACGATTACGACCAGCGCAGGCTGCCCAGCAAATGGCACCTACTTAAGTCAATTTTGTTCAGGGTGTACTCTTTATTATCGATATGCAAACGGTAGCTGCGGAACCTATGATGTAAGTCAAGGTTGTACCACTGCATGCGGCGGCTGTTGCTGTTCGCCAGCAAATGGAACTTATCTAAGCAGTTATTGCTCAGGATTTGATCTTTACTATACTTATTCAAATGGTTGTAATGGAACCTATTCTTCTCTGGCTGAAAGCAATTCTACAACATGTGGATATCAACCTCCTGCTAATAACTGTTATAATTTCTTTTCAGATGGTAGTGGATATTGGGAAGGTCGAGACTGTTTAGATAATCCTGTCTCTGGGTATTCGTGTTGTTATGGAGAACTTGTTTTCTGTGGAATATCTCAATTATATGGAGCATATGCAGATCTTAATCAAATATGTGGAACATTCTGCCCTACTCCAGATATGCCAATCTTAATTAATCCTAATACTTGGGTGACCGCTGGAGAGCTTACTATTGGAGATTATGTTTACACTAAACACGAAACAACTGGTGAATGGGGATCATACAGGGTGACCGCAGTTAATCCTGGAACTAATATGGTTAGCCGTACTGTAATTGGAGGCCAAGAACTTAAAGTATCAAGTAATCACAAATTTTTAACCGAAAGTATGGGCTTTATTGCACTATCCGAACTATGGATAGGTGCTAAAGTACAAACAGTAAATGGACTTGCCGAAATTGAATCGATTGAATCAATTGGAGAAATGGAAGTAGTTCAAATTGAAGTTGACCAAGCTCACACCTATGTTATCGGTGAAGTTGTATCACATAATAGAAAAATGGGAGGATTCGAATAATGCAAAACTTACAAACATATCAAATCGAAGATGCTGTCTATGAATTAGACACATACTACAACATTGGAGCAGTTTCCAGATTTAAAATCGTTGGAATAGTTGATGTAAACTCAACTATATTCTTTATTTGTGAACGTGAAAACGGACCAATTCATATTGGTGCCCCAGAGTATGGAATCTATACTCATACCTTTATGTACTATGCTCTCTTATTTCACAATAAAGCAAAAAATGCAGCGGCTCAACCTTAATCTATGGCACTACACTATAATCCAAGAATAACTACCCGAAATTTACTCCTAGCCCTGGATGCAGGTGACGTTAATAGTTACCCTGGATCTGGCGCAATTTGGTCTGATATTAGCGGTAATGGATTCTATGCAGATATTTATGGCAGCCCAGTTAATACTACACTAGGCGGTGCAACGTGTTTTAATCTAGATGGGGTCGGCGACAGGTTTGTAATTAGATTTGGTACAGCCCAATACATGAATTCACTTACACTAGAGGCTTGGATTTATCCAGCTGCGTCTGAAGTAAGTGGAGGAGATCGCGGTTGTATTTTTCAAGGCTATGCTTATCTAAGTTGGAATAAAGGAAATCAACAATTAAGTAATTATTGGTATGCAACCACAAACCAAGGATATCACGAACCTGGCGTAACCATGGCCAGACAAGCTTGGCACCACCTGGCGTCGGTTTGGGATAGAGGAACCAATACACTAAAACAATATGTAAACGGCACTCTAGTTAATACTGTTGCAACTTATGCAGCGGCTGGTTATATCTATAGTGACTGTAATGTTGGATGGGAAGGCGACGGTCGTCAATTTGCTGGCGGAATCTCTGCGATAAGGGTTTATAATAGCGCCTTATCTGGCGAAGAAGTTTTAGCAAACTATAATGCACAAAAAAATAGACACGGTCGATGAAATACGTAGAAACCGGAATTGACTTAGCTGGCACTCCATGCTGGTTTGTTCTAGAGGGTGCCGACTTAATTGGTATTTACTATTCTGAAGCCGAGGCAAACTCTGCCACACAGCAATAATTATGTCAATTAAAAGCGGATTAGATTATAACGAAAGCGGCTTAATTTTTGCGTTTGATACAAATGACAAAAATACGTCATATTTAGGGGCGCCTACTACAAATTTAGCGTATGCGGGAAATCCTTCACTAAATTCCAACTCAAATTGGTGGACTAACAGTGGATCAACCACATTTAATGATAATGACACATCAATTGCTAAACCCGTAATTGCAAATGTCGATACATCTGGTCTTAAAGTTTTTAGTTCAACCGTAACTGCAGTTGGGAGTCAGCATATAGGCAGTTCAATTGTTCCAGTAAGCCCAAGTACAATATATAGTTTTTCAATTTATTTTTATTTTACTGGAACAACCCTTGCATCTGCGCCTTATGTTAGAACTGCAGTTAATAATAATTCGCTTGGCTCATTTGCCTATAATGGATCTACTAATTACCTAAATTGGCCCAGACATAAGTGGATTAGACTGTCGGCTACTGTAACAACCCAAGCTAATGAAAATGGCCTCTATATGAGCAGCTATACTGGCGACTTTGTTGGCGAAAAACTCGCATATTTTGGTTTTCAGCTTGAACAAAAAGGATTTTCAACGCCGCTTGTACTTGGATCAAGAAGCACCACCGGCGGTTTACTTGATGTAACTGGCACAGGTCAAATTGATTTAACTAGAGCCGGCTATCTTAGCGATGGCACAATCTATTTAGACGGCACAAATAATTGGTTAACGGTAAGCGGTATTTCTGCCGCAAATTTATCACAAAATCAAACTCTAGTTGCATGGTTTGAGTGGTATGGCGATACGGGTGCTCCACATAGAACTTTAATTTGCACATCGCCTGATTATAGAGCTGGCCTTAAGTTAATGAGTTATTATCATGGTGGAATTGCGGCTTGGGTTGCAAACAATAATGGAACTAGTGAATATCTTCTAGGTGGAGGCGGCACGCCAACTGGTTGGAATATGCTAGCCTGTACACGATCGACCGATGGTATACTTAAACTATATTTAAACGGCTCGCAAGTTGCCAGTGTAAATACCGGATTTTATGGCGGAACCTACTTAGGATCTGAGCCAATGATAGGAGGCGAATACCACTCTAAATATCTTGGAGAAATTCCAATGGCTTTGGCATATAATCGAGTCCTAGCTCAACCTGAGATATTAGAAATTTATAACAGAACCCGAATCAGATATGAAAATAGAGGATGCTACCTCTGTTAAAATAATTTAAGATATGCCAAGTCGTAAAGGATATAATGGACAAATTTCAACTGGATTAATATTTGCGTTTGATGTTGCAGATTTTTTTAATAGTTATAAGGGCGAGCCTGCTGTAAATACTATACCCTCTCCTCAAGTAAACAGTTATCCAACTTTTGGTAACGGTTGGGCCACCTATAATACAAATAAGTATTGTGGAAATAATGGCTGTGCAGTACATTGGGATATTCCAGCTATATCAAGCGTTTCTGGTAATATTATTACAACGGCTGGTTCCCATGGAATTTATTCGTTTGATGTTATTACTCCTCAAACAACAGGGGGTGGGGTAACAGCTGGCGTTAATTACTTTGCTAAGAAAATTTCAAACACTCAATTTAGCTTACATGAATATAATGGCTCACAAGGCGGGGATCAAGGTTATATTAATCCTGCAACAAGAGGACACAAAGTACATGATTCATTTTGGTTAGATCAGCGGGTTTCAGTAAATTCTAGCGGGTTTCCGACTAAGTGGTGGGGTCCTCCACATCTACCCAACTCAGGATTAGTAAAAGAAATTATAGTTGGAGGATTTGATCTTTATCCTTCTCAAAAAACTGATTGCATGCGATTACATGCACACCGTCCAGAGAGCGCAGACGGTATGTCATATGGACCAGATGCAGTCGTTGTTCCTGGACAGGTTCATACCTATTCATTTTGGACAAGGGCACTAAACAAGCAAACCGCTAATGCATATGGTTCGATGCAAAATTATAATTATGGCAGTGTTAGCCCAACGAGTTGGGGTCACGGTTATACACATGGCCCGCTTGGAGTGTGGACACGACAGTCTTTTCAATTTACCCCAATTAATGAAAATGTAATTTCATATTTTTGGCCAGGCGCACTCGACAAATACGATTTAGCAAATATTCAGGTTGAAAAAAATACTCATCCAACGCCATTTGTTGCAGGAACTAGAAGCTCAACCCAATCTTTGCTTACTGTTGCTGGATCTGCCATACTTGATGTAGCAAACGTTTCATTTGATTCAGCGGGTGCCCTTACCTTTGACGGAACAAATGACTATATACCACTATCAACAAATTTACAATCTGGCTTTACTCGAGCCACCTATGAATTTATTTGTAAGCCGACTTCTTTACCAAGTTCTTATAATCAGCTTTATATTCAAGAAGCAAGTACTTGGATTGCTCTATACAATTATGGAGGTCAAACTTTTTTTGGAATAGACTTACACAATGGATCAAATTGGTTTGATGGAAACGGCGGCCATACTACTGGAGCCAGAACAACCTCTACCATTACAGCAAATAGATATTACCATGTAGCATATAGTTGGAATGGCTCAACCGTTAGCGTTTACCTAAATGGAAACCTAGAAGCATCAGTTTCAACTGGTTCAGTTAATACACTATCTTCTGGTACAACCCATCGTGGTATAGGTTCCAGATACTCAGGTGGTGGGCATAATTGGGCAGGTTTAATCGATGTTGTTAAATTTTATAATAGAGCCCTAACTGCGGCTGAGGTATCTCAAAACTTTAAAGCATACAAAAAAAGATTTAATTTATAATGCAAACCCCATTTGAAAACAGAAGATGGTTAATAATTCCATCTGCCCTAGTCGAATCTATCAATTTCGATCAGGTTTTAGAATTTAATCAAGAGTCCCTACGATATTCACTAGATGGAACCAAAACATTTATTAAATATGAAATTCAAGTAGTCGAAGAAGATATTGTCACAACAATGTTAAATCCTGAATCTATGGAAGAATCGACTTTTACGACCATAGCCGGAACCTATGGCAGGCCTTCGGTTTGGAGTGACTCTTATCCAGAATTAACTCATTCGGAAATCCTTGCTCTTCTTGCAACTGAGGAGTGGTCTTCTCCAATTGAAGCTAATTGGCCTCAATAATTTTTTAAGCCAAATAAATATCTTATATGGCTTTACACTTCTCACCTAAAATTATTACAACCGGCTTAGTATTGGCGCTAGATGCAGCTGATACTAACTCATATCCGGGCAGCGGCTCTACTTGGTATGATTTAGCTGGCGGCAACCATCATGGTACCTTGTATAATGGAATTAGTTATACAACAATCAACGGTGTTAAAGCATTAACCCTAGACGGCACTAACGATTGGATTGGAAACTCTACATTAACTGGAGGACTTTCTAGCTTTACCTTAGAGCTAATGTTTTATCATAATGGATTAGATCAAGGCGGATCATATGGAATTATATCAATGGGAACTAATGGAAATTACGGCCCTATGTTTTATTGTCATACAAGCTGCATGGGCTCTCACTACTTTCCCGGTAGTCCAAGCGGAGATTATCCAGGCGGCATGGGAAGTTGGGTTAATAATACTTGGAACATTTTTACTTGGGTATTTACCGATACCGTACCTAATAGTAGCATAGGAAGTTTAAATACCTATGTAAATGGAATTCGGGTAGATGGAACCTCTAATTTTAATTTTCACAATGGCGGTATGGGTAGGGGTAGTAATGGTTACGGGTTAGGCACTTATGCGAATGGCGGAGCTCCATATAAAGGATCTTTCTCTCAATTTAGAGTGTACAACCGAGCTCTATCAGCGCAAGAAGTCCTTCAAAACTTTAACGTACAGAAAACAAGATACGGATTATAATATGGCAATACAATACGGATTTGGTGCATCAGTTTCAAGCGGGTTAATTTTTGCATACGACACAATAGATACAGTTAACTCTTACTTAGGGGAGCCTACTACCAATCACATTTATCATCAAAATGCCAGATTAGATGGGTCATACGAATCATATATGCCAGAATCTGGCACAGGTAATATAGCAGCCAATCATCCAGGCGCAATTCGAGTTTTTAATACAAACGGCGGAGATATTTCATATTACCTAAACACTGGTATCAATACTGCAAACTCAGGAGTTGAGTGGTATAATACTAGACATGCTTATTGGATATTTGATACTATTATACAGCGGCCTGTCGTGAGAATGTATAATGAAACGGGCGTTTGGCAAGCTAAATATTTTGGGACAGGCTTAGCGTCACTAAATAGTATAGGAATTATTGCTGGAACACTTTACACAATATCTTGGTTACAGTACGTTGAGAATCTAGACAGAGCCGCTCATGTTGGGATCTATTCTTATAGTCCCACTCGTGGTTATAATGATTTCCATGATGGCTTACAAAATGGATATAATACAGAGGTTAATACTTGGCAAAGGGTATCTATCACATTTATGGCCAAGGACTATGGTCAGTTAGGTAGTGGACCAACCATGTATTTTTATGGACATGCAGTTGGCGCTGGCGAATTAAGAATAGCAGACGTTCAATTAGAAGTAAAACCACATGCTACTCAATATAGCTCAGCCTATACTCGGTCTGCAACACAGGGTCTTTTACCTTTGGCAGGAAATTCAACAATTAATATATCAACTGTTTCTTTTGATGCAAATGCACAAATAATATTTGATGGTACAAACGACTATGGTCAAACTGGAGTATTTTTACCAAATATTACAGATAAAACGTATGAAGCTGTTACTAGAGTATATGATATAAATCATCAAGCCGGAGGAGTCATTGGAATAATGGGAGAAAGTGGAGAGCCATTTGATACAATTGTATACAATGAAACTGGCCAAGGCTGGGGGTTTGGGTCAACTGGATTTGAAAGAACTGCTTGGTCGGGGGTAAAGGAAACTACTACAGGGTTTGTGCACCTAGTTGCAACATATTCTAATTACAGTTATAAGCTATATAGAAATGGCCAATTAATATTGACCACTACCGCATACCCAATCCTTAATTATAATTTTAATTCAGTTATTATATTTGGAAAGAGGCATGGGGCTACAACTGGTCCATATAATGGAGAAATCCCAGTTGCTAAAATTTACAATCGAGTCCTGTCGCAAGCTGAAGTTACTCAAAACTTTAAGAAGTACCAAACCCGTTTTGGACTAGCTTAGTACTAGATAAATAATAAAAAATATTGTTCACAATGTTAAAAGTAAAAATCGAATCGATTATCGGATTTGGCAAAACTGCAGAATTTGCTACTATTCACTTAATGCACTATGACTTAGCATCAGGCGGATCTTCTGCCACTGTTAATTTGTATGAAACAGATCCTATGCCAGGATCACCAGCTACCCCAGCTGTTCAAATTATGACTAAGCACATTAACTGCACGTCAGAAGATACCTCTACTTGGGGTACTGATGATATGGTATTTGTTGATATTGTATTGGCTAAAGCCGGTCTAGTTAGAGATACTGAATGGGTTCAACCCGCACCAGCAGCGGCACCTGAGCCAGTTACACCTCCAGCTGAACCAGAATTACCGTAATCTGATTTTTTAATCTTTAAAAGGGGAAAATTTTTTATTCCCCTTTTTTTATGAAATAAAACCTGATACTAAAACTATAGTATAAGAAACAAAAAAGTAACAACTTCATGAAGAACTTAACAGTAAAACTTTTTGAAATCTACTCTCTACAAAGCGAACTTAGCGGCTTGATCAACCAGCAAACTGGAGAGAAGATAAAAACCGGTATCCTAGACGAAGAAATTGGTCTTGTGGCTAAATACTGGATTAATCAATTAAATGACATTGTGTTAGCCGAGGTAAAAACCTTAGATGCACAACGTGAGGAACTGATCAAAAAATACGGCACAGCTGACGACCAAGGTGGAGTTTCTCTACAAATGGTTATCAAGGAAATGGACAAAGACGGTAAAGAGGTTTCTAAAATGAATCCTAAATTTGCTGAATTTAACACCGAATTCAATGGCTTATTAAGTCAAGAAAAGGAATTGTCGTATCATCCAATTAAATTGGAAACACTTAATGATGTAAAAAGTAGTAATAACTACCCTACATTCTTTAAGTTTGTAGAAGCATAATTGCCAACCCTACTACTACTGAGAAAAGGCTGTACGCAAGTGCAGCCTTTTTTGGTTAGCCTAAATAAATAATCTATATGATACTAAGCGCAAGACAAAACGGATTCCTAATTAGTTTCCCAGATACTTTCTTCTCAAAGCAGATAAGTAAGAAATACGAGAAATATTATAATAGCCTCATTATGCCGTATGAGACTATTGAAGATTTCATGGCATCGACTATTCAGTCAGTTACATTTAATGGCTTTACTGTGCCAATGGTAAGTCAAGTAAGACCTCTTGGTAAAATGCAAGAGTTTCATAGTGCAAAGCCAATTGCTGAAATGTTTGAACGTAAATTTACAATCAAATTTAAGTTAAGTGATGCTTACCTAAATTATTTTATCTTTTTAGATAATGCGCTTAACTATTTAGATCAAGGTAATTTAGAACCAACTAACTTACGCAGGTCTCTAAATGGTGTTGGTAAACCATTTGTGCAAGATCCTCAGGGTATTACAATGGATCCAATCCGATTAACTCTCCTAAATAATGAAGGTTATGCAGTTTCGTCGATTGTATTTAATCACCCAATTCTATCGGGCATGACTAATATTTCACTGTCATATAATGAAAATGCGCCAAAATTTAATACGTTTGAAGTATCATTCCAATTCTATAACTTCGATATTGCCCTAGATTTTGGTGAGGGTCTTAACTATATTGGTTAAACGTAAGAATCTAGCATAACACTAGTTGGCAAAGGTAATCCTTCTTCTTTTAATTTCTCAGTGTAGGCCACTATAATCTCCTGTTTATTTGGATAGAGCGGAGACTTTATAAAAAGATCAAAAGTTTTCTTAAAGGTATTCCATTCGCTAAATGGTAGAGGCTGACCAAAAATTGCTTTAGCCATATCTTCTGCTGACTCAGCTATTAATTGACGATCCATAATTTTATAGTTAACCTTTTTCATCTCTTTAACAATCTTATAGAGACCGTCTGGTCTTAACATATAGCCTGTAAATTTAGAAGGGCTAGCTGGATCGCCTTCAATATCTTCCTTTCGCGAATCTAATACAGTAAACAGGAAATAGACACGGTGTTTAGTTGTATCTGGATCCTCTTCAATATTTTTATAGAAAATATCAGTTGCCTCTTTATTTGCAGTTTGAGGTCTTACGAAAATATCAATTTGCACTGGCTCATGACCAGTTGGCGTAAAATTAGTTGACACAATATTAAAACCATAAAATGCTTTTGCATCAATTCCTTGAGCTTTGCATAGTTCTACAATTTTAGGAAGTTCCAAATCTGTGTATACCAGGCAATCAATATCGCCTGAAATAGGTTTCTGTTTCCAGCTACCAATCGGTTCACCAGGCTGGCTTCCAAGTATTCCCTGGACTACCTTATCGTTAAACTCTGCAACGATTCTTTGGATATCTTCGCGCTTAACTGAAACTGTTTCAGGAAAGGCATTACCTCCTTCATTAAGGACAAATTTTCGGTATTCTAATAGGTATTTCATCATTCTGTGCCGTCTATCCAAGTTTTACCATCTAATTGACCAGAATCATTATCAACAGTCTTCATTAAGATTTGGTCGATAACATTTCCTCTATACATTTCCGTAGTTTTATCAAAGCTTGGAAAGTAGGTCTCAATTTCAATTTGAAATGTGATAGTTATTTTATTATTGTCAGTGTAAGAAAATTTGTAGGCTTTATCATTTGTTGCCTGATCTGGAAAAACAAATAGAGCAGGGATCCTGATTCCTCTATATTGAAAATACATTACTCGATTACTATAGAAAAGATCAAATAGTTTTTCAGTTGCCTTAAATGTTTTATTAAGATTATCTACAATAATCTTTGCATCAAAGTTTACTTTAAGTGGCAGGGAATAGAGTCTTGCTGAATAGGCTTTACTTTTCTTTGCATCATTTTCATCAAATTCATCGCGCTGAAAGGTTCCTCTAACATACTTATTAACAAGATCTGAAGATTTTACATTAAATGAACTTAAGGTAATAATTCCTCTTGGAATAGGATCATAGTTACCTTCTGCCATTTGTGAAATTTTACAGGTAGAAGGAATTCCTATAAAGAAATCTTGCATAAAGCCTTCGTCGGTTCCTTGATTAAAGTAAAAAGGAATTGTATGAATTTCTGGGCGATCGTCACGCCATAATTCAATCTCCAACTGTCTATTTAATAGATCCAGTAGGGAGATTGTAAGATTACGTAGGAATATATCCTGAGTATTTGTATTCTTCATATGGTTATTTATTCACCTAGAAAAATACTACAGTGGTGGAGCTGACGGGAGTCGAACCCGTGTCCAATCCGGCTACTTCAATGAATTCATTTACAGGCTTAGTCCATTTTTCTAAACGGACAAAATATAAAGTTTGATGTATGTAGGAACCAAACTTTCAAACAACCCGGTCTCGAAGTTATTTAGTAGAGCTCCGACCTGTTACTCCAACTCTTTCGCCCCCTGTATAGATCGTCCACGATCAGATGCTCAAGGTCAGCCTTGACTATTAAGGGAGCCACCTGGATTTGGCTTTCACTTCTTCTTAAAGTCCCATGAGTGATACGGGAGAGATTAGGCAGCTACTGCTAAATCTGCACCTACGAAAGACATTGCGTCTTCGAAAGTCCAAGTTGACTTATTGTCAGTTATTGTTTGTATAGGTTATTAAAGAGTTTCCAATACTAACTCCGCCTGCATTCAAAGAACTACGACCGCTTGTCAAACGCCAAAACAGCCCCATATTTCTTAGTATAATACTAAAGAATTATCTATTTAGTCTTGAGCGACGTAAAATCTTTTCCAAAGTTCAATTATCCCTAATAAATAATAAAAAAGAATTCGCCAAGATGGCTGAAACACTTTCACCAACATACAAGCTTTTTAAAGGGCTAAGCACAAATGCTACCGAACTATACAGGGAGTCTGTGCAGTTTCTACAACAGAAATTTAAAACGAGCGGCGACATTTTTACGTTAGCTTCCCCGTTTGGTCAGCTTTTGATAGTTTTACATAACTTAACTGAGCTGATTTTATTCTATATAGAAGACTCGATTACTGAACTTAATATTTATGAGGCAAACCGCCCATCTTCAGTCTATTCACTAGCTTCACTATCTGGACACAATCCCAGCCGAGCTCTATCAGCAGTCGGCACGATTCAGGTTAAGCCAAGTTTAAAAGTAGACTTTACTAAAATTCCAGGCAATAGATTAATTTTTACAAAATACATGAATCTTAATTGTGAAAACAATGGATTAAATTATGTAGTGGAAATGCCAGGAGACGAAGCTCGATTAGATATGAAAGGTACGACTGGCTTAAACTTTACAATTAGACAGGGTAGACTTCAGCAACAAACCTTTGGTAGTACTGGAGAAGCTTTTCAAAGTTTACAGTTAGGATATCCAAATAACTTTTTAATTGACCAGTTCCTAGTTAACGTCTATGTTAATGGAGAGCGCTGGGAAAATTACCAATCAATGCTAGATATTCCAAGAAATGGTAACTGTTATGTTTGCAAAACTGGTATTACTAATGGTCTTGATATCTATTTTGGAAATGGTTCATTTGGAAAAATTCCACCAACTGGAGCTGAAATTATTGTTGAATATTTAATAACAGAAGGTGCAGTTGGTAATATTGTTACAGATGCCTTATCTGAATTAATTTTTACATTTACTGATACTGCACTAAACACAATAGGTGAAGAGGTAACTCTTACTGATATGGTAACAGTAAGCTGTGTAAATTCGCCAAATTTTGGAACAGATCCAGAGTCACTAGCTTTAACTAGACTGCTTGCGCCAAAGGCAAGTAAAAACTTTGCACTGGTTAATGTTGATAATTATGAAGTCCTAATGAGAAAACTACAAATGTTTTCTTCGGTTAGGGTTACGCTAGATCCTGATGACAATCGGGTAATTAATATATTCTTAGTACCAGATATTACTAAAATATTTGCACGTGGAGTTGACTACTTTAACCTAATCGAGGATCGATTTAAGTTAACTGCATTCCAAAAAACAGAATTATTAAAATATATTAAAAAATCTGGAACCGAACTTATATCAACCACAGTTAGACTACTAGATCCAATTCCAAAGAAATATGCTTTAAATATTAGCTTGGTTACATTTGCGGATTACGATAAAGATTCAATTAAAGGTCAAATCGTTGAACAAATAGGATCCTATTTTGTTAATAACACGCGTAAAGATCGTATTCCAAAAAGTGATTTAATTAAACTAGTAGAGGGAATTAGCGGAGTCGATTCAGTTAGTATTCAAATTATCGGTGAAGCTAATGAGGCATCTGCAATTAACAATCCAAATATGGTAAATGCGCCACTGGATGGACTAGATTCATTTAATGATATTATTATTAAGCCAAATGAGTTTGCAATTATTAGAGGCGGTTTTAGGGATAAAACTGGCAACGTTTATGAATCTGGAATGTCAGATGATAAACTTTGTGCAATTAACATCTTCTTTAGAGATGAAACAAGATTAAACTAACTATGCATAGAGATTCAATTTTTAGAAAATCCATTGAGAGAAAAGAAAATCGCCTATATTTAGGGTTTTCATATAAAGATAAGATTATTGAAAAAACAGTATCTCCATATATGCTTGGAGTGTCTGCCTTTATGGATAGATTTTTATTAAAACTAGATGCAATAGTTTTTAACAATATTGAAGCGGTCAAAAAAATAAAAATATTTGCTAACCCAGCCCTGGATAAGAACACGACAAAACTAAACTAAAAGTCCAGTGATCAGCAAAGAGAAGAAAACACAAATAAAAAACGAACTCGAAAGCTTTTTGAGCTCATATTCTGGAGATACTTCAGAAAATGATATAGTCGACGATCGTTTTAACGAACTTGAACAAAATCCACCAATTGATTTTGAAGAAATGAGTTCAGGCTTCAAGACTAAAGCTCTTGAGATCACAGATTCCCTATTTAAATTTTATGTAGACTTAGGTTTAATTACTCAACATGATTACCTAAAACAAAAGAAAGACCTCGATAATATGAATATCGAGACTATGTTCTTTCAGCATAAAACTATTAAGATGGCAATTGAAAGAATTATGGAAGAAATAAACCAGGGTGCAGCACATCCGCGTTTATTTGAAGTAATGTCTCAATTACAGGATCGTCTTACTATGGTTACTAAAACTCAAGCCAACTATATGCTTTTCCTAGAGGATACGTACAGGAAAATGCGTAGCGAAGTTGATTCAAGAGGAGACCAAGCAGGTCTTCCAGCCTCTTCAGTAAATGCAATTAAAGCTGGCGAATATTATGTCACAGCTGGAACCAAGAATATTATGAAAGAAATTCAAGGAGAAAGGAGTGATCAAGAGTTTGATAATAGGTTAACTAATCCAAACGAAAAAAATTCGCTAATGACTGAGCGCGGATTGGAACATTTAATTCAACGTGATGAAGATGATGAAGATCTAAACTCAACCATTTTTGAAATTATTTAAGTATGAAAGACTTTATAGCATCGGGCGGTCGAACCAGCGTACAACTATCTAAACTAGATGACACTGAAAATAGTTCAGTTTGGACTACTAAAAAGATTGATCAGTTACTAGCTGATTTTGAAAATGGTTTAATTGATATTAAAACTATCAAAAACTCGCCATTTAAAGACAATGATCCCGCTTGGAAAAAACCAAACTTAGTATTTGAATATTCTCCAGAAGAACTCGAAGAGATAAAAAAGTGTAAATCTGACGTTGTCTACTTTGCAAATAAGTATGCTCAGGTTTTAACTGAATATGGTGTTGAACAAATTATCTTACGTGATTACCAAGAGGAAATTATTAGAGGATTTGGCGCAAGTCGATTTAATATCTTAATGGCAAGCCGCCAAATTGGTAAAACTGTAATGTCTGGCGTGTTTGTTGCATGGTATCTTATTTTCCATACTGATAAAAACGTATTAGCTGTTGCCAATATTGCGTCAACCACCAAAGAGGTTGTTGATAAAATCAAATCTATTTTTGAAAATCTGCCATTTTTCCTAAAACCCGGCTGTATTTCAAATAACGTTATGTCGATGAAGTTCGATAATGGCTGTAGATTAATTGGACGTACCACCACTAAAAATACAGGTATTGGTTTTACCATTCACCTACTATACATTGATGAGTTTGCGCATATTTCGCCAGCTTACCTAGATTTCTTTTATCGAGCAATTTACCCTACTATTTCTGCATCAACTACATCCAAGATTATTATTACATCAACTCCAAATGGAATGAACAGATTCTATGAAATCTATATGGATGCACTAAATGGACTAAATACCTATGCTCCACTTAGAGTTGACTGGTGGCAAGTTCCAGGCAGAGATGATAAATGGAAAGCTGAAACTATTGCAAACATGGGATCAGAAGAAGATTTTAACCAGGAATATGGATTGCAATTCTTTTCTTCAGATAGATTACTATTATCGTCAAAGGATCTTAAGAAAATATTTAGTATTGCAACCAAATACGAAGAACCTCTTAAAATCAATTGGGATCCAGAAGTACTTGCCTTAATGGAAGGTAATTTTACAGTTCACCCTAACCTAAAGGATTGGGACGAACAGGACTTTAGAAATTCTCCAGATCAATATGTATTTTCAGTCGATACTGCAGATGGAACAGGCAAAGACTTTTCAGTTATTAATATTTTTAAAGCAGTAGCCCTTCCAATAAAAACGCTAGAGCCAATTAAAAATCTAATTAAATCTGAATTAGACTGTATTTCTCTTGTACAGGTTGCAACTTGGAGAAGTAATCGACAAACAATTAATGAATATGCTCAAGTATTAGAATATTTAGTTTACAGACTATTTAATTTTGAAAATATTAAAGTCCTAATAGAATTAAACCACAAGGGGGACTTTATTTTGGATAAGATCTCAAGCAACGAACAGTATTGGCCGGGCCAGTTAATCCACTCTAAACATACTGAAGCAACTAAACTACTTAAACCAGGTCTTAAATTAAGTGTTACTAATAAAATTAAATTCTGCGAAAGATTTAAGTATCATGTTAACGTAAATAAGATTTTGCCAAACGAAAGTAAAACCGTAATGGAACTTGGTTCATTTGGTAGATCAACCAATGGTACATACCGAAGCCAAAGCGGTAATGACGACTTAGCAATGACTTGCGTCAACTCGGCGGCGTTTTTTGACTCTCCAAGCTTTTTAGAGTTAGGTACAGAGGTTTGGGATAGAACTAGTGAAGAATATAAAAAGGCCGTAACTGAAACAATTTTAAATTCAATTCAGGGAGACGGCTCATCCAAGATTACATCAGATTTAGTAGGTTATCTAAACGATACGCCACAAATGAAAAAACCAGGACAAAGACAAGTGTTCGATGCAAATTACTTAGATTCATATAAGCAGACTTTGTCTGGATTTTATGGAGATCAAAAAAACTAGTGGAGAATGATTAATTTTGACTTAACTCGAGATAGAGATGTTATTTTTAGAAGAACTGTCTCAGCAATTCAACTAGCAATAGAGAAGAATACTGATGTTGCTGAATTGCCAAATGTTAAAGTTGCCGAATCCGAAATTGATGCATTTGTGTTAAGAGATGGATGGGAAGATGCAATTGAAAAAGCAAAAAAACACTTCGAAGAACTCGAAGATTACGAAATGTGTCATACTTGTATGTCACTAATTGAGCAAATTAAAAATAACATTAACTAATGCAAAGATCCACAAAAAGAAGAGGTACTGCTGCACAGTCGATTCCAGACTTGCTAAAACAGGTTTCATTAAAGCCTTCACAAAAAGACTATCTTGATACTATTCTAAATAATGATATAACTTTATGTTATGGACCAGCTGGAACAAGTAAAACGTTTGTAGCATGTTATGCTTCTATGAAATTACACACAGAAGACAAAATACAGAAAATAATTTTATCCAAACCAATTCAGGAATCTGGAGAAAAGCTTGGATTTTTGCCAGGAGATATTAAAGAGAAAATCGATCCATTTATGGAAAGTTATCGAACTAACTTTGAAAAAATTATTGGCTGGGATAACTTAGTTAAATTAGAAGGTGATGGTCTTATTGAATTTAGACCAATGGCATATATGCGAGGAGCAACATTTGACAATTGTCTAATGGTATTAGATGAAGCACAAAATGCAGATTTTAGACAGTTGATGCTGTTTATTACCAGAATGGGAAAAAATTCAAAGGTATTAATTTGCGGAGATGTAAGTCAATATGACATATCAAGAGACAAAGTGGCACTTCCTAAATTTATTGAAATGATGAATGGTATTAAAGGAATGGGAATTCACACATTTGGAGACTCAGATATCGTTCGTAATAAAATTTTAATAGAAATTACAGAAAGATATGAGAAATGGAAGACCACAAATAAAATTAATTGGTAAATTAACCTAGTACACAATAACACTATCTAGAAAAACACTTTTATGGCAATAAACAAAAAGCTAACGGGTTACGAAGATTTAAACCGTCGACTTAACGATGAAATGCAACAGTTAGCTGAGGCAATTTTAGCAAAAACTTTCTCCGAAAGGGACCGGAACCGATTGGTTCGTATTATGGAACCGAAACTTAAATACTTTATTTGGAAGTTCTTTAAAGATAAGGACGAAACTGAAGAGGCTCTACACAATACGTTCTTTAAGATATTTAAGTCGCTTGATAGTTACAATCCAAAATACAGATTTACTACTTGGATCTATACTATTGCGCGAAATGAATCACTATTACATTTGCATAAACTTAAGCAGCACACGACTACTGATATTGATTTAATTGGAAATTCTCTGTTTTTAGTTGATGATAGTCGAGATAATTTAGAAAAGGAGTATTCTTTGGAAAACTTATACACTGCAACTATGCTTGCAATTGAAGAAATGCCAGAGTCTTTGGAAAAATCTATCCTAATTGATAAGGAACTAAATAAAATGAAAGGCGCTGATATCGCAAACAAATACGATATGAACCTTAATACAGTTAAAACTAAAATACGAAAAGCTCGTAAAATACTAAAAGACTCGGTTTTGGAAACTAATCCGGAACTAGTCGAAAAAATAAAGGATCTTTTTTAATGAAATACGTAAATCCAATAGTCTTTATTAAGAAACTAGTTGCGCTAATCAAAGAATTAGCCCTATTTAGAAAATATCTTGGGATAATTACCGAATTAGAAGCAGCCGGCGACCTTCAAAAGCTTAACTTAAGACGAACTAGCTTTGGTCGACTATACTATGTTAAAAATCTTCAACCTGAGGTCTTATTGAATACGGATGATTTGCTTGGATTTGAAATAAACCAGGTTAAAGAATCGCTTGCCGATTATAATGACCCAATTACAAAATTGGGAATTATCGATTTTGTTAAAACCGGCTTTAGGAGAATTAAAACGCCAGAGGTCTATGCATATTTAATATGGATGGATTTTGAGTTTAAGGAAATTAATCTTGAAAGATTTTTTTATGTAATAGCGTATCCGCTAATTGCCGCATTTATAATTATGCAGTTTGTACTGCCAGCAGGTAGTCTAGTGGATTGGGCATATGTTTGGAACATGTTAAATGCCAAATAAATAACAGTATCAAATAATATTAAATTATGAACAAAGTAGAACAATTTTTACAGAAACACGGATTAAAGGTAGTAATATTCTTATTAATTTTAACCTATATGAAATCTTGCGGTGTAGATCGCGAGGTTGTTAAAATAAAGAAACAATTAACAACTCTAGATTCGATAGCAACAAAAAAGGACCTTGAAATAGAGGGTCTTAAAGCAGAAAAACGAATGATTCAAGCAACCGATCGTAAAATGCTAGATGTTCAGCGTCAATCTGAAATTGATGTTGAATTAAAAAAACTTGGAGCACAATAATGAAATCTAGAGCAGCCCATTACTTTATAATTGGTTCTTTTGTTACTCTATATCTCCTAGTATCAATTATTTCAACAATCCACGTAGTAGACTTTTTTAAATTGTCTAATCCAACGTGGCTAGCCATTTCTCTAGCAATTGGATTTGAAGTCGGAGCAGCAGCTTCCTTAGCATCTATTATTGTTTTAGATAAAATGAATAAGGGTATTGTTTGGGGACTTTTTATACTTTTAACTGCTATGCAGGCAATGGGAAATACCTATTATGCATTTTCACACCTAGAAAATTTTACAGGTTGGGTTGAACTGTTTGGCCTTCAAGAAGAGGACCTAATTTATCAAAAGCGTATCCTTGCGATTATTTCAGGCGCAGTTTTACCAATTGTCGCGTTAGGTTTTATTAAATCTCTGGTTGACTATATTAAACCAGAAGAGCCTAAGGCTGAACCAGAAATTTTGGCAGAAGAACCTAAAATATCAGATTTACCTGAATCTGTCATTCCTCAAGTTAGTGATGATTTTCAAATTGGAAACAGCGGTGCATACGAACACACAGATGAACCTAAAATAGAATCACCGAAACCAATTAAAACGCCTAAGGTTAAAAAGGAGACTCAGCCAGAATCAGTGAAATCTACTGGACCAATTGAAGTTGACTTAACTAAACCTAGGCATATTGATTTACTGGAAATTCCAGATAGAGATACCCGAAGACTCTCCGCAGATGAAAGACTCTCTAGAGGAATTACCCAATAATTTGGAGGTAAATAATAAAAAGAACGACTGCTAATGTCTTACGTTAAATTTAAAGGTGATCCGAGCTATAAGCGAGTTAACGCTGGCATGGCTAGGTTATGCGATCCAGTGCCTGTCAAAAAGTCACTTAGACTTATTGATAACTGCTTTTCAATAGTAGACAAAAATGTTAGCCAAGTTGATTTATGTGATTTCGGCAAATTAGCTTATCCAACCGATTCATATGCTAAACAAGAGTTGGAAATTTGTCAAGGCGAAACAGCAACAATATTTACAAATAGTTTATTTGGAGGAACAACCTCAACCGCTGCTACTACACTTAATAGTGCAGCAGTAACCCTAGCCGCAGCCAATCCACTAATTAAAGTTGGTACTAAAGTTTCAGGAAGCGGTATTTTAGCAGGAACAACGGTTTTAGCAATTGCTGGAACAGCCTTAACTTTATCTGCACAGGCGACTGCAACCGCAGCTGCTTCTGTATTAACTTTTACTGAAGTATTAAATCTAAATAAAGCTTATGTAAAGGGTATTATTGTATATGTAAACTATCCTACCCTTGATGAAGATGGCGCAGAAATTTCTCCAGATCAATACCACTTAACCTGTGGAATATCTTCAGTTCTTGCAAATGGCGGAACAAGCGCATCTAACTTTAGTGTTGGACCTGCCTATATGTACTTTGCACCAGAAGATACGGCGGATCCTACTAAAATTTTAAATAGCTTAACGCTGGCTAACCCAAGCTCAGCATTTAGTGTTAATGTTAGTGTTTTATTAATTAAAACAAAAACTGACGCTGACCCAAATAATTGTGATTGTTAATGAGACCAGTAATGTCATTTGGACAAAAGAATAGCTTTATAAGCAGTATTCCATTTCAAGGCCGTGGTGACTATGGCTTTTCTGCATCAACCTCGTCATTTAGTCCTGGAATTACAATTAAGCTTTTACCACTAGCGGACTTATCGATTCCACAGGAAGTTGAAACTTCTGAATTTGATGCACTTGTACAGGAACTCAATGATCAATTTAGACCAGGTAAAAGACTAAGCGGAGTTGAAGTAAATTCTCAACACCAAAAAGGCGGTTCAGCTAAAGTATTTGGTCGTTTCATGGGATTTGAACTAGACAGAAAACACCAGGTAATTAGAGCTTTTATTAGAGACTCTCAATCTAATAAAAAGGTTGAAGTATACGCATCTTCCCTTATGACAGTTAACGAAGGTTCATCTAGTCATACAAAAACCTTTATTCAGTTTTTAATACAAGACTAGAAAAGGTCTGTATTAATACAATGCAAGAAATCGATCCAAATGCGGCTCAAGAATATCTAGACCAACTAGATAAAAAGTCAGGCGTAAATACTGGCAAAGCTGCAACTAAAGAAAAATCTAAAACAAAGGCGAAACTTTCTCAACCTAACGAACTTGGGTTAAAGAATATTCCACTTGAAAATCTTCCAAGTAAAGGCAAATTTTACGTAGACGGTTTTAGTCTAGCTATTAAATCAGCAACTGTTGCTGAAATTAGACACTGGTCAACCATCGATGAAACTGATATGTTATCAATCGATGATCAATTAAACTATATCTTAGAACGCTGTTCTGAGGTTAGAATAGATGATGAAATTGTTTCATGGAAAGAAATCTTAGAAATTGACAGATTCTTTATTATCTTCAAAATACAAGAATTAACTTTTCCAAATGGTGAAAACCACCTGCCACACCGATTTGAGTGTAACTGTAGCGAGACTAAATATTCTGAAAGGCTTCCAATTGAAAGTTCAATGCTTAGAATATTTGATTTTCCAGATGAATTAACACAGTTTTATTCAAGCGAAGATAGAGCCTATTCAGTTAAATCTGAAAAAATGAATGCAGAATTTAATATCTATATGCCAACTCTAGGTACTATGAATAGACTTAGAGAAATCATAATTGAATTAACTGCGACTGGCCAAGAAATAGACAAAGCCTTTATAAAGATTGTACCTTATCTAGTTGGAAATTGGGAATCTTTAGATATTTCAGCATATTCTGCTCTAAATCATGAAAGTTTAACCTGGAATATTCCGAAATTTACCTTTATTTCAAAATTTGCGGATGAAATACAAAAGGCCAAAAGACAGTTGCTTAAAGCAGACTGCCCTCTGTGTGGATCTAAAATAGACTCACGAATTTTTTTGGACTCCAGCTTCACTGTTAAAGATCTTTTCCTTATTTCAACTGGATTTAGTGAACTTGTTTGAAACTAACAAGTTCTTAGCCGTGAAGCTGAATCAATCGCTAGATGTATTGTACAGCCTACCATTTTATGAATATTCAATCTACTTAACTATCACAAATAAACAGATTTCTGATAACAATGCTCGAATTGAATCTGAGCTAGACGCTGGTCTTCCAAATTTACCAGGAAAGTTGGCGTAATCAATTTTCGAAAAAATTTCAATAAATAACAAAAAGAAGTATAGATGGAACTTTTTATTGATCTTGCTAAGATTGCCGAGGGTCAGCCAGAACCTATTCTGCCTGGGATAAATTTAAATCTATCTGGACTCGTTAATTTTAACAAGCCAGAAGAGTCTCCTAATGTTGCACAAGGTCAGTTAAAAACTGAAACCGAGCTAACTATACCTAATTTTAATCCGCTAGAGTATTTTGCTCAAATCCAAGCTGAATTTGCTAAAATTAAATCGGCACAGGAGTCAGTTTCTATTAAAGATGATGTTAAAACCTTTCAGGCAGTTCAGCAAAATTCAAATGCTGCGCTTGATCCACTTGCATCCTATTTTGAGCAAAGATTTAATAAAATCGAAACTATTACTAGTGATAAAGAAGAGATTCGACAATTAATTCAGGGACAATCCGATAACAGATTTTCTGATATTCAATCTATTATAACTAATCAACTTACCCAAACAGCTGAACTTGAAAAAGAAAGTTCAATAAGTTCAATCTCAAATACAATAGGCGCACTGGTTACAGAGTTAACTGAAAAACCTAAACTGACTCAGCCTGAAAATATTGCTGCAGTTGCATCAACTAACTTAATAAATTCACAAGAGACTAGATTTGACCAAACTTCACAGAATGTTTCAAATCTATCTGAAACTATTTCTAACTTTGCAACAAATATACTTAACGGCGGGGTAGGCGGAGCCACCTCAGCCCCAGGCGAAGTTAGTAAAAATATGACATTTAGCGAACCAAATAAAAGTACGCTTCAAATTACAAAGGATATTGTTAAACCCGATTTTGGAGCTGCCTCGTTATCTGCACTTAAGCAAATGGCAGAAAATACCCAAACTTTAACTAATTCATCAAATTTTGTAACAAGCGAAAATTCTCAGTATAATACTAATACAGTTAATCAAGGCCAAGCTCAACCTAATATGGAAATGCCAACAGCCGGCGGCGGAAATACTGTGGTTATGCCAGGCGGACAGTCGGATAATTCAGCAGTATATCTTATGCAAATGCTAAACTTAATGAAGTCTGGCCAACTTAGAGTTAAATTATAATAATATGGAAATACCAACAAATATCAAAATTGAAGCAAAGGGTATCGTCCTTGAATATTCTCAAATATTTGAAGAATTAGAAAGGCTTGAAATGATGGCTTCTAACCTAGAATTACAAAAAGATTTATTATTGAGCAGACTAGAGTCGCTAAGAGATCGCGAACACATGCTAATAGATAATATAGGAATAGTCGATAAAAAAATTACGTTAAACGAACTTTTATCGTAAGTCCATAAAAATTAGTATAGAGCAAAAATGCAATCTAGATTTATTAAGTTAACGGAATATTGTTTGCTAGAGTATCAATACGAGTCTCTATCACCATCTAATCCAATCATAATAACTTCACCATTTTATACATTAAAGAATGGTGATAACGAAATATTCATGTATAATCCAGATTCTGCACTATATGAAACTGGAAACATTAAAGACTTAACTGTCATTCCTCAGGCAACTAATGGAGGCCGCTTTGTATATCTTGATTCAGAAAACAGTCCAAACTATACTGAATACGATACAACATTAACCGAAACTGTTGTTCCAGGTGGATCAATTATAGCAGATAGAGTTAGATTTTATATTGCAACCGGCTTTCAATTCACAGAGTTTACCAATATGGTCCTATCAATTAGACAGGACATGAACAATGGTAATTCACTGATTTTAGCAAATATTTTATTAAATGCAACAACCCTCGGCGATGTTCTTCTCTACACTACACGGCCGCTTATTATTGGAAATACCCTATATGATCGATATATTGATATAATTGTCCCATCTATAAAAAATATGGATGAGGCTTTCTATACTTCGCCAAACCAGGCAAATACGTTTGCTTACCAAATTACAAATGGTATAGGTTTAGTTAAAGATAATCCAATTACTGTAAATTTATTTGAGTGTGCATTTGGGCCAGACCTAGCGACTCAAGATGAAATTTATACTACAATTGATATTACACAAGCGTATAATGCACAAATTTCACAAGGAAACGACTTTGATCTGGTTGGAGCAAAGGTTAGAGAAGCTATAGACGGCGACTATTTAGAATTTTTTGCAACTTGGGATCAGGGTTTTCCAGAAGAGTTTATCGGAATTCTTGAAAAAAGAACTGGTCAAGACTGGATAATTTTTCACCAATTAACTATCTTTGAACAAATTGGATCCTCTTTTATTAAAAGCGGTGATGCAACGTTTTTTCAAGAAACTAACTTTGATGAGCCTTTAATATTTAGACCAATTCTTAAGAATGCAAATGAAGCTGTGACAATGGTCGTAGACTATTCAGTTAGACTTGTAAATAGAGTAACTAACGAACAAATTATCAGAACAGCATCCCTAACTGTAGTTAATCCAAACAAATACGGAAAATCTCTACTTAAATTGGATCTTGCAGATAAACCAAATTCATATAAAATATCAAATGTGATTGTTAAAAAATTAACAGATTCAGTTCAAGTGTTTAATGATCCATCAATGGTTAAACCTGCTGCAATTCAACAACCGGCTGTCGCCGCAGTTCAACCTACTGTAATAACAAACACAGTTACTCAATATGTGCCAGTTTTCTATGTTAGAAATTCAATTGCAATATCTCAAAAAAATCACCTAGTAAGATCTGGCAAAGTATCAAATCTTTCATACGGTCAAGGTTTACTATCAATTGCAGTAACGCCGTTCGATAACACATTTATGTTTCAGGTAAAAACTGAATCGACTACTAATCAAGGCGCGGTTAGATTAAACAATATGGATTTAACTCAATTTAGTAGATTTGAACTAGTATTTGGCTCAGCTGCATCGAAGGTAACGGTTGCCAATGTTACTGACCCTGCTCAAGCAAATATTGATCTTGGTGAAATATTATTTAAGGTAGATTCTGCAATCACGGCTAAAATTCAAAACCTAGATGATGCTAAATTCTATATAGTTACCGTAGGTAAAGACGGCAGCCGTTCTGCCCTATATACTGGAAAGTGGTATAAATCAGATGAGATTTCAACAGCAGACACAGAAAATGCTCAGCAACTAAGTAAAGCCAGAGCTGAATCAGATTTGACAGATACTGTAGAATCGCTAAAGGTTAGAATAACTGAGCTTGAGTCAGAAAATGCCAAACTTAAAACATCTTCGGTTAAAGACATAGTATCGCAGCCAGCTGGTAATGTTGAAGATATTCCAAGAACAAATACTAATCCTATTAGACAATCTTCACCAGTACGATATCCAAGAAAACCACGGTTTGACAGCGGTGAACAGTATGGGTCAAGTGAACTTCTTCAATAGTTTTAATTTGGTGTATTCGTATTAAACTACACAGATAAATAATAAAAAATAGATCGTCGAATAATGAACGACTTAACAAAAAACTTAATCAAAGAATTAAAAACAGCTACCGCTGTATCTGAGAGCAGAATGCTACAGATGTTCGTCGCTGGCATTGAAGCCAACGTTACTGCTTCTGGCGACATCGAGCAGGCACTAGCCGATCTAGCTGAAGTTAGTGAAAAATTACAAAATAGTGAGCTTGATGCAATCGTTAAGAAATTTAACGAATTGTCAAACACACCGGCCAAAAAGTTAAAAATGATTGAAAATGGTGCAGCAATTCTTCCTAAGATTGCTCAAATCAAAGAATCTGCCGCATACGCTGATCCTATCCTTAAGACTATTATTTCTGGTATTGAGAAATATGCTTCTGTAAATTCAGAGCCAATTGTAATAGAATCAGTTATTGCAAAACTTTCTCCGTTTTCATTTGATTCAACCGTTAAAGCTGTAGTTGCAGACTTAACTAAATATGTTGCCGAAAATAGAGCAACTCTTGCAATCTTTAATACTATTGCAGATTTAAAGAAAGCTCCAAATGCATACTATGCTAAAGTTTCTGAAAAATTAGAAACCGCTATACTTGAAGGTAGAACTTCAGTTGATGCCTTAACTATGATTCTTGCTGAAGCTACTGCACAGCCAGTTATTAAAAACCTATTAAATAGACTTGCTCAATTTGAATCTTCTCAAAATGGAGGATTTAGTTTAGGTTCAGGTAACGGTTCTACTAAAATTAACCCAGTAATTGGAATTTATACTAAAACTGCTAAGGGAGTTAGAGTGTTAATTGAAAACCATATTATTGATATGAATGATGAAGAAGAAGCTGAAATGGTTCCATTCGCATCAATTCCTCAAGAAGATGAATTTGCTCAAACTGCAAAGGCTTACACAGAATTAGGTTTTAAACCAACTGAACATGGAGTTGAAGCTAAAGGTAAAGCAAATACTATTGCATTTAAAGTTTCTCCAGAAGGCGAAGTTTCATTTGAAATCAATGGTAATATCGCAGAAGACTTAAATAGCTCAGAAATTTATAAAACTCTAGTTGTTGAAACAATTGCGTTTAAGCAAAATGTTGCAAAGATTTTAGAAAATGCAAATATGGTTGCTCAATTTGAATTCGTTCAAAGATTTGTTACTGAAGGTGCACAAAGCTATGCAATCAATACTGAAAAATCTGGTATCTTTGTTTTAGACAGACAAGGTCTTAGAAAATACGATACGCTAGGTTTCCACAAATATGTTGCTGAAACTTTTAACTATGACGTAAGCGATCTTTTTGCAATCCAACTTTCTGAAAGACAAGAATTTATTAAAAGTGTTAATGAAAGAAAATTAGTAATTAAATCTGATATTGCTAAATTAGAAGAGTCTATTGAACAATTAGATTCAGTAATTGCTGAAGCTGACGAAGAAACTCAAGATCAACTTGAAACTCTTAAGCATACAATTAACTCAAGTATAGTAGGTCTTAAAGACGAATATCTTACACTAGATGATAGTTTAGAGACTGACCCAATTATTGGAGAAGCTGGTACAGCATTTTCGATTGGTGATAAAGTAATGCATGAAGGCGAACCAGTTGAAATCTCTGGAGTAGACACTGCGTCTAAAGAATATCAACTAAGTAATGGTAAAACTGCTCCAGAAAAGGAGATTACGCCAGAAGTTGAAACTATGTAATTTTTAGAATACCTAAATATTTTTTTAAAGCCTGAGGTAACTCGGGCTTTTTTATTAGTATAATATTCTAAACATACTTAAAGTAGTAACATGGCAAAACAGAAAACAGCAGATGTATTGATTAGTTTAGAAGAAGCTAGAGAACGCGGACTCTTAATCCATACTAAAAAAGACACACCCTATTTCAATTACAGTTTATTCGTAAGATCAGAAGATGAAGTTAAATACAATATTAATCAAAACATCAGTAAAACTGCTACAGGCGGGGAATACTTTAGTCCACTATTTAGAACCGATTGGAATACTAATGGTCATCAATTTCAACTAGAAAATTTAGATCAGGAAGACGTTTGGTTAGATGCAGGCGGGCATATCGGCATTTTTGCAACTAGACTCTTAACACAGTTTCCTCGTATCAAGAAGGTTTTGTCATATGAGCCTTTCCATAATAATATTGAGTTTGCTGAACTTAATCTTGGAGAAAATGGCGTAGCTGATCGATGCGAAATGATTGAAGCTGCACTTGTATCAGATGATGATACAAAAAATGTAGATTTCTTTTTAGCATGGGATTCAGGCAAACACTCACTGCTTCCAGTTAGAGGCCGTACTCAAGTAACAGTTCCAGCTAAAAACTTTAAAGATGCTCTTAAAGAGGCAACTTGCCTAAAAATGGATGTTGAAGGCTTAGAATATGACTTGATTAAATCTGTAGAGGATTGGTCAAATATCAGAATCGCAATTATTGAATACCACTTCCACTATCGTAACTTATCTAAAGGCCGAGTTGAAAAATTTAATGAAATCTTAGATATTTTTAAAGCCAACTTTGATGACATTTATGTATGTCCAAATGTTGAAAACACTAAAACCTGGATTACTCACTTTGCTGCAGTAAAGAGAGGCTAATCTAAATTAACTTTTTATTAAAGCCGAGTAATACTCGGCTTTTTTTGTAATCTTATGATGAAACTATTGTATAATAAAGATATGAACACGCCAGCTGCACTATATGCATATTTTGGATATCTTGGAGATTTTTCAACTGATATACCAGGACATACTTTTTACCAAATTGGTTTAATAGATCAATTGTGTAATCATCACCATATTGATAAGGTAGATTTTTATTCATACTTATCACACGATCAAGTTGGCGCAACTCAAAAGTCTCCAATTTGGCCAACCAGCCCAGTTACTCCAGTATTTGAAAAGTTTACTAAAGAAAGAATCAGGTCCTATAATTTAGGATTTGCTAAAGTTGCTGAAAATATTGAAAAGGGCAGATACGATAAAATTTTCCTAAAAGCCAGATTTAGAAATCTTTCAACCTTAACTAAACAGTTAACTGATGCGCGACAGTTTGAACTTCTTATTAAAGCAGCAATTCAAACTGGTCAAGCCAATAAAGTTGTAATATTAGATACAGATCTTTCACTTGATCCAGAATTTGTTGATTTTTGTAAATCTCAAGGAATAACATTTGAAATTCCATCAATAGACTATCCAAATGTATCAAAGGATTTTATTAAAGCCTGTGAAAAGGTATGGTTAGACGAAACTGACAGATTTGAAAGAAATGACAAAGTATTTTATTATGGAAATATTTCATTTGGTAATTATAAAGTAGGTCATGCTAAAAATCCAATTGTGGTTGATGCAATAAAGACGTCTGCTGATTTTAAATCATTCACTGGTAAAAAATACGATGTTGCAATTGCTGGTAAACTTGATCCGGCCCTAACTAGTGATTTTCAAGAAAAGAATATTAAATTAATAAAGAGAACTGACCGATCTGATATTTGGAATGAATATGCAGGTTCAGCAATAAGTCTAAATATCTCAAAGGATCTATATCTAGAGCGAGGATTTTATCCAGCCAGGGTATACGAAAGCCTTATTTTTGGTGCAATACCGGTATCTTATATGGACTATCGTATCCATGAAGCTCTTGGATTTACAGATTTACATAAGTTAGAAGAAATTTTAGCATTTTTTAAAGATTCTAGCCCCTCTGACCGAGCTGCCATCTATTCTAAATGTATTTCAAACCTGTTTCCGTGTAGATAAATAAAGAAAAATGGCCCTACTACTAAATGGCATCAAAATATATTTTAAGTAGAGATCAATTTGTAATTAACGAATCTGATAACTCTAATCCACTATTTGACTTCTTAAATGAAGTTGGTCCAGACCTAATGCAAATGCTGGACACAATTAAACCAGTCTTGCCTGAATCAGTATCAGATGAATTTATTGAAAATTCGCAAAGATACGATGCTGCTCTTAGCCAGTCTGGATTTTCTGAAAATTCTAAATTAGAGCATATTTTATATGCAATGGGAACGACTGGTGTTACCCTATTTACAGAATCTAATTTTAACCTTGATTCAGTAATTGAACATTACTATTCAGTTAACGAGGACTTTTTTGATACTCTTAGATCAATTTGGAACGCCCTAACCGAAAATGGTTCGCCGCTAGGTATCGTACACTTATTATTAGATATTATTGGATTTATTCCAGCTTCATATTTTGGCTTTCCTATTGATATTGTTGCAGATGGACTAAACGCGGTAATTTACTTACTAGAAGGTCAATACGGATCAGCATTAATTAGTGTAATTGCAGCAGCTCTACCGGGAATTGGTGATGCAGCCAAAGCATTAAAATTAGCAAAAGGCTTTAAGAAAATAAACAATTTAGCTGAAGTTGCATTTAAAACAGGTAAAGCTGACGCAGGCATTGTTAAGGCTCTTGCCAAAGAAGATCCTACAACACTTGCTAAATTCTTACAGATATTTTCTGGAGCAAAGCCAGTTATTACATTTTTTATAAACCTTGCAAAAGGAGTAGGTCGAGGCATTGAAGCACTATTGAGATCATGGCCAGTAAGTATGTTATTCGGCGGGCTTGGTAAAAAGCTTGGAAAATGGCTAGACACGGCAGTTACGCCAATTACCAAAAATCTAGATTCTGCAATTGATGATATGGCAGCTCTTACAACTAAGGGTTCAGATGATATTACAGCTGCAATCAAGAGTGGAGATGCCAGTAAAGTAGCAGATACTGGAAGTGATATTGTTACTAAGATCGGAGCAGATGTAGTTAATGATGCTGGAGTAGTAACTAAAATGTCTGAATTAACTGCAGCAAAAGCCGCAGGTAATATGGCAGAAGTTAAACGTATTGAAGGAATTCTTCAAACTCGTATTGAAAAGGGATTACCTGGAGCAGGGCGCTTTGTTAAAGGCGGCAGACTAATTGACGTTATAAATTCAAATCTTAAAATTAGTGATGATCTTCTTAAAACAGGAGGAAAGGATCTAGACAAATTCTTAGAAAAAGGTTGGGATGAATATATTTCTGTATGGAAAGAAATTAAAAAAGTTGACGGTGTTCCTCTTACAGCAAGCGACCTTAGCCAAATTGAAAAGCTTAAATCTGCTTGGATGGAGGGTCGTAAAGCTGAGGCGCTATTTGCTGGAATGAAACGTATTAGCGATTTACCAGCCGATGATTTAATTAGATTAACTGGCAATGCAGCTGAAATATCAACTAAAAAAGGTGCAAACTTTAGTGCTAGATTGGTTGCAGAGATTTCAGATGATCCAGCCAAATTAAGTAAATTTTTTAATGGAATTTTGTCTAACCCCGCGGCGCTAGCCAAATTAGAAGAAGCTGGCCCAGGTGTAGTTGGAATGTATAGACTTTTTGCAAAAAATCCAGAGGTATATGCTGATATTGCAAAAGCTGGATCTAGTGCAATTAAAAGGTTTGACGATTTAGCAAAAGTTGGAGGAACCTGGTCACAAGCTCTTAGAAAAAGTAGAGTTATGCGAAATAAACTAATTATTGCTAAAAACGTAATTGGTGCTCCGCTTAGATGTCCAATTGCAGAGTTAGGTCAAGGCGATATGGGAGGTATTGAGGCATTGGGTACGTTAGGTTTAAAAAAGGAATCTACTAAATTTATCCTAAGTCGATCTCAGTTTTTGTTAGAGGCAGAAGATGCTACACCTACTACGGCAGCAGATGAAATATCACAAGAATTAGAAAAAGCAAAAAGAGGTAATGCAATAGTAGGTCCTCTTAGCTATGTTGATATTTGTCAAAGTCACGTAAATAAAGCAATAGACGAACTTGCGCTAGCCGCAACCGTTCCATCTAAGGATAGTGCACTAGTTAAAAACGGCCCAAAACAAGATTTTGTTGCAGCTGGAGTTAGTAGTGAAGCTACTATTGCTAATCAAGAAGCAGTCGATGCTACCCTAAAACAAATGGGAATATCTTCTCCAATTTCAGATGCAGGTATGATGACCGAATTACCAGCCGATGCCACTATTCAAGAAGTAATTTCAGAAAGAGTCGGAACCGACTGGCAACACGGCGGACTATGGTATATGTTAGCTGCGGTAATGACACAGGACATGGAATATGAATCAATTAAATCTAAACTTAAGAGTGCCCTTAAAGAGTATGAAAATAATTATAAACGTACAGCCGGCAATGTAGCAACAACTGGCTCAATTAGTTTTTATCCATCTCCTGGAGAAGCACAATTAATCAAATCTGAATTTGAAAAACTGGATGCCGATCCATCGTATAGACCAAATTTCTTTGGAGGTTCGGTGACTGCTAGCGACTTACTTAAAATGTTTTAATATAATGAAAACCATAAAAAACATAACTGCTCTATTTGAGCAAACTGCTACTGAAACTGAAACTAAGTTTAAGCTGCTTGCGCAGCCTATCACTTTACCAGCTGGCGAAGGTAGCATTAGAATAAAATGGCAATACCAATTTAGCTGGCCAGCTAAAAATCCATTATTGGGAGATGTTAAGGAGTTAATTAATACAATTAATAATGCTAAGGACGGTGATGCTCAGCAGGTCCTAACTGCAATTAAAGGATCTGACCCAACGCATGAAGTAGGTATTATTAGAGCTAATGTATCAACTCAAAAAAATAGAATAATTGGAAAAGATCTAGGAGAATTTACAGGATGGATCTATCTTTTTTATCCTGATACAATTAATACTCAAGCTATTCCAGCAAATCAAAAAATAGCCTCTGGTATTGATAACAGAATGACTTATTTAATGGGTGCAGATGGTTCATTTCAAAAGTATTTTAAGGAGCCAGGCACAGGTAAGCCGGCCGACGATAAGAAAATCGCAGCTGATACAAAACCTGCGACTGTATTTACGGCAGCGTCATTCTTAGATGGAGACGGTCCAGCATACAAATGGTATTATAATGATATTGGTCTGTACTCAACTTACATAAAGAAAGTCACTAAGAAGATTGGAAAGGCACGGGTTGCAGTTACAACAAGCGGTGATATTGTTCCAATATTTTGGAAATTTATTTCTAAACTACCAGATGGAATGGCTAAAGCTGAGCCAGGCGCTGCTGGGCAGAACCTAATTTATTCGGAACCACTTCAGGCCGCTTTAATAAATCTGTTTGCCAAAGCTGCCAAATTCGACCAGTCAAATTTTTCTAAAGTCAACGTTAATGAATTAACACAAGATCTTTACTCTAAAATGGCGCATGCCGTAGTGGTATTAGGATTAAACGCTGGAAAAATTAAGTTAAATTCACTAGAATTTATGAAAGATCCAGAAAGTGCGGAATATTATGCTCCATTCATAATCTCGGATTTAGCAGCCGGCGCAATTGTTGATCCAACTGCTGCTACAGCCTCAGCAGCCGCCACTGCTGGATTTGATGGAACTAATATAACAACTGAAGATCAAGTGTTAAAGATTTTTGCAGGAGTAGTTGTATCTGACAAGACAACTTGGGGAACCCCAGATGTTTCTACAATAGATAAAGTTAAAACTTACTTTAAAACCAATATGAATAAAAATAGTGCAGGGTCGTATGAAAATATGTTTGCCGCTATTAAAAAATTCTCAGGATTTAAACACGGTCAAACGTATAGTGAATCAAAAGGATTTAAAGATTTTGAATCTGTAGTAAAGGGAACAGCTGCTGGAAAATTTGATGATGGTTTGCTTACAATTATTAAATCTGCCATAACAGCCTCTCCAATTAAATAAATAATTAAAATAAATTAAAAAATGAAAAATATTAAAAGATTTTCAGACTTTTTAGTCGAACAAACAGGAAGATTTGGACAAGCTTCTTCCGCAAGCTCATCTGGTCAAAAAAGCAGTACCGTGGCTTCAAAAAAGGCAGAGCCCGCAAATAATACGCCAGCAGGTCCTACTGCAGAGGCTATTGCCAAAGAAAAAGAGGCTTTAACCGCTAAGCTAGACGCAGGTTTTAAGAAACTACAAGATTGGTTAATCGCTATGTTTGTTGAAGCAAATCCATTTTGGAATAAATTCAAAAGCACGTGGAACGATAATGAAAAAACGGCTTGGGCCGCACTAGAACAGCAATGGGAATTGGACTGCAAACCTACATTGGATGATCTTACTACGACTCTTGCACAATTAACCAAGGATGTTGCAGCAAATGGTAAATATGCAAGTGATGCTACAATGGTATCTCTTTCAAAGAAAATGAATTTAAATTTAACTGAAGTTTCTGGATGGATGACTGGCAGAGCTGATGATAGTCTTTTCGATACTTTTGAAGGAGCTAACGACTCAGACACCTTTTCATGGACGCTTAACTTTTCAACTGGGCCAGTTTCAAAGTCAATTGACACTGATTTTTAATTTATGTTAATAATTGATATAAGAAATTCAGAGTCTTTGGAAAGAGCACTCAAACAATTAAAAAGAAAGGTCATTGACACTAAACAGTTACAAAATTTACGTGATCGTAAAGAATTTGTAAAACCTAGTGTTAAAAGAAGATCTGAAATTAATAAAGCAAAGTACATTCAAAAAAAGAACGATGCAGACAATAAATGATTTTTACATTCACAGATTATTTAGCAGAGAGCGAAAAGCAGCTTGAAATTCGAGCAGCCGGCTTGGCTATTATCTGGGAAGGAAAACTTTTATTAATTCATCCTTCTGATGCAAGTTGGAAGAACCAACCATTTGGCATTCCTAAAGGTGGAATCGAAGATGGTGAAGATCTTTTAACTTGCGCAATTCGTGAGACAAGGGAAGAGACCGGGATTACGGTAGATCCAGAACTAATTGATAAACATGAGAAATATTTTGTATTTTACCGTCGCGGTATTCCTCACAGTCGCTGCGCTTATTTTGACGTACGCATTGAGAGCCTTGAACAAATTGGCCTTGCTTCGCCGAAGGTACCTAAAGAACAACTACAGGCCGAGGAGGTAGATTGGGCTGGATTTATCCCAATACAAGAGGCAATTACTAAATTATCGCGTTCTCAGCAGATAATTGCTCAACGATTGATTGAAACTATCGAATAGAGTTTGGTATAATATCTTAACAAAAACAAAGATATTTATGTCAAACGAAACTGTAACTCAAGACGAGCAAATTTTAGAACAGGTTGATCAAATTACTGATGCAACTCCAGAGGTGGAAGAGCCTCAACCAGAATTATCCGAAATTGAAAAACTTAAAGCACAAAGACGTGGTCATTTTGATGTTCCATCAATGACGCAAGAAGATCTTAAGTGGTTAAGAAATTTCCTAAAAAATAGTGTTGAATTTACTGGACCTAACGAAGCTTTCGTTATTCTACAAAATCACAATATGTTATTGGGAGAAATTGAAAACCATAAAGGCGAAGGTAAAAACTCTGAGGTTAGCTCGGTTAGATTGCCGGCCGCATGTATTGAATCTTGTCTGTATTTCCTAAACCGTGCAAAATTCACAGGTTTACACAATGCACAGGCTCTATTCAAAGTTTCTTTCCAATTAAACACTGCATACTCTAAAGTACATGAGTTAGACAAGGCAATTAAGACTTTGGAAACTCCAGTAGAGGCTCCGCAAACTGAGGAAACTCCCGCCTAATTAATTGGCGTCTTTTATATAGCTAAAGGAGACCTATTTGGTCTCCTTTTTTGTATAATATGTATATGAACAATCTCAAATCAATACAGGACTTTATTGAGGCAATGAATGTAACTTCGTCGACCAACGATAAAAAGGCAGTCCTGCAACAATTCAATAGCCCATATCTTAGAAAGATCCTAGAGTATACATACTCTCCATTCAAGCAGTATTATGTTACGCCGGCCAACTTAAAAAAGAGACAGGAGCTCTCTTTTGATAATTATGATGATCTATTTAGTCTGTTAAACGACCTGAATGAACGTCGTGTCACTGGCAACTCTGCAATAGCTTGTGTTAATGGTTTTATAGCTAAGAATTTGGAGTTCTCAGAAGTGATCTATAGTATCTTAGATCGCAACCTAAAAACTAGAGCAACTACGACCTTAATTAATTCAATCTTACCTGGAACAATTCCAACCTTTGACGTTGCACTAGCCATGCCATATGATGATAGGACTAAAAAGAAAGTTAGGCTAGAAGATCACTGGTACATGAGCCGTAAATTAGATGGAGTTCGCTGTGCTGCAATAATTGATGCAGATGGAGAAGTTAAGTTCTTTTCTAGAGGTGGTAATGAGTTCCTAACTCTAGCTACCTTAAAGGCAGATATTAAAAAATTAAATTTAGTAGATACTGTGCTTGACGGCGAGGTTTGCATGATGAATGATGCAGGTCAAGAAGATTTTCAAGGAATTATTAAAGAAATTGGCCGAAAAAACCATACCATAAAAAATCCAAAATATTTAGTATTTGACTGTTTAACCCTAGAAGAGTTTAATAGCCAAACTTCAACTAGTGACAGAAAATTTAGGGATCGTATTACAATTGCGGCTCTACTGTTTAGTGGAATTGACTTAAAAAATACTACTCTACTAAAGCAGACACTAATAGAGTCAGAGGAGCACCTGCAAACTGAAATTACTAATTCAACTGCTCAAGGTTGGGAAGGCTTAATGTTAAGAAAAGATACCCCATATATTGGAAAACGCAGTGATGAAATTCTTAAAGTTAAAAAATTCTGGGATGCTGAATACATTGTAGAAGGAGTTGAAAATTCAACTCATAGAGTTATTGAAGATGGTCGCGAAGTCGAAGAAGAAATGCTAGGTAATATTTTTATTACGCATAGAGGAAATCAAGTTAGAGTAGGTTCAGGTTTTTCAATTGAACAGCGTCGACAATTTTACAAAAACCCTAGTCAAATTATTGGTAAAACAATTACAGTTCAATATTTTGAAGAAACAACCGACCAACATGGTCAGCACTCTTTAAGATTTCCAGTTATTAAAGCAATTTACGAAAAAACAAGAACAATATAATGCCAAGAATTATTTTAGCGGGACCTGGCGCATCAGGTAAAGATTATATGAGAAAACGCCTTGAGGAAAGAGGCATGACTTATGCTGTAAGTTATACAACACGTCCACCAAGACCGGGTGAAGTAGACGGCCAGGATTACTTCTTTTTAAGTCAAACTGAGTGTCAGCAAATGATTGACTCCGGTAAATTTTATGAAGTAATTGATTTTAATGGTTGGACGTACGGCACCACGATCGAACAGTTTTATCGTGATGATGTTTTTATTATGACGCCGAGTGGTCTATCACATCTTTCGCCAGAGGATCGTGCAAAATCATTTGTAATATTTTTTGATATCGCAGAAGATCCACGCAGACAACGCCTTACTGAAAGAGTTATGCCAGGTCACACAGTCGATGCTCGACTACAAGCAGATAAAGAATTATTTGCAAACTTTAATAATTATGATTTAAAAATAACAAACCCAAACTTTTAATATGTCAACATTTAGCGGAACCTTAATTAACGTAGACGATACTCAATTTGTATCAGCCAAATTCAAAAAAAGAGAATTTGTAGTCGGGACTAACGATAAGTACCCACAGTATGTAACCTTTGTTGCAATCCAAGAAAAATGCGAAATGCTGGATCCAGCAAAGCCTGGAGATCAAATTCAGGTTGGCTATAAATTAGCCGGTCGTAAATGGGAAAGTCCTAGCGGCCAAATCAAATACTTCAATACAATTGAAGCAACTCAAATTCATATTGCAAAATCTAATCAAATTTTAGATGAGCAAGACATGACTGACGATGAAATCATGAATGACTTATTTGGAGCATCTCCGAATACACCAAAGAAATCTACGCCGATTGAAGACGGAGATTTGCCATGGGATATCTTAGATTAGTATAATAGTATAAAATATAAAGAAATGAAATACATATCAATTGATTTAGAAACAACTGGATTAGATCCACAGACTTGTCAGGTCTTACAGATTGGCGCAATAATTGAAGATACAAATGATGTTAAGCCAATCTCAGAGTTGCCTACTTTCAATTGTGTAATTGAACATCCACACTATAGCGGTTCAGCATATGCTTTTAATATGAACATGAACCTTATTAAGATAATTGCTGGCATGGAAAAGATTCCAAGAGAAGAGCGCGGAGATTATCGCAAAAAACACAATATCTTAACTCCACAAATGGTTGCTACTGCGTTTGCAAATTGGGCAGCATTTAATGGTTGTGAAGTAGATGGTGACAGAGTAATTATTAATGCAGCGGGTAAAAACTTTGCAGCATTTGATAAAGTTTGGTTAGAGACGCTAATTCCAACTTGGAATACTAAGATTAAAATTAGAAATCGTATTATTGATCCAGCTGTATTGGTTACAGATTGGAAAAACGATCAAGCTTTGCCTGGTCTTGGAAAATGCAAAGAACGCATTGGTCTTGAAAATCATGTTACGCACGATGGATTAGATGATGCAATTGATGTTGTTGAGGTAATCCGTAAAGCCACAAATAATTATCAGAATGCGAACTATTGATTATAGTGCAGCTTTAGAAAGCATGTACCTTGACATGATGGAAGAAATGTACAAACACCTAAGTGCAAATTCTTTTACATGGCCAACTGATATTCCATTTGATGAAAAAGAAAAAGCAGACCTTTTAGTTGAAATGATTGACTATTTTGAAGAAAAGGAAGAATTTGAAAAGTGTGAAGAGCTCACAAAAATGAATAGTATTTAGTATATTAGTTTTATGATAAACGAAACAACTCGCCTTGGCTATTGCTGCATTAACTTGTCACTAGATAGAAAGGTTACTGCAAATCGTGGAATGATTAAAAAAACCTTTCAACAAAAGGGCGTGCAATATTGCAGCGAGTTGGCTCATCAAAATATCAAAGATATCTTAACTATTTTGGAATGGAATCTTGCAAATGGCATTTACGTTTATCGTATGTCTAGCGATGTTTTTCCATGGATGTCAGAATATGAAATTCAAGAGCTTCCTAATTTCCAAGAAATTTTACCAGATATGCAGGCCATTGGCAAATTTGTACTTGCAAATAATATCAGGTTATCAATGCACCCAGGTCAGTTTGATGTTTTACCATCACCAACGCCAAGTGTTGTTACTAAAACAATCAAGGATCTAAACCAACACGCTGAAATTATGGATCTTATGGGTTTACCAACCGATCATAGATTTCCTATTAATATCCATGTAGGTGGAACATATGGAGATAAAGAATCCGCAGCTGATAGATTTTGCCAAAATTTTAGGTTACTCAGTAAAGCTGCGCAAAGCCGGCTTGTGGTTGAAAATGATGATAAGGCTACTCAATACTCAGTACAAGACTTGTTTGACTTAATTACTGCAAGAATTGGTACACCAATCACCTTTGATTTTCACCATCACCGATTTAATACTAGTGGCTTAACTGAAGAGGCTGCACTAAAACTTGCAGCTTCAACTTGGTCATGTACGCCGCTAACTCACTACTCAAGTTCAAGGAAAACATTCGAGGATTCTTCAGTTATTGCCAGATCCCATGCTGATTATATCTATGAAAAAATTAATCCATATGGCCTAACTCTAGATATTGAGGTCGAGGCAAAAGCCAAAGACTTAGCTGTTCTAAAATATCGTGAGCAGTATAATACTTTATTAGAAAATTATATTCAACTTGATCATGAGCGATTGCAAGAACTGTAACTCAACCGAGGTACGAACAAAAATCAAAGGAATCTTTGATGATTTATTTGTTGGCGACGATATTAGAAATGAAAGGCTCTCTATTTGTTATGAGTGCGACAAATTTCTAGGAGCAAGTGGTCAGTGCGGTGAGTGCGGCTGCTATATTTTTGCAAAGACTGCAACTAAAGGCGAGGCCTGTCCATTGGAAGAACCTAAGTGGTAATAAATAATTAAGATTTCTACAAATCCTCAGTTTATTCAATTAATCCTTTTCTCTACTGAGAAAATATCTAATACCATGGAAAGTGACAGTATTCACCAAATTAAAAAACAATCAGAAGAGCCTGATAGGGACATGGATCCTGATCCTAGCTACATTCTTCAACCCTCTTGGATTCGATGCCCTCTTTGCTCTGGTAATGAAATGGACCGGTTCATACTGGATTACGGACGCTATTTTCTATTGCCTATCGGCATTCTTTTTTGGACTTTATTTTTTATTCTTTAGGGAAAAACCAAAGAAATCTTAGTATATTATCTCTATAAACTTATTAATATGAATGTAGAATTAACCTCAGTAACATCATCAACTGTTGATGCATTTGGATATGACCAGTCCCTAAACGAACTTTACGTTCAATTTAAAAGTGGCACAACCTATACCTATGTTGGAGTTTCCGAATCAGTCTATGCTGAGTTGTGTGAAGCTGAATCATTTGGTAAATTTCTAAACGCCAATATCAAAGGCACATACGATTACCTTAAATCATAAACCATGGGATTCAACAAGTATTTTATTCCAGACCCTATTGATTTTATTGAACGACTTGAAACTGGCACTGGCCCTAGAGAGTTTGTTGCAATTAAAAAAATTGATGCAGTAATGGGCGATAGTCTATCTGTAGATATGCTCGATAAAATGTATGAAATGGTCAGAGCCGGTCGCACAAACGAGGAAGTTTTAACAGAACTTAAATCAATGTTAAAGTAGAATAACCTATAAATCAAAAACCTATGTATTATTTAGTAAGAATCAAATTTGAGACCGAAACCGAAAGCGGTAAACGTAAATTCATTAAAGAATTGTATGTCGTAAGTGCAACCTCTGTATCTGATGCAGAATCAAAAATCCGAGCTAGATTTGGAGATGGAATTTCAGCAATGACAGTTGAAGCAGTTCAAGAATCTAAGATTCTTGGAATTATCGAATAATCTTATACCTCATGTAAAAAAGAAAGGGACGGCTAATAGCTGTCCCTTTTTTATTGTGTAACAAATTTATTCAATATTTGTTACAGTTAAACTATTTCATAATGTAGAGATATCCTAAGCTACCAATTAATATTCCACTAATAACTTTAGTAAATGTTAATTTGGTTTTAAGTTTCTTATTTTGCTTTTGAAGATCTTTAACCCATAATCCTTGAGTTTCAAATTTCAATTGCTCGTTTTTAATACGATCTTCGTACATACTGCCCTTTTGAACATGTCCAGAAATAATACTGTCCTTTAATACTATTTTTTGATTAAGTAAAAAAAGTTGTTTATTTACAAGAGTAAGTTCAGCTTTTGCGCTATCACCACTAATTAAATCTTTAACAATCTGTTTTGCAACAGGTGCTGGAATTTTAACTGTATCTTGTGGTGCAGTTTGTGCAAATGCAAAAACTGGAAATAGTGCAATTATAAAAAGTAAGTTCTTCATATTAATAATTGTATCTAGCTTTAAAGAAAGAATCAATTTGGGTTGAATTGTAAGTAGAAGCGGCTGCGCTTTTTTCATGATAAAATTCACGAATAATTGTAGTCTTTTCTTTAATATTATCAACCTGAAAATCAATCGCCTTTACTTCGGTTTCATAAACCTTAATTGAACTATCGATTTTTAGTTGTTTTGCCTCTAACTCTTTATTTGCAACAGTTAACGAATCAATAATTGCTTTATACTCTACTGGCATTTGTGGCTTTGGAGTAAAAACATAAACTAATCCATAAAAAACAAGTAGGCCGCCTATTACATATAGAATATAGCGCCACTTACTTTTATTTGCTTTTGCAAATTCAACAATTTTGATACCCTCTTCTTTAAGCTTTGCTTTTTGTTGAGATTTCATAGGAAAAATTTAATTATGCTTCTGGAGTTTCCTCAGCAGCTGGTTCTTCAGCAGGTTCTTCACCTTCTTCAGGAGCTTCTTCTTCTTTCTCTTCTTCGCCTAATTGGAACATATCCTTAATTTTATTAAGAATCTCTTCTTTTTTAGCTTCCTTTTCTTCACCATCTTCCATTTCTTTCCACTCTTTGAATTCGCTAGAATAGAATGAATCGAAATCATCAGATGAAAGTTCATTGAACATTACATCAAGGTGTTCTTTTTTGAAAGCTTCTAAATCAGCACCTTCTTCAGGAGCTTCTTCAGTTGGCTCTTCTTCAACTGGAGCATCAGCTTCTGCCGCATCTTCTTCTTCAGTTAAACCGAATTTGTTTAAAAACTCATTAGAGTTTACGTTCTCGTCAACCTTAGTAACGAAATCTTTGAAATTGTAAATCATTTTAAATAGATCTATTTTACAGTTATTTATTTGCGCAAATAGGTATAATATTAAAAACAACAATTATGCCAGAAGGACCTGAGTGCAGACGAGTATATGAAGGTTTAAGAAACCACTGCATTAATAAAAAATTAGTTAACGTAGAAATACTTGGAGGGCGCTTCCTAAAGACTCCCCCAAGCGGCCTGGAGACCCTGGGGCTGCCCCTGGAGGTAGTTGGAGGCGGAGTTAAGGGTAAATTCATCTGGCTGGAATTAGAAGAGGGCATGTCTATCTGGATTACTCTAGGTATGAGCGGCTTTTGGTCAATCTATGAAAAGCCGCATTCTCATATTAAATTAGTATTTGATGATGGCCTAGAGCTATTTTTTGTTGACCAGCGCCGATTTGGTACGCTTAAATTTGCAACTAAGGTTGAATTGGATGCAAAATTAAAAACCCTAGGGGTTGATGCACTCAATGACCAAAGTGCAACTATGTATGATACAATAAGATCGTTTGAACGGGTTCCAAACAAAACTATAGTTGAGGCACTAATGGATCAGCGCCTTTTTGCAGGAATAGGAAACTATATTAAATGCGAAATGTTATACAGAACAAAGATCTCCCCACATAGATTAGTTAGAGACCTTACTGATAATGACGTTTCTTTATTATGGGATTATGCTAAGCTAATAAGTAGGTCATCCTATAAGCAAGGTGGAGCAAGTATTAGAAACTATCAACAGGTGACAGGCGAAACTGGCGACTTTGTGTTTGAATTTGAAGTATATGGCAAACGGGAAGATCCTCATGGAAATACAGTAATTAGAGAAAAAACAGCAGACGGCAGAACTACTCATTGGGTACCAAGCCTACAACAATAAATATAATATGCAACACATTAAACCATACACACAATTTAATGAGAGTGTCCAGACAGCGCGAATATTTTGCGATATGGATGGAGTACTTTCAGATTGGGATTCTCAGTTTGAAAAGGAGGCTGGAATGACAATAGCTGAATTTCAAAAGGAATATTCAAAAAATGCAAGTTGGAAACTGGTTGGAAAAGCCGGCGAACCATTTTGGGCCGGCATGGAATGGATGACTGATGGTATTGACCTTTGGACATTTATTCGAAAGTTTAACCCAACTATCCTGTCTTCACCATCGCTTGATCCTAATTCAATTACAGGTAAAGCAAAATGGCTTAAGCGCAATCTAAACTGGGACTTTCCATATATTACAAAACTAGAGGACTGGACCGGTAAAGAAAGGACTATTTTTTATAGTAACAAATTTGAATTTGCAACTGGCCCAAGCGATATCTTGATTGATGATACTCCAAAGAAATTAGATGCATGGATTGCAGCTGGAGGAACTGGCATTTTACATACTAGTGCCAAGGAAACTATTGCAGAGCTAAAGAAATTAGGTTTCGATAAATAACTAAAATTACTTAATCGCAGTGAGAATCATTGAATCTTTTACAGGATTTTTAAAAATACAGGAAATGGGAGGTTGGGCAACAACAAAAACTCAGGGGACTAAAATTACACCAACTGTTCTACAGGAGTCAGTTAAAGTATTGGAATTTATTTTTGGTAAATTTAATACTCATCTAGAAAAATTGGATATGGCTCCGCTAAAAGTACTTGGTCCAGGTGGATCTGGCGTTTATTTTAAACAGGATTTAGAAGAGAACCCAGACAAAGCATACGGCGACGTTGACATTTTAGTTGAATATCCATTAACTGAACCTCAATCAAGACGAGTTGAAATTGATACCATGAAAGAATACAATCAGCTTATGCTGAAGTGGATTCAGGCAAATCCTCAACCTGAAATTGATGCAGAGGAGAGCGATGCAATTTCAGATGGCAGTCTAAAACTTGTAATTAACCTAAGCGCAGGCCCAGTTCAAGTTGATATTATTCCAACATTTACCTATTCAGCCGAATGGGCAAAGGCTCGATATACTCCAATTAGAGGAATTAAAGGTTTTGTAGTAGGATTTTTATATCAATCTTTTGGCAATGCGCTAGACGTATCTGTTACTGATCGTGGAGTTGTTGCTAAAATTAAAAATGGAGAATTGGTTGGACCCAATATGCGTAAAGATGTTGAGGAAAAGATTATCACAAGAGATTTCTCTAAATTTATTTTACATCTTGCTGAATTTGTTGATGAATTCTCTGGAACTAAACGCGAACTTGTAATTGATGATTACCTAAATGAACATCCTGGAATTGATGTAACACAACTTTCACTTGAACAAATTTGTAATGGAATCTTAGGATTTGCCAGAACTCTTGAAAAAACTGGCACGTATGATTTACCAAATTTTAAGTATAATAGTTCAAAGGAACTTTTAGAAGAGGTTGTTAAGATTTATGCACAAAAACTACATAAACACAGAACTTCATCTAAATACGATAAAGCCTTAACTGATTTAGCTAACCAACAGAAAGATAAAGTAATGCAAGACGCTGAAACTGCATTCGAGTATGTTAGTAATAAACTATTAGATGGAACAAATATTTAGTGCAGAAAACACATTTGACAGAGCCACCACTTGGTTCATTAGCGATTTACATATAGGACATGGAAATGTCTTACGATTCGAAGAAGGATTACACAACTTTGCTGATATTAAAGAGCACGACCAAACCATTGCCAAAAACTGGCATGAGACAGTAGGCGAAGACGATCACGTTTTTTTCTTAGGTGATCTTGCAATGGAGCGAACTAAATTTAAACACATTCGTGAAAACCTAGGAAAATTTGGAAAACTTCCTGGAAAAGTCCACTGGATTATTGGTAACCATGATCTTCACATAGATCAAGCCTGGCTCTATAATTTAAGAGAAGTAATGGATATTGTAGAATTTACAAACTACAAAGAAATTATGATTAAAGACGATAGCGATTGGGGTTTTAAAAGATTTGTGCTATTTCACTATCCTCTTTATGAATGGAATGGCAAATATCGTGGAGCATACCACCTATATGGACACTCTCACAGGCACATCCACCCATTAGCGGGAACCATGTCAGCTTGTGCGTGTATAACAGATTATAAACCAGTCAACGTCGATTGGATGATTGACAAGATAGAAGAACTACGATGCAAACTAACGACACAATTAAGCGAGTAACGCTTAACAATAAAAGATATTACCAAGTAAATTCTGAAGAACATGGTCAATTGGGACCATTTCCAAGTGTAACGACTATTTTAGGATCAACTGCCGATACTACAGGTATTGATAAATGGAAAGAACGGGTTGGCGAAGCTGAGGCAACTCGAGTAAGTCAAAATGCACTAGACCGTGGCAATATTATGCACAGACTTTGCGAAATTTATCTTAATCTTCCAGGTTCAATGACTACTCAAACTCGATTAGAGGAAACATTGGGACTTACCCGATTAGACGAGGAAATTGACAAACAGGATAATCGTGCTAAGATTGTTGGCGGAATGATGTTCTATAATTACATTAGATCAGGTTCGTTTGACCGAATCAAGAAAACTGTAATGCAGGAACAGTTTCTGTGGACTCATAGAAACGGCGGATATGCTGGAACTGTTGATAATGTTTCAGAATTAGTTGATGGTTCGTTTGCGGTAATTGATTTTAAAACTTCACGTAAACCAAAAAGGGAAGAGTGGATTGAAGATTATAAACTTCAAGTTGCAGCGTACTCAGTTGCGGTTTGGGATAGATATAAAATTAAGATTTCTCAGGCACAGATTTGGATCTCTAACGAGCAAACAATGGATCCTCAATATTTCGAAATGAATACTGAGGATCTTAAATTGTATTATAATAAATTCTTAGAAAGGCTTGATAAATTCTACGAAATGTTTCCTGTTAATTAATAGGCAACGATTTTACGTAGTGCAGCAACCCTAATTGCAATTTTTCTTGCACGACCGCTTGTATTATCAAAAACTCTTAAGTAAATATACTCTTCGTTTCTAGCACGGTTAACTACATAATAGTCAACTGGTGCAACAATTCCATAATATGTATTATGCGATGCAATATAGAGCATTTCGTTTGGTGTAGTTGCACGCTTGCTATCAAATCTTTCTAAACGGAATCTTGTAAGACCTAATCCATCAATTGGTTCTTCGATTGAATATCCATTGATTGTATTTAAATAGTTGGTTCTAACTGGTGCAAATACTGGTGTAGATTTTCTTCTATTAAATCTATCCATTTGATCTGGTGAAAGTGCAATATCTGTCATTTGACCACGCTTAAGTTGCTTGGTACCGTATGTTCCACCTGGACTACGACCTTCTAGTGATGCTTTATATTGATCGTCTAAGAAAGTTTCTACGCTTGGCCCAAATCTTTCTTCATTTTGTGCACGCTGTATTTGACGTTCAGCTTCAATTCTTTCGCGCTCTTCTCTTTCAGTACGTTCCCTTTCTTCACGTTCAGCTCTTATTCTAGCTGCAACTTCTGGATCAATTAGGTTTATAATAAAATCTTTAACTATTCGCCAATCAGTTGAACTATATCTGCTTCTAATCACAGTTGAATCATCCTCGATTCCTGGGATTTGTGCAGGATCTACTTTAACAAATTGAGCTTTAATTGCTTCAGGATTATTGTTACAGGTTCTAGTATCAAAAGAAGAAAGTTGGCTTGCCTCGCTACCTCTTTCAACCCAATCAATATAATTTGGAACTGTAATTGCAATTACAGTATTATTAAGAACTCCGGCTAATACCCTAACTGGAATTGAGGTATCTCTGCCGTTTGCATATTGTCTAACATAAACAATATCTCCAATTTCTGGTTGAGCTTCCCATTGAATTCCTCGTTCAGTGCCATATGCTCTTGCGCGTTCAGCTGCTTCAAGATTTTCTCTTTCTCTACGTTCGCGTTCTAATCTTTCTCTTTCAGCTGGATCAAACCTTGCCATTACATCAGCTGGTAAAATAGCTTTTAATTCATCATCAATTCCAAAATTTCTTGGAGTTACATTATTGTAGCTAACATTATTATCTAGGAAACTTGTTGCAAATCTAATTTTTTGATCATTACTGATTGTTTTAATCATTGCAAATACACAGTCTGGTCCAAGAATTGCATGTACGTCATCCTCACTAAGGGATCCGTCTGCATTTAATTTTGGAGAAATTAAAGATGCCCATGCATTATCTTTTTCTAGGGTTCCAGCCGTATTTGATTTTAACCATTTCTTTTGTTCAAGTAGGGCTCTATACAATTTATAACCAAGCCGAGCTCCTCTGAGCGAACTTGGAATTCCTCCACCTGGAAAGTGTGAACGACCGCTTGAGTCTACTTCCATATGAATACAGTCGCTTTGGTTATTAGCATCAGCCCATTTACCAAAATTACTATTCATATAATTACTAATAAATGAATCGCCGCCTCCAGTAATTTTACCTTTAGCCTCAGTATAGATTGCCATAATTGGTGCAGGCAGCAGTGGATAGAATGAGCTTCCTCTGGTTTGCCAGGTAATTTCTCTCCAATTTAAATTAACCAAAGCTTCTTGAAAGCTTTTAGCCAATGGCGCAATTTCTCTAGCAAGGGCTTGACGGTCCTTTGCCTTCTTTAGATAATTATCTGGAAACTGTTCTGGCTGTAGAGCCATTTCTTCGACTTGATTAGACTCTAGTACTAGGTCCAGGAATGATTTGTGCATAGTTTATTAAATATTTCTATAGATATTTATTTGGGTTCAAAATATTTTTCTAGAGTATAAAAAATAAAAATTCGGTACCTGTGATACACAAGAGCATTTTAATAAAGTCCGATGGATTCTATCAAGTTGATTGGGATCCAGAAACTGGCCAGCCCATTAAAGAAACCAGAATAACTGGAAGACTATCAAGCTATTTTGGTAATTTTGCTGAATTTGATAATGACGTTACAGTTAGCAATCTTCTTTTAATAATTGGAGACTTTGCTGATGAAGTTAACTTAATTTTTAATGGTTATCTTAATGAAGTAGATTTTGACCTTTTTTTACAAGAGGCGTATATGGCCTCAATTAAACAACCGGCGCTCGATTATATCGAATTGGCGTGGAAAGTCAGAATGACGGCATCTTCGGATATGACGATTTTAGATATTGTTCCAAATCTACTTGGAGTTAGCACAATAGTAGGCAGTGACTCGGATGTTATTACTGACCTAGATTTTATTATGTTAAGGGACCTATGTAAATTTGTAATATGCGAACAGACTGCTCTAGATATTCCAAACGATCAAACTTATGAAATTGCAGTTGAAGCTGAACGCAGATGGACCCTATTTGATATTATTTCTGGGTTTTTGCTTGAAATTGCAAGGTACGGTTCGCCAGAAGAAAAAGAATATATGATTGACGAACTAAATAAAGAAGCTAAGCTTTCATTTACTGAATTAATGGAATATGTTGATGAAATTGAAGAGCTTAGTAAAGAAATAGAAATCGGCTCACCAGATGATTTCTTAGATGATGAGGACGATGACAACTAGTTACCTAATTCGGGTTCCAAATGAGTCCCTGGCAGTCACCAGAGTAGCCCTGGAGCAGCTAGAGAGTCTAATTGAATACGAATACCCAGGTGCCATTTTTACAGATCTTTTGGTATTATTAGATATAGAAAGGCTAGACCAATTGGTCTCGGCCATTTCTGGTATCACTATATTACAAGGATTATGAGAAAAAATACAATTAAAGTACACTACACACCTAAACAGGTCCTAGCAAAGGACTCCGGTGGTAATTTTAGCAAGTCTCCGCTAAAACCAAAGAGGTTACTTGAAAATTTTGAGGCAGAGGGATTAGGCGAACATTTTGATATTGTTGAAGATTTTACACCATATACAAATAAAGATTTTAAGATTGCCCACACTAAAAGATATGTAAATTCATTCTTTAGTGGACAAAAAGGCTGTGAATCAAATGGACTCGACTGGTCTACTCAATTTGCAGAGTCAGTTCGCTATACTAATGCATCACTGCACGCTGCAATACGGGGTTCTATTGTAGAACCAGATCAGGTTCATTTTAGTCCAACTAGCGGATTTCACCATGCTCGACCAGATGGAGGCAGCGGCTTCTGTACATTTAGTGGTCAAGTTATTGCATCAATTAAAATCCTACAAGAGTTTGGATTAAGCGGAGCTTATTTAGATCTAGACGGACACTTTGGAAATTCGGTTGAAGATGCTAGGGCATTTGTTAAAGATTTAGATAAAGCTGTTCCTTCTGAATTTAATATTAATCCAATTGGCAGAGGTACTTCATATATTAATAATCTTAAATGGAATCTACAAAAATTAGAAGAGGCTATCTTAACTGGCCAAATTGGATATGTTGTATGGTGTCATGGTGCAGACTCGCATGAATGGGATGATTTAGGATTTCAGTGTTCAACTGAACAATGGTTAGAGTGCTCTACAATTTTTTGGAATTGGGTTAAATCCATGGATAAAAAGTTAGGCAGGCCTCTTCCAGTAAGTTGCGCTCTATTTGGAGGATATCGTAAAGACGATTATCAAAGTGTCTTGAATTTGCATACAGCGGACTTTGTTGAGTGCATGAATATTTTGCTTAACCTTGAGGTTAAATATACTATAAAGGTACAGCCAAAATATTCATATTCGCATGGTAAAGAAGAATACGTCCGATGAGGAAATGGAAAAGGTCTTTAAGGACCTTGATAAGTATGGATATAATTCCAAATACTGGTCAAGAATAGATGAAGTAATCCACTGGTTAGAATCCAGGGAAGAATATGAAAAGTGTGCGGATCTTTATGACTATAAAAAGTTTTACATAGACCCCATAAAATGATAACACACAAACTCTGCCTAACCCTAACAATTACACTGCATGGACTTTTACTTTTTTGTATGGCATGCTACCTACCTCATCTACTCATACATTCTCCAGCATGGGTTGCATTTCCAGTAATCTTTATGTTAATAAATTTTATTTGGACTGGAGGCGCTCAACCACTAACTGATTTAGAAAATTCATTTAGGGCAAAATTAGGCTGGCCCAGAATACACTGCTTTATTGGACACTACCTTACAAACATGTTAAAATAAAAAAGAGGAGACTGGGTCTCCTCTTTCAGTTTATCAATATTGGATAATCTTATTTAGGTTCGTCAGTTGGAGTTTCTTCGGTTAAAGTTTCAGATTTCTTACCTCCCACAATATTCTTAACACCAAGCAAAGCTGCTCCGATTGTTGTAAACATTACAGATTGGTTGATAATGTCAATAGATTTATCTAAAAACATTTTGTCAATGCAACCTAATAGGAAACATAGACCTCCAATAAAAATAATGTAAACTCCAGCCGTTGAGGTAGAAGAAGTTTTGCCAGTATCGTTTGAAGTCATTTCACCAAATGAAAACTTCTTAATATCTCCGATTTTAGGTATTGCCATAATTAAAGGATTTTTTATTATTTATCTGATAAGTAATCTTCAAGGAACTCAGTAAGCTTCTCGGAATCAGATAATTCTGTGTAATCCATTTTGTATTGTTGGTTAAATCTTTCGGCTAATAGATTAGAAGCCTTTGTTTTATTGTGCTGAATTAATAGATTAATACCAAGCCAATCTGCCTCCTGCTCCTGTCTTGTTGAATAGTAAGGTTCGCCTTGATGATTTGCAATTGAGTGACCAATTTCATGAGCCTCAACCGCAAGCATATGATCCTTTGTAAAATATGATTCGCTTACCTCTGATCCATCAAAATAGATAGTTTGATTTTCTAAATTGGCAAATGCAATTCCAAGTTTTTCAAAGTATGGTTTAGTAGTATTGTATAAACTATCATTTGGATAGGTAATAACTAGAGTCCAGCTTGGATCCAGTTGAGCTGACATTGTAATAGGTTCTTCAATACTTTCACTAAGGCTTAGGTCTCTAACTTCATCTTCAGTATCTTCGTTTCCCTTAAATGGATCTTTAAAATTAACTTGGCCCTTGACTTTGCTTGCATTACGACCCATCATGTCTCTCCATAATTCTCTAACATCAGGCTGGCCCATTTGATCGGCTAACGCGGCTGAATAAAATCCTTTGTCTTCGATTTGCGCAATTTCAAACCATTTCTCAACTCCAATTCTTTTTCCGTGTTTATCACGAATTGAGGCTAGGTGCTTAAACCTTAAAAACAGGTCTGTATTATAAGTATCACCTATGTATTTACGTTGAGGATTCAGCTCAGACAGTTTTTTTGTATATGGCTTTGCTGGTGCGATTGCTTCGGTTATCCAGTCAGTAAATTGTTTAACTTGCATGTTTTGCATATTGTTTAATTATCTTGTACTACATTATTATTTATCGTCACTAAGATAGATAAACTAAAATAACGAGTCTATTCCAATGAAACCTAGATTCCATGAAGAAGACGACCTGGAGTTCAACCCAGACGACTTTGACACAATTCCAGCTGCAAACTTTGATTTTGCAGATGAGTTTGAACCAATTGAAAAAGAAGAACCAGAGTATGGATCTGGTGATGAAGCTGAGCTAAAATCACTACAAGCTAAACTTAGAGAACTTCCAAAAGGTCACCCTATGAAAAAAGATCTTGCAATTAAAATACTAGATCTACATAAAAAACTTTCAGCCGAAGATACTGGTTATAATAGCCGTAGAGAACAGGCTGAAGTAAAAGCGCAAAGAGCGAATCAGAAAAAACAGCAATGGATTGATTCTGTAGTAGACGACGAGCCCTCCTACAATGGTTTTGAAAGTAGACGTGTTATGAAGTGCTCAGACTTTATTATCTTAGAAAAGAAAAGAGCAGAAGTTTTAAAGGATGCCGATAAGAAATTTCCAAATCTAAAAAAAGCAGAAATGAAAAAAATGCTTAGAGATCAGGAAGCTGGCTCAAAAGATTTTAAACAAAAATCTAAAAAATATTTTGGTTGGGCGAAGGATCCTGAAGCAGCAGCCGCTGCTTTTATAAGAAAAGCGACCGGCAAAGAACCAAAAGATCTTTAATTAAAAATTTAGAGCCGAGCGTAAAACCTCGGCTTTTTTTAGCTATGTTGAGACATTTTTTAATTATAATTATCCTGTTTTTTATAACTAATTGGGCAAATGCTCAAATAGTTGTCGATAAAGGCGGAGACAGTTGGTCGACTAAAGTTGATTCAGCTCTAGTTTTAATTAAGAAAACTTCGCCGAAGCATTGGCAAATGGTTCAAGAATCGTGCAATCATATTTCAATGTGGAATGGAAAAACTTCAACTACACAACCTGGCAAAGGAAGTGAACTGGGTACAATCGTAATATCCAGGGATGATTTTAAATTAAATTCAATAAACAATATAGCTGCAGTAATTGTTCACGAGAGCAAACACCTATGGATCTCTATTAATACTATTAATTATAGTAGCGGTAGTGCAGAAGAGGCAGACTGCTATTTATGGGAACTTGAATTTTTACAAATGATTCCAAACGTTGAACCATGGTTAGTCCAACATGTCTTTAACCAATTTATTGGTAACACTGAACCTCGTAAATAAAAAAGGGCAGAGATAGTAGCGAACTTTTCTCTGCCCAACCCGTGAACTAGTCCCGGTCCTAAAGTGAGGTATTAAACCTCAACTATCTTAATCTTTATCAGGATCTTTTTCGTCGTCGTCTTCTTCATCGTCTTCATTTGGTCCAGAGATTTCGTCTAATTCTTCTTGAACTCTCTCGTGTAACATCCAAGTATTTTCATCTCGCCAATCGTTAAGAGTTTCTACAAGTTCACTACAAAAAGAGTCAATATCATCTAAATTATTCATGGAACCGCCAGTAAGATCTTCAATTGATATAAATTCATAACTACTTAAATCGCCATCGGCAATGTCTAATTGCGAAACGTCCTTTGAATCAATTTGAAATGCCCATGAATGGTTAAATCCTTTAATTAAATCTGTAACTGGGGCTAAGCCCAATTTCCAAAGTCTAACTAATTCTGGTGATAATTCGGATTCATCATCTTGAAAAGCAAGCCTAAGTCTAACTGCATAACTTGCATAAACCCTAGGTTCTTCGCCCTGAAAGTTTAGGTCATCAATATTCCAATCCTGATCAATATGTAGCGTGCTATTATTTTCATCTAGATATGCCCGGTAACCGCTCCAGCTATCCATACCATCTGCAATTTGTTCTAAGATTTCGTTAAATGCTGAATCGGCTGGTTCTTCTAGATAACCGTCGCTTTCATTTATAAATTGATTAAATCTTTTAATTTTCATATTAATCTAAATATTTTGCAAGTTTTCCAACCTCAGCGTAATCGCCTGCATCTAGAGCAGCATCCAGTAATTCCTGAATTTCTCTTTTACTTAATTGTGATAGGTCAGCTGGTTCGTTTTGAGTAGGAGCCATTCCAAAATCTGGAACCTCTTCATCAAATTGGCCTCTTTCCCAATCCTTTATCTCTTGTTGAATTTCTAGAATAATATCTTTTATTTTTGCAGTTGCTCCAGCATCTTCACTAAAGATTTCTTTCATTAACTGTAAAAATTGCGTAGATTCCATTTGCATTAGTTTGCCAAATACATGTTCTCTAATATTTTCAACCTCAACGTTATCTGTAAATCTGTTTATAAAATCTCTAAGATCTGCCGCTAAATATGGCCCATATCTTAAATCTTCTAATTCATCGCTAAGTGTTCCAGTACTTGCAATCACCTTTTCTGCCTCTTCTTCATCTTCGGGAATTGCAGCAGCACCAATTAATTTGTAAATACCTTTAATTGTTTCATGTAATAACATTGCAAAATCTGTACCAAGTGCAGTAATGGTAGGTTCCATTTCATTAAGCGAATCTTCGATTTCTGGAGTTTGGATATCTCCACTCTCTAAGGACTTAATGATTTCGTCTGCAGTTTGCTCGTCATTCTTAATTGGTTTCCAATCAACATCAACTGAACCACTAAATCCACTCTTATCTCGTTCCCACATCTGCTTTTGAACTTCCATTGGAATTCTCCAATCAAGTGCAGATGCAATATCTGTAATTTTCTTAAGAAGATCTATCATTTTTGCAGCACCAGCTGGTCCAAAAATCTTAATCATTCCATCCATAGTTTCAGGTAAAGCTAACATAAGTTTTGCATTTTTAGCTTCGCCCTGCATAATTGCATTGCCTATTTTACGTTTATTAATTGCGGCAATTGTACCTGCATCAGTAATTTCCTTTTGGTCAGCTGGTGTTTCCATTTCAACTGGTTCCATCATTTGTTGGATTTCTCCCTCTTTTGGAAATTTAATAATTAATTTAGTTTGACCCAAGATTGAACCATACTGTTGCAAAATAATATATTCTGCAAGTTTTTCTAATTGAGCCTTAACCTGAGGGGTTTGCATTTGCTGAACTTGTCCAACCAACTGCATAAACTGACCCATTTCTCTGCCCAGTCTCTGCTCAGTACCTTGAACATCTTGCATTGCTCGGCGTTCAACTCCTTTTAAATATTCGCCAGGCGTGCCAGGATTTCCCTGTAAACTTGCCTCTTGTAAAAATTGTTTTATTGTTTTCATATTACTTAAGGAATTCCTTTGGTGTAGTACCTAATTTTTTTAATTCCATTTCAAACCTCTTAATAACATCTTCAGCAGTTGCGCTTGGTTCAGGCTTAACTGATGGTTTTTTAGTTGGGATTGGCCCTGGTCTTGGTGTTACTTTAGGTTTAGTTACTGGCTCTTTAATTGCAGGTTCAGCTGCATAGAACTCATTTACAATACTTTCACCAAGTAGTTCTAAAATTTTAGGTTCACTCTTAACGGCATTTAGTAATTGTGGATATTTAAATAATCCAGTACTGGCATAACCTTTAATCTCATCTAAAATTGCCTTTGCATTTTGAATAACCTCAGCTTTGGTTTGAGGATTAATATTTGGAAGTAACATATTAAATAGTTTAGCAGAGAAAATTGACATTACACCAAACTTCATATATAGAGTAACAATCTCTTCTTCCTTAACTGCTGGTGCAATTCTTTCCATTAGGATATTAAGAATTACTCTAGCAGATTCTTGGTCGTCTTCTGGATTTACTTTATAACTTGCCTTAATAACTGATTCCAATACTTGGATTGGAGATTTTTTATCAAGGTTTAATTCAGTAATTACCTTTTTAATCATTGCTTCAATTGGAAATACTGTAATTAAGGTTTTGATTAATTTTTCTGGATAGCCAAACTGGTTAAAGTGTTTAGTAATATCGTCAGTTTGTTTAACACTTTTATCATTAATATCATGACTATATGTAACTTTACCATCATAGGAAATAGTTGTTCCAATTAGGTGACGTGGATCAGTTGGCGGTAAACCAAAATCAAATGTATTAATTTGCACAGCGCCTCCGCCATATGAACTATTATTAAAACTTCCTCTGTTAATACACCAACTTGCAACTGAACATAATTCCTTTTGAGCTTTTTCAGTTCGGGCACTTAACATTAAGTAGCGATCATCTGCATAAATTACAGAACCTTCTGGTTCTAATTCTTCTAATTTATCAATTTTACTTTGAACATCAGAATTTAGGTAACCTTTAACATAGCTTTCAGCATAAACAATAAAATCAATTGGATTAGTAAAAGCTTTTGCTTTCTTTAAGAGACGCACTTTAACTTCTTGACCTAAATCATTCATGATTGTTGCTGCATTAAATAGTCTCTGTAAGTCTTCTTTTGGTAATTCTCTAGCAGCTCTACGTAAATTTCCTGGCAATTCGTTAAGAATCCATTTTGATTTACGGCGAGTTTCAATTTGACTAAACTCATCCATTAAGGCTTCAAATGCAGGAACTCCATTTACTTTATCTTGATTTGGAAACTCAATAAGTGGAATTGATAATTCTCCAAGAAATTGGGAATTTGCTTTGATTTTATCAAGCAATTGCTGCAACTGTTCAAATGAAACTCGGTGGTCAAATTTAAATTTAACAAAGGTTGAAGCATATCCAGGAAGTGGCTGAATTAACTGAAGAACTTTTTTATAATCTTCATTTGCAAAAACTCTAGCCTGATCCTCTGGCGCAATTTCAGAAACTTCAATTCCTTTTGCTTGTGCAAAACGTTTTAACATATATTGCTTAGCTGCCTGAACATTCTCAGTTAAGAGTCTGCTCGAACGTTTCCAGCTATTAAATGATTCTATTATTCTCATCGTTAAAATAACCTTGTTTAGTTTTTCCTTTTACATAATATCTCCAATCTTCACGACTCTTTCTTTCAGCCATTTCCAATTGATCCCAATCAATATGTTCAGCTGCCCATTTCATTGCAACTCTATAAAATTCAGTTTCATTCGAGTACGCTGATTTTGGGATAGCTTTCATTTCGATATCCATTGAACCTATACGGCGGCCCCATACTCCAATATTAATTCCTTTAGGAGTCATTCTGCGAATTTTACTTGGACCGGGAAAAAATCCTATACCCCAACCAGTTGATCTTGTATAACCCGGTTTTGCCCAAACAAGGGTACCATTTAAGAGTTGAGTTGGGCTTGAAACTACTGCAAGACCTTTGGCCTTTAGTAATTGAGCTTCTGGTGAATCTAAAACTTCTCTAATTTCCGGAAGCGCTGTTCCTGCGTGTTCGCCTCTAGACGTAGCCGAAAGCATTGCATCCTTTCGGATATTCTTGGAATCTTGTCTATATTGATCTGTATCAAGTAAACCAAGTTCCTTTAATCTAGCAAGCTTGGCCAATTTCTCTTCGGAAGATTCGTCTTCATTGATAAATGCACCAAATTTTTTAAAGTATGACATTGAATTTATCCTATTTGTAGTTATTTATCCAGATCTAGTACTATTAGTCTGACATTAGGTATAATAGAATTATGATAGAATTAGGAAAACTTTTTACGTATTTGGTTTTAGTAGTAACATCTGGCTCAGGTACACCAGATTTTCAAGGTACATACCAATATAGTGTATATGATGCAGAAACCTGTATTGAAGGAACTGTGTATTGTAGAACTGCACACCAGGCTGGCGATACTATTAGAATACAGATAGAAAAACCACAAGTTGCACGAAAGGTGCCAGTAAAGAATTAGTAGTTACCTTGTACAATCATAAATTCTAGTTCGCCAAGATCGTCAACACCTTGTTCGTTCATCCATTCACGGCGTTGGTCCCACTCTACTTCGTCCTCCGGATCGCCAAAATCAATATGCTTATTGATAATTTCGCTAGTTTTTCTTCTAAGAGCTTGGATTGCTTGGTCAATTTCTGGATCGCTACCCCACTCGTCTATCATATTATCCCAACGCTCGTCAAATTCTTCCTTAGGCGCAAGCCCTAGGTCTCTAAGGCGGTCTTCAATTTTAGCAGAATCCTCTTCACTTTCATATACGTCGCCTCCTTCATAATCGGCGTCAGCTTCTTCTGGAGTTGCAAAATCGCCGCAGTCTGAACAAACGCCGTAGTTTAAATTAAATTGAGCTCCACAACAATTTGAGTGTAGACCTTGCCAAGAAGTTGGATCGTCTAAATCAATTTCACGCTTAGGGCGCAGGCCTAATTCACCTAGTCTGGCCTTTATCTTTTCTTCTTCTGGAGAATCAAAGACCCCTTCGTTAAGAAACTGTTTAAATTTTAGTGCTTTCATAATTATATTTATTTGCGCAATAGAGGATCAAATAGCCTAATTTGTGTATAATAAAACATGTCGATCATTAACTGGGAACTGTGGCACAGGATTAAAGGTGCAAATATACCGATCGTAACAAAACTCGATCCACGATTTAAGATGAAAAAGAAAACAAAAATACAGCAAATTGTCAGGGATTGGCAAGAGGCTAGTCCGGCTGAGGTTTGGGAAGGGGTAAGAGATAATTTTCTCTTTGGATTTATTGGTGCTACCCTAGTGGTGTTTATTGCAACGCGAACAGACCTTGCCGTTTTTATCGGCTATATTACCTATTATTTTTATATGGGCCGAATTGTCAATCGACCTAAATATGTAACTGACCTTGGTAAATTGGTAGTGTTTCCAATTCCTAGTGCACTGGGTGCTTTTACTGGATATAAACTTTCATACTTATTAATACAACTAACTAATCAATGGCTGGCATAGTTAAATCACTTAATTTAGGTCACTTTAAAGCGACCATGGTAATTCGTCACAAGTGGGAAAATTACCGAAATTCTGAATACTCAACCAAAATGATGGATGACATTACACTATGGCATCGACGTTATCAGTTAGGTATTTGGTTTAAAAAAGACATGGCAGTCGGCACCCGTAAAAAGGGTAAGGCGATGTTTGCCAAGTCAAACCTATCGCCAAGTTGGTATATTGGATTCGACCTAATCTGGATTAAAGTTTGGTTTAACTTTAACTGGAAGGTCTTAACCTTTAAAATAGATGACTAGTGACTAATAATTTTAGCCAAATTTCCAAGCTACTTCAATTCCGAAGTGATGATGATTTCTATCATCTACAAATTATCAAGCGTAAAAAGGACCATCCAGAAATTGGATCAAATTCGCTTGTGGTCAAGACATATTATATTAAGTCCCATGACCACTTAGCCAAAGTTGGCCCAGAAATTATTGCACTTTGCGATTTTCATGGAGCGCGAGCCTGTATTAATCTTAATCGTCGATCATTTGAAAGGATGGCTTTTCATACCCTAAAGAAAATAACTGATCAAATTATGAACAGGGATTTTAGGTCTGTTCGTAAAGCTTATGAATCAGTTTGTGGAGCCTACTCAAATGAACCTAACAAAAGTTGGATAATTGATATTGACAATATTTCGCTTGATGGATTTAATCATAGCCCTGATATGATTGCATTAAGAGAAAAGATTATTGAACTACAGCTTGAAATTGGTGGAGAACCACGAATGGATTTTATTAAGACTCGCAGCGGAGTTCATATTATTTGTCGACCATTTAATCTACAAAAATTTAAGGAAGAATTTCCAGAGGTTGATGTACATAAAGATAATCCAACAATTTTATACATATCAGCATGAAGACTAGACTATCAAGAAAGGGAGTTGACCTAGGTGAAGACCGACAAGGCGGCATGTTTGGGCTATTTGATTCCCTAATTAAGGAGACTTGCCGAATTAGTGAAGATGAATTGGATCTACTATGCGAAACTGCAACTGAAGATGAGCTTGATTTAGCAGTAGCGGATCGGCTATCATTTGCAGACAAGAGACTACTCTTAAAATTTTTAGAAGAAAAAATTTATAATAAATCATGACATACGAAAATTTCTTAAAACTGACACTGGGTCTACAAAAGACCTCTAGACAATTAGAAGACCTCAATAAATTAGGGGTCGACCTGATTGATTTTACTGATCCTTATAGTACAATCATCCATAACCTATTGGGTGAAATCTGGACTCCCGAGGGTGTCGACTGGCTAACCTGGTTTATGTGGGAAGCTGACTTTGGCACCAAAGATTTTAGCAAAACCCCAAGTTATAAAAAGGTCGATGGCAAAATGGTTAAAGTCGAAGGGGACAGGTGGGGAGCACATGACGAAAATGGCGAACCTATTTGCTATTCTCATGAATCTACTTGGGAATTCCTAAAACAATATGAACTTGCCAAAGGCGCAGAGTAGTTAGTATATTAAATTTAACCAAAATTAGATTTAATATGAAAAAGCAAATTTTAACTATCTTAACCTGTTTAGCGTCAATCACAGTATTTTCGCAAACTACCGAAATTAACTTAAGTTTAAGTGCAGTTGAAACTGCAAGTGTTAGTAAAGTTAATGGATATTTAGTATGGAGTAATCAAATTAACACTAAATCATCGGCCTTAATCACTGACAGCTGTGTAGTATTAACTGACGATATTGGTAAAGAAACTAACTATCGGGTCCTAACTACTTCAACTGGATTTACCGAAACTACTATTAAGCTTTTTGTAATCAACGATTTATCTGGTAAATTCTACAATATTGAATTCTTTACTACAGATAATAACACGACTGCCGTAGTATTGCACATATCCAATATGGAAAGTGTTATCCACTACACAGGTTCTAAATTATAATTGACTCTATTTAAATAAAAAGTCCTGCCATTGGCAGGACTTTTGTTGTTTTATATTAAGCTTGATACTATTAACTGTTAGGGACAGCTGGCTGAGCTATAACTGTTCCCTTAGGTAAAATTTTATTAATAACATCACCTTTATTGTATTGAACATTATTTATTGTAAATACCTTATTTACTAGATAGGTATTATCTTTTTGTTTAGCAACTGTGCCGTTTGTTAGGTAATTTTGAAGAGCTTGGTCAGAATTAAGTGTTCCAACTTTATTTGCTGCAAATGCTACTTTAACTCCAGTTAAGGTAGGCCCGGTTGCAGTAGTAACTGCTCCTTTAGCGTCTGCACTTTTTGGAACCGCTGTATTTTGAACTCCTAGGTTATTTCCGCATAGGTCAGTTTTAGCAAGTTCGCCATTATCAGTTTTAGGATAAGTTGGGAAACCTTTTGTAATATTACCGTCAGATCCATATATCCATACGTGAGGTGCATCTGTATGACAAGCTAACCCTTTAGGTACACTATAGCCATCACCATTTTTTATACACCTAGCTCTAACTACCAGTGTCTTACCGTCGCCGGCTGATGCAATTTTCTTAACTAGGGCAGCATCATCTAAACGAAATACGTTTCGTCTAACACCGCCGTTAACCGCACCGCTATAGACTTTGTATAATTCATCGGTTGGCCCTTTTGAATTACTCATACTTGCAAAAGGCAGACCGGCTGGAATATAGCCCGACTCAGTCTTTCCACCATATGAAGTTTTTAGAGGAATTCCATTCACGGTTATTTCAAAATTTGCATGGTCACATGAATGACCAATTGTTGTATCATCATAGTTAACATAAATTTTCATACCTAATGCGCATTGACCTATTCCTGCATCTTGAACTACTATAAATTGAACAGTTGTTTTTTGATCTGCGTCATAACCCTTTTTAAGTCTAGTATATTCAAGATTAATTGCCATTGCTGCCTTTTTTACAGGGTCAGCTTCTCTCATCCATGTGCGATAATCATCCCAGCCGCCAGACGGTTCAGTTAAGGTTTTGGCCTCTTCAAAAATAAGTCTAGCCTCTGGTAATTTAGAAATAGTTCCAGCCTGAAATAATGGTTTAAGTACATCACTAACATATGCTGCAATTTTCTCTTTACGCTTTTCAGATAACCAACCGGTTGCCTTTTGGCCAGTGCCGCCTTCCATATCAAAGTTTGGAATAATTGATTCGCTAGATTTAATAATAACTTTAGATACCCAAGTTTTAGCAGGTTCCGCTTTAAGGAAAGCTATCATATTATCAAGAGTTTCTTTAAATCTGTCTGAGTTTTTAAATGTTTTAGGCTCGCCAACCTTTGGTTTGGTTGTATGGTCTACTGAATAGTAACCTGATCCATAAAGACATAAAATATCTTTAGAGTTTCCGCCTTTGCCTGCAACAAACGGGCCAAATGTCTCGCCGGCTTCGTCAATTGGTTGAATCGCATTTGCTTCGTGATTGGCCATTACCTGGTCAATACTAATACTTTCGGTAATAAATGAGTGACTTGCACAACCGCACTCGCTAATTGGGTTTTGTTTTTCAAATAACCAATCGTGGTATTTCTTAATTTCCATTAACTTTTTAGTTTATTTGTAGTTATTTATCTTTCCAGGAAAGATCTTGTTTATTATACTTAGGTATAAGATCTTGAACAAAATTTAATATAATGAAAAAATCAAGTATTGTTGCCGCCGTTGCAACTGGGTTAGTACTTTTAACCATTGCGGTTAGCTCAATTGTGTCAAACCGCAAACTGGCTGGGCAAGTCGCCGCACAAAAGCAATTTATTGAACAGCGCGAGGCCCTAATTGATTCGCTGCATGCCGAACTATTTATTGCCAATGTTACAATTGCCCGTACTGAATTTACGCTCGAGTGGCTAAACGAGGTCAATCCACCAGCATTTATTCAGTTTAGTCAGTACTATGATCATCAGACTGAATAGTGGCAAATAAATAACTCAAATAAATCTATTATAGGATGCCACAACACATTAAATTATTTGAAAGCTGGTTAGGCGATATCGCAGATAAGGTAAAGTCTGCCTTTACTGGCGAACCGGGAGCAGACTCTGCCGAAGTCTCAGATTCGGAATTTAAACAGGAGTTTAAACAAGAAATTGAAGATATTTCAGCCCAAGCGACCCAGCCACGAATGGACCCGCTAAAAGACGACAAATATTTTGTTGTACACCATACTGCAGGTCGAGGCCGTGCTGAGGATGTAGTTAATGTTTTAAATGATCGCGGACTTGGAGTCCAGTGGGTTATTGATCGTGATGGTAAAGTATTTCAAACCTTACCTGATGGTGTAGTTGGCTGGCATGCTGGTCATAGTGATCAAAAGGATGCCCCACATGACTTGCAGAATCAAACTGCTCAGGGCGTAGAGGTTATTGCTAAAGACGATGCTGATGTTTTACCTATCCAGGTGGTTGCAGCTTTTAAACTAATGAAATATCTTGGTTATGAAAAGGATGCAGTTTGGGGACATGGTGAAGTAACCTATAATAAACAGGCAACTGAGGGCCAAACTATAGTTGATTACTGGCGAGAAAATTTTGATAAGACCCCAGCCCAGGTTGAGGCGGATCTTATTGGTGGAGACCTAGCCTAGCTAGACTCACCTATATCTTAAATTACTAAAGAGGCGCCTAGCCTCTTTTTTTATGCAGTATTCCTGGACCCCGCCGAGTGCGCCCGCGCAAGGGGGTTGGGGTTAAGAGTGGTGAGGCCTAGCGCCTACCCCAGCGCCAACTACGACCATGGGCATCAAGTGCAACTTGGTACATAAATCTGGCCAGGGCTGTACCCGGCTCAGTTAAGCCATCGAATATAACCTGACGGTTAGAGGTTGGTTGGCCAATTCGACCAGAGTTACGTAGAGAACCTGGGAAAATCCAGTATTCAAACCTAGAGCTCAATGAGGTCTCCATCTCCATTTGACGCTGCCACTGCTGCAGCTCCCCTTTTATCTTTGCATAGCGTGCCTCTTGAGCAGGGCTTAAGCCCTTAGGCAAGTCAGCAGTAAAGAGAATTTCGGCTGCATCAGCTGGGCTAATTTTAAGCACGACTGTACCATTATCCGCCTGGCGGCCTGTTGCCCAATCCCGCCACTCTAGCCCAAGATCCGCAAATAGGGTCTTGAGGGCGGCAACAAATTCGCTACGATACTGTTTATCCAAACCAAGCTCCTGTAATTTCTGTTTAAAATCCTCGGGTTCTATTAAGCCTAGTGCCAACATGCGCCTAGCTGCGGCAATCTCTTCAGCGGATTCAAATAGGCGGTATGGTTTTAAATATTTCATAGTTAGTTGGTTTCTTCTATTTCAACACCGATAAATGGTACAAAGACCTTGTCCATCCACTTGATAATTTCGTCTGCTATCCACCTACTCTGTGCAACCGTGCTTGGTATCCATTGATACCCACCAATTGGTCTTTCCCAGAAATAGTCAGGTACCGTAATAAGCTGACTACTATCAAGTCGACCGGCTGCCTTTTGAAAACGAATTACCAATCTGCAATTCCATACCTTATAACTATAGTTAACGCCCTTATCAATATAGACACTATAATAAGGATCGCGCCCGCCTTTACCCTGCTGGTGGATCCTGATTTCGTCAAATGCCAGTTTTTCTACATCTAAATTAGGGTAGTGACTGGCTAACCGCTCCTTAACTAGCAATACTACATCATCTTTAATCTTGCTCCAATCCTCTAGATCAATCATACCTAGATCAACAAGTCTAACATATTGGGTCCAGAAAGGATCCGCAGATTCGGTAATAGCAGGGGTATTGTCATGCCAGCACTTGTGACATAGATAGGGATTGGTTTCGCCGCCATCCAAGCCATCCGCTAGATTCCAACTCCAGTTACAGCTTTTACCACTGCAGTGCACAACACCAGACTGGACCTCTTCGGTAATAAAATCTTTGTATAGTCTGATATGTTTCATAGATTAATATCTACTTGTTTTGATGCCTTTACCTGCTGTACTAAACTTAGCTAGGGTTGCTGTATCGGATTTAGCAAGACTCTGCTGTATTGCTGAAATAACTACCTTAACCATTTCTTGTAGATCTGGAGTTGCATCGTCTACAATTGGATCTGCACCTAACCAGTCTGGATCAGGAGTTACCCCGTCCCTCTTGTCTTCAGCATAGATATCAGTAACCTTAATAACTACCATGGCAGTTATCTTATCTCCAGTTGCCTTTTCTAAGCTGGTCTTAAGTTTTTCACGGTTAATATCTAGATAACCTCTAACTGCTGACCAGTCTGTTACCCCCTCGATAGGTTCCACGGTACCACCTAATTGAGTAGCCAATTGATCTAAGGCTACTGCCTCTACTAGATACTCACTAAATCTTTTAATCCTGTTCATAATAATATTGTTATAGTTATAAAGATATTTATTAGCAAAAGACCTGGACAACAGCCCCCAAGCCAGGGGAAATTCGCCACCAGTAGAAATGCCCCGAGGAAAAGCCCCTGGATAAATGAATCTAGGCAAAAAGGTCTGGACCACTAGCCAAGCCGGGGAGACAAGAGAAAAAAGTAAAAATGCTTGCTTCCCCCTGGCTACAAAAACTTATACCAGGGATAGGCCCCGGGGCAGCCCCTGGACAGCTCCCCAGGGTCACCCAGGAGCAGTCTGGACCTGTCCTGGTGTACCCCAGGAGTCACCTGGAGACAGCTGCCAGGACGGTCCCCAGGGCAGCCAGGAGCAGTACCAGACCGGTCCTGGGTAGGTATTATATAGCCTCCTGGGCTAGCCTGACCAGCAGCTCCAGGCAGGTCTCCAGCCGGTCCAGCAGGAGGTATTGCACTAGCCCTGTACCTACTCTGCGCAGGTAAACCTATACCCCTAGCCTAGTATAATAACTATAATGCTAAACCAAAAGGAGATGCCTGAATACTTATCTACACTAATTAAAGACCGAATCCTTACTGGGCTGGAAGGAGTAGGTCGAGACCAGCAGGCGATACGCCACTGTCTAGGCAAGATAGTCGAAGACCTAGGTAAAACAGCAGGCGAAGAGGATTGGAGTGCAGAGTATCTTGAATACTTATTACATGCTCTATACCATGCCTGTATTACTGCGCTCGACGTGGCGGTTGCTAGGGAAGAATATGAATGGGCTGCTGAGTTATTCTATCGGGTTAAACGCGAAGCAGCTATAAACAAACTATAACATATGCAGATACAAGACTTTAAACCGGGAGATACTATCCAATGGTTACAGAAATTCGAAGAGCTAGAAGCCCCTATCACGGGTATTGTAGAAGTAGTAGCACCAGACGTGCTAACTGTGCGCGATAACCTTGGCCAGTTTTGGCAGGTAACAGCTGAAGATAGCCCGACTAGCTGGGATAATTGTTAATAACTTTATTTTTGGGTGTCAAGTTAATTGGTTATATTTACTCTATAACTAAATGATATACGATGATACACAAAGAATTTAAATTAACCGTTACCGAACCTATTCGCGAAGAGTCAGGTCGTAGTGTAAAGCCTGTCCACTGGAGTATTGGGCAAGAGTTAACCCTTAGCGAGGCCGAGTTTAGCAGGCTAAGAGGTGGCGAAGTTGTCGAGAGATTTACCAACGAAGGGAGACTCAGATTTGATAAGCACCATTTTGCAAATGGGGTCAGGGTAATTGAAATAGAAATTACCGAGAGCGAGGTAAAGCTTGGTAATACTAGAGGTCGTAAAGAGGTAAAGCTATTTTTCAACAGCAGCATATGACCAGCCTCTTGTCAACTATCGAGAAATTGGGTATATTAGCCCTAAAGATAATCGTGTTCTTTATAGTCGCGAAAGTATTATTTAAAATCTTAAACTGGATATAATATGTCAACTAAAACAAAAGAAGCAATTTACAAACTATTTGTCGGTGTCTGTAGCTTTATGCTCGAAGCCTTTTTTCTTAAGGTAATATGGAATAGCATTGGCCCTGATCAAGGTCTACACGAAATTACCTGGCTCTCCGCAATGGGCTGGATGGTTATCGGCAAGACAGTAATGGGAACTGGTGCAATTAGGAGTGCTATCGCAGATGCCAATAAGCCAAAGGGGTAGGTATAATAATCTAAACAATATAAAATGTCTATGTCTATAAAGAAAGCATTTGCAGCATTTACTGCAAAATTTAAAACCAAACCGACTACAATGTCAAACACAGCAAACCAAACCAAGATAGGCATGACCTATCGCAAATTGCCTTACACAGCAAAATTAGCAGTTATTAACTCTCGTCTACGTCAAGGCGACTTAGTGAAAGTAGCTGCACGTACTGGATTCTCGCCTAACTACACAAGTGAAGTTATCGGTGGCTTGTACCAAAATGCAAAGATTGTAAACAAAGCTTTCGATATGACCCGCGGTCGTATCAAGAATTCTCAACTTGTCTAAGTAGAGAATCTCTTAAGCCTTGAACCTGCCCCGTAAGGCAGGTTTTTTTTTGAAAAATAAGTAATAAAAAGTTTTTTAGTGTCAACTTAATTGTTTATATTTACATATCATTAATAACCTAAACAATCTATTATGAAAGCATCTATTAAATTTTTATTGGGTTCAGTCTTATTCTTATCAATTGCGTTCTTAACTGCGAGCGGTCATGTCGGAAAGGTTATCCCATTTGCAGGAACATTAAATGAAATGGGATTCTTTATGTTAAGCGGAGCAATGGGAATACTATACGCGATTGCTGGATTCTCAAGAGAATCTAGTGATACTAAAGGGAGTATAAGATAATATGAAGACAAAGAAAGACAGGCTATGGTTAGTCGAGATCTGGAATTCAGATATCCTAACCGGTCGCAGCGTGCTAACCACACTGAAAGGGGTACACCAATTTACTAAGGTCCAACTGGATGCAAAGACCCTAAATATTGAATACAAAACCCTATGTCGAGAAGCGGCGAGCAGGCCAGTTCTCCTATGGGATAGGAGCAAGTGGAATACTGAAGAAGAAGCATTATACAATCCCGAAGCCCAGCACTGCCAGGTCTCGATCGTACCCTTAATTAAAATGAAGTAATAATTATTAAACAACAAATATAATGTCTAAATTCAAACTTATAGTAAAAGGTGCTGGAGTTTACAAGTGCGATAGCTTAGGTTCCCTAATAATCGAAGTATTAAAGCATAGGTTTTGGCATTTGATACATGATGGTAAATGGATGGATTAAAAATAATCTATTAAAAATTTTTTACTGTCAAATAAAAGTATTATATTTACAGTATAATCAATAAAAACAAAAAGGATATGGAAATTAAAACAACAAGAGAGTTAAAAGAAATTTTACAGTTTAACCTAATTACTTACTTAGATGGACATGATGACGAAGTACTTGATACCATTTGTAAAATAGTAATTGATGCAGTCAATAATTACGAAGTAAATAAAAAATAAAGGTTATGGCAAAACTAACTAACGTAGAAAAAGAAGCACTAAGGGCTGGATTAGAATTATGGGTCGAAGGAGTCCAAAAGGAGATTCAAGCAATCGAAGATCAAGGCAAGACCCCGCTATTTGCGAAAGCCTGGCCAGAAATGATTAAGAAAGAATTATTAACTAAACTTAAAGTTCAATAATATGACAAATAATAAACAACAATCGGCAGTGAAAAAGGTAAAAACAGGTATCATAAGATTCCTAAGCGGAATAGAGATGTTAATTCGTAGGAACATGATAACTGAGCCGGTTGGCGAAACCTTAGATCTTAGCTATGGTAATGGTCCTCGTGTTATGCGAACGGTTGAACCAAAGGAGCAGGCGGATTTTAATAGTTGGGCTAACCATGTCCATAGAGAAATCCTATCTAAATATAAGTAATACTATATTTAACATGACACATTGTCCTATTGACCTTGAGTTGGTAGGACACTTTGTCATAAAATAGTATTTGGCACCAAATTTGATCTATTAATATTAAAATAATTATATGTAACATGTTATTACGTACTTTTTTCTCGGGAGAACCGAGCCTAACTCAAGAAATCCTAAAAGGATTACGCGACCCAATGTGGTCTACACTAATGTCAACTACACATCAGTCAGACAACTATGATGTCAAAATTACAGACGAACTTGCACAGTATCGAATGATTATTGCTGGCCGTACTGAAGAAGAAATTGATATCGATATTGTTAATGATTATCTAGTTGTTAAGGCTAAGAAAGCCAGTTGGATTCCTGCGCAGGAATTCCAGTTTGGTCTGCCTAGCCGTAGAGAATCTATTACAGCCAAGCTTATCGACGGAATCCTAACTGTTGATGTCGCTATTGCCAAAAGAGATTCTAAAGTTGGTAAGATAGTTATTAGTAGAGAGAAGAAATAATAGTTTGATTGATTGGTTAATAATGAGAGAGGGTCCTAGTAATAGGGCCTTTTTCTTTTAGGAAAGATTCCCTAAAATAAATTTTTTACTTTCAAGTATTTTAGTTATATTTACATATCAATTAATAATTAAACCTTTTACTATGAAACAATTTATCGGAACCCTTTTATTCTTTAGCTGGTTATTAGTCTTTATTCTTATGTGCGCAACTGATGGTCCAATGGAAATTCCAGCCAAACCCTCGTCGCCAATCCTAGTTGCTATTTGTTTTTATGTTATAATCTTTGGCACCCCATTCCTTTCGATTTATTTAATGAAAGAAAAAAAGTGATACAAAGTTTTTTAGTGTCAACTTAATTGGTTATATTTACTTATAACTTAAAACCTAATAACATGAAAAAGAAGCAAATTATTGAAAAGGCAGAGGCTTTCCTAAAGCTTTATGGATTTACCCAACAGGATTACATAGTTTCCCTACAGGGGCCAACGATAATTCTCTCAATTAGTGGCACTGAAAAAATGCATGGAAACCTAAAAAACGAATTATTAAACGTAGGGATGCAGATCCTGTAAATTGTTAATAACTTTTAGGAAAATAAGTGCCTAAAAGTTTTTTACTGTCAAATAAAAGTATTATATTTACTTATAACCAATTAAACCCTATAGATTATGAAAAGATTATTTTGTACATCAGTTACAGACTTTGATGGAAATTTTGAAAGTCCAATTATCTTCCACATCCGTGCCGAAACAACGGACGATGCTGAGAAGTGTACGCGCGAACATTTAGTAGAGTCCGGCTATGATAAAGAAACAATTGATGAAACCTTTGACATGGTTACATTTGAAGTAACTGAGATATTAGAACAAGACTAATTATTAATAACTTTTGAAAAAAGATTTTTTACTGTCAATAATTTTAGTTATATTTACTTTATAAAATAAACAAACATGAAAATACTCTTAGAAAAAAATGAAGCGGAAGAAATATTCTTTAACGCAATGTGTAACGGCTTAGGCTACGTAACTAGCGGTTATGATTTAGAACTGGATTTCGACGACAAGGAATACCAAACCGCAGCTGCAAAACTAAAAGCAGGCGGTGCTAGCCCTTGTTTTGAAGATGTCTTAATGCAGATCTTACGTGATGGTAACAAGATTACCCTAGTAGATATTGGCTGTGAAGGCGAATACACTAGATCTGTAACCCTAGCGGATGTACATGAACGCGTGGCCTTGACCCCAGCCAGCCATCTCCTAGATATGATAAACGAAAACGACGATGCATGCACTGCGGATGTTGTACTACAAAGCGTGTTCTTTGAAGATATAATCTTTGGCTAGACCCCGGCTAGGGCCACTCCCTAGTAGACAATGTTAATAACTTTATTAAAAAACATTGTACTATGTCAAATAAAAGTATTATATTTAAATTATAAATCAATCAATCTAAAAAAATAACTATGGCAAAATTTGAAGCATCAACCAACTTACCAGCATACTTTAAAAGTATTGACAAACTGGCGAAGCCTTTAAGCAAGGCTGCGGAAAAAGAATTAGCTATCCGGATTCAGGCCGGCGACGAGGCTGCAATGCACTCCCTAGTAAATGCTAACCTTAAGTTCGCTGTCAGCTTAGCGAATAAGTTTATTGGACTAGGCTTGCCTGTCGACGATCTTATTATGGAAGCTAACTGCGGTCTTATCGAAGCTGCAAAGCGTTTTACTCCAGAAAAAGATGTTAAGTTTATTACCTATGCACAGTTCTGGATTCGTAAGAAGTTAAATACTGCACTAGGCGAGTATGGTCGTACTGTACGATTACCTATGAATCAGGAATACGATATCTACAAGCGCAAAATGGCTGGCGAAGATATCAACTTAACTAATATTAGATTAGACAAGCCAATCGGCGAAGATGGTTCTAATACCTTAGGCGATCTTATTCTTCGTGCAGAATTCGTGGATCCATTTGAAGAACAAAGCGTTGAGCAACAAGTTGCCGCAGTGTTAAGCAAATTAAATGACCATGATCGCAAGGTAATCGAGACTTTCTATGGAATCGACAGAGGCGAAGCTCGCTCTGCTAAAGAAACTGCTGATGAATTAGGAATGGAAGTTTCTAAAGTAAATCAAACTCTTCGATTAGCTCGTCACAAATTACGTAAAACTTTTAACTAATTAAATCCTAAAGAAAATGTCAGATCAAATTAAACAATGGATAGCTAAAGGCTATGCGCTAGAAGTAACAGAAGTAATTATAGAGAATGATAAGGCAGGGGATCTAGATCAAGAAACTCTTTTACTTGATATAACTAATGCTGCACTGGAAAATATGAAGGATGATATAGTTCCTTTTGTAAATCCTAACTTGACTGAAGAGCAGGTCAGTGCAGTGATAGACTCTGCAGCGAAAGCCCAAATAAGAAATACTATTTCTGAAATGGTAGACGCTGGATTAATTGATGCAGCGCTTAGCGAATCAGGCGAGGTAATGTACAAGCAGTCTGCAAAAGGCGCAGCCTACGAAGACATGCTTCAAGATGGATTCATAAAGCCAGAAGACTTTACTAAACAATTAAAAGGAGGAAAACTATGATAAGTTATGTCGAAGAACAGGGTAGTATTGCAAGCGTGGTGCACGACAACGGGACCCGAACCCAGTTTGTATTAGGTAACTATGAACTTATAGGTTGGGATTCAGAAGAGGTCTGCTGCATGTCTCAAACAGGCGAGGTTAATTTCTTTACTGCAACCGGCGAGAATAGAGGTATGTATAGATTAGGATTACCCAATCAAGAACCTCTCTCTTTTAATAATGGTATATTACTTTACGAAGACCTTGGCCTAAGAGAAAAGTTTGCATATAATCGTCGCACAGGCGAAACCCGGCAGTCGAATCGATAGTACAATAATAGATAATACTATAATATAACCAGGAATCATGTCAGTAGGAACCTATTACTATTACTCAAAACTAGATAAATCAACCGAGGCTGTTGATAAAGTTTTTACAACTGGCAGATTGGCCGCCGCTAAACACTTCGCAAACCGTAAGAATCTGCCGCTAAAGGCATTCTTACAAATATGGGCAGTAAGCAAAAAATAATCTCGATGTATGGATCCAAAAGAAAAAGAAGGGGCAGACTCAGCTGCGCAACAAGAGCTAGACCAATGGTTAAAGGATCTTGATAAAGAACTTGATAATCTTGAAGAAGAACAAAAAGAGAGATGGGGACCAGATGGAAAACCTGAAGAATAAAATGTTAATAACTTTTTTAAAAATAAATGAACCTGGATTTTTTTAATTCAGGTTTTTTTATTATATTTACATATAACAAACTAACAAAGATATAATATGAACTACTCACAAATCCTTTCTCAAATCAACACCCTTTCTACTGCTGACCTTTCAAAGTTAAATGCAGATCTTATTGACATTATTAAATTACGTCGCAGACAAGAAGCGCGTATGGTAAAACGTTCTTTAATAATTGGGATGTCGGTTAGAGTTAACCATCCTAAAGCTGCGGGTAAAACGTTCGAAGTTGTTAAAATCAACCGCACCAAAATACATTTAAAAGAAGCTGGTAAATTAGGCATTATAATCGCTCCACTTAGTTTGACTGAGGCAATTTAATAATAAACAAATCAATATGAAAATGACAAGAGAAGAACAGATTAACATCGTAAGGGCAGAGGTAGAAATATACCTTGATAATAATGCTCAATGGACAGAACTCGTCGACCTATCGGAAAGTGAAAGAGTTCATATTATTGATATAGGAACCTCGATTCTCTGCACTAAGTGGAAGGTAGGATATGAAGGTGGAAGCTTTGTACAGAGCTTTGTTGCTAACGATCTTATGGGTGCGATTGGTCGCGCAGATTATACAACATACAAAGGATTAAAATTCTTTGCAAACTTAGTCTATAATGTAGGAATACCAACTAAACTATTAAAATAAAAAGATATGAAGATACACGAAAAGGCGAGAGCCTATGACGAATTAATGAAGGATATAGATTCCTTTATTACTCAATTAGAGGAACACTCTAACTCCATTAAAGAAATCGATAAGGACGAAACTGGTAAAGACGGGATGGGATATTATCCTATGAAAGTAGGTCGTCTCGTTGGAAGCAACTTTGGTCTAGAGCTAAAGATTCAAAAAATGGTGGGTATATTAGAATGGTATAAGAAATTAAAGTAATCAATTAAATCAAATATAACTATGGCAAAACTAAGCTTTAACCCTGGATCAGGAACCTCGTTCCACGACACTGTAATTACATGTTCTTATAACCAATTAGCCCAAGCAATTGGTGAGCCCCAGCATAGCGATAATACTGGCGAGGATAAAGTAAACTTCGACTGGAGGTGCGAGTTGGAAGACGGACAGATATTTACAATTTATGATTGGAAAGAGTATAGACCAATTGGGAAAGACGAAATGATTGAATGGCATATTGGTGGTTACAACCATATTGTTACAGAGCAAGCTCTCATTGAGTTGACAGCACTCTTAGCACAGTAATATAGTTTCTATTATATCAAGAAATATAATCCAACAGGAGTGTCCCAGCGACCTCCTGTTCTGGGTTAGTATTAAAACCTTTTGGCTTATTCTAATAAAAGATATCAAAATAATACTTATATTCATGTTTAAAGCGATCGCAAACTGGTTTAAAGGATTGTTAGGTAAAGCAGAACAAGAAGTAGTTAAGGACAAGCAAGTAGTAGATTCATTCGAGAAATGGTCAACTGTTGTTAATGAGATTCCTAAAGCAAAAGTTGAAGAGGTTAAAAAACCTTATCCAATCGTAGCCGAAGAAACTGTAAAGCCTGCCCCTACTAAAGCTGAGAAGAACTCTCGTAAGAAAGATTCAACGAAGCCTGCTAAAGAGACAACTAAGACAACTGCAAAGACGTCTAAGCCCTCTACAAAACCTGCGCAGAAGGCTGGCAAGCCAGCTGCAAAGACTACACCTAAGTCCAATACAACTAACACAACTAAGTAATGGTAAAGACACTAGTACTACACAGAGAAGACACAAAGGTAATATATTGCCTAGGTGGTGGCGAAGAAATCCAATTGAATAATGCGGTAATCCGTATTACATTTCCGGAAACTACTCGTCAAATTAAGACCATTTCGTTTGGCACTCAAGAAGAAGCAGACTCTGCTTTTAAGGAGATTCAAGACTGGCTTGCTAGCACGCTAGCCCAGTTGGTTATGGAACTATAAGAATTGTTAATAACTTTTCTTAAAATAAGTCCTCAAAGATTTTTTTCTTTGAGGATTTTTTATTATATTAGCTCTATAACCAATTAACTAAAGAAGATATGTGGACACTAGATTGCAGCTACTACAAGAAAGAATTCTCAACTCTACAAGAACTTATCGATGATGTCATGTCCAGCGGCATGGATCCAAATTACGAGATCCTGCGAGATGGCAAGCCTACGGGCGAAGAGCTATGGGATTTTATAGTCCCATAATTTTTTGAAAATACGTGCTCAAATATTTTTTACTGTCAATTATTTTTATTATATTAGCTTTATATTAATCAACTAAACCCTTAAATGTATGTATGTAATTATTAATCTTAATCACGATGGTGATTCCTATTTCTTAACTGAAAACCTAGACAAAGCCCAAGCGGAGTTTAATGAGTGTTGCAAAGAAGACGAATATAACTTCAAAGTAATCCTATGTCGTCCAACTCTTGAAGGAACATTTGGATTTGGAAGTCGTGGCGAACTTTATGGTGCGGAGATCATTGAAGAATGGGAGAGAGAAGATTAGTCTCTCCCAAATTGTTAATAACTTTATGAAAATAATTAATAAAAAGTTTTTTACTGTCAAATAAAAGTATTATATTTACTCTATAACCAATTAAAAAATAACATATGTCAAATCAAATCGTGTTCGCCCGTTTCGGAATGGGACCAGACCCAAGAGTTTCAGAAGTATTAATGTCTGAAATTATTTTAAACAAAACTGACGCAAAAATTCTTCCACTTCCTGGAATTATTATCTCAGTTTTTAAAAGTGAGTTGACACCAACTCAAATTCGGGATCGTTTTAAAAACGATAGTGAGTTAAATGAAGTTCCATTTATGGTTACGACCTTAGAAGATTTCGATATTAATCTTCCAGAAAAAATTCGTAAATCAGTTTTTGGTTTAGGTGAAACCTCATCACCAACAAGTTCCACATCACACTTAACAATGGATGACTTATTGGAATTGATTTCAGTTAAAGGTTTAAGTGGACTAACCGTCGACGAAAAATCCAGACTCGATGTATTACGAAGTGAGTTTTAGTTTAGTAGTTAATTGATAGAATTGGGAGAGCGAAAGTTCTCCCTTTTTTTGTTAATAACTTTTTGAAAAATAATTGACCCCAGATTTTTTAGTTTGGGGTTTTTTGTTTATATTTACTATGTCAATCAATCAATAAGACGGGACGGTTCTGAACAAGGAAGCGGGAGGTATACTCCGACCTACCTCTATATTTGGCTAGGATTACAGGAAAATTGTTAATAACTTTTTGAAAATAAGTGTATAAAAGTTTTTTATTGTCAAACTAATTGCTTATATTTACTTAACCAATTAACTTAACTACATATGACAAATCAAATCAGAGCAGCTCGGCCAAACCTTAATCCAAAGTCACTACCAACCTTGGCGCTTGCAGGTAGAGCCAACATCACCTTCCGCAATAATGAACAACTTACCCACATGAACGTGCGTATCAAGCAGTTACGTGACAAGGAGGATCGCAAAAAGATGCTGCCTATTTACTACGTCAATATCTCTCTATTGGCGGACGGGCGTAGCGGTCATCAGTTTGCAGGTACCCTATTTGCCGAGCCCTTAACCTATGTATTGGGCAAAGGAGTTACACCAAGCTCGCGACTGGCACAGGCTCTAGGCTGGGTGGTAGCTGCTATTAAGGACCCTACAATTTTGGGAACCCGAGTAGGTCTATTTCATAATGGGACCTGCTGCAAATGTGGCTTGCCATTAACCCATCCAGAAAGTATCAATACTGCAATGGGACCTGTTTGTTTGGAGAGAGTAAAAGCCGCAATGACATCAGTAGACTTTTTCGACACCTTTACCCCAATCGGGGTATAGGTTATACTTAGTTACAGTGTTAATAACTTTTTGAAAATAAGTAACAAAAAGTTTTTTACTGTCAAATAAAAGTATTATATTTACTTATAACTAATTAAAACAAATAAAGATGATTTTTCAAATAAAAAACGAAAGCAACGAGGTTGGACTGTTAAAAGTCGTTGAATGTATAGGAAATACCTGGTCTCCCGAGTCATATGGTGATATTATCAGTAAGTCATTAAAACTCTTTTCTGAAATAGGAGAGGCCGATGGATGGGATGTTGATGATCTTGATGATTTTGTGGAATTCAACAATCTGAGAAACGTATTAATTTTGGAGCATTTTTTTATAGTGGACGAAATACAATTTTATCAATAAAATACTTATATTTACTTTATAATCAATTAAACTATATACAATATGCAAGAAAATCAAGTAAC